TCTTTTTCATTACGTTCTACACGTAAACGGTCTAACTCTTCATTGATTTCATCTACTTCTGCTTCAGTTAATAATTCTAAAACTGTGAATCCGCGATATCTCCAATCAAATGATATTTGTTGAAGTTCTTCCGTTGTAAGGTGTTTGTATTTTTGCATAACTTTTGTGTTTTATATAAATATATATAATTTGTAAAAACGATAATTATTTTTTTATGATTGTTATCACTTATAAAATTGTAATAAATTTGGTAGGTATAATTTTAAGGTAGGTATTTTTTCATATACCAATTTTATTGCCCTTCTATTTGATTCACTTACACTTACATCAAACACATCTCCATTTTCTCTATATTGAGTTTCCTTTGGGCCAGATATTCTCCATTTCAAAGAACAACGACTGAATAAGGGGTTTGTTTGAAATCTTAAATATGTTTTTGAATTGATTTCAAATATAGGTGAATTGATATCATTTACTTTTTTTATAAAATATCTACTGATATATCCACGAGTATAATCTAATTTAGATGGCGTAGGAATATGAGTATCAAATGAATCATTTGGTAATGATGTTGATGGATTTATCAACTTATTATATGAATCTAATATACTCATCGTTATTTAGGTTTACTTTCTTTACCTACTATTCTTAATTTAGATTTAACATCCGTTGTCCATGTCATACCATCTAATGTGTGGTCTACTTTCACTACTTGAAATACATTTGGTTGACCGAATTTATCAGGTAATCCATCTACTTGAAATTGGTCACCCACCTTAAATCCACTTACACCATGTACTTTGAAATCAAAATCAGCAACACCAAATGGTGGATTTTGTGTATTATTAGCAGCTTTCGTTTGTAAAGTTTGACTAAAGGCTAAACCCTTATCAACTAAAAAACATTGTCTTAGGGCCGAGGTATCATTCCATGAACCTACCATTAATACATTTTCAATTGTGTTATCATTACCTGCCCTATCAAAAAAGGTTTTAGTTATATCTAGTTTTGCCTCTCTATCTTGAATTTTAGGATATACTGCACCTGTTTTTACAAAAAATTCAAAATTTGCTACCTTAGCCTCTAATTCTAATTCATCTGCACTTTTTCGTTTTGGTGGGTTATTTGATGTATCAGGTGGTCCTTCTTCTTCTTCCTTTTCTGCTTGTTGTATTCCTGCTAGGATAGTACCAACAAAATCTTGTCTTCTAGAAAATACAGTTCCTAAAGCCGGACGGGGATTTAATTCAGGACTATGGTCATATGTATGACCCTTATCATCTTTTAATTTATTATTCACAACCGATGACATCATTGCGGCAGGAACTTCTACTGAAAAATCACAACTAATAAATGGCGATTTAACTCCTCTCGATTGAAATGTTACAATACCACTATTATTTGAGATATCACCTAAAAAATTTAAATCAACTACTGCTAATTCAAATTTTCCTTCTGGGTTTGCTTTTGGTACTTCTTGTATTTGAAATTTCCAAATTGAATTACATGCAGATGACATACCATTTAACATTTCATAAAAAACATCTCTAATTACGAAATTTGGTTTACTTATACATTCTACAAAAAAATTAAAATTTATATATAAATCTTTTAAATATCCCCAAAATCTAGCTTTTTCTTGTATTGCTATAAATGTAGAATCAGCCGGAGATTTTGCACTCAACCCTCGTGTATTTGGAAATGCGTATGGAACTAACCTACTCTTACCATCTGAAGGGTCTACTCTTGAATCTACATGTTGTAGCCAAGGATACGCAGTTAGTTCCGCTAACGGATGTATGTTTGAAAAATTTTTAGAATCATCTAATGCATCAAATTCAAAATAAGTTTTTATTTCTTTATCTGCTGATAACGCATCTAAAAATTTAAAATTTGGAGTAGTTGGATTTGGTATAAATAATTTTGTAGCATCAGTTGAAAACATATGTGGAAACCCACTAATATAAGTATTTTTAATATTAATTATTTTACTACGGGTTTCACAATTACTGCATGCACTGGGTTTACCTTTTAAATCATATACATAGCTATTCATGATTTCACATGCTAATTCAAATCTAATAAATTTTTCTTCTGATAATAGTGGTAAATCTTTGGGTATAGCCACTTCTGCTCCACTTGATGATTTTAATTCACCTGCCTCTGATAAAGCATCTTTTAAAGTTTCACCAACTACTTTATCTATATTTACAAAATTAGCAGTATCTGCCCATTGTGGATTTTTCCATAACTTATAAACTGGTGGTGTTCTTTTTTGGCCAGGAAGTTGATTAAACATTTGCATAAAAAGTGCGGCACCTATTTTTTTATCACCCACCTGTGTTTCAATTTCTTGTGGTGAAAAAGTCTTTCCACTATCTTTTTTATTTTCTTTTGTATTATTTGCATCTCTATGAGTTTGCATATATTCAGCTACATTACCAACTGATGTTAATTTTACTTCCAATTCATAACTCTCATTATCTCCAAATGAAACCCCACCGCCTGTTACAATACCTAAAAATGCATCATAAGTAAAATCAGATTTAATTCTCTTTTCTTTAATTGTAGACCATTGGTCATACGCAACTAAATCACAATTTGTTACCTTTCCGCCACCGCCAACTTTTTGTGCGGCAGATAGTGCAGTATTCCAACCCCACTCACATAGAGCATGAAATCCCGGTTCTAAAAAATATCCCGCTAATAAATCAGATTGTTCTTTTGTAAATGCACGAATTTTAATAGTTGCTAATCGACTACCACCTTCAGCTTTTTCATCCATAGTCATAGATGTTATAATAGGTGGTGGTCTAAGTGCTCTACTTCTACCAGATGGTATCCATATTTCATCACCACTAAAATTTCTACCGATAGCACCAGGGCCTATGTAAGAACCACCATTTGAACCATATACCGATGTGAAATCAGTAGCGTTTGGATTTATTGATTCTAATATACACCCATTTGGTGCCACCCCAGCTAATAATCTAATCCAAGTAGATAGACCACTAACACCGGGTTTTTCTTTTGCGTTCCACGGGTTATTGTTACCTGCTCTATTTTTTAGAGTAGTTTCTAATTCAGGATATATATTTGATAAATTTGGAAATGAACCTGGCATAATTTATTTATTTTGAAAAACTATTTGAAATTTCTAAATAATTTTCTGGTATTCTTAGTATTGTTCCATCGTTTACTGCGAATGGTGCATCGTGGATGTTGTTAGCAGTTGCTATAATCCACCATAAGGATGCATCTCCGTAAAACTGATGTGCAAGTGTATCCAATCGGTCACCCGTCTGGGTCACTGCGTAAATATCAGTATCTCTCAATGGTATATTTGGATATATCTTTGTTCTGAAGACTTCCCTACCATCTTTAAGTTTTTGTATTTTATTATTTGTATATCTTGACATAATTTAATTTATTTTAAAATCCAAATGAATTTGATGGTTTCGGTGCATTTGCTGCCATATCTGATGCCGTTGCTATTTTTCCATCTTTATTATGGAAAAATTTATTTAAAGGGTCTCCACCATCATTAAATTTTGTACACCATCTTGAATAATTACTAATATTATTATTTTGGAATGTACCATCTGCATTAAGTTTTGCATGTGCTACTTGTTCGTATAAATCATCATCAGTATCAATCCATTCAAAATAAAATGCAGTTTCATTTAGTTTTTTAACTTCTTTAAGTTTTCTACCGCCCGTTTCATGATATGCAAATATACTTCTAACCCATTCAGGATATGAATCATATTTTTTTATTGCTTTTTCGTAATCTTCTCTTTCTTTCGTTTGAGAACTGATTGCAATTGCAGTCAATGTAGCAGGGTCATTACTTTGTTTCGGTGTTTCCGCTGGTTTTCCTGTATCTAATGATTTTGGTGCAGAATCTACTCCTAACATACCACCACTCTTTGATTGTGTTTTAGGTGCTTCGGTTTGTGGTACACCTACACTATTAATTGGTGCCGGAGGTGTTGTTGGTTGAACTACTTGGATTGTATTTGTTTTTGTAATTACTGAAGTACCACCTGTTTTTGGTTGTTGACTTACAGTAGTTGTGTTACCAGATTGTTGAGCCCTTTTATTATTAATTGATTTAACCGCTTCTTTCGAAATTGCAAATCCATAAGGTTTAAGTTCTGCCCCAACATTTTCAACAAATTTAAATTCCATTTGGACTTCAACTATTTTTGGTAATTGCATACCATCCATAGTAGTTTCCCATACCCCATCATCTGGTATTGTATATGAAAGAGAGTTTATAAATGCTGTTTTCTTTTGATACATATTACCCAATGTAAATTCAATAAATGGTGGATTTACTAAATTACTTTTATCAATAGTTGGATATGCTTTTTTTGTTAAAAAATCAATTCGTTGCCACATTGTTCCTAATTCACCCGAATTCATACAATACATTTTTAATTGTAATGATAGGGTTCTTTCAACCCCACCATAAGTGTAGTAACTATATGGATTACCAACAAATTTAGCAGAATCCCAAGTTGGTGAAACTGTTTCACTCAAACTTGTTACTAATGTTCTAAAATATACTTTTTGAGAATCCCCTACACCTGCTATTGAAAATGTTATTAAATCTTTTTTATCACCATCACTTCCCCCACCGCTTACTCCATACGAACTATTAATTAAATCACCCTTATTACTTGTTATTCCATATTTCGTTTCTAATGTACCAGTTTTCGTACCACCTACTACTCCACTATATGGACGAGTTGGGTCATTTGGCATAACTGCACCCGTATTATTTTTTATATCTTTAAATGCGTTTGGTGATGTACCAAACACACCTTTTGTTTTTCTTCTATCAATTCCATACACAGGAGATACTAAGGATAAGTCAATTCCATTTAAGGTATTAACATCCATTTTTTCACTATATATTTTTTCAGTAGTAGTAGTTGTTTTAGTTTTCGATTCAACTGCTTTATCTATTTCAGGTTTAGATTCCGTACCTTTTAGTTTATCTTTTACTGATGTAGTAGTTGACCCTAATTTTTCTTTAGCCTTACCAATTTCTGCAGAATCTTTTTTTGCAATATCAGTAGATTCAGCAGTTGGTATTCCTAAATTAGTTTCTTTACTATTCGATGTTATATATGAACTATATTTTTCATCATATGGTCTAGCATTATCAGCTTTTTCTTTAGCTTTTTCCTCTACAAGTTTATCAAGTGCAGTTGGTGATGCAGAACCTTTTAGTTTTTGTTTTAGAGATGCAGTTGCATTTGTAGATGCCTCTCCTAATTTTTTCTTAGCATCAAGTTGTAATTGAGTTACTTTTTTAGTAATATCAGTTGCACCTTTATCTACTTTACTTACTGATTTTGAATTAAACTTAACATTGTTAATTTGTTTTGAATATGGTAGTTTTGAACTATATTCGTATTTATCAGTTGCACCTGCAGTGTTAGCACCTAATGTATTTGGATTACCAAATAGAGCAGTTCTTAACTTATCTTTTACTAATGAGATACCCTGTCCTAATATTTGTTTGCCAATTGTTTTTGGATTACCACCACCGGTATTTTTTAGGAATGTGCCAACGATTGTACCCTTTGCATCATTTCTAATTTTTGCAAGAGTAATCATTGTATCTGGTTCTAATCCTGATTGTAATCCATTTGTATTATATACATAAGTTGGGATAGCATTTCCTGGAATACCTATACGTGAATTTACACCATCTCTTGCTTGAGATAATGATGTAACTTTACCACCAAAAACAAATTTACCAAATTTACCACCGGTAATAGCACCTAATCCTTTACCAATCAATCCACCATCTCCTGCACTTCCACCTGTTGCCTGTTTCATTTTCTCAACCGATGATGTACTACGAGTTGCTATACGAATTGCTTCGTTACCATATATTAATGGGTTATTTAATTCTACCTTAGTTTTTATACGAATACCACTAAGTTCTTGTTCTATTAAAGTTATTGTATCTGCTTTTACACTTTTTTCTTGAGTAGAACCTGCAAATAATTCTTGCACGGGAGTTAAGTCCAATATTTTTGGAGTTATATCTTTATTCGAACCTCTAAATAATTCTAATATTGTTGGCATAATTAAGCTCCCATTAATCCAAATCGGTTTTCACCACTTTTTTCGTTTGTTTTCACTACTGCTGATGAAACTTTTTCTTTATCCATATAGACATCTCTATTTGATTGAACTGCCACAATTAATTCGTCTAATTTAGCAACAACCGCAGTGTTATCTTGTCCTCCACCTCCCATCAATCCGCCTAATAATCCACCAATACCAGTTCCTAAGCCTGTAGCAATTGTTTCCAATAAACTAGCAGGGTCTTTAGTTGCTAATAAAACATCTGCAGGGTTTGTTCCTATTACTTTACCATCTTGAACTACACCATCGTTAATACTTGAAGTTGTTGCGGTACTTCCATCAGTTTTTGCTTCATCACTTATTCCTAAGAACGAACCTATCGAACTAAATACACTACCTATTCCGTTTACTGCCCACATAATCGGGTCTACTATATATTTAGAAATTGTATCTCCTATAAAACTAATTACATCATATATTATACCAAATCCTTTTACTAAAAAATCTACAAAAAACCCAATTGCTCCACCTACTAATGAACCAAATATTTTACCAATACTACTAATAACTCCAATGATTGGTTGTGCAAATTTCATCATTACTTCTTTGAATTCACCTATTTTTAAAAACAATGGTTCTAATGCATCAAACGCAGCTTCAAATGGAGTAAGTAATGCATTTATTATTGCAGAACCGATTGCTACTAATGGCATGACAATTGCAGATATAACATCATAAACTGCTTTAAGTGGTTTGAATACCATTTTAAACGCCATTCCTATAACTCTAAATATCGGTAATAGAACTGCATTTAATATTGTAAATAAATCATTTAACACCGGCATTACAAATGCTGCTATTGGTTCGAACATATCACTAAATCCAGTTTTAAGAGCAGATGAACTATTTGCAAGGTTATCCATTACTCCTTGCATATCCTTTTGAGATGATAATCTTTGTGTTTGTAAATCTAAATCTTCTTTTGATAATGAAGTGATATCTCTGCCGGAATCCATTAAGGACATTGCAGATGCTAATTGTTCTTCATTTAATTTACCAAATTGTTCTCTAATCCTTTGTTGGTTTATCAAATCACCCATTTGCATACCGGTTGCTTTGGTAAGGGCTTCTTGTTCAAATTTATTTAATTTTGTTAAATCACCTAAACTTGAAACCTGATTTAACACTTCTTGTTGTGCTTCTACCGCTTTACCATTTGCTGCTAGGTATCTTGCTTGTGAAAGATTTAAGTTTGTTCCTAATATTGCACTTGCTTCTAATTCTGATGTAATACTACTTTCAAAATCCAATAGATTATCTGCAACTGAACCTGCTTCTTTAATTGATGTTCCTAATTTTGCTGCTTGAACTGCTGCTTTAGCTAATTCTTTTGGTGAACCATTAAAATAACGATATGCATATTCGGAACTCTCCGCCATATCTGCTATTACCTTTGAAGGTGCAACCCCAGCCATCTTTGCCATTTCAGCAGTTTGACCAATTAGGGCTTGTGATTGGGCGGCGGTTAATCCACCCATATTTTGAAATACTTTATTTAATTCCGCACCTTGTTCTACCCCAACACCAAAGTTTTTGTTCAACATAACCATAGAACCCAACACTTCTCTTGAAGGTTGCTCTAACCCGCCAAATATTTGTGTAAAGGCGGTTGCAGATTTACCTACATCTTCCGCACTTACACCTAACCCTGCAAATTCGGTTGATACCGCTTGTATATTACCTTGTAAAGTTCTAGTTTGAGAATTTAATAATCCAGTTTCCTCTCTAAAAGATTTTGCTGCTGCTTCTATTTCTTTAAATCTCTCCAATCCTACTTCAAATGCTTTATATAATGCATATGCAATTAGGGCAACTGCTGCTACTACTGCTACAACTGATAAGATTGCTATTCCTTGTGGTCCTAATAACCCCATTATCATATTTTTAGCAGAACCAAATCCTCTACTTAATCCAGAAGTAAATGATTCCATCATATTAGAACCCTTATTAGTTGCTTGAGTAAATCCCGTTTTGAACTGAGTCATAAAACGTTTTTTTACTGCATCTATACTTCCTTTTGCTTTATCTGAGAAGGGTGTCCAAAATCTATTAAATAGTGTTTCCCCTATTATGGGTATACCTTTTATTTTTTCACCAATGGAATCTAATGATTTTACAAATTTATTTTGTAAATTATCTGCAATTCGTTGGGTTTCATTTATTATTTTTAATCTAGCTAATTCCTTTTTTACAATTGCATCTGCTGCATCTAATTGTGCTAGATACGTTGATTTCATTTTTTCATTAACACCAAAATTTGATTGCAGAACTTGTCCTTTTTGGGCAGATAATTTAATTAGAGCCTCTTCGTAGGATTTTTCATCCTTTAATGAGTTTAACACTTTTTTAGTTAAACTTATTTCTTCAAATATTTTTTTATTGCGCAAATCAGAAGCTTCAGCAGTTTCTTCAATAGCCCTCTTCATATCACCTATGATAGATGAGGTATATTTGACTGCATCTTGATATTCTTTTTCTTCTGCTGTTTTATTTTTTGCCATAATTAGTAATCAAATCCTAAATATTTTCTAACTGATTGAGGTATTGCCTTTTTAACTGCTTCTTTATCGCCACCGAATCGTTTTTCAATAGTTTCACGAGCAGTTTCGATTGATTCGTCTGCATCTTTTATTGCTTTAGCTATATTTTTATCACTTTTTAAATTACGACTTAATATAGATAAAAATAAATTACTAATAAATCCTTCTTTCAATTTATGTTTAGTATAAATTTCTTTAAAAAGTTGTCTATCTTCTTTTGTTAATTTCATAAGGTTCTCCTATTATACTCCTATAAATATAAGACATAAAAAAAGTGAGGAATTTATTTCCTCACTCTTACACCTGGTCCTTTTGATGGTTGGTTATTTTTTTGTGCTTTATTTGCATTATCACTTTCTCGTTTCTTTGTATCTACCAATTCTTTGTAATAAAAATTTCTTAAATGAACTGGTAATCTATATACATCCGATTGAATGAACCCATTTCCATGATAACATAATTCAAAAATTTGTCTATGTAATAGGATAGAATAATTACTCGGTAGGCCAAAAAAAGCTAACACCCATTGTAATAGGTCTTACCTCCATTTCTCCTGTTTCAGGGTTTTCGTAATCAAATTCCATTTTGATATCCGGTTGTAAATTTTTTACATGTTCTCTAAATCCTTTGGTATCTCTAGCAAGGAATTTATTATTAATAAAATCAGTTATGGATTTGGTATCATCTTTACCATCTACTGATTGAATCATATAACGATAACGAGTAGTTAATTCATTACCCATTGAATCTTTATTTAATCTCTTTAATGCATTAACATCAGTATCAATTCTTTTTTCATCACCATGAGTTAATAGTTTAAAAACTAATACATTACCAGTTGATGTTGTAAATTGATAACGATTTTCAGAACTTAATTTACTGAAATCAACATCTTTTGTTTGAACTTTACCTAAATCAACAGTAATTTGTTGTTTGTTATCATTATCATCTAATATTTCAATCTTATATTCTGGTCCGTATCCTAAAATACGAGTTGCTAACATAATAGCATTCTTATCACCCAAAAGAATATCATCGGGATTTACTTTCTTATCTACTATAATTGCTTCGAATAATTTATCTAATACTACACCTTTTTTAATCAAACTTTGAGATGAAAGAATTTCCTCCTCTCTTGCCGTCATGTATTTTAATTCGATGTTACCACTTGATAATGGATTTGTTTCTGGATAACACTTACCTTGAGATGGTAATGAAATTATCTCCGTTGAGAATTCGTATTGTGACATATTTTACCTTTATTTTGTTTATTGTATATAAATATATAAATAAAAAAAAATTGAAAAAAAAGGAGATATTTCTATCTCCTTTCTTAATTTTATATTTTAATTCTATTAGAATTCAAGTATTGCATAATCGTAAGCTAACGTTAATGTGATTTCTGCCGGGTCATTTGATGTCCAATCTAACTCACCAAATTGTGCGTTTAAGATAAATGCACCTTTGATTTTCCAGTTTTCGATTTTATCACCTACTGGTCCTAACATATAGATATCAATATCTTTTTTGTAGAAATCTGCATATCCATCACGTCCTGTTAGGGATTCATGTGAAGTTCTAACCCACTCCATTACTGCTTGTGCACCTGATGGAACGATTGGGTCATACAATGTGATTTCTAAATCTTGCCACTCACCTTTACCTTTCAACTTTCTTTTTAAGTTGATGTGTTCTAATGTTACAGCTTCAAACTGAATGTTTGGTCTGTTAGCGGTTTTGATAAGATATGAAGGGATACCACCGATTTCCATGATGAAACGATTTTTCATCTTTGGTTCAAAGTTGGTATAGAACATTTCGTTAAACTCTAATATTTCTGCCATTTTTATTTTCTCCTATTATATTAATAAATATAAGGTTTCTCTTTTTTTTAAAATTTATGCTGAGAACGATGCTCCAGTCGGTAAGATGTTGAAATCTAACACGATGAATTCAGCGGTTTTTGTTGGTTGTAAGAAAATCTGTCCAGCCAATATATTTCTATCAATTACATCAGGAGTGTTATTACTCTCATCCATTATTACTCTAAATGCATATAAACCTTGTCTTTGTTGAATTGCTTCTAAATAAGGATTAACTGTATTTAAGAATCTTGAACGAGTGGTAGAAGTATTTTGTTCGAATACTAAGTATCTTGATGTAGAAGCGATATACTTCTTAACTTTGATAAGTAATCTTCTAACATTAATTCTATCTAACGCTGATGATTTTTCTTGTAATGTTTTCTGTCCAAATGCCACGATACCCTCGCCAGGGAAAGATGCGATAGGATTTATTTTTCCTTCGTATAATGTATCTCTCTCTGCGTGTGTTAATCTATTCAATACTGAAACTGCTCCTACGATTCCACCACGATTTAAACCAGCTGGTGCGAACCATTCTGCTGCAACCGCGTCATTTGCTGCGAAAATACCTGGCATCAATACTGATGGTGGTACTGCAGTTAATCTGTTGGTGTTTCTATCGATTGTCTTAACCCACGGGTAGTAAGTACCTACATAGTTAGAATCTACGTTAGAACCTTCCGTTACCGCTTGGTCAATTGTATCATCTTGTCCTATTACATCACCAATAAAGAATACATCTTCACGATTCTCACACATTTCAGTTATATAATCAAATACATATCCATGATGTCTACGAACTATACCAGGTGCTGCGATTATATTGATATCAAAATCATCAGGATTAGATACCGCATCGATTGCTTTCTTATATGCAACCGAACCATTTGAAATTGATGTTGTAAAGCTAAATCCCTGTGAATTACCTGCTGATATATCAGAACCTTTATCAATTGTTATTGTTGGCGTTACACCATCAAACCCACCTTGAAATCCTAATGTAAATTGTCTTTTAGCAATTTCAGTAGCATCATCATCAGTTGCTAATGTGTAACCAAAATTATATGTTGAAACTGAACCGCTTACAATAGCGGTTATATCACCATCAAATGTAAAATCAACGTTAGCTCCAGCTGTTGCTGATGCTGGGATTGGTTTTAAGTATTGTAAGTTGTTTATCTTAATTGTAGCAGTTTCTAAATCAATACCAGAATATCTATATGTAGATGATGCTGTATTGTTAGCAGAACCTGTTGAATAAATAACTGCAGGAACTAATGATTCTAAACTATTTCCAACATAAATTGGGTTAGTATATGCCTCATGTCCAAAAGGTGCTGCTATAATAGGGAATGAACCCTCCGGTGATACTACTACTCTAACTAATTTAGAACGATTTGCATAATCACCCGATTCGTTTTGTTTACCATTTGCATCAATTGTTAATCTTCTATCACCAATTACTTTAGCAATATAGTTTGGAGATGCAGGGTCTAAATTAACGTTATTATATGTTTCTTTTACTGATTTTTTTCTATCGGTATCACTAAATCCACGAACTACTACTGAGAATGTTGCGTAATCAGTTGCACCTGATACTCCTGCTGCTTTAACGTTAAAAATACTTACTTTGTATTCAGTATTGTATGGGTTACCATCACCTAATGTTTCAAATTTAAATAAATCACTTCTAACACCACTAATTAATTGAGATTTAACCATTGGAGTAGATGCGTATGTTGTATCTTCAGTAAAAGCTTGTGTTGCTAATTGAATAAGTTCAACATCAGAACCACTATTAAGTGAAACTGATGAATCAGTTGCCGTTTTTTCAAAATAAGTGTAAACATATGCATTTTTAGTTCCAAATGGAGATTCTCCAAATACATCACCAATATCGTTTCCTGCTGAAGGTAATACTGATGCTGATATGAATACTCCTAAGTTAGAACCACTAATACTAAATACAGATGCAGATACGGCTGAACTGATTACTGAACCAGTAAGTCCTACGCTTTCATCACCTGTATTAGTTGAATGTAATGTTGCTACAATTTTTCTTCCACCTTGTTCTGTCGAACCACTCACTGCAATTGCAATTGGATTTACTTGTGAATATCCACCTAAGTGACCAACACGAACAATAGTAACTGTTCCTGCTTCTCTTAGATAGTTTTGTACTGCGTACCCTGTATAGTATGTTCCATCAGGTGTACCGAATATTTCTTCAAATTCTGATTGTGTATTTACGATAGTTGGTAAGAATGCTGGTCCTTTACTAAAAGGTCCTACTATTGCTGCTCCAATTTCTCCGATACCTTGTGATAAAAATGATAAATCATTCTCTCTTGTGAATACACCAGGTGATACAATTTTTTCTGCCATTTTATTTACTCCTATTAAGTTTGTGTAATGATACACATATAAGTATTAGATACTTTTTCTAAAATATTATTTTATATATGCGTAACGTAGTATTATTCTGCGATTGGTGTGAATTCTCCCGTTGTAGGGTTGTAATCACCATCTCCGTATTTTTCATTTAAACCTTTAAATAAGGTTTCTTCCGTTATAACTAAATCCGAATGTTGTTTAGTTAATTCTGCTTCTCTTTCTTCTAATTCTGACAATCTTCTTCTTTTTTCAATATGAATTTGTCCTAATTCAGTAAAAACAGCCCCAACATCAATTCTTAATTTGTTAATTTGGTTAACCTCTTCTTCCGTAAACTTAATTTTTTCTGCCATTTTGATATATTTTGTTTATTAATTAGTTATATATATATAAATATATAGATTTTCCCCAAACGATAAAAAAATTATCTAACAAATGAAACTGCACTACTCCAAGTCCCTTTAAGTCCTTGGTCAATTGCTCTAACTCTAACATACCAAGTCCCTGCTGATAATAGGGTATTAACTTCTATATTAGCTTCACTCCATTCCGTATTATCCACTATGTTTGTAACAAACGTATTTCCTGTTGATATTTGTATATCATATGCAGTAATACCACCTGTTCCTACCGATGCCGGTGCAGTCCAAGATACAAACGGAGATGCATATGCTACTGAAGTAGGTGCACCAGGCGCTGCTAAATCTGCGAATGAGTTTCCACCTTTGTTGTGAGTTACATATCCATTTACTAAATAAGTATCTACATCTTCAACGTCAATTGAAACGATTTCAGATGTTCTATTTATTAATTCAATTGATGTAATATCTTTTTCTACTAAAACTCCACCTTCTTCTTTTACTAATTTATCATTAGTTGTAATTCTAAATATTTCTTTAAATCTATATTTACCATCTTCAGAATCTTTTACTAATAATGGATGTTCTGATGTTGCAGTTACTCCACCATTGTTTATATCATAATATTTTGATGAGAATGAGTATACAATACCCTTAACTTCTACTTCTTTTAATTCTTGACCTAATTCAGATGATGACCAATTAAAGAAATTATTATCAGAATCTAATGTTAAACCAGATAATGAATAACCTTTTAACTTATCACCTTCTACTAAATCTCCTGCTTCTACTATTGAACCATCTGATAACACTATTGGTGAATCGATTGTTAAACATAAAGCGGTTGAGTTACCATCATACGAATCTACTGAATAAACAGTTTTATCTTTATTTGAATTGTATCCAGTTGCATGGGTATTATACCCATCTGCAAATACTGCTCTAATTGTATTAGATTGTGCACTTAAAAGTGAAGTTTGTGCTGATGGAGATTGTGGATTCATATTAGAAATTGTAAAAGTAGCGGTTGTACCACTATTTGTTCCCAATGTTATATATGAACCTGCTGCTACACTCCATGTAAAGTTTGCCCCTCTACCACTAATTCTGGCAAAATTTGAACCAGCACCAGTAAACCCTAATGTATAAGTTTCAGTTGTAGATTCTACTGCGTATGTATAACCAGTTACCGAATCTACCGAATCAATTGCAAATGATGACATTGCAATAGGACCTGTTGAATTTCCTTTTGCTGCTGACATTGATTTTGTAGCTTGACCTGTTGCTGAAGCTAAATTATTTAAACTTTTGGTTTGTCCTGATGATAATGTTGCCATTTATGTTTTTCCTATTTGTTATAAATATCTAATAATGAAGCAATCCACTTATTCTTATCCGTATATTTTTCAATCATATAAGTTTTTATAATATTAAACCAATATAATTTTTCAGAATAAGATAATGTAGTAATCTTTGTATAAATATCAAAAAATTCAGTTTTAGATGATGCTCGGTATGGATATTCTAAATCTTTACACCAACTCGAATGTAGGATTGGTAATTTACCTTTATCAACCGCTTCAAATATTGAATATCCAAATGGTTCTGATATAAACGCAGAGTGTGATATACCCCAATCCATATCATAAAATGTATCTTTAAAATCTGTATTATAATGATATAATTTTGATTTTGAAATATCTACTTTTACACCATTTTTCCAAAGTAAATTAAATTCTTCGGAATTAGTAAAAATAAAAGTTGGAATTTTATCTAAATAGTGTGGGTTTTTTCTTCCTTCACTTCTTGCTGCAAATCCTAACTTATTAGATTCGGATAGGGGTAGATTCCATTTAAATTCGTAAAAATTTGGTATATTAGTATTCTTATAAAGTATTTCGTATAATCCTACCCATATATTAGTTTCACACCAATCAGTAACCTCTTGTTCCCATTCTGAACTCATATAAGGATGATGACCTATTGGTAAATCACTTCCAAATTGAGATTTTAGAATATGGTCTACTGAATTGTGTAATATATTTGAATGAATTTTATCTTTATTATCTACGATTGGTTTCATCGGAGTGTAATGTCCATGTAGGATATTAATTCTTCTTGCACCTTTACATAGTTCTTCAAATTTTTGAATATCTTCACCATGCCAATAAGTTTCTATTGGAAATTGGTAATCTTCGTGTCCTTTGGGTTTGTTTCTATGAATTAGTAGAATTGGTTTAACATCTAATTTAGGTGCTATTAATTCCATCCATAAATTTACCCAAATATCAGAACCTGCATTGACCCAAGGTCCTCCGCCGGTTGTGTAATAGACATCGTAAACCATTTATATTATTATTTTATTATTATAATCCGAATCTACTTTTTTGTGATTCATAATTTTGTCTAATCTCCGCAATTGATAATTCTCTATTATACACACTAAACATACCATATTTACCTACTTTATGTTCACCAAATGTATAACGAGCCATCAATGTTATAGTTCCAATTTGTGTTCCACTATTTCTCATATACAAATGAAACCATTGATTTGTTGGCAAACTTTGCATTGAAACCGTCGTTGATACTCCGTTTAAATACCACTGGTCCCAATCTGTTCCTATGCTACCATGCCAAACCCAGCCATTAGTTGAACCAGTTCTAGCATCTAATAAATAATTTGTGGTATTGTCATTAATATATGCCCACAAACTAAATGTTTTATAATTTCTTATACTAGAAGTTAAGCCATATGTACCTGTACCTGAAAACTCAATACAACCTCCATTAGAACTACTATATGTTGGGCCGCCTATAAAATTACAATAACCATTATATCCACCCACATCTTGCCAATGTGTTGCAAAATCATATGAAACTGTACCTATAATATAATCACCACTATCCGAATGATTGTCATCTACATATTTTTTTATTACATAATGATTATCATCACTATCAACTAATACTATTTTTGAAATTCTTGGGTGATGTGATTCAACCGCACTACCTTCTACATATCTCCAATAACGGTGTACTCCAATTGGTGTTGTTAAAAATCCTGTTCCTGTTTGGTATGAGTATGAGGAATTGTTTGACATTACACCACTAAATGCAGTTGTCCATGTTGAATTATCATCACTCCATTGTACTGTATAGTTTGCACTTCTTAATCCGTTAAAAACTGAATATGTTTTTACTTTAACTATATTCTTAGTTGTACTATATGATAAGGTATTACCCGCATCTAAATGATATATTAAACCATTAGTTGATATATCATTTAATTGTTGTGATTTAACAATATTAACATCATACTTATTTCCATTTATATCAAAAGGCATATTATTGTCCGAATTTAGTTTTTTGTGTATTATATAATTGTTTAACTTCAGGATGGGTTAATGCTCTATTCCATATTTGTACTGAATACATATTTCCTTTAAATATTAATCCACCAAATCTTGTTCCTAATTGTAATTGGTCTCCATTATCATTTGTACCAAAATTACCTTTAGTATATTGTGAACCAGTAGCCGCTAATTCTCCTCCATACCAAGTTGTTTCTGTTGCACCATCTAAAGTCCAAACTACGTGGTAAATTCTATTTGCTTGCCAAGCTCCATCTTTATGAAATGCGGAATTTCCTTCATTGTAGGTTGGAAAAGTACCATCAATTCCATTTCTCGTATAGGTGTGAATATAACCACCTTCATATATCCCCAATTCATAATTACTATAATGTTTAGAAATCAATGCCTGTCTATATGGTAAATTATTTTGTGGAACACTAAACCAACATGATATTGACATTTGATATTGCATTTTTAAACTCGGTGAATCCGGAATATTAACCCAATCATCTACTCCATCAAAATATATACTACCAGAATTTCCACTTTGATATACCGCACCACCTACTAATGTTCCGTTATTACCATACCCACTCATATCATACCAAACTTCACCACTTCCCGCATATGAATTTTTAACCGAAGCATCTAAGTTCAATACCAAACCATTTTGAGGTATTCCCGTAGAACCCAATGTGTTTGCAATTGTATTATTGATTATATTTCCGTTTACATTTATAGGCATATCTTATAATCCAAATCTTGTTTTTTGTATATTGTAATTATGTAATATTTCATTTGCTGATAATACTCTATTATAAAATCTATAAACACCATAACTTACATTTGCATAACCACCATATCCAGCTCCAGGTCTATTATATGTTCCTAAAGTATGTTCACCTGCATTACTACTTGGACCCCCAGTGTATGTTCCAGCGGTGTCTGCAGTATCTAATGCACCATTTATATACATTCTAAAATCATTATTTTTAGTTGTAACACATATATGATACCAAGTATCCAAAGTAATTGAAGTTACGGAACTGAAAGATGCAAGGTATGCACCGTCATCATACCAAGTAAGTTGAACATATCCCGCTGAAAATTGTAATCTTAATTCAGGATTATCAGAATTATCAATAGTTAAAAAATATCCACTATTAGCATGTCTTTTAATCCAAAATTCAACTGTATGAGTTGAAGGTGCAAATCCGGCTGTTGGTAATGTTAAATAATCATTTACACCATCTAAACGAATTGCATTATTTGAAAATGTTGGTCCATTGACTAATGTACCATTATTTCCATTTGCTGAAATATCATATATTGTAGTTCCTGTTCCATTATAAGATGCAGAAATTGCCATATCATAGTATAATTTTAATCCACCTAATGTTATATTTCTATATTCAAGTGATTTAATAATATTTGAATTCGCAATGCTACCACTTATATTTAAAGGCATAATTTATGATTTTTTAATATTATTTAATTAACTTCAAATGTTATTGTTAGAATAACCATATTATCATTTGAGGTGTTTACTGGTATTCTATGATAAATATTACCTGAAAATACTATTACATCACCTATTTGTACATTTGGTTTATATTCATTCACTTTTAAACTATTATCTGCAAAATAAACTCCCCGATGTTCTAACGAATTAAATTTTAAATTTAATATACCAACATATTGGTTAGTATTTTCAATAACATCATAACCATTTTCAGTATTGATATGAACACCAATTTCTTCATTAGGTTTTATAATATTTCCCCAAAGATTTCCAATAGTATATGTTGATTTATTTATTGTTTCTAAAAATGATGTTAATATTGGTTCAATTTCATTTTTTACAATATCCCACTCATAAGGAAATAAACCATTACAACAACTAATCTTATCGTCCAAATCTTTTGTTTGTGATATTGTGTTTACATAATTCTCAACAGAACTAATGTTATAAATTTTTATTAAGTTTTCTAAGTTGTGCATGTTTTAATTTTTATTACCACCTAATCCATATTTCCCAAGTACCTTGTACTATGGTATATACAGGACCTGAAGTTCCTGTCCCCCATCTTAAATCATTTGGGAATGAACCACATGACCCATCATAACCAGCACCAATCGCTCCTGTTGAATTTCCCCAATTACATGTTTCCTGTGAACTATTATATATTCCATGTCCGCCTGCATATCCAAAAAACACCCTATAACCTATTTTTGTACCGGTAGTTGTAAGGTCAGAGTTACCGGCAGCATTTCCTCTAGTATTAAATCTTCTATAAGTACCATCACTCCATCCCGCCGTTGCGTATGTACTTGCATCGTAATTCACCATTAATTGTGTTATTGGTAAGTTTACATCAATTAAATTTAAAGTTGCAGCTCCTTGTGTTGGTGATGAGAATACTCTAACAAAACCATAACCTGTTCCTCTAAAATTTGGTGTATAATATAATTGATAAGTTGCACTATTTGCACCAGGAGGTGCGAAATAATATGTTCCGGCAGATTTAGATAAACTATCAAATTGTAAAACGCTTGTTGATGCATTTGTAACAGATGAACCATCACCAAATGGTGCGACAGGTATCCAACCCGTACTACTATAATATTCTGTTTTATCTAAAGTGGTGTTAAATCTAATCATTCCCGTTACAGGTGAAGCGGGTCTTTGGGCTGTCGTTCCTTTTGGTAAAACTACCGCATTAGTACCATCAAATGCACTATATGAGGCATCTCTTTTCATATAGAACATTCTTTGCCAATCACCAACACTTGGTTTTACATAAAATTCAAATTCATCAGTAGTACCATTTGTTTGTATTGCACTATAATCTGTTCCACCCTTTGCAAATCTTAAATCATTTTCAGTTGTGGAATTTGCACTATCAAGCCTTAAGGCCATTGCGGTAGTAGCATCAAAAGTAAATTTGCCATAACTAGAAGCATTTAAACTACCAGTTATTGTAACATTCCCACCATTTGTTAATGTACTACTATTATCTAATGGCATAACTTATGATTTTTTAGGAGTTGCCACATTGGGGTCAACTTCGGTTAAAGCAAATTTGTAAACTTTACCCTTCTTATTATTATATAAGAATAAATCATCTTCACCCTCTACAATTGTCCAATCTCCAATTCCGTTGTTTAAGGATAAATCGGATGTATAAACAGTAGACCATCTTAATGCTGCCGAACCTAAATCTCTTGTTCCATTTGCTTCCGGTAAAACGTTACCACTAAATGTTGCACCTGCGAAAGTTGGAGTTGATGTAGTTAAAACTGCTTGGTTTATTACTGAACCATATCCTGTTGTTGATGATAGAGTTATTTGAGAACTTCCACTTACCAAAGTTGGTAATGAACTTATTCCATTAAAAGTTATTTGAGATGAACCTGATACAATACTTCTACCCTTAGTTTCGTAAGATGAAGTTGCTGTATTTAAATTTGAAAGTTGTGAACTAACTGAAGCAGTATAAGTTGCAAGAGTAGAGTTTTTAGTATCTAAACTTGATGTATAAGTTGCTAATGTTGTATTTTTAGTATCTAAACTTGATGTATATGTAGCAAGGGTTAAATCCTTAGTATTTTGTGAACCACTAAAAGTATTTAAATCCGTTAGTATACCAACGATTTGAGATGAACCACTAACTACTCCGTTTGTAGATGCAAGTGAACCACTAAATCCGGTAGCAGTTAATATTCCTGTTACGGATGTATTTGAACCCAATGTAATCAAAGTACCGGTATCGGTAATATTTGAATCATTAAGATGTTCTTTACCTGTGCCCTTTGGTAATTTATTTGTTGTTAAATAAGTTTCATTTCCTAAATCATCGTATGTTTCAGGACCTAATAAAAAATGTGATGAGGTTACGTTTGTACCATTTCCTCTATGAACAAAGATAAATTCATCTTGTACTGAATCATATAAGAATGAACCAGAACCACCAATTGAACCACTATCTATTATACTTAAACCTGCATATCTTACTGATGGGTTTGCTGTATTTAATTGAACAATGTTAGTTCCAATGGATACTGATGATGCGGAAATATATTGAATTGATGAACTACCTTGTACAATTAAGTCATTTGCAATATACACCGAACCACTAAATGTTTGAAGTCCAAAAAATGTATTAGAACCAGTAGTTGCTAATCTTGTAATGTTTGTTGTAGACATTACATCTACTTGTGATGAACCACTAAGTAATCCACTTCCACCTACTATTTGAGATGAACCTGAAATTACTCCAGTTGGTAAGTTAGCAATAGTTTGTAAAGACCCACTAACTACTCCCGTAGGTAATAATGATATCACTTGTGAAGAACCACTAACAATTCCACTACCTTTTATTTCGTATGAAGATGTTGCAGTATTTTGATTTAAAAATGTAGATGCAATGGATGAACTAAATGTATTTAAGTTTATACCATTTATAGTACCAACACTTTCAATTGAACCACTAACTATAATATTATCACCAAATATGATACTATTTGCACCTGAAGATGTTATTTTATTACCATCTTGTATCTGTAATGTACCCTTAACCGAAATTAAACCTGCGGTAGGGTCTAATAATATATCACCTCCACCTGAAGATTTTAGTTCAATATCACCATCTGCAGATTGTAAAATAATATTATCAGTACCCGCCTCTAATATCTTTATTGACTGACCATTATCAGTTGTTATTTGTAATTCAGTACCGGTTGAACCTAATACTTTTGTTCCATCTATATAAAGTGAACCAGATGAAACGAATATATCTCTCCATTGGTATTCTAAACTACCTAAATCGTATGTATTATCTATTGCCGGTATAATCGAACCGCTATGGATTTGAGTCCCTCTAAACGTGTTAGAACCCGTTGTAGCCAATACCGATGCGGTTAATTGTGAAGAACCACTTATTGTTCCAATTGGGACTGCACTAATACTACCACTTAGGGTGTATCTTGTATCAAAAGAAGCCGTTAATTGGGATGAACCACTAATCGTTCCTGCCGGTGTAGTTACCGAACTACTTACAATACCACTTGGTATATCAGTTAAAGTATTATATGAAACTGTACCAACTGCAGTTACTAAATGTCCACCTTTAGCTACAACTACATATCCGCTTTGAGCAGATGATAATCCAATCGTTGCAGTATTTAAATCAGTTAAAGTTACTGATGACGGTATTATTTGTGAATCATTTGAATTGTAAACTGAAATTACTAAATTCTTTGAATTAAAGTTGTGTGTTACACTTATAGTTGATTGTGTATCAAATGATGCAGTGACAGTAGCAATTGTAGCTACTTCTTGCACTATTGTTCCACTAACTATATGACCACCTTTAGCAACAACTGCATATCCACTCTGAGGAGATGATAACCCAATTGTTGTAGTGTTATTATTAGTAAGTATTACGGATGATGGTATGATTTGTGAATCATTTGTTCCATATACCGAAACTATTATATTTTTTGAATTAAAATTATGGGTAACTGCAAAAGATGAGGTATTGTCGAATGATGCAGTAATAGTTGCTACTTGAGATACATCTGCGTTTGGTAAGTTGGTTAATCCACTACCATTTCCTATGAAATATGAAGCCGTTACAGCACCACCGATATTAAGCGAACCAGAAATTAGGGCATCAGTAACAACTATTGATTGTATGGAAGGGACTCCGTTATCTTTTTCAAAATACAACTTACCATCGTAAGTGTTTATTGCCAACTCTCCTAACTCAAGAGTGTCGGTTGTAGGTGATTTTCCCTGAACTGCCGTTCTTTTTAGCTTTAATACTTGTGCCATATGTATGACTTAATAATTTCATTATATAATTACTTAATTAGAAACTCCTTATATAAGAAGTTTATGAACTATAACCCATGTGGGTTATAGTCCAGTTTCTAATTTATTAATTTTGTTTGATAAATCTTCGATTTGCTTTTGTTGTTCTTTTATACCTTCGATTAATAGAGCAACTAATTTGTCATATTTAACCGCTTTATATCCATTATCACGAGTTACAACTAACTGTGGAAGAACTTCTTCAATTTCTTGTGCGATTACACCGACATCGTTTCCTTCAAATCCATGTATATCTTTATTTTCTGCTTTCCAATCATATGTGTTACCACTAATCATTTTGATTTTTTCAATTGGAGATTCGATTGCTGTGATATTTTCTTTGAAACGAATATCTGAAGCAGAGAATGCTGTGATATCACCCGTTGCAGTTATTGCTCCGTTGATTGTTAAACCTGCGAAAGTTGGGGATGATGAAGTTAAAACTGCTTGGTTTATTACTGAACCATATCCTGTTGTTGATGATAGAGTTATTTGAGATGAACCCGAAACTACTCCGGTTGGTAATGTTGCGGTAAGTTGTGAAGAGCCAGATATTACACCATTAGTTGCATTTATCACTCCATTAAATGAAGTTGCGGTAATTACATCTGCTTTAAAATCTGCTAATGTAAATCCATTACCGGTCGTATCAATTGTACCAGATGGTTCTGATGTGTATCCTTCGAATACTTTCCAAGTACCACCATCACTTGCATCTCTAAAAATACCAGCGTGTCGATACACTCCATCATTATAATTACCAACAATACCTAAGTCAGGATTAGTTATAGTAGAACCTTCGTTTAAGTAAATGAGATTATCTTGTATTGCTAAATTTGTTGAATTAATTATAGATTGTGTTCCATATACAACTATATCTCCCAAAAATGAAACAGTTGAACCCGTAAGTTGAATTGCTCCATTAAGAGATGATGTATATGTATTTAAACTTGTTTGTGATGATAATAAAGAGCCTGTTACATTTGCAAGAGTTGTATTCTTAGTATCTAAACTTGCAGTGTAAGTAGCAAGAGTTGAGTTTTTTGATTCTTCAGACCCACTAAAAGTATTTAAATCTGATAATATACCAACTACTTGTGAACTACCACTAACAACGCCAGTTGGTAATGTTGCAGTAAGTTGCGAAGAACCAGATATTACACCGGTTGGTAACAATGGAGTTACCTGTGTAGAACCACTAACAATACCTGCTGGTATTGAGGAAACACTTGCATAAGTTATTTGTGAAGAACCACTAACTAATCCTCTACCCGTTGTTTCATAAGATGAAGTTGCAGAGTTTAAGTTTGAAAGTTGTGTATCAACTGAAGCAGTATAATTGGCAAGAGTTGAGTTCTTAGTTTCTAACGATGATGTATACGATTCAATTAAATCTAATCTAGCATCTTGAGAGCCAGTATCAATATTTAATTGTTGAATTTTAGTTTCTAATGATGCAGAAAAAGTCTTAGGGTCTCCCAAACCTGCAACTGAACCACTAAACGAACCACTATATATACCATTATCTGGTAAGGTGAATGTTGCACCATTTGCAAAGGTTAGTGAACCTGAAATTATGGGACTATGTATTATCATCGCTTTTGATTTTTTTTTATTTTATTTACTAATAAATATATTTTTTTTAAATTGAACCGCCATCTATACTAGATATTGTTGTTGCATTTGCTGTTCCTGTCACATCTCCACTCAATGTTATTTGAGATGAGCCGCTAAAAATACCAAGTGCATTTACTTGATTTGTTACAGCAGTACTGAACCCAGTAATGTTACTAGAATCAATTGAACCACTAACAATATGACCACCTTTTGCTATAACTACATATCCACTTCTTGCAGATTCAAATGTAATTGTTATAGTATTATTATCAGTATGTCTTAATGTTGATGGGATTATTTGGTATCCATCGGTATCATACACTTGTGCAATTGCATTAGGTGTGTTGAAATTATGAATAGCTACCCAAGTAGATGAGGCAGTAAAAGAACGTTGAACTGTCGCCGTTTGAGCAATTGTTACGTTTTCTAACCCACTACCATCTCCTACAAAATAAGAAGCGGTAATTGAACCGGTTATATTAAGGTTACCGGCAATGGCAGTTGAAGTATTAGTTGTTACTAATGATTCTATTGAATCTACTGAACCTGACTTTCTAAAAAATACCTTACCATCGGTAACGTTCATTGCTATTTCACCATATTGTAGTGAACCAGTTTCAGGTATTGCTCCAGCGGTCGTTGACCTTTTGAATTTAATAATTTGTGCCATTAATTTTCTATTTTGGTTTTTAAATATTCCACTTGTTTGGTTAATTCCTTAATACCTTCAATTAAAACGGATACTAATTTATCATATTTAACTGCTTTGTAACCATTTTCTCTTGTTTGTACTAATTCAGGGAATACTTCTTCAATTTCTTGAGCGATTACTCCGTAATCTTTACCACTATAAATAGATTGTAACTCATCATTCCATTCAAACTCACAGCCATTAATTTTAGAAATCTTTTCTAATGGGGATTCGATTGGTTTGATATTATTTTTTAATCTAATATCTGATGATGCAAACGCAACAATATCACCTCCTGCATTGATACCACCACTCACCCCTATACCACCTGTTACGATAAATGCACCAGTTGTTTTATCAGTCGATGCGGTAGCATTTGTAATTGTGATTGCAGTTGATGTTGATGCACCTGCTGTAGTTACTTCTTGTAATGTTTTTGTTACTTGTGATGAACCACTAACAACACCCGAAGGTAATGTTGCAGTAAGTTGTGAAGAACCCGATATTACTCCGTTTGTAGCGTTTATTACTCCATTAAATGAAGTTGCAATTACATCACCTATTGTTGTAAGTGAACCTGTTATTTGAACTGAACCTGTAAATTCATGTGTATCATTTCCAAAATCACCAAACCTATTAGAACCACTACTAAATATGACAGATGCCGTTTCATTAATTGTTGTTAAATTAACAATGGTTAAATCCGTAATAGTTGTTCCACTTAATTGAGATGAACCCGAAATTATTCCGGCTGGGATTGATGAAATATCTGCATATATTATTTGAGAACTCCCACTTACCAAGCCACTTCCACCAAATATCTGGGATGAACCAGAAACTGTTCCGGTTGGTAATAATGGAGTTACTTGTGAACTACCACTTACAATTCCTCTGCCGTTTGTTTCATAAGATGAAGTTGCAGAGTTTAAGTTTGAAATATGTGAATCAATTGATGCTGTATAAATAGCAAGAGTTGAATTCTTTGTATCTTGTGAAGATGTATATGAATTTAATGAGGTTAATGGAATTAATCTAGCATCAACGCCATTGGTGAAATGTGCAGAACCAGTATCTAATGTAAGAGTTACGGCTCCAAATTCAGCACCACCACTCAAACCATTACCCGAATTAACTGCAGTAATATCACCTGCTCCAGCCAATACCATTGCATCATCTACATATTCTTTAATAGCAAATGCATTTCCTAATGTGTTTGGATTACCATCTGCTATTGAAGATGATACATTATAAAATGCTGCTGAACCTAATGATGCTAGTGTATTTGCACCCAATAGCGTAGCAAAGGATGCCGATGGTGCATATCTTAAATCATATGAACTAGTCAATTGTTGTGAACCACTAACTACACCGGTTGGTAATAATGATGGTATCTGCGAAGAACCACTAACTATGCCCGCCGGGATTGATGTTAACGCGGTATATACTACTTGTGATGAACCACTAACTACTCCATTTGTTGCGTTGATTTCACCGATGATTGAACCAGTAAATCCTGCTGATGCACTTACTGCACCTGTTACATTTAACGAAGAACCAACAAATACACCATTTACACCAACAATAGAAACTGTTTGTGCACTATCATCTATTTTTAAGTAATTGGTATCGTCACCAAAGTAGTTGAAATCTGTATTACCTTTAAAGTGAATATCATTACCCGAAGGTGCAGCAGTATTATAAATTTGAAAATATCTTGCATCATTAACATCAGGTTGTAAAAATATATTTCCAATACCTTTAATTTCATTAGTTACTATTAAAGAAGAACTTATTATTTGCTCACCTTTAAATGTATTTGAACCGGTTGTTGCAAATGAACCAGTTAAATTTTGTAATGTTAAATTCTTAGTATCTAAACTTGATGTATAATTTCCTAAAGTTAAGTTCTTAGTATCTTGTGAAGATGTGTAAGAATTTAAATCATTTAATATATTTACAATTTGTGCAGATGATGATACTACTGAATCACCATCAATCATTAAATATCTATTATCTAATGAACTTGTTACTTGTTGAGAACCACTAACTACACCGGATGGTAATAATGAAGTCACTTGTGCGGATGATGAAACTATCCCATCTCCTCCTGCTAAAAGTATTTTTGATTCATCATTTAATTTACCACCTTTCCAATAATCATTTGTTGAATCCCATAATAGAGAACCACTAATTTCGGAAGCACCAGTTGGGTCTTTAACCAATAAACCACCATTCGCTACACCTGTACCATTTAATTCGATGATATTATCACCCAATACAATTGCAGTTGAATTAATTGATGTTTGTGTTCCTTGAACTACTAAATTTCCTTTAATCGTAGTAATCGATGAACCATCTTGGCCAGTAACTGTTATTGCATCTTTTAAAGATTGAGTATATAATAAAACTGATGAGGTTACATTTAATAATGTTTCCCATTTAGTATCTATTGAAGCAGTATAAATTGCTAAAGTTGTATTTTTTGATTCTTCAGATGCAGTAAATAGTAACAAAGAACTCGTTAATAAAGCTAATGTTGAATTCTTAGTATCTAAACTTGAAGTATAATTTGCAAGGGTACTATTCTTAGTGTCTTGTGAAGATGTGTAAGAATTTAATGATGCTGTTGCTGATAAAACTGATGAGGTTACATTTAATAAGGTTTCCCATTTAGTATCGATTGAACCAGTATAAATTGCAAGAGTACTATTTTTAGTATCCTGTGATTGTGTATAAGAATTTAATGAAGCCGTTGCTGATAAAATCGATTCAGTTACATTTAATAATGTACTCCATTTAGTATCGATTGATGCAGTATAAATTGCTAAAGTTGAATTTTTAGTTTCTAAACTTGCAGTGTATATTTCTAATGTAGAATTTTTAGTATCTAAACTTGCAGTGTATATAGCAAGAGTACTATTCTTAGTATTTTGGGATGAGGTATACTCATTTAATGAAGAAGTACTTACACTAACTGCAACAAATTTACTATCTACTGATGTAGTGTAATTTGCTAAAGTTAAATTTTTATCATTAATACTTCCCGTATAAGATGCAAATGATGTATCGGATGATGATAAAATACCACTTCCTGGTACTAATATACTATCTATTGATGCAGAAACTGCATATAAATTTTTCCATTTTTTATCTGAAGCACCTAAATCATCTATCCCATCAAATTGTGGAATCAATGAACCTGTGAATGGTGCGTTTACAGTAATAGTATCATTTGAACCAGTACCTAATACGATGTTTCCACCAATTTCAATATTTCCACCAATTTTTGCATTACCTGCAATATTAAGTGTAGAGCCTGAAATAGTACCAACTATTTGTAAATTTCCATTATTTGTTTCAGTTAGTTTTACTAATGTAATGTTATCATTACTTGCACTACTTTTACCGACCTGTAATGTAGTCAATGTACTATTATAAAATAGTTCAGATACCTCTAACGAAGTTGGGGTAGTAGACCCTCTTCTTAATTGTAATATTGCAGCCATTAATTGAAATTTCCTATTTTATTTCCTATAAATATAGATATTTAATAAAATGTAAGTAAGATATAATAGTTATACCACCTATATAAGTATTGAAAAACAAAAAGATAAAAAAAATCCCCCACTATTGTGAGGGATTTTGATTTTTTATTTATTCCGTATTAGAAAGTTCCACCATCTAATTCGTTTGAAGCAACGAATGATGAACCATTCCATTGAATTAAATCACCAGCGTTTGATGGAGTTACTGAGATTAACTTCTTAGAACCATTCGATACTACGAATGAGTTAGCAGTTAATCCACTAATTATCAAATCAGTTCCGATAGTTACTTTAACAGCATCATCAGAAATTTGAGAATTTACAAATAATCCACTTGCTCCTACTACTTGAACTGAACCTGATGTTGGAGTTGCACTGAATCTAGCAAGTTCTTTTTCAGAACCTAACGCTCCAGCTTTCCAATAATCAGATGTAGAATCCCAAAGTAAAGAACCAGATGCAGTGTTTGGATTAGTAGCATCTTTTACTAATAAACCACCATTTGCTGCTCCACTTCCGTTTAATTCAAGAACGTTATCACCGATTTGTACGGTCGTAGAATCAACTGTTGTAGTTGTACCTTGAACATATAAGTTACCAGCGATTGTTACTGAATCTGCAGTTGAGTTACCTAAGAAAACATTACCATTTGCAGTAAATGAACCAGAAACCGTTACGTTATCAGGTAAACCGATAGTTACTGTCCCGCCTGAACCTAAAGTTACTGAACCACCTGTGATTTCGATTTCATTAGCTGTTCCTTGTACGGTCAATGAAGTATTACCTTCTACTGCAGTACCAGATGTTGAACCATAATCCACTTTTAATGAATTATCGCCACCATCTAAAGAAAGACCAGTTCCTGCAACATCAGCGTTTAAAGTTGCAGCGTTTACACCACCTGCTTTAATTGCGACATTACCAGAAGTTACACCGAAATTAGTAGCATCAAATGAAGCAACACCCTTTGCAGATGTACTTGCATTATCAGCTGTAATTGTAATTGTATTAGCTGATACTGCTGCAGATATTGAATTTGAACCCGTTACTAATAACGCTTCAGTTTTCAAATTAAGTGTATCATTACCAGTAGAACCACTAAATGCTAATGTACTTGCAATACCTGTTAATGCAGAACCATCTCCTGAGAATGTTCCAAAATGTGAACCACTAAATGAACCACTTGCAGATACACCTGTTAATGTTGCAAGATTGATTGTAGTTGAATCCAATTGAGAAGAACCAGAAACGATTCCTGCAGGGATTGAAGATATATTCGCGTAAGTAATTTGAGATGAACCTGAAACTATACCATTTGTAGCGTTTATTGCTCCGTATACGTTAGTTGCATAGACATTAGCGAATAATCTACTAGCAGAACCTAAACTACGAACATTAGAACCAGAAGGTATAATATCTGAAGTTAAATCTGCTGCGAATGATACTGTATCAGTTGTAGAATCACCAATAGTGATATTACCACCTAAAATTAAGTTACCATCAATTTTAGCGTTTCCAGTGATATCCAAAGATGAACCAGAAATACCTGCAACATTTATATTTTGACTTACTAAGTTTGCAACTATTTGTGATGAACCACTTACAATTCCACCTGGTTTACCATTAAGGTTTTCCCATGTAGCTGCTGCGGTTGATGCACTGATTGCTGTTGCTACTGAACCACTATATGTATCGTATCCGTTTACTTGTGTTAAAAGTATTTGTTGAGATGCAGTAACAAGATTGTCACCACCCATTAATGCTATTTTACTTTCAGCTCCTAATACTCCTGCTTTCCAGTAATCATTAGTTACATCCCAAAGTAAAGAACCAGATACTGTTGAACCACCTGTAGCATCTCTTACAACTAACCCACCATCAGATGTTCCAGCTGCGTTTAATACTAATATATTATCAGCTAAGTTAATTGTTGTTGAATCAACGACAGTTTGAGTACCTTGTACAAACAAGTTACCTTTTACGGTCGTATCACCATTAAATGTTACATTAACACCACTTGCAGTAAATGCTGCTCTTAATGATGCAGTGTAATTTTGAATATTATCTATTGATGATGAAGCCGATGCACTGAATGTATTTAATGCACTTAATATATCAACTACTTGTGAAGAACCAGAAACGGTCCCCGTTGGTAATAATGGAATGATACCAGCTGAACCTGAAATTACACCATCTGCATCTAATTTAGATTTAACGTTTGAATCAAAGTTTGTAATTGAATCTGCATCTACTTGAGAAGAACCACTAACAATTCCTGCTGGAATTGAAGCGATATTTGCATAAGTAATTTGAGATGAACCACTAACAATTCCTGTTGGAATTGAAGAGATATTCGCGTAAGTAATTTGAGATGAACCAGAAACTGTTCCGGTTGGTAATAATGGGATGATACCAGCTGAACCTGAAATTACACCGTCAGCATCTAATTTAGATTTAACGTTTGAATCAAAGTTAGTGATTGAATCCGCATCTACTTGTGCAGAACTTGAAATAGTTCCAGTCGGTAATAAAGCAGCAACTTGACCAGAACCTGAAACGATTCCTGTTCCGCCAGTATTTGCTGTTGCTTTTACCTCAACATTACCACCTTTATTAACGATGAATAATTTTTCAGTTGATGTGTTATAAAATGGAATACCATCTATTGAGGTATCATATGTTGCTCCTGTTAAATCAGGTGTTGCAGTTCCTTGTAAAATTTTATTTGCGGGAGTTACTGTTGAACCATCAATACCTACGAATAAGATTGAGTTACCATTAGTTGCTGTGATTCCTGCTGAACCCGTTACAACTAATAATTCACCTGCTCTTTTTGTAGCACTTGATACGGATTCTAACGAACCCCTCCTATGTTTAATTATTTGTGCCATTGTTTTCCTTCTTTGTTTTTTTAATTTAAATGATAACCTTTATTTTTTTGGTTGTAAGGACATATGCCTAAATAATAAAACACTATGTAGTGTTATGAATATAAGTATAAAGATATTTTAGATTTATTATATTTTACCGCAGTCAATCGTAAAAGAACCGGATGAAATTACAGATTCTACTCCACTTTGAAAATGTAAAGAGCCAGTATCTAATGAAAATGATATTGTAGTTCCAGATACTGAGCCGGTTAATCCATTAGATGCTTCGTATGTGTTACCACCACCAAAAGTGTAAGTGTTCCAAGTAATAGAATCACTAAACGTATTCGAGAAATCTGCGTATGTTACATCAGCCTGATATAATGTGTTGGTATCTACAACATAAACGATTTGACCATCTGTAAAATAATTTGCATAAACAGCGGTTAAATCTGCATAAGTTGGGTAGATTTGAAATGCCCCTCTATTACTTAATAGGACTTCCTCCCAACCATTAACATTCGCTACATTTAAGGTATCTTTTAATACCCATATAGTGTTTGTATCGCGTTGATAGACAAGTAAACCTTCATATATGTTTGCGGCGGATAATGCATAACGTGCCGTTTGGTCTGCTAAACTAAATCTAGCATCGACCGGTTCACTATTCGTTATATTAAATCCACCAGGTAATATGATTGCCATTTTGTATCTTTTCTATTTTATTATGTTAATATATATGTTATACTACTTCCTGCACCACCTGCATTTAAAAGAGTTGTTCTATAAACTTTATATTGTCCAACTGTTGTTAATGTAAATTGTCCTAATACCGCGAAACCACTTGTTGAGATACCTGTTAAGTTTGCTCTAGCTGAATCAAATACTATATAAAGATATTTATCACCACTCCAACTAATTGTTAGGGTTTGCCCACTCGCAGTTGTTGTTCCTTTTACAATCGTTCCTATTGCACCACCCAATGTAGTATCCCACAATGCTAGTGTTTCCAATTCTCCCGCCGTAAATGATGTTGCTGCACTTGCACCATGTCTTAAACTTCTAATCTTACTATAAGTATTAGTAGTAGTCGATGTTGTTGTTAAATCAGAACTATTATCACCTGACGGAGATGCGTAATTTGCAGTTGCGGTTATACTAATTGAAGTAGAACCCGTTGCAGAACCAGTTACATAATAAGGTGATGCCACATCGGTTGTTACACTTGTCAAATTCCAACTATTAGAAGGATTTGCAGATGATGATGTAAATGTAATACTACCTGTTGCACCTTGTTCAATTTGATTTGAACTATATCCTAACTGAACCGATGGAGTTGAACTCAATGTCGGATTAGCAGGATTTGATTTAGATAAAGTTCCCGTTGTTGTAGTCGATGTTTTATATAATGAACCATCCAATGGAGAACTTGCAGTATATTGTAAAGTATAGGTATGTGAACCTGATGTTGTTGTACTATATGTTAAAGATGTTCCACTACCAACTTGTGTTAATAGAGTTGCCCCTTCAAATAAAGATGCACTTACTATTGTATATCCTTGATTATTCCAAGCCCCATTAACTGAATACGCATCGGTTACTTTATTGAACCTATCAGTTGCGAATCCACTTAAAGATGCTGCTACTGATGTTGGTGCGGTTGGTGTTCCAAAAATAAATTTAAGAACTCCGTTTGTAAATGTTACTGCGGTATTATTATCAAAATCAGCTACTTCAATTCCTGTCAATTGTTCAACACTATTAGTTACATAGTTGATATAACCACTACTTTGAGATAATGTTTCTAATGTAGTTGCTATTGATGAACTAAATGTGGTTAAATCAGCATCAGTTGCAAAAATATTATCTAAAGATGATGTTATTTGGTCAGAACTACTTATAATTCCGCTTGGAAGGTTATTTAATTCAGTAAATGAAATTTGAGATGAACCGGATATCACTCCATCACTTCCAGCTAATAATATGTATTCTTCACTATCTTTAGGACCTGCTATCCATCTATCATTAATTGAATCCCATAATAAAGAACCAGTTACTAAATTTGGGTCATCTAAATCTTTTACTAATAACCCACCATATTGTAAACCCCTACCATTTAATTCAATTATATTATCACCTAATTGAATTGTAGTTGAGTTAATTGTAGTGGTTGTTCCTTTAACTGTTAAATTACCATTAATTGTTACATTCGTACCACTTGCAGTAATTGCTGCATTAAGTGATTGTGTAAACGAATTAAATGAACTTGATAAAAGGAATCCTGCGTTTTGAATTTGGGTAGACCCACTTATTGTACCAGAAGGAACACCTGAGGATGCTAATGAATCTACATCTTGTCTAAGTCCTACAATTGATGCGGACATTAGAGATGATGATATCGTTAATTCAGCTACTGATTGACTTGTAGCGTAACTTCCACTTACAAATCCTAATGCAGTTATTTGTGCTGATGAACTTATTAAATCTGATGGTAGGATTACGTTTTGGACACTACCACTTAGAGTATATCTACTATCGTATGATGATGTAAGTTGTGATGAACCACTAATAGTACCATTTGGTACTGAATCTGATGAACTTACAAATCCTAATGCAGTTATTTGTGCAGAAGAACTGATTGTTCCAGCCGGTATGGTTGTTCCGCCTCCAAAACTACCTGATTGAGTAGCAAGAGTATCAAATTTTTGATTTATTGATGAAGTAAACGCATTTAATGCAGATATATCAGTTGAAGAACTGACAAATCCCAATGAAGTTATTTGTGCAGAAGAACTAATTGTTCCAGTAGGTACTGAAGCAGATGAACTAACAAATCCTAATGCGGTAATTTGTGAACTACCACTTATAATACCATTCGGTACGTTTATAAGTTGAGTATAATCATCCGTACCACCTCCTCCACCCCCTACTACATATCCTAACGCACTGATTTGTGCAGATGAACTAATAATTCCTCTACCCTTTGTTTCGTAAGATGAAGTTGCTTGGGTTAAGTTTGAAAGTTGTGAATTAACCGATGCAGTATAAGTAGCAAGAGTTAAATCCTTAGTATTTTGTGAACCACTAAAAGTATTTAAATCCGTTAAGATGCCAATTATTTGAGATGACCCACTAACTAATGTTGGTGCGTTAACAATACTACCAAAATTGATATTAGTTAATCCTGCACCATTACCCGTAAAGGTATTGGCCCTTATATTACCAGATGCGGTTATATCCGTAGCAACTAAAGACCCACTTACTGTGAATATTCCTTCAACTACTGAAGCGGTTACAACCCCCTGTATTTGTTTACTTTTAATAAGTGTAGCCATAATTCTTAAATATCCACTAGTTTTCCTTTAACCATAAATTCACTTATAAGAATCTCACTTGGAGTATAAGCTATTGCTTGATTAAATGTTATTATTATATTATTACCACTGGTCGTAACATCATATAAAGTTGGTTCTTGTAATATACCTTGTAGATATACATCTACATAATCTTTGGTATTATTAAATTTTAATTCTTCAAATTCAAATTTTTTATTAGTTAAAGTTAATGTAAATAGTGTATCAGTAAGTTCATCTAACTCCATATCATCAGTACCACCTATTAATTGGTATGAACGTCTAAATGTATCATCAAATACTTCATATATTAATTCCTTTACACGAGTTCTATCGTTAAAAGGAATTTTTTTTATTTTTGGTGCTACTTTCATAGTATTTCAAAATCTCCCTTCATTACAATATTATCGTTTGTAGTAATATCATATGCGTTTACAAAATTAGCTTTTTTAAATTTAACTAAAATATCTGCATTATACCCTTCCATCACATAATCTTTTTCGGATATGTATTGCCCGTTAATAAATATATCAAAACGTGCGTGTTCGCTTCGTAAAGGTCTAAGAAAGGATTCTAAATCTTTAAGTTTAGTATTTTTTGCACCCCATACCCAATATAGTGGGTGATTCATATCCATTGGTATCAATGAATACTCATTTTGGTCTTCAATTTGTTTTAATATTTTATTTAAATCATATATCATAATTCAATAAATTTTCCAGTTACTGCTATTTCATCAGTAGTTTCTATTGGGTATCCTAATTCATCCTCATTTGGATTTTCTATAATTTCTGCACCATCAAAAACAAATTGAATTTCATTTGTAGTAGCATCATATGAATAAGTGTATTTTCTAAATGGGATTAATACTCCATTTATATAAACCTTAAACCATTCTCCTGCAGCAACATATGTATTTCTCAATTCTGGCGGGCATATAGGTAATTTTACATTGGTTAACTTAATAGTAGATGAGTTGATAAAGATTGGTGCAAATGAACTTCCCAATACACCACCTTGTGCCCCTCTAATAGTAATAAAATCAATTAGGTCTGAATATTCATTATACATTTGTTGTCTTGTATAATTTACATTACCACCAGATAAATCAGTTTCTATACCCCATACTACTTTTTTAGGAGATAATGATTTTTTAGTAGTCGGTTGATTATCAAATTTTTCAGGTAATAAATACGCATTGACTGTCATTGTAAATGTAGTTCTTACAATTCTTTGTGCACCGTCTCCTACTTCCTGTTGATTCTCAAATGAATCTATTTTTGTACGAAATTTAAACCCAGATTGGTCTCCCCAATATTCATCCGTTGCATATTGAAATGCTTCAACGATTTTATTCATATGTTCGGTAAAATCTGTCCATATAATAACATCATAAGTTACACTAACATAATCCGGCATTGTTATATTATATTGTTCAACCGGTCTTTTAGTATCCGTCATTAGGCTAAACTTATCATACTTATGTTTTTTAGAATACATAGATATGGTAGGATATGATACATGACGATTCATTGTATTAGCCAATGATTCATCTCTAGCAATTGAATTTCGTTTGAATACAACTATTGGGGTTTGAACTTGTCCGTTTTTATCTCTTAAAAATCCATCTCTTCTTATAGCTTTCCATCTTTCTGGATTACCATATATTACAGGTACTTTTATTGATTCACCTAAAATTTCTAAACTAGGAACGACAGTATCTACCATATGTTCAGCAATTGCTAAATCAACATCATATAACTTCACTCCTTTAAACTGATTTTTGGGTTCAGTTTTAAGTTGTTCTGCTCTATTTAGTGGTTTTTTTAGTGGGTCTACTGCCATTAGTATGTTCTCTCCTCAATTTGAACTTGTGAACGTTTTACCATCATACCAGTAGCAACAAGTTGCATACTTGCATCTGAGAATGTGTTTGTAGATTGGTCATATATTTTTGATGAACCACCTATTAACATAGTATCCATAACATTATTTATTTCATAATAAAATTCATCAAACAAAATAATATCTCCGATTTCAGGATATCCATATTGTGTATTTTGTATTGCATCTGCAGGGATTTCGTTACCATTGATATCTCGTATCTTTGGTATCTCATGCGTTCTTAATCTTTCTTTATTAAAACGGAATTCTACATTTTGTTGTGTATCCGGTCCAAATTCATCATAATTTGAAGTAGTATTCTCTCTATCAACAATACACATCAAATTAGCGGGTGCATGGTATATTTTACCCAATGATTCACCATATAAATTAGTTTTTGATTCGCCAACTGATATTTTGAATAGGGTAATAGTTGTTTCCACTACATAATCCACCACTTCTTCAGCGATAGTTTTTATGAACTCCAAATCTCTACTATGAAAAAACTTTGGCATATGTTATTATCCTATGTATATTGCTAATGGAACTGATTTAATTATTTTTTGTTGTTGTTCAACCATATTGGATTCATTTTCCATTCTGGTCTTTTTACTAACCTCTTCTAAGTTTTCTCTCAATTGAGTTACTAATGATTCCTTTTCAGTTTGTGCTTCTGCCCTTAGTGCTGCACCATCCAATGAAACATCCGAACCAGGAATTGGTATAGTAGAATATTTTTCTCTAATTGCACCTAATAATTCTTTAGCAAGTGCAAGAGTATATTTTCTAATCCATTGTTTACCAACATCATTGATTTTTGAATAATCTTGAAACTGATATCCAACATTTGAATAATCACTTACAACATTAGGGGTTATTATAGTATTTCCTTCTCTAAAATCTTTCTTAACCATATACTCAAACCACAACCTTTCAGCTTTAGTTGGTATTGGGAATATTTGTATTTTATTATTTACAATATTGAATGTAAATGCAGATTTACGGAATTGGTCATTAAATTCAATTGCTTGAATTCTTAACATATCCTCATACATTGGCATTAGAATGAATTGTGCTGCGGGTGAGAACGAACCAAAGCCAAATTCATCAATTAAGTTCAAAGTACCTTGTCCACTTACTGAATACGGGTCAAAGAAACGTGATATTGCAGGTGTTGCTTCATGATATACTCTTGTTATATCAATTCGTTCACCACTTTCACTTACATCACCCCATAGTTCTTGTAAATCATAATTTTGATTACCAGCTTGAACTACGATATTTCCTTTTTTAATATCAATTCTACCACCAACATTTGCTTGAGTACCATAACTTTCTGCAATAGTAATTACATTGTTTAATTCGCTACCTAATACTGATTTGTTAGTAAAATTTGAACTTGTGGGTTGACCTTCAAGGGCACCCATATTGTTTCGTATGTTAAATTGATTAACTTGTGCAGAATATTCACTCACCGCCTCTTCAAACACCGCAAAGAAACTACTTGATATCAATTCTACATCTACAATTGGATAACCTAACCTTTGTGCACACCACGATGCAACTTTAGGGGCATCTAATTGAAAGTTTGAATCATTATCATATAATCCGAATGGGGTAGATGAACCAGTAACGAAAGTTGCCGTACCTGTCCATACTCTTGATTGCGACATATTTATTCTCCTTAATACATTTATTCTTATATAAATATAAAATAACAAAAAAGGGAGTGAATAAATCCACTCCCTTTCAAATCTTATGTTTTATATCTATTATCCTAAGTTAATTAGTTTATATTTTGTTGAGTATAATAGTTTAGCAATATTATCTAATTCATTCTGAATCCAACTTACCTTTAATTTATCTTGTTGTCTTTCATTTTCTAAAAATTTAATCAGTTTATCGAAATAAGCAATTATGTTTTCTTTTGATGAATCGGTATCTATTCCGTTTACTTGTTTGTAAGTTATCAAACCATATTTACCTTGATACGCCTCAATTAAACCATCTAATAGGGGTATAAGTTCCGTATAGTAAGTTTCTAATGCTAAATGTAATGCAAGAGAACCCGGTCCATTAACTCCTGTGTGGAATTGATGTGTTTGTGTTCTACTATGAAAAAAAATCGAAGCTAATTGTTCCATCTAATATATCCCTTTGGTAATAAGTATATAAAAAGGTTAATTTAAATAATTTTTGAATTTATTTTTTGTTTTGAAAACGGATAGTATGCACACAATTCTTGTGTATCTGGTAATTCGGATTCCCATATTTTTGCTATACTTAGCATATTATCATCATAATATTCTGATAAATGTTCTTTTACAAAATTGTGATGACACATTATGGTAGGATGCCCATCTAATTCGTATGGAATTTTAGTATCTTTAAAACCATATGATTGTGGGTTAGTTTTTGAAGAATATGATTGTAAACTTTCATTAATGTAGACATCCTTTTTGTAATCATTAAGAAGTAAATTTACATTATCATCAGTTTTTAATGTAATACCCATATCAGTTTGTAATAAATCAAATGCTTGAAGAATTTTATACTTACATCCAATCCCATCTAATAAGGCTTTAATAGTTTTAACCATAAACCAAGTGTTATATATTGAATGTTCATCACTCCACACTTCTCTTACAAATTTTTCCCCAAAAATATCTTCTGAGTTGTAAATATTTCCATTTAATATAAAAGCTTTATACTTTGGGTTATATATATCTAATCTATTAAAACTACTTAACATTATTAAAACCACATCGTTTTTAGTTATGTTTGCTTTTAAATGCATTTCGTATAATTTTTCAGCAGCATAATAATTACCTGCCCCTTGTTGTGCACAATTATAATGTTCTTTAAAATTTGTTGCTATTATGTTAGCCCAGGTGGGCCACATATATTTTGTGTAACTACATCCAAATGTAAATAATCTATTTTTTGTCATTATTATAAATATTATATACAAAAAAAAGGGAGAATCCTCCCTTTAACAAATGAACAAACAAACAAAACTAATATCTTAATACTCAATCATTGAGACCGGTACGTTGTATGAAGCAAATCCACCTTTTACTCTCAAATTGGCTTTAGTTCGGTTGATTTTAACAACCTCTAACTCTCTACCCATTAATTTGGGGTGATTTACTTTAACCGTCATACCTACTTGCAATGACAATTTCTTTTCTAACGATTCTATGGTACGTTTTTGCTTAATCAGTTCAATAACCATTTGGTTAACATTACGCAATTCTGCTACTGATAATTTTGATAATTCTGAATAATTCATGTCTTTTATGTTTTAAATTTTAATTAATCTATTTCGCCAAATACTCTAATCCATTCCTCATTGGTAATCCCCGTCATAAGGAACTCCCTTTCGTCCATTGTTAAGTTTGGAACGATGTTTTGTATCAATTCCGTTGAATTGCGACGATTCTCTATTCTTAATAACTCATCTTGAGTAACATTGATATTCAATGTATGTTCAATACCGGTTAAACTGCTGATTTTTGTAATATTCATATTTTTATATTTTAAGGGTTACCAACACAACATATCTCCTGCCTTATCCCAACTTCTAGCACCACTTTCGGTTGCTTTGTGAAGTGTATTGTAATCCACATCTAAGTTGGAATTACCGAACTGGCGTTTAAGTTCTGATTTGAATTCCGTAAGGTTCTTAGCCCAAACATCGTTGAACCCACCACTTACCCAATTGAATTGGTATCGGTATTCACCTTTTGAATTCTTTAACAATCTTTCATACTTTGCTCTATGTTTCATAATTTTATATTTTATATTTTATAGTTTATTATCTCTCAATCTTATAAAGCTAATCTACAACTTTTTTTCCACATTTCCTAATATTTTAGGACTTATTTTTATAAATAAGTTGGGCCATAATGAGACCATTTAGCTGTCCCCTCAAATATGTTTCCTCTACTATGTTTAGCCGGGGCTCTCCAACTGGCAGGTTTCATTAAATCACCTTTCTTAACCGGAACTCCCATATGGTAACCATCAAACATTGAAACGAACGCCCATACGTGGTTACTATCCATAATTTTCATAAACTTAGAACCCTTTTTAACCTTTAACGGGGTATAATCACTATAATACTCACCCGATTCGTGTCTTTTTTTACGGTCTGCATCAACCTTTGCTAACCAAATTTCAAATTGCGTTTTCATATATCTTATATTTTATTTTAACCATAAATTGTAAACATAATCATACTTTACATTCAAAGTCTCTGCAAGTTTCTCAAACAATCTCTCTCTGATTACACTATCGGTAACACCAATGTATCGGTAAACATCCTCACCAACAATCAGTTTATTTAATAGACCGGGAAATGTGGGGGTTTCATTCAATTCTAATCCCAAATCATCGGTTGGGAAGTTCTCTACATAATACTCTTTAATTGTGCTCATATTTTTTATATTTTATTTGTTTATCTCCTAATCTTATAAAGCTAAACTACACATTATTTTCCACAATTCCAAATTATTTCCCATTTATTTTCACTTTTTTTGTAAAATTTTTCATTGATTATCAATGAGTTATGGGAGGTTGACTATCAATGAGTTATGGACATAAAAAAAGGGAGAATATTTCTATTCCCCCTTCTTTATTATCGAATCGTTAGTTTGATTCAGTTATCGATTGTTCTTTATCTAAATTAGATAGAAGCCAAATCTTTAACATAAATCTTACCATAGAATTCTGGACGGACCATCTTCTTAGCGTAACGAGTCATAACACCACGACGAGGCGTGAAGTTAGATGGGTCGTACACTAATGGAGTCATAATCAATGGTACATATGGAGCATAAACCGCACCAGTCTCAAGGAAGTTACTTCCTTTGAATCCTAATAAGATTTCGTTAGAAGTCATATAAGGGTTCTTGTAAACTGTGTAACGAGATGCCAAAGAACCTACTTGAGATACACCAGCTGCGAAAGATGTAGCATCTTTATCAGCGTTAACTGTAAATCCAGGAATTGATTCTAAGATAGTACAAACATCTGGAGATGCAACGATGAAGTTAGCACCACCACGTAATGTTAATTGGTGAATCTTGTTAGAAACTTTGTTCAATTTAACACCTAATGTTTGGAACCATGTATTTTTTTGGTATGCCAATGAATTGTTACCTGCTGACCAAGTACCTGCTGCTGCATTGTACTCTTCACCGATTGAAGCAGACCAGTAATCAACTGTCAAAGCATTTGATTTTAACATATCTAAGATTTCTAAGTCAATCTCTAAAGAGATATATTCAGATAACATAGAAGTTAATTCAGCTTCAGCATCGATTGAGTGATATGCATTCAAATCTTGTGCCAATTCTGGAGTCCACACTGCTTTTAACTTACGAGTCTTAGCAACGATTGCCTCAGAACGTAATTCTAAGTCAACTTCTGGAATACCTAAATCAGTTGCTGGTTCAGTTGGGTTACCATCTTCGAAATCACCACGAGTGTTTGAAGTTGGAGCCTGTGCATATTTAACAGTGATTTGTGTGTGAGCACCAGCTGTGTATTTAGCATAGAATACGATATTATCACCATCAACTTTAGTAAATTGAGGATAGAACGCATCAGCAGCAGAGAATGCTGAAGATGAGAAGTAGAATGAACGTACACCATCTAAATCTGGTCTTGATAATTCTGATTTAGGGAATACAACTTTTCTTAATCCGCCTGTTGCAGTACCTAAAGCTACTGATGCAGATAAAGATGAATCGAATCCAACTTCTGCCCATGTTGCAGAACCAGTACTGATTACATCAGCAGATGCTACTAATGAACTAGATTCGTTAACTGTATAACCATAACGACCTTCACCATAAAGACCGTTTACTGCAGATTTAGTTCTACCGAAATCACCATCAAATGTTGAAGTACCTGCACCACCGAATAAAGATTTTCCAGAAAATGCTGGATTACCTGGAACTGCAGTACCATATTTGAAGTCTAGATAGAATATAAGACCTGAAGGTAAGTTCATTGGTTGAACTGAAACGAATTCTTTCGCTGCAATTTCACCAAAGATTCTTCTTACTAATGGTAAAGCGACGCCAGACCATTCTTCAGAACCTGCTGAAGTACCAGTTGCGGTAGCTTCATCCAATAATTGTTTCGCTTGGTTCTCTAATAGAACTGCGATTTGAGATTGCTCTCTTTCTTTTAAACCTTCTAAAAGACCAGTTGCTTCCCATTTGCTTTTCAATTGACGTGTTTCAGCCAACATTACCGCTTGTGGGTTCTTGCCTTCCATAAGTTTAGATAAATTAAAATTTGCCATTTTATTTTTTCTCCTTTGGGGTTGTTTTTTTTTGTTTATTTAATATTTGCTAATTTCTTGAAACGTTCTGCCATAGAATTGCTTTCTGCTATAATTGTTTTTGGAGCAGTTGAAGCAACTTTTTTCGATGCGAATGATTCATTCATTTTAGTTTGTTGTTTTACCTTCTTAGCAGTTCCACCAATTTTCATTGATTCAGCTAATGTAGAGAAAACTAATTTTACTTCTCTAACGTTTTGAGTTCTATCTAAAGTTTCAACAACTTTATGTTTTTGCTCATTAGTTAAATCGTAAGAACGGAATAATTTGTTAGTATACAATAATTTTGCATTTAACAAGTTTACTTCGTTGATTGTAGATTTCAAAGATTTGATAACTTTGTATGCTTCTTCTAAATCAGCTTGTAATTCAGCTTTTTCTTCATCAGCACCTTCTTTCATTTCCTCTTCTTCACCTTCCATTTTTTCGTCATCACCATAACCCATTTCACGTAAGATTTCGTCTAAGTCGATTTCTTCGTCTTCTTCGGATACTGGTTCTGCTTTTTCGTCACCTTCTGCAAAAGCTTCTGGTTTTTCTTCCTCTTCAACATACTCAGGTTTTTCAGTTTCGAATTTTACTTCGCCTTTTTCATCACCTTCTTCTGTCATTGGGTCGTTTTTACCATCTAACTCTTGTTCTAGTTCTCTGATAATTTCTTCTAAATCGAAATCATCTTCATCCATAGGTTCAGGTTTTTCTTCTTCAGAAATTGCTCCAGTTGGGTCGTCGTTAACACCATCACCATTTTCATCTTCATCAGATTCTGCGATTGTGTTGTTTTCGTCTTCTTTACCTGGTGTTGCTGTTTCTTTGTCAGTATCACCTAATTCTGTGTGTGCATCAGTTGAGATACCCTGTGGGTCTTTGTTCTCAACATCGCCAAATTTTGTGCTGTCTGCATCCGATGTGTCATCTGCACCATACTCTTCAGTTACATCTGCTGTCTCATCTTCTTCACCTTCCATTTCGGCTGTGATTTTCTTAGATAAGATAGATTGTAAACGTGGAGTAAAAGCTTCCTCTAATGCGATTTTAGCATTAGCGATTGCAGTTTCACGTACGGCTTTAGCATCAGCAATTGCATCTTTCAACAATTTTGAATTTGCCATTTGTTTTCTTCCTTTACTTTTTTTTCTGAAAATATTGAGTGATTTTCAATCGAATTGATTAAGTTAGTTGTTCGGTGACCTCACATAAGGGTGGGTATTCATTAACCAACGGGATAAAATTAAACCTACATTAAGTAGGTTATTATAGAAATAAATATATAAATGTTTACGAAACCGCAAAATTTATGTAAAATATTTTTAATCTCTTGAGGTGTCTTTATCTGATTGAGGTGTTTTTTTACTAACTTTCTTTTTCTTTTTAGTAAAAAACCTAATCGTTCTATCACCATCTGCAATCTTACCGAGAGCAACTCTTTTTTGCTCTTCTCTGATTGCCTTTTGTTTTTGTAATCGTCTTTTTGTAGTAGGTTTAACGTATTCCTTTCTTTCTCTTAGTTCTAAGAGGTGTCCAGATTCCATAACCTTTTTTTTGAATTTCTTTAAAGCCTTTGCAATGTCTCCATTACGAACTTCGACTGTAACTCTTGATAATCCGCTCATTAATTGTATTTAAATTGTGTTTGTAACTTATTTGGTAATAAATATGTCTTTTATAGATTATTTGCTTAAAAGGAACAATGCTTCTTCAGCTTCTTGTTGATTTTTAATCTTTGGGTCTTTATACATATCTACTTTATATCCTCTTAACGCATTTGATAAGAATATCATATACTTAGGATGTCCTAATTTTTCTTCTAACGTAGAAAGTGAATCATAGAACGATTGCTCGTTTCCTTTATTCATTTTTTCTGCTGCTTTGAATTCTTCTTTATGTTTATCAATATATGATGCAGTTGAATCTTTATATCCGTATTGTGCTTCGTTTACTTTACCACAATCAACACAATTAGTTTTAGATTCTTCTAATGGCCATTGTTTCAACCACTTTAACCACTCTTTAGTATTCCAATCGTTTCTTTGTCTTGCATCTACTTTATAGTATTTTGCAAATACATCTTTTAATTCTGATTTGTAATTAGCAAAACCGGGTATTTTAGATGTAACGTTTACAAATTCATTTGCACTAGCGTAATGTTCCATTGAGTTAGATAACATATCTACTAATGCTAACATTGCTTTATCATTACCTAACGCTTCGTTTACTGATTCATTCTTTGGAACACAATTAGGAACTTGAGCACCACCTTTACCTGGTTTCATTCCTATCATCTCATATCCTTTCCAACATGGGTCTTTCTCCCCACCTTGTAATTTACCATCTTCTCTCAATCCCAAACGTTCTCTCATTTGTTCTTCAGAAATTTCACCAATTTTATAGTAACGAGATAGGATATGTCCCATATCTTCGTATAATCCATGTAATCTTTGGTCTAAGTTCTTTGCTTCTATTGCAACTTGGTCGAATGATTTACCTAATTTAGTTAATTCATTCATATTACGTTTAACAGTATGTGCATCAAACCAATCATCTGCTTCGTTTACCGCCAATTCTCTAGCTGCATCGGTAATACCACCTAAAGTTTCTGCAACTTCAGTAATATCTGATTTTCTATCCATCATTTCTTGATACTTGTTGTATGTAGAAACGATTTCTAAGAAATGTTTTTTTACTTCGTTAGAAAATCTTTTTGGTTCTTCACCTTCTTTAACTATCTTTGATAAACGTATCATTTATTATCTCCTATTTTACTAATTTTGCTAATTTTATTGATTCTGATTTAAATGGATTAAATAATCCTCTATTATTTACTTCCTTTTCAGTAGATGGTGCAACTTTTGCATTTTGTTGGTGTTTGTTCTTTATTGGATTATATTTTTCCAATTCATCAACATTAACATTACCATCTGCATCGGTTTTAACCTCGCCCGATTTATCATCACCCATTCTTACAATACCAACTGTCTTTGTTCTTGTATTATATACTAAATCATCTTTTTTGAATTTACCTTCATTTGTAGTATCTTTTGTTTTAAGTACGTCTGCAAATGTATTTTCAATTTCATCCATCATATTGAATTCATTTAATTCATCCCAATCAAATGATGTTTTTAATTTAGTCCAATTTATTTTTTCGTTTTTAGGTGCACCCGATACAATTGTCCAAATCAAGTCATTACATACTTTTATTTTAGCATCTTTATCTTGTGAATATTTAGGATTATCTAATGCTTTTATAGTAGTATCATATACTGCTTTAACATTGTTGTATGCTAACTCTTTTCTAGTATAATGTATATCAGCTAATTTTTTAGCTGCAGCTTCTCTTTTTTTCTTAAAGTATGGAATTATATCTAATATGTCTTCATTTACCATTTTTGATAACGAAAGTCTACCTTCATTCTTCATATATGGTTTATTATCAAATACTGATTGAATTAAATCCGCTTCTTTATGAAATCCATTCATCCTTAATGTAAATGCTATACCATCTGCTGCATCAACTCCATCCCATCCTGATGCTTGTGATACATCCGTACCATAATCATCAATCTCACCAGTTCCGTTCATATAAACCGAACCATCTGCCGAATTCTTACGAATATCAGCCATTTTCTCTTTATACTTAGGGTCTTTGATTGACGGATATTCAGGTTTCTTTGCAAATTCAGGTTTTCCCTCAATCGCTGCTACTAATTCTCTTGCCTCACTATGGAAGTTTGAATCAGTTAGTGCAGAAACTGCTGCTTGAAACATTGCTTCTTTATATTTTTCATTACCCAACTTTTGTGGAGTAATTCCTGATTTCTCAGCTAATTTCTTAGCATCTTTATTTACCGATGGATTACCTGGTCTTTTCTTTTTAGGTTCTGATGTTGGTTCATCCTTCTTAGGTTCTGCTGCAGGAGTATTAAATATATTTGCGGTTGGTGTAGATGCCTTTTTAGAAACATCGCCCCCTTTACCATCTGCTTTTGAGTGAGTTCCTGCTTTGATTGCAGAATCTCTACTATCCTTTGATTTGAACACCGATGTTTTACCGGTCTTCTTATTAGTAGCAGTAAACGTTTCTTCGTTAAGTAAATTATTTAATTTAATCATTAGTTGATGTTCCTATATTTTAAAATCCTATTGAGACCGTTTTATTATCAAATTCTATCCAACGTATTTTTAATGCAATTAAATCTTTTAAATCTGATGGGTCTAATCTCCAATTTTTTTCTGCCATTTCAATATCAGCGATATTACCATGAATACCATCCCAAATTGTAATAACTTTACCATTAAAGAATTTTAAGAATTGTTGTACTTGTTTTTGTTTGTTAGAATCTAATTCTTTTAATTCAATTTCTGATGCCTCTTTAATTACCCTTTTAGTTTCAGTTAATACAGTTTTATGTGTATAAAGGTCTAACTTACCATCGGCTTTAATCTTAACCTCATAGTTAGTCTTACGAATATCGTTATGACCACCCTTAAAAGGTGTATCACCAACTTCTTTCTTAATACTACCCATTTCTATTTTGTTATCTCTTAGATAATCTTGTATTGAAAATGCCATATTGTATCCTTTATGCTAATTCAGTAATGATTTCTCTCATAAGGTCTTGTGCCTTACAATACTCACCACAAACTATAGCTTGTTCTTTTAATTGTCTATTTACTGATTCATTCATCGTAACCGGTGTCATAAATGCACCATGTGTAGATGGGTTAGAAACAAAATCCCAACCAATCAGTTCAAAATCATCACCCACTTTTACTTTACCTTCGCCAATGTTAACTACCGAACCCATACCACGAGAGGAAATACCCAAAAGGATACCTGCTCTTAATAATTCTTTTAAGATGTTACCTGATGGGGTTGGTAGAATTTCTACTGTGCCACAAAGGTCATCACCTTCCCAATGAATTTCTTTTACGTTATGTGAAACATTCTTTAAGTTGATAATACCAGAATCTGGATGGTCTAACTCTCCTAATGCACGTCTTTCTTTAATAAGAACTTCGTATTTCTTTGCTTCACGCATTAAGATTTCTTTAGGGTATATACGACCATTTTGGTTTTCTGCAACCGCTCTTTGAAGAATACCTTTAACTAAGGTTCTACCATTTGAATCTTCATTCAATTTTCCTTCAAATAATGTTGTTTCTATTAATAAATTTTTCATTATGCTCCCCACGTTTTTCTCTTTTTAAAGAGGTCAAAAAATATTGCAGATACTTCTCTACGAATAATATCACGAATAAGTTTTTCATCCTCAGTTGTGATTTCTTCTTTGACGATACCCCATTTTACTTTGGTTATCTCTTCGTTAATAATATCTAACAATCTTTTTCGTGTCATTGTTATTTTTTCTTTACTAATTCGTTTACACCTTCTACTAAATGTAGAACAAAATCACCATTACCATTTGATTTTACTACTTTATATTCTTTTTTCTTACCACCGGAATTGATAGTTATTTTTTCACCAACTTTAAATGCGTTTTTATCACCAGTTTTTAATACAGCAGGTCCATCGTAATCTTCGTTTACTGATTCGTTTGCTTTTTTACCAGCTCTTAAATCTGCTAAATCATCACTACCGATATCACCATCTTTATCAACATCTAATTTCTTTTGGCCACCAACTAATTCTTCATTCTTCTCGCCCTTACCATTCCATGCTGCATCAATTTTATCAAAGAATGCTTTCTTTTCTTCATCTGACATAGATGGAATTGATTTTCCAGCTTTATCTAATGCTTTTTGAAAGAATGCCTGATATTCATTTTCTTCAGTCATTACTCCTTTGATGATTTCTTTTAATCGTGTACGTGATATTTTCATTATTTTTCTATCTCCTGTATTGTTTTCGCTATGTTGATTAATCGTTCCTTTATCTTATAAATATGTCCATGCGTTCTTTTCCAAAATGTATCGGAACTCAATTCATTCATAGTCTTAATTTGATTATACCAACGGAAAAAAGTTTCAACTTCTTTTAATTGATATTTTAATTCTCTCAAACCAGTTGCTAACTTCTTATTAGCATGCATTGATTCATCGTTTTTTAATTCTAACCAACGATTTACCGGTCTTTGAATTTTCTTTCCCTCTGATAAACTCTCATCCATATGTTCTAAACCATATTTCATAATAGTTTTATCATCTAACATCTTACCATTAAGAGTAAACATACGTTTACCTTTATAATAAACTGACCAATTACCTTGTGGGGTTGCATCGACAGTAATATTTTTTAAATCCTTTATACTTCTATCATTAACTTGAATAGCATCTAAGAATTTTTCTGCTTTAGGGTCTAATGCTTCGTTTACCGATTCATTTGTTGATACAAATAATCTTACTGAAAGAATTACATCTTTATCTATATTTAAACTTCTTACTTTATTTTTTTCTAAATCGTAAGCCGGATTGATTGTATTTGCTTTTGCAATTACACCATCTTTAACAAAGTGTGGTTGTAATCCAGAATAGTTATCATCTCTAAACATAAAAACATCTTTAGGAGAATCCTTAGATATTTTAATTATTTTCTTTAAACCTTCCTTACCGATAAAACATCCACCTTCACATTTACTTCCACCATAAGTTTTACCTTTTTGTAATGATGCTTCGTTTACCGATTCACCTAATCTATCAAGCATTCCACTTACAACTTTATTAGTTATTTTATGGTTATTATCATTAAAAGCTTTTAAAATTGCGTGATATACATTTGTACCACCTTTAACATTTTTTTTCTCTATTTTTAGTTTTTTACCATTTTTTAATGTTACTAAAATATAGTGTGGGTTTACAAATTCATCCCAATCTTTGTAGATGGGTGCATCTTCGTTTACTGATTCGTATTTAATCATATCGGGGTCAAACTTGTCAAAATTCTTCTTTGCCCATTTAACGGCATCTTCATAAGAATTAAATTTAATCCTATCTTGTTTGAATCCCTTTTTCTTATTTAGAAAATCAATATAAACTTTGTCTTCATTTATGGATTCATCAATATTATTAATATCATTATTTACTAATGTATAACCGAATTGTGTTGCAGTTTTTTTTCTTTTTTTATCAGAATTTTTACCAGAAAAGGCATGAGGAGTATCGTAACCATCAACATTACCTGTCACATTGGCTTCATCTAATTCATCTTCGACTTCCTTAATAAGTTCGTCTATAAAAGATTTAATATTTTTTTCTGACATTGGTTATTTCCTTTATTAATTCGTATGATATCATCAACGCTGAAACCTGTTCATCCGTAATTTTCTTTCCTATCTTTTGTGTTTTCAAAACATTGATAGTTTCTTTTAATTTAATTTTTGTGATTTTATCATTAACTTCGGAATGTAATTTGTGAAGTTCAGTTACTACTTTCTTTAATTGTGAATCGTAGTATTCACCGAATTTAGATGTATTATTAACATTATTAATAAATTCTCTTAAAAGACCTTTTTGGTCGTCGTTTAAGTTAGTGTATTTGGTATTAAATGTTTCAACTAGTATTTTATATGTCAACAATCTCAAATCTTTTTCTTGATTCTTATATGTTTCCATTAATTTATCTTCAATCTTCTTAATAGATACTGTGGTTGTAGATACGTGTTCTACTAATGTAATCTTAGCATCAAATACATCCTTAACATTAGTTACATCTTGTATCTTTGCTTCAAAAATCTTATGAACCGATGCTAATACTCTATAATTAGAAACAGGAGAAGCAACAAATTCTTCAATATCGAAATTTTCTTTAATAGCTTTTACTAAGTTATACTTTTCTCTTAATAATTTAGTTTCATCTAATTTAGTACGAGTTTCGATAATAGCATCAATAAATTTTTCTGCTTTACTTTCTGAATTATATTTTTCAGTTGTAAGTAAATTGAATAAACGCAATTCCTTTGCTAATTCGGTTTTACCACCAAAAAATTCTTGTACTATTTTTTTAGCCTTCTCAACTGGAGCATTATTTAAAATCTCCAATGTGATTTGACGAGTTAAGAGTTCAAATAAAAACCCTGTATTTTTAAATTTCGAATGTTTAATTTTTTTCATTGTATTTTAAATCCTTATTTTGATAGACTCAAATTTCTATATATAAATATAAAAAATTCTAAGTTAGATTAATTTTCCGTATCATCGATAATATTAGTTTCATCTAACATATCTTTAGTTTCGTGTAAATATTTCTTTTTTGATGAAATCCCATTGATGTAATTCATTGCTTTTGTTTCAGATGTTCTACTTCTCTTTGAAGTTCTCTCATCATCACCTAATGGGTCTCTTCCATAAGGATGTTTGTCTTTACCATAAGTATTACCTTCGCGGGGTCTACCACCTTTATCCTTCAATTCTGTTTTAAGATTTTCTAAACTTTCTTCAACATCATTTTGTTTTGGAGGGTTTGCAGGGTCATTACCATCGTTTTCTATTGAGTTATAACGGAATGTATCTTTTAAATCCTCAACCACTTTACCTCTTTGTTCAGTTTGTTCTGTTTCTGATAATTTAAATATATTTTCATATATCCAATCTTTAGATAACATCTTTAAACTTTGCATATCAGTTGCTAAACGGATTTTCTCACTCCATAAGTTTACTTTCTCTTGTTCGTAGATTGTAGATGGGTTAACTAATCCAATTTCAAAATTAGTCATTTCAGAATCTTGAATACCATTACCATATAAGTGGATAACTGCTATTTTAGATAATTCTGAAGTAATTGTTCGTTGGATTCTTTCGATTGTTCTTGCAAAACGTACATCTTCTGCTGCTAGGGTTGCTTTACCATTTACATTTTCATCATATCCCAAATATGCTTTAGGAATTTTTAATGCAGCAAATAATTTAGCTTTTAAGTAATCAATATCTTCAATTGAAGCGTATTCTAATCCTGCTAAGTTTTCAATAGCAGTTCCACTATCACCACCTCTTACCGGTAGATAAAAATCTTCCGTAAGGTTTTGCATATTATACTTTAAATTGTAATCACCACTTGTCTTATCTAAGAATGGAACTTTTTTCATCTTATTGATAATCTTTTGCATGTAGTTATCAACTTCCGTTGGTGGAATATTACCAATATCAATTTTGAACACTCTTTTTTCAGGTGCTCTCATAATACGATGGATTAACATCGCATCTTCCATTAGGGATAATTGTTTCCATAACCTTCTACCATTCTCAATCATTGATTTACCATAAGGTAACCAGTTGGTATCTGATAATAAACGGAAATGTGCCATTTCAAAGTTATCATACTCTACTTTACCGATTGGGTCTTCTTGTACTTTGAATTTAACAAGTGAAGTATTCTCAGGGTCATGTCCTTCTATTCTTTCAGTATTGTATTGTGAGTGTGGAGTAACGTTTACTATACCTTTACCTTCAGCAATCTCAAGTCCTAAAAAGAAATCACCATATTTACACATATTACGTGTCCACGGCCATAAGTTAAATTCAACATTAAGAATATCATAGAAAAGATTTTCTAATAATTCTTGTACTCTTTGATTATCTGAACGTATTGTTAGAATATCACCAAATTCATTTTTAAGTGTAGATTCATCAGCGTAAATATCTAATGCAGATGCTATAATTGGGTCTTGGTCCATTGCATCAAAATCTCTAAATACTTCTCTACGAACTTGAGCGTATGCCATTGATTGTGCACCACCTGCTTGTTCATAAAAAGATTTTTGTATTTTTGTGTACCTATCTTTTAATGAAGATAGGTTTGTTTGTTGTTTTTCATCCGCATCAAAAACTTTTCGTTTTCCACTAGCATCGACAGTAACAATTGCCTTTGTAGAGAAAAGTTTTTTTAACCGATTGAAAAATGTAGTATCTGCCATATTTTATTTTTTATATTAAAATTATATTATTTAATAGTGCATCTTATTATACACTATAAATATGTTGAATTTTTTATTTAATCAACCAAGTCAAATCTTCGTCTTGATTACCCACTCTCATTGACCACGGATTATCATCCATTGAACTACCACCATAGAAACCAGATTCTTGTATTTGTTGTTGAATTCCACCCAATGATTTAATAGTTAAATCGATTCCTTCCTGTCTTAATCTCAATGCGGTATCTCTAACCCATAGAGCAATCGATAACGCCATCACTAAGTCATCATTGTATCCCCTCATTGCTTCTGCACGATTGTTGTTCCATATAAAGGTAAAAAGCTCCTCTATCAACCTATTAGAACGTATGGTGATAGATTTCTCTCTGAAGTAATCATCTAACTTTGAAATAATCAAAGGTCGTGTCTTAGATGTAGTTGAAAAACCTGCAACCATACCTCTTTCTTCTGCCCTAAACTTATTATGCATCTGATGTTCAACATCCACATACTTTAAATCCTTACTCATATAGAATAAGTTTTTATATCCCCTATCGATTACCTGTTGGATAACTGCCCAACCAATATTTGCGTTCTCTATTACTAAAAGTGCTTCGTTATAATCAGTTGCTAAGGAAACTAAGAAATTTCCAAAATCTTTTGTATCTAATTTTCCTTTGTATTCTGCTACTTGTACCGAATTAACAATATCAATCACTTGTGCGGCGGAGTAATCCGTAGAATCTCCACGGGCAACGTCCGCAACAACCATATATGATTTTTGATAATCGGGATATTCCCATTTCCAAAGATTCCCATCAAAGCCAGTTTTTTCTAATGGTTCTTGTACAAAAGATTCTTTATAAAACATTAGAAGTTGTGGGTCTATGACACTATCACCGGATGATACGAAATCACAATCGCATTCCTGTGCTGCACCCTTTGCTCCTAAAAGTATTTGTTGTTCATCTCTCCATTCTTGATTTCTTTCGGGGTGAACCGTCCAATGTAAACGGACTGTATTGAATCCATTAGTTCCATCCTCTGCACCAACCCAAGTCCTATGAAAGAAATTACCCACACCATTAGGAGTAGAAAGAATAATTGCATTACCACCCGTTGATAGAGTAGATTGTGCAGATATCCAAATTTCTTCAATGTTATCAATGAATGCTGCCTCATCAAATACTAATAGGGATAGTGCTTCAGAACGACCAGCATCACCTGCTGCAGAAGTTGCTTTTGCCTGTGAACCATTTGAGTATCGTAATGAAAGTTTATTATCTTCAACTGTTGTTTGTTTTAACCAACTAGGTAAATATTGATTCATTACCCTAATTTTAGTAATAAGGTTTTTAGCAACTTCTTGTTTAGTTGCAATTACCAATACGTTAAAATCTTGATTAAATAACATCTTCCACAATGCAAATCCCGCAGTTAAGGTAGATATACCAGTTTGACGAGATTTTAGAATGATGTTATATCGATGGTCTTTGAATTGTGTTAGTGTATTTTCTTGAAATGGATATAAATGAAATGGTATTTTACCGCGGACAGGGTGTTGAATCATACAATACTTTTTCATAAAGTATATAGGGTCACCAGCACATCGTTGGTATTCTAATTTTATTATATCTTTTAAAGAAGTTCCTGCCATTATTGTTTTGTATTAAACGTAATGTTCACAATTATGTTCTTTTAAAATTTCAAATGCTTTATTACGGAACTCTTCTACTTTTTGTAACTCTGCTTTACCATTTGTAATAATTTCCATTATTTCAGCACGAGTATTTTCTACTGAATTTGGTAATTCCCATTTTTCCGTAGTTCCATCCTCATTAATATATTCATAATAAGGTTTCACATCATCGTGTGCCTGTTGGAGTTCTTCTAATTTTATTTTACCATCAATTATCATACGAGTGTATATTTTATAATCCTCATATTGTTCCCATACTCCGGCAACTCGTACTTTATGTTCTCTTTCCGCTAAACAATTGATACAATATCCAGTTTTTTTAATAACCTTCTTGTGATTACTATTAATCTTTATTGTAGTGCAATCTGGATTAGAGCATCTTTCCAATTCTGCTATATATTTTCTGATTTCATCAAATGCTTCAGAGTTTTTAGAAGTTTTCATTGTGAATCCTTCTTTTTTCTCATATCTATGATGCTCATCTTCCCAAACATCACCAACCTTTCGTTCTACGTTAGCGGTTTCCCATCCAACTGTGGTGTTTTTAGCATATTCACCACCCGTCATAACCATATCCACCAACTTCCTACGAGTTGGATGCATAAACTTTTTGTTAAATTCCTTTGCCATTATTCTATATTAGGTTTTTATTTTAATACATATATAAGTATATATAAAATAAATTATGCGTAAAAAATACCTAATAATTGATTGAGAGAAGCGAACGCTCCTGTTAATTTGAATGTCTGTCCGTTATATACAAATACAATTCCTTCGATTGGTACGATTCTTTTAGCACCACCAATTGCATTTAATCTTTTAAGTTCTAATTTTAGTTTATCTATCTTTTTAGGGTCTCCACTTGCCTGAACATCCTTTATAGTTTGTTCTAAACGTTTCTTCATATCCCTTAGAGCGGAATCTGGATTAACTGTTAATACCGATGCGGTAAATTCTAATACATCTGCACCAACTCCTAAGAAAATATCTTCAAATTTCATTAAGTTATCTTTTGAAATACCCTTATGGTCTTCTTTATCTATCTTAGTAGCCCATGCAAGAGTTTTTTCATCCTTAATTGAATTCTTATCAATACGGAATCCCTTTTCGTTAAACGCCCATCTCTTAACTAACCCCATTTTAGTGGCGTTATCTAATGTAGTTGGTGTTTTCTTATCTACAAAGTTCTCCCACCATGCTTGATGGTAATCGGCAACACCTGCAGTATCTCCTAATCCAAATTCTTTTTGCAATTTAGATATCATAGTAAGATACTTACCTTTCTTAGATGATAGGTCTTGTGATTTTGGTAACTTTAATACCGGTGGCCCTTGTAGTGTATACTTTGATTGAACATCTGCGTTTACTTGTTTAAGCATTCCACCCAATACTCTACCTGCTTCTGCTGATTCCCCTATTGCATCACCATTCTCATCGTACTCCATTGTTCCGTGAAATACTAATAGTGGTTGTCCGTAAGGAATGACGTTGACTGAGGTAGGATATATCACCTCTATGTTCATAAAACACGAACCATTCTTAAATACCTTATCTTTTTGTGATTGGGATAATGATTTTATAGCATTAGATAGGTCTTTCATCGCAAAATTGTAGGCATCAGTTAATTCACCTCTACCCGCAAACTTATCTGCTACTCCGTTGATATCTAACGCCCCTGCACCTTTGTTTTTCAAATGTGATTTGTTTCTTGCTGCTACTAATCTACCATCTATCCAACTAATTGCTAATGCTTGACCATCGGTTTTCTCTCTAGCAAATTCTAAATTACCATCTAATGCACGATTTACGATATCTTTAAGTTGACCAAAGGTTAAATTGATTTCAGTATCAAATGGATGATTCATATGTCCATATGCACCACCTTCCATTAGTAGGGATTCATTTATTGATTCCGTATTTAAAGATAATAAATCCCAATCTAATTCTTTACTATCAAAATCAATGCCATTACTATAAACATCTTTTACTATTACACCTACTTGTTTCATTTGGTTTGCTAAATCCTTAACAACATTTGGTTTCATATTAATAAGACTTACCGAACCTGCACCATTATATTCATACCCACTTCCCTCATATTTACGGAAACCTCTTACACTAGTACTATATGATTCTACTTTTTTTATACGATTCTTTTTAAAAATAGCATTTATTTCTTTTTTTACAATATTTCTTTCAGCTTCATTTATAGATTCGGTTGTAAATACAGGAGTAGATGATTTAAAATCAGCTTTTCTCATTATCGTCTTAGCAATCAATCTATCAGCCACTTTAATAAATGCTATATTGATATTTGATACTCTATCTTTAACTACAAACTCTTTATATTGTTTTAGAAACTCTAAAAATTTCTTTTTGTTTCTAGCCAATCTTTTAAATAATCCTGTTAATTCTGCAGGAGATATTTCTTTACCATTTCGTGGGTCGTTTAACCTTTGAAAGAAATGGTCAGTTTCCCTTCCTAAATCAACATCAGTTGGACTCATTTGTGAATCAGCATATTTTTCAACCGAATCCATATCAGTCTTAGCCATTTCAACTTTAACTTTTTCTCTTAATATTGCACTTTGAGATGAATAAAAGTATCTATCAATTAATTTATTTTCTACTTTTTTAAATCCTGCACTTTTATGACAATTATGGAATGGGTTTTGTTGTTTCACCAAAAGTATTTGATGTGTTATCTCATGTAATATTGCCCTTTCTATATCAGTAACCTTACTCAAATCAAAGGTAATGTATTCTGGTATAAATGTGTTAGAATCGTATGTAGTTGCAGCACCTGCACGACCAACTGAACCGAATTTAACTGCGATAGGTTTTATATTTAAATCTTTACAAATTGCTTTGTAGTAATTTACAACACTTTCTTTTTTAACTTCGGTGATAATACTCTCTTCAACTTTTTTTAATTTAGTATAATAGTTTTCATCCTCCCAAATATGGTCTTTTGCTATTTCAGTTGCAAACCGAATATCTGATGTGTGTTCCATTTCTACTTTAGCACCATCTTTGATTTTTTGTTTTATTACATCAATTGTGGTGTTATATTTTGTAGCAAAATCATCTAATGTTTTATCAGTTGATAATCCACCGGGTATAACATCCGTTTGAACTGCTATTTCTTCCAAATCATCTTCAAAATCTGGTTGACCCGAATCTTTTACTTTAAAATTAGCTTTTTTATTATCGTATTTTCTCGGATGTGTTCTTGCCCAATCTGCGTAATTATTAACTGTTCCATCATAGTAATAATTTTCTTTAATATCACCCTTTTCATCTTTGTTAGAATTAAATGATTCTATTGCAGAAGCCATTACTTCATTTGGTATTTTTGCATTTTCTAATTTTTTACTTATGATAGCTATAAATTTTAACATATCCGCATCTGGTTCTTCCTCTCCTGCAAATAAGGCTGCTTTACCTGCCCCTACTGCAAGAGTTTCAACAACTACATGTGGAATAAATTCCATCATTACGTGTTTACCAAAAGCAACAGCTCCATGTGCCAATCCACCTCCCGCTGCACCAAATGCTGCTGCTAATGCAACTTTTTTTGCAACATTAATTAGGGCTTTCTTTTCTTCTTTTGATACCTCTTTACCACTAAAAAAGTTTTTAACGCCACTACCGGCTTCTTTAAACAAATGAACTTCGTGTTTGGCACCATATTTAATTGCTTCTATTGCACCTTTAGCTTTGTCTTTAACTGATTTAGCAAAACTTCTTCGTTCCGGTGATTCTCCTTTATGCACTTTTTGTATGAAAAATTGTTTTTCATCTAAACTCCAATTCTTCACACCATCTTTAATTTTTTGGAGAGCCATTGGAGCATTTTTATTTATATCCACCTTTGGACTAAGAGAATTAGGTACATTTTTATCTGTCTTTGGAGTATCTTGTGTATCTTTCTTTTTGTTTCGTTGTCTACGCAAATCAACATGCGAATTACCAACGGGTGCAATTACTGTATATCCAGCATCTTCAGCCTCTTTGATTTTTCTATCTAATTCTTTTTGACGGAATCCATTGTATGCTTCTTGGGCTTTAAATATTTCAGTTTCACCATACCCATCATCATCTCTATAATTTAATTCGTAAAGGTCTTTTTGTTGTGCATCAGTTAGGTTATTCCAATCAACCTCACCATCGAATTCTGAACTTCCACCTTTTTTTGCTTGGTCTATTAACCATTCTTTTCCTTCATCATCTAAATAATCATCAGGTGACATATTTTCATCAGGACCATCTTGTCCATACATATTTGACCACAATGCAGCTTTTGCTTTTGATTTACTACCACCTACCGATTTTGCTACTTCATCAAATACAGGCGATTTATCATCCAATACATCTGCGTTTTCATCCCAACTACTTTCTTCCGCATTATCAAAATGTCCTTTTACTGCATTTCTAAATTCATTTTGTTCTCCACCAAATTCAATATTACCATTCTTATCTTTACTCATACCACCCTCACCCACAAACATTACTTTTGTATCTTTAGGTAAAGTTTTTATTTGTTCTATTGTTTCTTTATTACTTTTCTTTCTTTTTCCGTGTTCAACTCCAATAATCAATGAACCATTTGGTGTTACATCAATATCTAATTCTTCACCATTTTTTGTTTTTCTATTCTTTAATTTATTTGCTACTTCAGCAGTATCAGATGATGATTTTGTAGGTTCTTGTTTTGGTTCTTCTTTAGGTTGTTTAACACTTTTATCGTGTTTAAACATATCCGCCCCTTGTACTGCTTGACCAGTTGGTTTAGCTTCACCACCCTTATCATCTCCCCCAATAGGACTATATTTTCCACTATCATCTTTTTTAAATAGTGGTGCACCTTCTACATCTTTTTTACTTTTTTCTTTGTATTTACCATATCCAACATGCACGTATTTATCATCTTCACCATCACTTTCAAATAGTGAATCTAATAAATCAGAATAATCAGATATTAATTCTGAAATGGAGTCTTTTTGTTTTGCTTTCTTTTTCAATCTCTTTTCTGCCTTTTCAATTTTTTCAACTTCGTGAGTGACATCAACATCATCAAACCCAAGTGGATATGTAGTTGGTTTATTCAAATTTCTAGCGTTGTTTTTTGTTTTAATTTTAAAGGTTATTTGGTTTTCATCATCTGATGCATATATTGCATCTGCTTTTGGAAAATCAGTTTGGGTATATCCTCCTCTAACAAACCAATCATCACTACTATTAACTCCATCATCACCACCCAATACTCTTGCCTTACCTTTTGGTAGATATCCACCATCGGGTTGTGAATCATCACCGCCAGAGACAGTTGCTGCCTCTTTAAAAATATTTTGTTTTGGTAGAATTCTAAATGTAGCCACTTTTTTACCATTAATCGTTGGCATTCCATGTTCATCTTTACCAATTGTTTTAACTACTGTTTTTTTATTTTTAAATTTACCCATTAATATAGTATCACCTATATTAACATCCAATTTAATTTCTTCGTTTACTTCATCTTCATCATCTAACTTCTTACGCATCTTTTTCACATCTTCAGGTTTCGGTGCACCATTAATCGTACCATTTGGTAATGATATTCCGATACCCGTTCCACCTGGCATTCCTTCACTCATAGTTTTAAGTTTAAGAGTAATCAGTTTGAATATTTTTTCATCAAACTTTGGATATGCTTTTAAGAATCCAGCCTTTTGTTGTTCTTCATCGCCCTTACTTAACCAATTTCGTACATTAGTACCTGATATTGGGTTTGATTGTGATGGGGATACATACACATAACCCCTTTCTTTATATCCTTGTTCTATTTTACCTTTATATTTCTCAAAATACTTTCCACCCAATCTCATCTCATCTTTTTCACCAACAACACTTATATAACCAGTTGTAGTTTCATCAAAGTTTTTTAAGATTTCAGTAGGTGCATAAGGATTTTTAATCTCAACTATTTTGTTTGGTGGAATACCAAACATTTTAGTCATTATTATTTTCTTTTCCTTAAAATTAAATGGAGATTGTCTATTATCGGTTTTATTAGATGTACCAATAAACACTTTATCCTTACCAAACTTTTTACAAAGATTCTGATAAGTTGCGTAGTGGCCCTTATGAAAAGGTTGGAATCTACCTGAATATACTACAACAAAGTTGTGTAATTCGGTATCTTCTAATAAAATTTGATTGACAAGATATTGACTTAGTTCATTCATTTGTGTAGTACTCTATTAGTGTATAAATATGAATGAGTTAAGAATTAATGATTTTTATAAACGAATGGGTCTCTTTTACGGAGTTCTTCTAACTTTTTTTTATATAATTCTGCTTGTTTCTTTTTATTTCTTTTTTTGTTAAAGAAATCTAATATTTTTTTAAATAGTTTCATATTTTTTTAATTTTGAGTTTTAGTTTCTTTCCAATATGTTCTAAATACATGTCTATTCCAATTTTTAATTTCAGTAACCGAATGTTGTATACCCATTTTATTAAAATACGAATCAAATACAATTAATTGATTTTTTTTGGGTCTATGTGTATAAATTATATTATTTTTAATAACCTCTGGACTTTCGGATTCGGTTACATCACTATAAAATACAATTTCACCACCCTCATCCTCATCTTTCATTTCATTTAAATACAATGTAGTTGTACAAATTCGTGGATTGGATTCTGGACTAGTATCAGAATGGATATTCATTATATGACCAGGTAGATATGTGAGTACATCTTGATGTTCTGCTTTTAAATTATTAATATGTTCTGTATATATACTTTCTAAATAAACACTTATGTGTTTGTTAGTAGTATTCAATAAAGTACGGTCACATGGACTTTCAATATCTTTTCTATTAATTCGTTTACTACCAATATTTTTAAAATTATTCCATATATATGCTTCATCTTCATTTAAATTGGTAATCAATTTATTAAATGACATATTATTGTTTGGATTTTCATAATCATGCAATCCAAATCGTGCAACAAAATTTTTTTCTTCAATATGTTTTTGACAATCTTCTAATAACAAATCTAAGATTGATTCATCTAATGCGTTTTCGAATATAAAAACTTTATTATTTATATTTTTGATAAGTTTCATTTAAAGTAAATCTACTAATTCTCCATTTATTATTTTATTTAAATTCTTTACATATATATCTGGAACCAATTTATCATTAAATTTCATTAAATGTGTTCTATTATGTTCTAATATATATGCCATTTTTGAAATCATAATATCCCATTCTTCATTTGATACTAAAATTAATTTTTTTATAATTTCGTATACAGCTATAATTCTATCACTATTGTTTTCTATATCATCATAACTTTCATCCCAAAAATCAGAGAAAGTTTTAAATCCCAGTTTTTTTAATTTTTTTAAAATATGGGGTCTTCCCAACATAACAAATGGATGTAAATGTGCTATTGGTTTTAAGGTTTTTTCGGATATATAATTTCCTGCTTCATAGAAAAGAGTTTCGGGTACAATACTGAAATAGGTTTCTTCATATGGTTTTTTAGTTTCAAATGCAAATCCCCATACTGATTCAATATCATCATAATCAACTATTTGTTTTTTTATTTTAGTTAATCCGTGAAACCCAGTACTCATTTTTACACGAGTTTGGTAATCAGTTAAATATGGTTTATCATCATACCCACCACCACTTACTAAATCCAATCCAGCATCTTGTGTGTACAATAATTTCATATCAAACGATGATAATGTACTATCTAATAATTTATCATTTTGTAATAGGGAAAGAATGATTAATCGGTGTGGTCTAAGTCTCCTATTTAGCATCAAACACTTCTTTTTTCTATTCTTTATTTTAAAATAATCCGTTGTTTTACTAATTGAATTTTTATTAGTACTACCATTAAATGATAGTTCAGTATTTCCTCTCATTAAATCAACTGTTTCTTTTCCTTTTGCAAAGAATGGCCAGGGATAACAAGTCGTTTTTAATTTGAATTTTGGATTTTTATCTTTTACATAATATTCAGTATACAATTCAGTTGTATTAACTGCCGAAGTAATAAAAATTACTTTAGATGGACATATATTATGGGTTTCGCACGCAGTATGTATGTTGTAAAAAATATCTGGTTTTATATCACCCTCACTACTATAATCAAAAATTAAATAAAAATTCTTAGCTTTTAAATATTGTTTAGCTCTTTCAGATATAAAATCAAAAACATGCTGATTCTGATGATATGTAAAATCTTGACCCGTAGCAACTAATACATTTCCGAATGGAGTAATAGTGTAAAAATAATTATCAGTTGGATTGCCAACTATATTAGTTTCTTCATCATATCTTAAATCAAAAATATGAATATCAGTAATATTAAAAGGGCCGATGTTTAGATTACAATCATATACTGCTATTTGTAAATATTTTTTATTAAATTCATCAATAAAAATATTATCAATATAAAAATTACAATCCCACATATCGGATGTGTATTTATAATTTACACCATTTGGTATAAACCCACTTGGTCCAATAAAATCAAAAACTCTATTAATTTGCATAGTATAACTCTGGATATTCTGCTAACACATGAATACCAATATTTTCAGTTGCGTATTTATAAGATAATTCAACATCTTGCCAAGTCTTTAAATCATGAAATTCTATATTAGGACACATTGATTTAAATTCATCTATATAATTTCCTTTATGTTGATGACCAGGGTCTAATGGTTTATCTGAGCCCTTGCCTACTCTAATTAGGATATGTGGATTCCATTGACCATTAGACATTTTTTTAATTTTATCTAAATGATTTACCAATTGGTTTCCTGCACATATTACAAAATCCCAACGTGGATAAAATGAAACTACTTTATGTCCCGTCATTGCCAATCCCAAACTCATTCCCATTTGAGTTTCTTCCATAACAGGAACTTCAATCATTCGTTCTTTTGGTAACCCATCAATCGTTTTTGACATTGGATTTCCATAATAAACAATTTGTTGACCAATTAGGATTGTGCTTTCATCATCCATTAATGTTTTCATTGCAGTTGTTAATGCATCAACATATGGTGTAAACTGAGGTGTACTCATTATGGTTTTGAATTTGGATTAAATTGATTTTTATTTTCTTTATACCATTTAAGAGCATCAGTCAATCCACTTTTCAAATCATACTTTGGTTTCCAACCCAATGATTTTAATTTAGTGTTATCAAGTAATCTAACGGGTATCATTGGTGCTTTATTATTTACATACTCAATTGGGTTAATATTACCTTCAATCTCTTTAATCGTATCTAAAACTTCATTTACAGTATATCCCTCACCATATGATACATTGTATACATCATAAGTGTGAACGTTTTCTGCTACACATATAAATCCACTAACCATATCGTCCACATGAATTACATCTCTAACTTCACTACCATCACCCCATACTGGTATTGGGTTTAGGTTATCCGCCACCTTTCTAATATTTGCGGGGGTAACGTGACATTTTTCATAATCAAATTTATCATTTGGGCCGAATGCATTTGAAGGTCTGATAACAATACATTGCATTGGATTGTGAATTTGGTTTGAAAAGAAATCACAAAGAGTTTCACAATAACGTTTCATCCAACCAACTGCTTTATATACCGGTACAATTGATGGAGTTTGAATTTCCATGTCTTCCGTACAAGGTACATCTCCCATATCAGGATATGTTGTGTTTGATGATATAAAGATAAATTTCTTTACTGAATTAATCCAAGCCTGTTCCATCAGATTGACGTTCATTTCAATATTTGGAGTAACGTGTAATAGTGGATTAAACTTAGTATCTAATGCGTTTGATGTATTCGCTGCACAATGGAATATTACATCAACTCCAATTGTAAGGGTTTTACACATACCATCATTTCGTAAATTTGCTTTGACAAATTCTATATTTTCAGAACCTTCGAAATCATTTCTTAATGGTCTAGTGTTTGCGGTTGCTCTTAAATTTGTGTAACCTTGTTCATATAAACTTTTTAATAATCTAGAACCAATAAATCCACTTGCACCAGTTACTAAAATTTTGTCTGTTTTTTTCATATTTCTATTTTTTGTATTCGTTTAAATAATAATCAATCGTATGTCTTAATCCTGTCTTTAAGGATATTTTTTGTTTAATTCCAAAAGATTCTGCTCTTTCGGTACTCATCAATCTTTTCTCATCACCATTTGGTTTTGTTGGGTCCCAATTTATTTCAACTTTTTCACCATACATCTCTTCGTATATTTCTACAAGAGTTTCTGCAAGTTCTTTGATTGTCACACCCGTTCCACTACCTAAATTTATTGGTTGTGTTAGTTTTTGTTCGTAGGCCTGAATAATTCCATCGGCAACATCTCCTGCATAGATAAAATCTCTAATTGGAGACCCATCTCCCCAACATACTAATGGATGTTCTTTTTCACCAAATAATCTTTTGATTAGGGATGCGATGACGGTAGATTCTGGACTAAAGTTATCGTGTCTACCATAAATGTTTGCTGGTCTTACAATTGATACTTTATTCCAATCGTATGATACTGAATATACTTCTGCTTGAAGTTCTCCAAGTCTCTTAGCCCATCCTGCGTATTTATCTTTTTCTGATGGGAACGTTTTCCAAACATCATCTTCATAAAATACTTCCGCCGGTTGATATACTCCAACTGTCGATGTGTAAACATACCATTCTACATTTTCTAAACGTGCAGCTTCCATCATATTAGTGTTAAACTGCAACATTGGTACAAAATAATCTGCGGGTTGTTCTGCTGCTCGTTTTGGTGAACCCTTCACACCTGCTATATGGAAAATTATATCCTGTCCTTCAACTACTCTTTTACAATTTTTGAATTCACGCAAATCAGCTTTAATAAACTGATAGTTATCCACATTGTATTTTTCTAATTGATTTTCAGGAGTGTTAATATCCACTGCGGTTACAAATGCTCCTCTTTGAATACATTTATCAACCATGTAATTACCAACTAATCCGTTGGCACCTGTAATTAAAACCTTTTTACCATTCATTTTCTATGTTTTTTAATATTTTATCTAAACTATTGATTTCTAATTTGTTCCAAATTTCTCTATTATATATACATATATCTTTTAAATTTTTGTATAATTCATTTAACTCAATAATACTCTTTTCATTCAATTTTCTAACTAATTGTAATAATGTAAAAAATCTTTCTTGTGAATTTTCTATATCATCATAACTTTCATCCCAAAAATCAGAGAAAGTTTTAAAACCATAGGTTTTTAAATGTTTTAAATACCCATATCCGGCAAAAACTATGAATGGTTGATAATTTAATATTGGTTTTAATATTTTTTCGGAAACAAATAATTCATTTTGTTCAAATGATGATTCGGTTACCAAATTTATACATGAATCTAAAAATAATTCTTTTTTAAAGGTGTCATTTACTCTAAAATTGCATTTATCTAATATTTTATGGGTATCCAACTCTATTGGTAATTTACTATTAAAAAAATCAATATCTATTTGTTCTTTTTTATCATTATCATGCTCAGTACCATAAATTCTAGCATAACCTTCGGTTTTTAATAAAAAAGTAAAATACGAATCAGAATAATTTCCAGTAAGATATTCATTTAATAAAGATATTCTATGTTCTTTGTCTAATGCCCTATTAAAACAAATAAATTTTTTATGTCTATATGTTTCTAATTCATTTAATTGTATTTCTTTACTTATATATCCTAAATCATTATTAGCATCTCTAAAATATTGATTCCTATTCCATGTAGACTCTTCTAAAAAGAAATCAAATGATAAGATACCTTCCAATCGTCTATTACTATCAATTAAATGGTATTTATTACTTGGTAATTTTGTTTTTATATATTCAAATCCTTCGATGAAACTGCTTATATTGCATGGGTCGGGTATCGAAGTAAATAATAATTTTACATCATTGTTTTTTATAAAATCATATACACTATCTGGTATGTTTAATAGGGTTTGAAATTTTTGAGTGCCCTCAATCAATAGTATATTTCTATAACCTATCTTTAATTCAGAATTTATAGTGTAAGAATAATTTTTACTTTGAGTATAATTAAAAATTGGGCCTTGCATTGCATAACTTTCATCTCCATTATACTCATAGGTATTCTTTAAGAATACAAAATTTAAAATACTACCCATTTTCCTGTTCCATAATGTGGATATTTTGATTTATATTTATAATAGATAACATCTTCTGGTATTTCTCTCTGAATTTCCCCCCAAGTGTGTGATGTCGGTGTATTTGTAGAAACTTCATTATCTTCAACTACAAAATAAAGAGGTAAGTTGTGATTTCTAGCGTATTTATGTACCTCATAAAAAATTCCAGTCTCAAAAGTCATATCACCAATGAAACACCACACCTTTTTATCTTCACCTTTTAGTTTAATTGATTTAGCAACACCCAATGCAATAGGTAAAATCCCCGTTACAATGGCTGAAGAGTAAAAATTACACTTTTTATTTACAATTGTTATACTTCGACCATCTAAAATCTCATCTTTTAACCAAGATTCATCAATCCCATGCAAAAGTGCATGATAATGAGACCGCCAAGTAGAAAATACCCAATCATCTATACCTACTTTTTTGAATATTTCTATTAACTCATCCTCATTTCCATTTGATAAATGTATTGGGCCGTGGATATCTCCTGCTTCCCAATGTTTAATGATATCGTCTTCAAATCCAATGAGTTGTTCTTTTGTAAGATTACCATCAAGCCAACGGTCTTCGTGATAATTCAAATTTTTAATTTCCATTTTTATCTCTATTTGAAAGTATTGGTTGTGCTACGGGCCATTCAACATTAAATCGTTTATCGTTAAACACTATTGTTTTTTGTTTATTCTCATCGTTATATTCACCTTCATATGCCATTTTGTAAAAAAAGATAGAATTATCCTCCATCACATAATGACCATTAGCAAACATTGGTGGAATTAGAACTTGAGTACCAGTTTCCGGTGAAATTATAAAAGATTCCCATTTACCATAAGTTGGTGAGTTTGGTCTAACATCCATTACAACCAAATATATACGACCATGCAGACAACTTACTAATTTCCAAGTCTTTTCATCATAGTGCATTCCTCTCAATACACCTACCTTTGATTTTGAGAACCTATCATGCTTAAATTCTAACCCATTGTTGCGTTCAGCGGCGGGCAACAAACGGTCATAATACTCTGAGTGATAAGTTGTAGAGATTGAACCTCTATATTCGTAATACGTGGATGGTTGTACGATTTTTATCTCTGGTAATACCAATCCATTGTAATAGTGAAAATCATTCCACTCTCGTTCCTTATAAAATATACTACGTCCTGTTGCCATAACTTAAAGGGAATCCATTTCTATATTTTGAAGATAAGTCTTGGATTAAAATTTTATATGTTTTTATTAATTCTATGATTCCATCATCTAAACTATATTGGGGAGTCCAACCTAATGATTCTAATTTAGCATTGGAAACAATATAATCTCTTTTATCGGGGTCTTCATAATAATCCGAATATGTGATTGCAAAATCAGGTACATATTCTTTGATTTTTTCTACTAATTGTTGTTTTGATAAATTAGCGTTTGAAAGGCCCACATTAAATACGTCTCCTTTTAATTTTTCATAATTTTCTATCATATACACAAATGTATTTGCAACATCTCTGATATGAATGTAGTTTCTTATGAAATTTTTCTCAAAAATGGTGATGTACTTATCAGTTAATGCTTTGTAAACAAATTCATTAACAAGTAAGTCCATTCTCATACGTGGTGATGAACCAAAGACGGTGGCAAGTCTAATTGAAATACCACCATAGTTTAATACTTCTCTCTCAGCATTAACTTTGGTTACACCATAATGAGAAATGGGGTTTAGTGGACTCTCTTCAGTACACTCACCATTCTCTCCTATCCCATACCCACTATTTGTGTTGGGGTATATAATCTTTTTATTAGAATCTTTTATTCTATCACATATAAATTGTACATGAGTATAATTTACTGCAGTAGCAAGGTCTTTATCTCTATCACAAGCCGGAAATCCTACGATTGCTGCTAGAGGAATTATTACATCTGCCTCATCAACATATTTTGAAAGTTTTTCCTGGTCTCTAACATCACCATAAATGAATTCAAAGTTCTTTCTCCAACTATAATGTATTAATGATGTTTGGTTATACATTAAATTATCATAAACTGTAAGTTTAGTAATTCCACCATTATTAAATAACCTCTCAATTAATACCGAACCTAAATAGCCTGCACCACCTGTAATTAAAACATTCATATTAAATCTATTAAATTGTTTCTAAACATATTTTCATTTCTATTATTATTATAAAAAGAATGTAATAATTTTTTGTTAAAAATTAATATATCTTCCATATTTTTAATCATTTCAATCATTTCTTCTTGTGATTTATTACAAAGTTTTTTAACTTCGTTTATAATCATATCACATCTTAATTTAAAATTAGTTTCATTATCATAACTTTCATCCCAAAAATTAGAAAAAGTTTTAAAACCTAAATCTTGTAAATATTTTAAACTATATGGTGAACCTACAATGAAAAATGGATGTAAATTCATAATTGGTTTTGTAGTCTTTTCGGTTATAAACAAATAACTTTTTTCAGCATTAGTTTCACCAATAATTGAAAAAAATGTTTCTTCATATTCTTTTTTTCTACTTAAATAATTATGAAACCAAGCAATTGTATCACCATCTTCTTCATCAATTGTTAGTGGATAATATTGTTTGTATGTTTCTTTTAAATCATTAAAATCCGATTTAGTTAAATCTAATTCTGGAACTGATTCATCTATTTTTTTAATATATTCTTCAAATTCTTCATTTTTAATTAAAGAAATATATCCATCATCTAATAAATTATTTTCAAATAACAATTTTACAAACCAGGGGCGATGTAATCTTGATGTATTTCTATTATACATTAAAAACCGCTTGGGTTTTGGTTCTAATTTTAATTCTGATTGTAAAGAATAGATATATTCCTTTGAAACAATTTCTTTATTTTTAGTTGCTCTTAATTCTGAGATAAATTTACCAGATTCATTTATATAACTATCATTACAAAATGTACTGATTCTTTTAATGCCGTTTGGGTTTAATGTACTATTATTAACGTTTTCAATTAATCCATTGACCGTACTTATAATAACTTTGTTTATATGCGATATTGAATTTCTATCTAAAAATTCATTTATTTTTTTAAAAAATTCAATATTATGCTCATATGAACCTTCCCATATATCAACAAACATTATTTTAAAATTTGGATACTTCTTAACTAAATTTAATAATTTTGAAGATATCATATTTTCAATTTTATTATTTTCATTTCCATAATACTCAAATAAAACTTGAGTTGAAAATGATTCAAAACATAATAAATAAATTTCATCTTCATTTATTGTTTCATCGTTTAAATCATTAACTAATATATGGTTTAAATGTCTGCCTCTTTCATATAATTTAATTGGATAACTACTATTTCTTTTATGATACGTTGCAGGGTCGTTTGATGAATTAACTATAATTACATAATCCTCATCTCTAAGTGTTTCTATACTATCAAGGGCATTAATTGGAAATGTATATTTGTTATAACCCAATGGTAAAAATCCATTTGGAGTTTTAAACTCATACACAAAATTAATATTTGTTTTTATTAATTGCTGTCCATCCATTCTTTATCGTATTTATTTAAATTATTACCATTATTGGTAATATCTAAAATTTTGTATGGAGTTGTTTCATTAAAATCATAATAAGCAACAGGTTTGTGTTCTGGTATTATTATCTTAGCAAAAGCATCTTTAATTTCATAATCTGTTAAATATTTTTGATATACTCCAATTAATTTATATTCACCAAAAAAATGATGTCTATGTTCTATTGATGAATTTTCTAATGGGTTTGCACATCCAATCCATAACCAAGATGAATTATAATCTATTAATTTATTTGGAACATCAATTATTTTTTTACGGTCGTTTACAATTAATTGTAATTTTTGATTAATAATATCATATGAAAAAACTAAATTAATATATTCATCACTAATATCAGGTGTATTTATAACATCATTCAATGGTATAACAATTTGACATATACCTTTTTCTTCTGGTGTTTCTGTTTCAACCCAAACTGCACCTTTAACAATTCTAAAATTATCACCGGTTTTAGCAACTGATATACCTAAATGTTTTCCATTTTTTATCATTACTGCGGCTTCTTGTGTATTTGAGTTTTCTTGCAATTTACTCCAATCTACCTTTATTTGACATAAAAATGTAAAATCACTATTAGTAAGATGTCTTGATGATACCTTACTTAATCCATATCTACTTGTAGGTGGGACGAACCAAACTGAATCTCCATTTATAATCATAATTTAATTGTTTTAGTAAATTCATAAAAATCAGCTAATTCTGGAAATATTTTTTTAAAATCTGTTCCTCTACGTTTATCGTGCTCTTCAAAATATTTTCCAAAATTATATCGTTGTTCAAATAATTTTTTATCATCAATTGGTGCAATCATCCAATCATATGTTCTTTTAATTTTTTGAATTTCTATATCAGAATATCCAATATATTTGTTTTCAAATAAAGGTACTGATAAAAAATCTGCTCGTTGTGCTTGTTTAAAAATTAAATCAGCAAAATCATACGGAAGAACTTGAATTGTTTGATGGGTTGGATATCTTAAATAAGATGTATCTAAAAATACAGCAGATTGCCAATATCTATCAGCCGAACCATAATTCTTTTTTAAATCATATACCCCATCAATTAATTTATGGTAGTTTGGAACTGATAACGCGTTATACGTTGTCATAAATGTAAGATTTACTCTTGGACACTTTGTTAATATTTTATTTACATTATCCCAAAATCTATTAAATTCTAATCCATGTCTAATATATTCAGCTTGTTCTCCCCAACTATCACATGATGTAAAAATAATAAATTCTCTAACTCTATTTTCATCACAAATTTTATTTACCTTGTCAATAAATTTATCTATTAATTTATCAGGTACGCCTAAATTTGAATTAATTGCAAGTTGTAAATTTCTATTTGGGTCTGAGTGGTCTATTATATAATCTAATACATCCCACGTATCTTTTGACATTAAGGGTTCACCTCCGGTAATTCTGAATGTATGCAAATCCTTATACAAATCAGGCCACCATTTCCAAAACGCATCAACATAGGGATTTAATTCACTATGTTTTATTGGCATTTTGTTTTCTGATTTGTTATATTCTAATGAATTAAATCCGTCAGTTGTTGGATAAGCTCCAAACTCTTCAATTTCTTCCATCCATTTTGATGAAAATGCAGGTGCACAATATGAACACTTAAAATTACAAGCGTTTGAAAATGCTACTTCTACATATTTTGGATTATAATCATCTCTCCAATCAGAATTTTTAATTTCATCCATAAATGGATAAGACCAACTTTCTGCAGATTTAAATGTTCTATCGGAAAATCTATCTGAGTTATCCTCTACTCCCCAACAATAATCACACTCCGAAGGACGTTGCCCCTCTAACATCTCTTTTCTTCGTCTTTTCTTATATTGGGTATTATGTAATGCAGATGGGTTTCGTGCAATTTCTTTTGTAGGAATTGGGTGTGTACGGGGGTGATGACATGAATGAGTATGACCCAATTGTAAGTGTAATGTAGTTTGTGTCCATTTAGCCAAACACATACCATTTCCCGTTTCGTTTAATTTCTCTCTAACCCCTAAATAAAATGGGTTTTCGCCAGTTAATGAATTTTTAAGTTCCGTTGATTTTATATTTTCTTCTTCTGCCATAACTTCGTTTTGTATATTTATATATATTACAATTTTACATTTACTAACTTTGCTTTGGGGGATATTTCATCGATACTCACCAACTCATATTTTAATTGAGCAATACCATCTGATTTATAATCCCAAATACCTTGTTGCATTTGTAAAACATATCTTTTTTCGTTTCGTGCAGTTGTTTCTCCCTTTGCCCATTTATCAACTCCACCTACTTTAATCAATCCTTCATCTTGATGTGGTAAACAACGTAATCTACCTTGTCTTCTAAATGGAATAATTGTATATGGGATTTTAATTTGGTCTGATTTAAGTTCGCATCGTTTTATTTCGCCATTTATATTATTTCCAGATAAATCAGTTGCAATTCTAGCATCAATTTCATTATTAAAATCATAATGTAATACTAATCCATTTTTTGGTAATTCATTTTGTAAATTTTCAACTTCTTCTTTTTCTAATTTACGATTCCACATCATAATCTTTGCTATATCACCTTTAAACCATTTGTTGGGTTCGTTTCTACCAACTGAAGTAGTTGTTCCAATATAGTAATCATCTAAACCATAACTCTTTAAACGATTATCATAATGAAGTGGTGATGTTGTACCAGTTCCATGTCTTGCATCTGATTCTTTTCCATTTAAATAGAAATGAATATTTTGATTTACGGAATCAACTGATAGGGTTACCCAACTCCATTGATTTTCATAACGTTTTATCCATTGATATAAGTGATTTTGCTCACTATCCCATAATTGTGCAGTATATGCTCTACTATTATTATAAGAAATTCCATAATCAAACCCTGGTCTTCTTATAATTGGATATTCGCAGAATCTTCTATCATCATCACCTATTAACCAAATGGGAACTTTTTCTTCTTGTTGATTTGCTCTAACTAAAACTGATATTGTATGAGAACGTGATGTTAAATTTCGAAGTGTATTATTTTTTTCAATTTTAATATAAGATGCTTTACCATTAAAATGTAAATAATTTTGAATAGTAGTATTATAATTCATATATGAATCATTAGCATATCCTTCTAATACACATCTCCAAAAAAGGTCATCATCTTCCATTCCCCAATCCCAATAATCATTTGAATACCCATTGGTTTTCTCTACTTGTTCTTTTGAAAAAATGACTGCACCCCCAAAGTACTCTTCATACTTTAGTTTATAATCCATTTGAGATATATTAGTAGCAATGTGAATTGGGGTTTCACTTGGAAATGAGTAATCACATCCTTCTTCGGGTATCATATCAATATCATGCCAAACTATATAATCACACCCATCTTCAAACGCGTATTTAGCTGCAACATTTTTCATTGCACCTCTATTAAACAGCTTATCATCAACTTGATGTCCAAAGTAAATACAATAATCAATACCTTGTTCTTCAAGATACTTTCCTATTGCTGGAATAAACTCTTTTAAATGAGTTTCTCTATTTCGATATGGTACACATACTCCTAATTTCATTAAATACCAACAGTTATAATTTGTATATTTTTATCTATCTTTCTTTTATTGTGTTCTACAAAATTTAAATCAGATAAACCATCAGTTTTTGTTAATTCTGGGTTTTCCATTACTTCGTTAACCAATCGAAGTTGATTCCAACGTGTGTTATCTGTTTTCCAGCGATTCCCATTAAATCCATTATTTTCATGTTTAATAGATTTAAATTTAGAATATCTTCTATGTGGTATATTAAAATCTACATCATTGATAGCACCACTTTCGCTGATTTCACAATTTATTATATTACCTAAATTATTATGAGGTGATAAATCAATTAATTTATAATCTCTTATAAATGTAGTATCATAATATGTTTTTAAATAATCAGATGAGGCATATTTACCAAAATCTTTGTTTAATAAATGTTCAGTATTATTTGTAATTTCAATAATTTCATCTTGACTTAATTTACTATCATAATATGCAAAATATTCAAATGAACCATTAAACCAATTTGGTATTATTTCTCTATTTGGATTACCAACTCCTATATAAAAATATTTTTCATTTTTATAATTTTTATTGAATTTTACAATTTCTTCGCTTTCACCTACAAAATTCCCATCTTGATACATTTTTATTTTTTTAGAAATAAAATCATATACTAATGTAATATTAGTTTTATATGCAGGTTTTATTTCGGTATTTAAATAAATGGCTTTTAAACTACTATCAAATAAACAAAAATTATATCTATTAAATGATGTGTATGATATTGCAAAATCATATCCTGGTATACTGAAAATAGTAAACTCATCCGATTGTTTAGTATGGTCTAATTTTAACTTTGCAGGTTCAAAACAAATTGTTATAGAAAAATCTCTATGTGTAGTTATTATATTATTTGATTGGATATACGAATTAATACCATTAAATTTTAAAATTTGAGTATTTTTACTTACATTTTTTATTTTTATAGTATCTAAATCTAATTCATTAATTTTGCATCTATAAAGTAAATCATCATCTTCAAACCCCCAACCCCAATACTTGTTTGAGTATCCATTTATTTTTTCAAAATCTTCAATTGGAAACATTGTTACTCCACCAAAATACGAATCAAATAGTTTTCTTGCTGGTTCATCATCATCTGGTATGATATCTGTTGCTAAGTGAACCGGATATTCACTAAGTGAATAATCAACATCAATAGGTAACATATCTATATCATGAAATACTAAATAATCACAACGTAATTTTTTAGCATATCGGTATCCAATATTAAGGAGCATTCCTCTATTGAATAGTTTAGCATCATCTTGCTCTACAATTATAATTTTATAATTAATATCTTTATCTGCCAGATATTCAACTATGTGTTTTGTAAAGGTATCAAGCTGAGTATATCTATTTCGATAGGGAATAATTATACCTAATTTTTCTAAGGACATTTTTTATTTTTCAGTCTTCTTTGAATCGATATCAGTCTTTGTTGGCTCAATTTTATTTTTATACCATTCGTATAAATAATGTTCAATTCTTGGGCCCCATGCATCCTTATCAATTTCTTCAAACCATATGGTAAGTGCATCTAATGAATTAGCTATTTTTTCTAACGCTTTTAATTTACGTTCTTCTAAACTTGGAGAAGCATTTGTTACTCCATCTGTTCCTTTAATCAATTGTTTTGACATAACTTTTTGTTTTGTTTGTGTATATATAAATATATTTTTTTTATATTTTTGTAATTTGTTTTGATAATCTATTCCATTTAGAATAATCACTAAAATCTGATATTTGGTTTGTCATTTTCTCAATTGAAAATTTGTCATTATTAATATCAATTTTAAAATTATTCCATTGGATTGCATTATACATCAATTCATATTCAGTTGAAAATGCATATTCTTTTTTAATATCAGCAACTGCTTTAATTCTATCTACGCAAGTACTATCCCATTTAAAATGATGTACTTGAATTAATCCTTCACCTCTTCCAATTGGATATCGTTTTGGATGTTTTGTACCCCAGCTATTTGTACCATCTTTAAACTCTGCATAATGTTGACCAGATGATATTTTAATAAACCCTTTCATTATACAAACTTTATTTGGACAAGCCCCACTCATTGGATATCTAAAAAATCCAGCAAGTGGGAATTGTGTCCAAATATTTGTATGTTCATTTATCTGAGGAAACTCTCCATTTTCTCCTATCCTGTCAATAAACCCACCTGTAACGAATTCCCAATCATTTTCTTCGCAATCAGAAATTAATTCTCTAATTGGTTTTGGATAAATGTGAAATTCATCGTCATCTGAAACTACCCACCAATCATTGGGGTGTAATAATTTTGTTTCGTTATATAATTGAGTAACATATTCCCAATTAAATTTTTCTTTTATTTCTCGTCTAACAATTTTTGCTTTAGGAAATTCTTTCACAATCTGATAAACAATATCATATGTGCTGAATCCATCCCACTCATATACAACAACATATATTTCATCTACCAAATCATTATAGTGATTTAACATATGATGTAGAGTATTTGTTCTACTTCCGGTTACTGTAACTAATCTAATTTTTTGCATCGTTGGATGAATGTTAAACCAGTAGATGTTGGTTTATTTCGTAGTATACCATTATTAAAAAAATTAAATATTTCCCAATTACCCGTTTCTTTTAATTCTTTTATTAATTTAGATGGGCCTGATGAGAATTCATGAAAATCATTTTTATTTTTTATATCATTGGTAACAATTAATTCTTTTTCGAATGATGAATCGGTATCATGAATTGATATTATACCATAAGGTGAAAGAATTTGTGAATATAATTCAAAATCATTTTTCACATCTTCATATGAATGACCTGCATCTATATGTAGATAATCAATTTTAATGTCCTCTTTAACAAAATAATTATAAAAGGCATTTTCGGTAGTATCTATAATAAATCTGCAAGGAAAATTGGTTCTAAAAAAAGATTCATCATCTTCCCAATCAGTATTACCACCTATACCATTTGATGCATCTACTAAAATTGTAGTACCACAATCGCCCCATTCCATAGCTTTGATTCCTCCAAATATTTGTTGGTCGTGCAAATCAATTCTAGCTTGTGACATTATTCTCGGAATAAATCCACCACCACTTCCTAAACACACACATGTTTTTGCTCTAATGTATTGGATTGTGGCATAAATTAATAATCCATCTCCAATATGATAATCTGTAGCTCCATGTGACCATCTATATGCAACTGGTTGATATTCAGAATACTCATTACCATTAGTATCTATTTTTTTAGTTCTATTGTTGGTAAAGAAATCTTTTAAAATATTATAATCGATGATATTGCCCATACATTGAATAATGTTAATGAAATGCTAGAAATATGCTATTAGCTTAATAATAATATAAGTTAATTAAGATAGTATAAGTGATAGTGTAATAGCTTAGTAGCTTATCCCCCTACCCCCTTTAGTATATAAATATATAAAAATATACCAAACGATAAAAAAACTGAAAAATAAATATTTGGAATTATCCCAAAATTGCTGTACGGACTTTATCAATCCATACGTCTTTATTATCAAATTTTATCATATATTCTTTAAGATTTTTTACGTTTTTAACCCTCTCTTCATGTGAGTCGGTAAGGATTTGTTTAACACATTCATCAAATTCATTTTTGGTTGAAACTCTATATTTGTAATCAACCTCCGGTGCCCAATCTTTATTTATTATTGGTAATTTACCATAATCTACTGCTTGAAATATTGAATATCCAAATGGTTCTTTAAAATACGCGGCGTGAAATATACCAAAATTTTTCATCATAAAAAAATGATGATGGTTAACATCCCATTGAAAAACTTCCATGCCTTTTAATGAATATGTACTACTATCTTTAAGATTTTGTAAATCAAACTGATTTGTTAGAATATATCCCTTATGGTCGTTTAACCAATGCACACATTTTCTCGATTCAATACGAGAAGCAAATCCAATTTTACCATTATCAACATGAGTGGTAAGTGGTAGGTTATTTTTAAACTCGTAAAAATTTGGAACATTATAAGTATAGTTTGGATGTTCATCAATCATACTCGTAGTATTATTACCCACCCAAATCCTACGATTAAATGTTGCTAAATACTCATCATAAAATTCAGAATCAACTCCTGTATTATATTGTAATCTTTTTAGTTCCGGGATAGCAGAAATTGCTGCATCCATCTCTCTAGCATATGCATGAACAAAGACGGTTTTAAATTTATCTTCAAAATGCCAAATATGTGGTCTTAAATGATAATGTGGATGTAATACGTGGATTTCCTCACACTCATCTAACCACGCTCTAGTCTTTTCAGGGTCATCGTAGTGAAAATGATGAACCAATCCCTTCGGTAAGTATTTTGATTCGAATGAAGCGGGTCTCTTGGAATCAATTATCAATCTCCAATCCCTTTTGACAGGAAGTGTTGGCCAAACTAATTCTAAAAAATAATTAGTCCATATATCGGCACCGCCCATAACAGTATTACCACATCCAGTTGTAACTAAAACCTTTATACTCATATTATATATAAATATATAAATTTATAAAAAATCGAAAAAATTTATATCATAGTACTCATTAACTTTTTTAGTATATTCATCATTTAGTTTTGATTTAAATCGCTCACTACAATCAGTAAGAAAGATTTCGGCATGGTCATCTTGCTTTCGATTACTTCTATCATATAAATGATATATTGGCGTATGTTTATAGTTAAGAATTGAATAACCCATACCAATACTTCGATAAGTTGGGTCAATCTCATCATATCTCCAACATAAAAATTTATCATATCCAACTTTTTCTAACCACTCAATTGTAGTAAAATGATATCCTCCTGCAATAGTTGATTTACAATAATCTTCACCATTATTATTTGGTTTCATTACAAATGGATATCCACCTATTTTTTCTCTATTCCAATCATTTGCATGATGTGCTTTATTTTCTTCAAATTTACCATATAATGGATATGCAGGAGGATATGCCGATAAAATGGAGTTTGGTAATAATGCATTAATTAATATGGTATCCCAATTTTTATCAAATCTCATATGACTATCAATTGATAAAAAATATTTAAATTCAGGTTCTATAAAATATTTAGCAAGGGAACGTATCCAACAAAGATTTGAAAATTTTCTATAATCAACATTTATTAAAGTAACTTGAGATGGAAATAAATCTTGAAAAAACATATCTGATTGTCTATCTTGATTAAACACAATAATTTTAATATTATTTGGATTTTCTGCTTTATTTATCAAATCAAAACAAGTAGGAATTACTTCTTTATCTAATCTGCAAGGTATATAAACGTATATCATCGGATAAACCAATCTTTTATTAAATTATAAAAATCGTTATTTGGGAATTCTGCTATATTATGATTTGGGAATGTTGATTTTTTAAATATTGGGTCACATGAATAATGTGCAAAATAATGTTTTTCTTTATCAAATTCATTTATGTTTGGAAAATATGTATTATCTTGTCCTATACATTTTATTCGATTATTATGACAAGCAATTTGAAATGACCACATTTGTTGCCACCAACCAAATGGAGAATTTAAATGATTTCTAGCAATATCAATACCGATTTCAATAACCTCATCTATTATTCGTTTTAAAGTTTTAACTTTTATAATAATAGGAACAAACCCACCATCCATATATTCGTGGGTGTCGTGTTTTAAATATGGTTCGACTATTTTATAATTTTCCTTATCAGGTCGACTACATTTCATATGCCAATTTTCATATTTATCACAAGTTACAACTTCATCGTCATTAGGTAATATTCCATCATATTTTTTAAATGGAATTACATCACAATCAATTATACAAACATATTCATTATTATCTAAATCATTTAATATTTGTTTAATTGCAAAAAATAAATTTCCTGCTGAAAAATATGGATGTTCATCTGATAGGGGTAATATTGTATGAACTCCATCTACAATTTTGTATGGTATACTTAAATTCCAATCAACATCCTTAATTATTTTACCATGAGAATTTCTATCTGCAATTAATACAATAGAATTCCAAAATGCTAGATTCCCATATACATTTTTTTGTGCATATTGAAATAAACTACTTTGCCATTTAAATAAGTTATTTGATACTGCTACGGGTATTGTTATCATATTTTTTTAATAATTCGTATATTTTGTTTGCAATTATTTTATAACCTAAATAATTTGGATGGGTATCACCACCATCAGTATTTTGCCAACTATATGGATATCTAAAATTATATTCCCAAACAGAAATATTTTTTTGTTTTTCATAATCTATTAATAAACTACTCATAGTTAATTCTTTATCAATAAATCTACTTAAATTAATATTAGTTGTATCTAAATTTAATTCAGTCATAAAAGTTTTTGCAAATGAATTAAATAGAAAATAATTATATTCTGATAATAAAGTTGTTATAGATTTTACATCATCAATAGGGTTACCATTATCTCTATATGGATAACTTAGCATAATAATAATAATATCATCTTTATGTAAATATTCTATATTTTTTTTTATTTCTTCAACAATATTTTTATTACTAAAATTACACCATCCACAATTCACAAATGGTAAATCTAATAATGTAGCTAAATGTCTTGGCCATCCATTTGAATTTCTTAATTTATTAGTAAATTCATTTGGTGAGATAACTTCTTTATAATGAATATCCAATTCAACCCCATGTCCTTGTGTCCAGGAATCACCAAATGTAATTAATCGTGTATTAGACGTTACTTTCATATTCCCAATTTTTTAATTTATAATGAATATACATATTTCTATAATATTCACCTTCAAATTCATCTTTTCTTCCGTGTAAACAAACGGCAGATTCGTACAATAATACATCTCCTATTTCCATATAAATAGTATGGAGGTTTCCATTATGGTCTTCTATTTGTAACCCCCAATCATTTCCATCGCCTAAATTTTTATCTATCATAATAATAGATGATATATGATGAGTTTCAAGTCTATCGTAATGTGATACTAATTTAGCACCTTTATTATAACTTCGGATACCATAGATATATGTAGGTTCGATTTCTTCACCACACCAATTACTATGTATTGATTGTAACTTTTTATGTAAATTATTTTTTAATTCTGGAATCGTATCTAATGGTAATATATCAGATGTATTATTATTACCTAATATAATACTTTTTTTATGTTCAAATAATTCTTCTGTTTTATTATTTTTAACTGATTCGTACATTGTATTTACTAATTCTAAATCTTCAACTGACAATTTGGTTAGTAAAAACCCAGTTTCACTTAGTTTTGGTAACCCATCTTTTGTAGAAAATTTATTTTTTAATGATTTTATTTTTGGATATTTTGCATCGTATAATTTTAAATCTAACGTTGAATTCCACGGCTTTTCTCTAACCCATATTGTTATAATATATTTAGAACCATCTATTACATCACACCCCTCATGTAACGAATCGGTTGTCGGTATACCATCAACCATATTTTGCCACGCAATCGCAGTTCCAATTTTTGGAGTAAACGTTAAATCTAAATTATGAAATTTAGTTTCACCACCCACAACGTCCTCATTTAAATAAATCATAACCGTCCAACATCTATTACCTGAATGTAAACAATGTTGTTCATATGAATGTTCATTAAACCAATCGTGATGTTGTCTAAAAAATTGTCCTTTTTTATATACTTGTCCTTGAACACTTTCTATATGATTAGCAGGTAATCCTACTTCTTTTGTAACTTTTTGTTTTATTTTTTGCGTAATAAATTGTCCTTCTTTAATATTAGAAGTTGAACTTGTTCTAGCATCATGTAATACACCAACATAATTACCGACCACAGTACTTGGTTGATTATTTGCATCAATTTGTTTTATTAAATCAATACATTCATCGTTAGATAAAAAATTATCAATTTGTCGTATTATCATATTTTATTAGTCTTGTGCTTTTATTTCTGCTCTATTGTGTACTAATATTCCATTACCAAAATAAACATCATCTTCTTCAATTCCAAGTGATACTGTATTTAAACTTTCATTTATTATATCGATGGTTTCAATTAATATAAATTCATCATTATTATTTAATAATAAATCACCTTCTATTAAATTTTTAACCTGTAAGAATATTACTTCATTATTTCTTTTAACTAAAATTGGATGTTCGTATGTTACTCTTAATAATCCATTATTTATGGAATAATACCAACTATATGAACCGTGAATTAATCTATTAACTACCGAAGTTGATTTTGTATATTGTAAATCGTTAGTTGCAAATATTTCCCAATTTTCTTCTATATTTTTATCTAATCCTGTTATAGAAAGACTCATTACCACATCTCCCATTTCTAAATTTTCAATTAATTTAGTAGAACCATCACTCATTAAAATTTCACTTCCATATGATAAACAAGGAGCACAACCTGAATTCTGACATTCTTGTAAACTTGTGTATATACCAAATACATTATCAATTTCACATACCCCATTATTACAACTATATAAATCCCCAACCGGTGGGAAATAAGTAGGTACAGTTGGTATAGTTGGAGCTACATAAGTAGGAGTTACATCCGGAGCCGGAGTTACTTGTGGTGTTACATTTGGAGCAGCGTCACAATTTATATTTCTAACTTCAACCACCGATATATTATACGAACTATCGTACACCGCAACATAATAATTTCCATTTGCTAATTGATATGCACTTTGATTTAAATTATATGCGTTAGGGTCATTAAAATTAATTGCTTGATTACCAATGTGATAAACATAATTTCCAGAACCACCACTTACGGTCACTATATCAATATATCCATTACCTGCATAACCAAAACAACCTACATTAAGTGTCATTGATAAGAAATACGCAGCAGGAGTAACATTTGGAGCTGGAGTTACTTGTGGTGTAACATTTGGAGCTGGAGTTACTTGTGGTGTAACATTTGGAGCTGGAGTTACTTGTGGCGTTACGTTTGGAGCCGGAGTTACTTGTGGTGTTATGGCTGGTGATGGAGTAAATCCACAAGCCAATGCACATGTGTTATATCGAGTAGTCTTTAATAAAACTGCAATACCTGGAGATGCTTGGTCAAGAATTTTATAATTATAAGTCAACTCATTATCAGCAGTTCTATAAAATCTATTTAATAAAACAGTTGTATCAATTGGAAATGCAACAAGTACTTCAGATTGTGAAACTGTACCACAATTACTACACACATATTCATCTGCTAAATAAAAATCATATGGGTAATATGCAGGTGTAACATTTGGAGCAGGAGTTACCTGTGGTGTAACATTTGGAGCTGGAGTTACTTGTGGTGTTACATTAGGAGCAGGTGTTACGTTTGGAGCCGGAGTTACTTGTGGTGTTACGTTTGGAGCCGGAGTTACTTGTGGTGTAACATTTGGACTTGGTGAACCGCTACCCCTACCATAAAACTCATCCATCCCATGCGGTTTTGTAGGAATTCCATAAGCAATCGCAGCAGTATCTAAATCTATTTGAGTACCAGATGGGACAGCCCTATCGGTATTCATATTATCCATTGAAATTTGTCCTGATGCTGGTAACGCCATTACTTATTCTCTTTTAACTCGTTAATTTCTTTTTTTAATTCCTTAATACATTCAACTAATAAAGGTACGATTTTTTCGTATTTTATAGCAAGATATCCATCATCTCTTATTGCAACAACTTCAGGTAGAATTCCTTGTACTTGTTGAGCAATTAAACCCACATCGTGTTTTCTAAAAAAATAATCATCTTCACCCTTACCATTACTTTCTCTTTGGATATATTCATCTGTCCAATCAAATTCTACTCCATCTAATTTTTCTATTTTATCAAGTGCGTTATCTATTGGTATAATATTTTCTTTTAATCTTTTATCTGATGATGCAAATGCAGTTATGTTTCCTGTTGCAGTAATACCACCTCCGACTTCTACAAAAGTATCTTGAACTGTTCTTGCAACTTTAATATACCTAAGATTACTTGCTACGACTTGAAACCCACCGGGAACTAATTCTACTCTATTATCATCCTTCGATAATGTTATTGAATTAATTTTAGGAGTATTGAATGATACATATAATGAAAATGTAGATACCGAACCAAAATAATCACGAGATACAGTTGAAAACGCAGTACTAATATATGGTACAAAATAATATGTTGTTGAAGCAGCAGCAGTAAAGTTTCCCTGAAACGTCCTTGAAGTACCCGTACCATCTGACCCATATACACCAACTGATTTAGAATAAGAAGTAGTATCCTCAAAGTCATCAATTCCACCAAAAGTTGTTCCAAAATTTGCAACTTCAGTACCAGTGGTACTACCTGCTCTAACCGATACACCTGCAGTGATTTGAGTGTTTGCAAAATTTATTTTTGATTGCTGACCTCCGAAGTAGTATTGGTAAGGATTGTAAGGGTCATAAGCTTGTGTAATGTATGCAGTTACTGCCGCTAATTGTGCTTGACTTATTACGATATCCAGATTATATATTCCCGCATTAGTTATAGTTACAGCAGGAGCAGAGGTTAAACTATAAAGTCCCCCAGCTAGTATGTTGACACTAAGATAAGTACTACTAGCATTATTTGCTGTTTGAACATCATTAAGAGTGGCGGTATGGGGGATACCAGAGGTTGTTATCCCTGAACCACCTGTTCCAAAATTGGTCAATGAAGCCTGATTACTTACTAATACTCTTAAAGTGTTAGATGTATCATAAATTTCTAAACCAGGAGTTGTTGCTGATGGATTTAATTTTATACTATTAGAATTAGATGAGAGGGTTGTTTGGTTAATTGTCCACCCACCGATAACCCCAGCACCTGCAGTAATAGTAGCACCGGTAATCGTACCACCGGTAATACTACCACCGGTAATACTACCACCATTAATACTAGTTCCAGTTATAGTACTAGCAGCAAGTGTTCCACTAATTGTTGCACCCGCGGCATTTAGTACGCCGGCCGCAGTTACACTAAATGGTGCAGAATTAAATGCGGAATTTCCTAACCAAATTCCAGTTGTATCTGCTTTAAAAATACTAGTTCCACTTCCGATTGAAATTGTACCTCCACTAAGTTCACCTGTAAATGTACCCGCACCATTAATAGTTAAAGATGAACCATCCCATTTTAATGAATTAGTAGCAGATTTTAAAGATAATCTATATACGGGTGCGTTACTAACATTAACTACCCCCATAAAAATACCATTTACATCGTATCCTTGTGAACCAGCAGTTGCACTTTGACCGATAGATATATACGGATATGCACTACCACCTGCTAAAGTAATATTTGCTGCTGCCATTGCACCATTCGAATTCGTACCAATGTTTAAAGTTTTTTGAACAAACGAATCTTCAAATATACCTATTTTAGCTGCTACAAAGAAATCCTGTGCACCTAACGATATCCAACCCGTTTGTGCTGCTTGATGTGGTGCACCATTTATTACATTTCCTGTTGCTGAAAGATGTTGTCTAGTTGTTGCGTAATATGTATTATAAGGAGCATTTCCATCCGAACTCCATAAGACAGTATCTCTTCTACCAGTCCCCGTTGTTAACCCATCTGAAAATTGATATGTTCTACCACTCACCCAAACTCCGGTATGAACCACACCAGGACCGGTCTGACCATTGGCACCCGGTGAACCATCATCTCCATCAGTTCCATTCGTTCCATTCGTTCCATTTACTACTTTTGTAAATCTAACAACAATAGTTTGAGAACCACTCGTTCCTTCACTATCGGTATAACTAACTACGATAGTAGCAGAAGCCTCTGCCGCATTCATTACAGCTGTGGAAGTATTTAATATATTATTATTTCCACCTATGTTTGGATTTGTTGAAAACCCACTATATGTCGCAGTCATTGAATCAAATCTACTAGTAGTTCCTTCTAATGCAGAAATTGTAACATTTGTTAAAGTTCCTGTTTGAGTACCTGCAGAATTTGCTAATACTGATTGTGCTTGCGGTGTTGCAGTTACTATAATATTTGGAACTGCTTTTTTAACTTTTGATAAACTTAACGTATCAGTTAAAGTCCTACTCGTTCCTTCCGAATCAGTTACTACTGCAGTTATTGTAATCGTAGATGAAGCTACCCCACTTGGTAATGTTCGTAAACCAAGAACTGGGTCTGAAACTAATCGTATCAACCCACTTGCGGCAGTTGTTGCTATTGATGCAATATCCGAAGATGTTGCAGTCAATGACGTTATTGTTTTATTTGTTGTAGACCCATTATAAGTTTCTTTTACAATTACACTTACATCTACAAAGGGGTCTAATTGAACTCCTGTTGACTTTGCAGTTACACTTTGGTCTTTTGGTGTTGATGATATAGCTAAAACCGGTGCAGCCTTTTTAATTTTTGTTAATGAAACACCTCCAAATACATTTCTACTAGTTCCTTCGGAATCCGTTACCGAGCCCGTTATAGAAAGTTCAACCGAATCCGTTCCGGTTACCATATTTGGATATGCTAAATTTGTAGTTGTTTTTGTTATAGGTGTAAATGCTGAACTACTATTAATTGTTGGTGCATTTGCTAAAGTTAGGGTTGAGGTAACCCCATTATATTGTTCTTTTACTGATAAACTAGAATTAGCAAATGCAGTAATTTGTGTACCTATTGATGTTGAATCAGTTGATTGATTATTATTTCCAATTACAAATTCTAATACAGGTGCAGCTTTTTTAACTTTTGAATAAGTTATTTCTTTTGAAGAACTAATTATAGTTCCACCGCCATCCTGATATTTTACTAATAAAGTCAAAGAACCACTATCTTGACTTAAAGCATTTATTGAATAATTTGTTCCGTTAAATGTATTAGCAGTTAAACCTGAAGTTGTTAAAATACTTGCACTAAATGAATTATTAGTAATAGGAGATGCATAACTTATAACTTCATTACCAACTTTAACTGTTATAGAACCGCTACTTGCAACAAACCCGCCTATTACCGAACCAACCGAATTAGCAGGAAAAGATGTATTCTCATTACTTGTTGCAACTGAAAACCCATCTAATATTTTTATGGGAGTTATTTTAATTGCATCTGAAAATTTATTTCCAAATTGGTCAGAACCAGTTATTGAATAAACCGCTTCTCCAATTCTATAATCAAAATTAGTTCCGTTTATAATATATGTATCTACTCCATTTGTTGGATTAGCCACCCCAACTTGTGTTAATAATGGTGCAGGATATAAAACCGAAGATGATACTATATTTACCTCTAATGGAGTTGAAGCAGATGCTAAATTTTTTCTTTTAGCTTCTATTGTTATTATTTGACCACTTGGATTTAGGGATAAATCAGTTGCTTTATAAATAAATTGATTTGTATTTGCAGTTACAAATACACCAGGTGCGTTATCACCATCTTCAAATCTATAAATGGTTTCAAACTCATTTAATCCATCACATGATGCAGTATAAGTTATAGAACCAACTAATACCGATGCAACACTACCACTAAAATTAGCAATAGTTAAACTTGCACCACCCTCTCCTGCGTTTGTTAAAAGACCAGGATATGTTCCCGCATAACTAGCAGGAACTATATAATTACCATTTGAATCAAACGCAGCTGATGCGTAAGTAACTGAACCTGTTAAATTTTGTTTTGTTACTTTAAATCCAATTTGTTGAAAAGCAGGATTACCAAATGAACCACTGCTAAAACGAAATGCAGTTCTATCTGATTCAAATGTTAAGATTTTTGATGTGGTTGTAAAACTATTACCACCATTAAATGTTTTTGAAGTTTTTACATCAACGGGAATATAGTTGTTATTTATATCGTAAAATTCAAATTTGAAATCATATGTCTCACTTGCAAGTTTACGAGGAATATCTTGTATTAAAGTAAATTCATCAGGTGAAAATGAAGTTTCTTGTGCGTTTTGTAAACTTACATTTGCCAAATACCAATCATCCCCCGCAAACTCAAATACTAATTTAGCATCTCCGGTCTTAGTGGCCTTTACATTTTGAGTTACGTTTTGTTTTGTAGTATATATCGCCGAATTAGTGACATTTACAATAGTTTGTTGCGGATACGCCGAACCACTAAAATAAGCTTTTAAAGTTTTAGTTGAATCATTTGAACCACTTAGGAGTGTTTTAAATGAAAGGGTATACTCTACGCCCTCAGTCAGAGACAGGGATTGGGATGTGATTAAAAGGGCGGTATTATCATAATTTGTACCACTATAATCTACGTGAACCGATGCGTTTAATTTATCAACATTTATTGTCATTGGATGTGTATTCGAACCACTTACCCAATAATTTTTTATATTTGTATCCGTAAACTGACCGTAAGATAATTCCGTAGTAGCAGTTGTAGTTACATCTTTTAGTATTTCTGATGATTCTAATTTAGTATCTTGTATGAACTGATAATCACCAACTTCGTTTCTAGATTTTCTATAAACCTTTACTCTTGCTACATCACCAACAAATGTTTTTAAATCTGATAATTGAATTTTAGCAAAAGAACCCGTCAATGCTGATGTTTCAAATGTTTGTCCTTCAATGTGGTCAAATGTAGTTGTATATGCCGTAGCAGGAAAATTTGAAACGGAGGATGATATTAGATACGGAACATCTACAAATACCTCTTTATTATTTAGGACTTCTCTTACAGTTGCGGAATACCCTAGTGATGGTATTTCTATCGTATTTTCATCAACTGATGATGTCCAATTTGAACCATCAGTAATTTTCAATTTATATAAAGTTCCGGCTGTCCAATTTCTAATATCAGTACCATACACCGGTTGTTGTGGTATACCCTCAACCAATCCCGTTTGAGTAATTGATGGGGTTGTTATGTTAAAAATGGGCTTGTTTATCTCATCAATTGTAATTTTAGGTCTTTGGTAAAACCTAACAATAGTTTCATTAGCAAGATTTTTATTTACATTAAACGTTCTTTCCCACTTAATATTATAGATACCACGCCACTCTTCAGGAACATCCCTAACTACTCCATTCTCGTCAATATAGGTCTTTAATTCACCTAATACAGTAATTTTTCCTAAACCAATAGGAGTATCCTCATAGACGTGAACTGATACAATTTTTGAAATTCCTTCGTAATATTCTGGTATACCATTACCCGGCTCGTAATAAATCGGTGTTCCGGTTACGTCCAATATCTCAATCTTAATTTCAGTTGTTTCCTTTAAATGCTCAGAACCCTCTATAAGAAACCCATTCTTACCACCGGTGAGGGTATCTTTGAATTCGGTTATTCTAAAATATTCAGACGTTCTAACTTGGTCATTTATAAATGTACCAAAGTTTGATAAGTTTTGATACGAAGCGAACGATTTAATTATTGCCATTGGAATCCTTTGTTATAGCAATAAATATAAGTAAAAAAGATTGTATTATATTTATTCTATGGAAACCCATAGAAACCAATAGAAATGAACAAATATACGACAATTCAAATAAAAAAAGATACCCATGCACTTCTACAAGAATATTGTAGAGAACACGGGTATACGTTAAGTGGGTTGGTAGACTCGTTAATTAAACAAAGAATTAACAAACCTAAACCAACCAATATATTAGCGGTTAAAACTTTACATAGCTAAATCCATTTGTTTTTTTAATTTCTATTAAACCATCCACCACATCTCTCATTGAGTCGATATGGGATATAATCATTACAAAATCAAATTGTGTCTTCAAATAAGTGAATAACATGAATAGGGATTGTAGGTTCTCACTATCTAATGTTCCGAACCCTTCATCTATAACTAGGAAGTTAGGACGAGGAAGGTTACATACATTGATTAAAGCCACCCTAATTGCAAGTCCAGAGATAAACCTCTCCATACCACTACACATCTCCAAAGACCACTTATTATCCCCGTATACGAGGTAAGCGTTGATGTTTTTACCATCCATCTCTAATTGCATTCCAAACTCAACAATTTGTGCCAAAATGTTATTAACCTCACCCTCAATCATTGGTAAAGATTTTTCAATCAATTCATATGATACCCCATCTTTATTTAGGGCGTTAAGATAATATTCGTATAATTTCGATTGTTCCTCTAAATCCTTAACCTCTTTGATTTTATCCTCTAAGGTATCTCTTTGCGATTGTAAGGATGAAACTCTACCATTTAATTCTAATAACTTTTTATTTGTTTTTGTAAATAAAATTTTATTAGCATCTAAGGTTTCTCTTACAATTTTGATTTCTTCTCTGATTTCGCCATTCTTTTTGATTTGTTCTTCGTTCTTATAATACTCATCAATTAGTTTAATTTGTTCGGCGATTTGTGTTTGAACCCTAATTTCTTCAGTTTCAGATGTTGATAACTTGTTAATAAGTGAAGAAATTTCCCTATCAATTTTAACTTCTTTCTCCTTTGTATCGTTTAAATTAGTCCAATCCGTCTCATATTGGGCCAATGATGCAATCTTCAACTCTAACGCCTCCTTTGTATTATTTGCAGTAACAATGAATCCATTTACTTCAATTAATGTTTTTTCTACATCATCTTTACTTTGTAGGATTGTTTCCGAATTTTCCATACAAATATTACAATCTGGGTTATATTTGTGTAAATCCAAATGTTCTTTTTTATCAACTAACGATGTATGCCAAATCCCTAATTTATCTAATTCGTGTTTAGTATTACCTAAATCCGTTTTAGCAACTCCTAGTTCCTTTATCTTTGTTTCTAACTCATCTTCATTAAAACCATCAATTATTTCTTCTAATTGTAATTGTAAAGCCTCTAACTTACCAATACGGTCTTGCGTAGCATTTTTAGTATCTAATACCTCAGTCTCCTTATCAGTAAGAATTTTCTTTCTTTTTTCTAATTCCTCTATTCCAATATTATCTGAGTTTAATTTTACAATTTTACCATTCAAACGAATTAAATCTTTATTTAAGGATTCCTCTTCCGTTTTAATTCCACCCAATTCAATATCAACTAATTTGTATTCATTTGTTGATTCGGTCAATTGAGTTTTGATATCGGCTAACTTAGAAGTAAAATCATCAGATTTGAATTTTTTGATTAAAGTAGCATTATCTCTATTCTCATCTGCGGCAACTGTATATAATTTATCAAAAATATCTACGCCAATAAATTGAGAAAGTATCTCTTTTCTTTCTGATTGTGATTTATCGATGAATAGTGCGTTATTACCTTGTAGGGAAAGGGATGTTAGAACAAAATCCTCAAATTTACCTAAATATCTTTCAATATTTTTATTAGTATCCCTTCGTTGTTCACCATTTAATGATGTAGTAACTCCGACATCTTCTTTCCAAAAGTTTACGTTTACTGAAAGGTTTGTTCCCTTACGAGTCCACCTTGCACTACGTTCAATGAAGTAATCCACTCCATCAATTTCAAAATTAAATTTACAATAGAAATTATCTTTTTGATTATTTAGGATATTTTTTGATGATGAACTTCTTGATGTTTTATCAAAGATACAAAATGAAAGGGCATCAAAAAGAGATGATTTACCACTTGCGTTTGGTGCAAATATACCAATCACTCCTTGAGCGTTTTCAAATCTAACTTTGTTACCTTCACCATATGAGAACATATTTGAGAACTCCAATGTCTTGGGCACCCAAAGTATATTTTCAGCCAATTCAGAATCATCAATTCGGTGATTTATCTCTTTATTGATTTCAGAAATTTTATCTAAATCGTCATCTTCTAATAGGAATTGTCTTTCTAAATAATCTCTAATCAATTGATTTTGAAAAGTTTCATCTTTTACGTTACCAACAATATTTTTGTTTAATTTTGAATTTGTCTTTAATTGACCAATGGTATCCGTTCTTGTTACCGTCACCTCTGCTACATTAAATAATTCTTTAAGTTCAGTAATACGCAATTTCATTTCTGATGCTTCGGTACTCGTAAACCTTAATCTTAAACGTGGGTTCTTAGGTAATTTTGTATCAATCTCATCATATACCCATTGTGGTATCTGTCCGTTGACTACATCGATTGTAAGAAATCCATAATCATTATGAAGATGGTGTTCCGTAAATGTACGAGTTGGAACATCCCATAATAAATACCCGTGATTCTCCAACATCTCTCCGTGATTTTGTTGAACCATTGAACCTGCATATGCTACGTGTTCCCAACCTTCACCAAATGTTTGACGTTTGTGGATATCACCTAACATTGCCATATCAAATCCTTCAAACATATCGACGGTGAAAGAATTTGATGATACTACATACCCAATATCAGTTTGTGCTTTATTTACCGGCCCGTGAAAAAGACAGATTTTGTTTTCACCCTCAATATCCTTAGCCAACGGCCAATTTTCTTTTTTATCCAATATGGAATAAACAACAAAAGTAATATTGTTATAATTGTAAACACCAGTATCGCGTAGATAATGGATGTGAGGATTGTTAAGATTATCGATAATGGGCGTAAGAACATCTAATCTATGGTTATTGTTTAAGTTACAATCGTGGTTACCTGTTATTAAGAAAGTTTCTCTTAGTTTTGAACATTCAGTTAAAAACCAACTAATCTCTCTAATAAGTTCAGGAGACATTTCAGTTTTAGCATGAGCAATATCTCCTGCTAAATAAATAATAGAATCTTCAATTTTATCGTCTTCTACTTGTTTTAAAAACTTTTTGAATACCTCTTTGTATTCCTTGTGTCTTTGCAAATTTCTAATGTGTAAATCTGCTAAGTGATATATTTTGTTAATAATCATAAATTAATTTAAGTTATAGTAACTTAGTTTTTGTTGGTTTTAGATAATTATCTAATTTAAATTCAAATTTTATAGTTTGTATTTTACTAAAATTTCGTTCAATTCCCGCCTGATTTTTTACATAGTATGAATGAATATCTTCATATGACATCTTATGTATAATATCTAAATTTCTTTTGTATTGGTTAATAATTGCAGGAACACTATCTTGTGGAGTTATATCAAATAAATCCTCTGCCAACCAAAATCCTAAATCTTTAAGATATTGAGTTAGGTACTTATTACCTAAAATTAGGGGTATATTTTTTGATATAAATGGATTCCATGATTTTTCACTCAAATGTATAATATCTTCTGCTACCACCATTGTTTCCAAAATACAACTGATATATGATGTCATAGTAATCGGTAATGGTGGAATTTCAACATTTACCGAACCTTGCATACTTCGTTCCATCGGAGTATCCAATATTACAGGTAATTTCTTTTTTTTAAATTCTAATAATTTAGCACTAATATCAGTATCATCATAATCACATGTAAAAGCACTATATCCCAACCACGAATCGGAATCTAAACCAATATTATACACATATTTAAAAACTTCTAATCTTTCTTTTTTATCTACTCCAATTATCATATTCATTTTTTTCTGACGAATATTTAAATCAAATATTTTAATAATATACTCTAAGTGGGGGAAATATTCTTGTAATGCAGAACGATATCTATAATAATTACAATTACGTTCATAATAATGAAGTGTAGTAATATCTCTTACTAAAAATTTATTTGAAAAAAATGTGTATTGTTCCGTATCAGTATACTCAACCGAATTGTCATCATCAAATAAAACAAATTTACAATCATTATATTTTTTAGATAATTCTATTAAATAATTCTCTAGTGCAGTTTGACCCCGATGCGAATCAACATATCTACAATCAAAAATAACAACATCTCCAAATTGTGGATTAATTATATCTAATTTTTTAATTAATTTATCAGTATAAGGTGGTTCACCTATTAATTTTCGTTCAATCTCATCCGTATCATCAAATGAATGAAATATATGTTCATCTTTAATATTAAGTAATTTATACCATGCAGTATAAGAACCCTTTGAAATATGTTGTGGAATTACGTGAATCATAATTGTTTTAATTTCTGAAGAATAACATCTTCATAATTTGTTTCTGTTTTATTTTTAATAATATTATTGATTTCAGTAAATCCAATATCTGCAGCATCCTTGCCAGATGGGATAATATTTTTTATTTGGAATCCTTGTTTTTGAAAATACATTGTATAGTATAAGGCTTGGTCTTGTGCATCAGTATCTAATAAAATGTTTAGATTACGCACCCCTCTTTCATATATACTATCCATTAATTTTTTAGGAATAAATTTTCCTAATATTGGAATAGCATTTCTCCTAACCGCCAACGCATCAAATGCACCTTCACAAATAGTAATGGGTTCGTTCCAATTAATTTGGTTTTCAAACATAATTACATTCTTTGAAACAGGCGGGTTTTTATATTTGTATGGTTCATCATCAAAAACGGAACGGGCGATAAAGTAATTTAATTTATTATTTATATCATATGATGGTATAATAATTCTACCTGAGTATAACCCACCATCACAATATCCAATATTATATTTAATAATATCTGAATTTCGTATTCCTCTTAATGTGGCGTAGTGTTTTACCTTTTTATATATGGGTTTAAAACCAGTTGGGACTTCCATTAACGATTTAAATTCTTTTGGTAATCGTAATTCAATTTGGTCTTCCTCTATTTGAGATGATACGATATAATCATCACCATATATCTCATACACCTTACGAAGTTTGGAAACATCTACTTGTAATTTTTTAAGTAATCCTTGTATCCTCTTACCCTTAGAATCACACACCCAACAATGCCATTGTTGTGTATCTAAATTCACTTGGAGTTTCTTTTTATGATGATGACAGAATGGACAATAATGAGCCTGTTCATTTCCTTTTAAGGATGAACCCGGTCCTAAGACATCATCTAAAATACTAACGATTGTTAATTTATCTGTATTTGATACCATATATTATAACGCTACTAATATAGTAAAGATACGAAATAAATCTGATATTTCCAAATTTATGTACGTTTATTATATTTGCATTAAGTCTAACAAAGATACAACAAATTTATGAGATTTCCAAATCTCTTTTGAAGAATTTTCCCATTAAGTTTTCATTTAGGGATTTTTCATCTGCTAATACGTTGTTTGCAAATTGTTCTTGTAATTCGTAATATGTGAGGGCTTTCTTTGATTGACAAAATCGTAGGATTTCTTTCGTAATTGGTTCATTTGCCCATGTTTTAACAACCTCATTTGATGAACAATAATCTTGCCATTTCATTTCTTTGACAACTTTACGATTTCGTTTATAACCCTTTAATGGGGCTAGAGTTCTATGTGAGTATAAACTCTTTTTACCAATATAATATTGGCCGGTTATGTTGTGGGTTATTCTATAAATAAAACCAATTGTACCTTCAGGCATTTCAGATATTTCTGATATAACCTTTTCTTTATATATCCAATTCATAATTAAAATTTTGAAAATCATCTTTATATTTAGTTCTAACCCAATCCTTTATCCAATCTTCTTTGTATAAAGATTTATAATATTTTTGTTGATTTAAAGTTGGATGTCTTTCGTATATAGAGTTTCTATTAAGATGGGGTATTCTAGGAGTAGGATGACCTAATTTTTTAAACAAGAAACTTATATCGTTTGAGTAATTTTCATACCGACCTATAAAACTAATGTTTCGTTTTTCAGTTCTATTATTATTTAAAAAAAATGTTTGAGGATAATATAAAAAATTATGTTCAAAAATGGTTTTAATAAAATTACCAAAGGTTTTATCACATCCCATTCTTAATTCATGATGATACCACGATGCTAATCGCGTAAATGGGTTTCTTACAAATGTAAAAATAAAATAATCTTCAATATTACCAAATGCCGATAAATCGTCATGAGTGGTTACAAATTCTGTTCCTTTAATTCTTAATAGAATTTCACTAAGGGAATTTCCACCAGTTTTAGGTATATGAAGAAACGCCCACTTTTCGGAATGGTTTATTAATAAAGCCAAACAAATTTATTTAAGGTTTAACAGTAGTAGAATACTTTGTATCCTTTAATTTACCACCTCTAGATTTTGCAAGTTTTGTTTCATCTATATTTGCGTTATAAGATTTATCTGCAGAAAGAGGTGTCTTATCTTTAGATTTATCTGCTAATTTAGCAAAATCAGAATTTTTATACAAGTCTAATATACTAGCCATAATTTTCTTTCCTATTGGTTAACTATTATTCTTTTTATAAATCTAAGAGTTTCACCTTTTTCTAATTTAAGCTTTTCTACTATATCAAGTTCAACCGGTAAATGAAAATAAGTAAATCCATCTCCATTTGTATGTTCTAATAAAGCTACTACTGCTTCTTCCGATAAATTTGATTCTACAACTGTTTGGTTTACATCTAATAAATTATACATAATTTTTCCTTTGTTTATTCGTTTGTGTTTTCTACTCTTTTTATAAATCTAATACTTTCAGAATATTCTGCTGTTTTGAACTCATTTAATTGAGCTACATCACCAGGATAAAAATAATAATTCAATCCATCTGGAGAGATTTCTCTATTTATTAATTCTGTTACTTTTTCTTCAGTAATATTTGATTCAATGATATTATCATTTACATCAAGAATGCTAATTTGTGCCATAGGTTTTTATTTGTTATATGCTTATAAATATCATTAAGTATCAAAACGGACTAAAAAATTAAGATTATAATCCGGCAAGTTTTTTATTGGTTTTGGTAATTTAGCAACAACCAATAGATTATCATCGTCATCGTACAATCCAATTGTAGTGATATAAGTGGTTAAATAAGAACCAGTCGGGTCATTTGATACATTTGTATAATAATCCTCCCACGAACCACTAACCGAACCAATAGACCCGCTAAAAAACTCTCTACGTGATATATCTAATACTTCTTTTATTTTTCTAGTTCCTGCTGGGAATGAATTATTCACTCCTGTTATTTCAAAATCATACGAACCACTAATTAATACATTAACAGCAGTTGGATTTTGTGAATAATTAAATTCTCCGGTATTAGCAGAAATTAAAATTTCGGTTTCATATATTGTTTGAGTTGAACGATAATCTAATGAATATGAATCAAAAAGAATATCATCTGTCATAACAATTAACCCATCATCATAAAATACGTTACCATGTACTTGTGTTTTTATATCAGTATTATCAAACGTTAATTTAGCCGTAAAATTAATTTTATTATTTTGAAAATCAATTGCAATTATAAAATACTCATCTTCATCACTATTATAAATTAATTGACAAGACCCATCATTCAAATCCATTATACCACCTGCTGATGCTGATTTTACTTCGATATTATAAACACCAATTCCATCATTAATAGTTAAATACCCAACCCCATTATTATCTAAATCAAGACTAACTAATGTATATGAATTACCAACTTCTCTAATAATACCATATCCATCATCAAAAAAATCTAATCCACCTGCAGTTAATACAACACTTTCTTTTTTTATTTCTTCCCCAAATCTATTTCTATCAATTGGTATTATCTGAAACGTATTAGGAAGTTGTCGTTCATATGCTAACTCTGCTAAATTTTCTGATGTACCAAATGTTGTAAAAGTATTACCATCATGTGAATAGTATTTACTTTTCAATGAATTATATAATGCGTGAACTAAATTTGCTTCATCTACAAACAAACCAGTTTTATTTTCTACCTTTATAATAGGATATTCACTTTCGCTGGTATTCCAAAGTTTGTATACATTGAACGACCTATTTGAAATATTTGATTTGGGTATTGATTTAAACATAGTGAATTCCTTACCTATATAAGTATTTTAATAAACAAAAACCCAACTTTTTAGGGTTGGGTTCGTTAAATATGTTATTTGGTTTTTGTTCTACGATACTCCCAAATAATTTTTTAATTAGAAATCTAATTTAACCGCTATTAAAACTTCCTTATCAAACGATTTTGCAATCGGTTGTGAAGTTTTAGCAACTGCTAACATTTCGTTAGCATCGTTGTATAGACCAATTGTTGTAATATATGTTTTTGGGTCTCTTTCAAATGTTGATTCAACAAATGAACCATCAGATGAACCACTTGTAAATGTTGGATTATTTGAGAAGTTAAATTCTCTATTTGTTGCCCTTACAAAGTAATGAGAGGTTGAAACGTTTTCAGTTCTTCTTGCTTCAAAATCTGCTCCACCCTTAATTGCATTATACAATAAGAAATGATTTTTACCTTCATATGCAACACCACTATAAATTGATTTTCCACCAACTGAACCACTATCTATTGATGTACCTATTTTTGAATGAATTGCTGTGGGATTTAATACAATAAGACCCTGGTCTGGATAAAATAATCCAAATCCCCTACCATTTGTATCATATCTACCATCAATACTTGCTTCAGCATCTTGTCCTAAATTTAAAGAACCGGACACAACATAAAATAATCTACCTGCTTTACCAACAGTATCAGAGAATTTTTTACCACTATCATCAATAAATGTAGTTATACCATTTGAACCACTTAGGGATAATTCCCAATTACCGGCATCCATTGTTTCTTTATATCTAGCTCTTGCTACGTTAATAACATAGATATCGCTAGAGTCATGTAAACCTTCACCTGATTGGGAATCAAATGTGAAAAATTCGTCCGTTTGGTCTAATAAAATAGAACGATATTGTGCATATGTTGCTTTTGTTGCTAGAGTTGAATCTCCGTTAGAAAGGTCTAATGAAATTGAACCACTTGCATATTTGTGTCCATATGCTATTGCAAATTGAACATCTGTTGAACCAGATTTATATACATCTAAATAATAATTTGAACTTGATGCTGCTGATTGAGTTGAAGATGTTGCATAATAATTTAAACTTCCTACATCACCACTCCAAAGTCCAGTCGTTACAACTTCTACTTTACCTGTAATTTGGTCGAATTCGCCAAATCTTTTGTAAATACCAGTTGTAATTGAACCACCTTGTGCAGCTAATTTATCACCACCTGTCACATATTGGTTTATAAGATTTGATAATTGCTCGGTAGTTATATTTCCATTACTAGCTTGTAAATACGCTGCTAATTCTGATGTTAAGTTTACTCCTGCTTGTCCTGTAATTTGTGCCATATTATTTTATTCTCCGTTTAAGCTATATAAGATACGGTCACAGGAATAGTTTGAGAACCACCTGTTTCGTTACCATATACTGTTATAGTTGTCTTAATAGTTTGTGTTGTATTTGGGTTAGGAATGAATGAGAACGTTAATCCTCTTTCTACTGCTGCAGTTGTTGTGATTTCATCGCCTAAGAATACCGGTATTGTACCCGTACCTGCTGCGATACCACTACCAACAATTGAACCTGCATTTTTATTTGCTAATACAATTGTATATCCTGACTGTCCGTTTCCACTTGGTGAGGTTGTTGGAGTTAAAGATACCTGACCACTTCTTTGGTTTACTGAAATTGAAGGAACACCAAATTCTACTTTAGGAATTTTAGTTGTACCCTTTGGTAAAGTTACCAATTTGTATTTTAGAACTTGAGTTTCATCAGGAGATGCTTCAGTTACAGGAATCGCTCTGATTGCTGCATCATAATAAGCAGAACCCTTTGGGTGTGCTGGTTCATAAAGTGTGTAATCAATCTCATCATCACCTAATGCGAATTTAGTAATGTTAAGACCTTGCCCAGATGCTAATTTTTCTCTACCTTTCTTAGTAAGAATCGCATCAACTGTGATTTCGGAATTATCTAAGTATGCCATAATTTTTGTATTTTCTTTTTTACTTTCGTATATAAATATAAGTATTTAATAATTTTCATTAATCAACTACTAAAATTGGTTCTCCACTTCCTCTTCCTGTATCTGAAACTTTTAGTATATTCGGGTTAGTTGTGAATGTTTGAACCGGTGAACCACCTAAAATATTAGTTGTAGAGGTTTGTTTAGACCCATTAAAATAACTATTTTGTAATCCGGTTGATAAATCACCAGTATTTCTATAATGGGTTGAGAAATAACCATTTAACGGAGTTACCTCTACAATATTACCACCAACTGTTGGAGTTGCACCATCCCAATCTAATATAGTAACTTTTGTTCTATAAAAAGTAGTCGAAATTAATTCTGTTCCTAAACTTTTATCTAAAGCGTTTATGTTTTCAGGTATTTTTTTTGTATAACTTTCTTTTATTAAAAATACTTTATTTCTTTCTTTTATAAAATTACCCCAAACATCTCTATACGTTCTAATTACATTCCCATTAGAACCAAACAATCCAAATCCTGCAACCGATAAAGAATTTTTATCTAATCCAACTTGAGTAAACTCAGTTTGGTCGTATTCACCTCGTATTGAACCTGTTATTGTAGCATCTATTGGTGCAAAAATACCACCCATTGTTTTGGTTGAATCAGTTGTAATTATTCCAAACACATTTGTAGTACTAAATGTATCTACTTCTCCATTATAAGAATTATTTGTTGCAACTAAATTTAAATCCCCTTGTGTTTGAATTTCAACGGAATATTGTGGGTTTGTTACATTTAAATCAATTGCGTTAGATGTAGAAATAAACGCATTTATATTTTGGTATGATGCAAATTGATTTGTAGTTTCATTTGTATCAATAGTGACTTGATGTTGAATATTTACAGCAGTTGGTCTATTCCATTTAACTTTACTTCTTTCTAAAATATGTGGTTCAATTAATAAACCAGATGAAACCTTTGCCCTTGCAGGAACTAATGATTCTAATGTTTCAAAAAGTGATTTATCAATATATCTTACTAATTGAATATATTCATGTGTATTTAAATCATATCTTTGGAAATAATAATTTCTTAAAGTAGTTAAATCTGAGTATGAATCGTTATATTCATCTGCAGGATTACCAATATAATCATCTATATTAAATTCACCTAAAGAACGTAGAATATCCATATTCACTTCTTTCATAGGTGAGAAAAATAATCCCAATCTATCCGTATCTATTGGTGCTTGGTCATATGATTTTTTAGTTACTCTACTTTTATAGTTTAAATCGCCTGATAGGGTTTGTGTTTCAAAACGAAATTTATTTCCTACCGTCAATCCACTTGAAGGAACTTTTGCTGTTACAGTTCTTTCATATGGAATGTAATTATATGGATATGTCGTATTTGCAGTAAAATTAGAAGCAGTTGCAAAATTTGAGTACCCATTATTGATAGAAACGTTTTTAATAGAACCAGATGGTACTGATGTAGAACCGGTAGTACTGATTGGATATTCAAAATCTAAACGGAATAATAAATCAACCGTCGATGCAGAAATATGTGAACCATCAATTGCATCAGGTAATAAAGTATGGTTATCAATACGAGATTCTGGTAATGGAGTTCTCCACAAACGGAATTCATCTAAAGCACCAGTTAATCCCTCACCGACATATAGTATAGAACCACTTTTCCAAGTAGTTGAACCAATTGGTAATGGGTCTGAAATTTTAATTACTTCATTTCGGATTCTTCCTTGAAATCCTTCTTTTAAATATAATTCAAACACTTCAGTAGTAGAACCAGTTCTTCTATTTAAAACAATATTTGTATATGCATCATTGTAGAATGGCATATAATCAGTAGATACTGATTGGGTTGAATTACTACCTGTAAATTTGAATTCTAATTTAGCAAGAGAACCCGTTCCTGGTACTAAATCTAATTTCCATTTATCAGTTCTTAATAAACTTTGAGTAATACTACTTTGCAAAGTATTAATACTAAATTCAATTGCGTTAGGGAAATCAGTACCATTGGTATCGGAGTAATCTTTAAACGGAATTTGTAAGAATGAACCAGTTCCAAATTGTAAAGCACAGGTTCTATCATCAAACGTAAACGTTGTAGTTGCATCAGATGATGGGTCATTTGGCCCACCATATTCCATTATTGTTAACATGGATGATGGGACACCATAACAAGCCATTGCTGCACTTAATGCCCTTTTTGTACCCTTATGTTTTAATAGATATGGTAAGTTATTTAGTATTCGTCTCCATACTTGATGTTGACGAGATTTTCCACTCATTGATGATGAAGAAGACCCATCTGAATTCTTACCAAATGCGTATTCCCATAGGTATTGTGATTGAACTCCCATATCGGCGTTCCAACCTAATGATTCTAACATATGATATATTAAATCATTACCAATACCATCTTCGTATTTGTGTTCTAATTTTTTAGATTGTGCAATTCCTTTTGTATATGACCATAGGGTATCAAAGTGTTGACCCATCATATTTAAAAATAAAACAAACTCAGCATTTTCAGCATCATTTGTAATATGTGCAGGAATATTATTTACTAATATATTTTTATTGTTGTAATCATATTGTTGTGCATCATCAATAATTCCACCATACCAATCAGTAACTTGTGAACTTGTTGGATTGTAATATGAATATGATGATGAATTAAAAAATGGATATGTTAACCCATTTGATGATGATGTAAATAAATATTTTTCAAATCCATCAAATCCGGCTTTAACTTTATTTTTACTTTGAACGTGTTTTTGTAATTCTAACGATGATGTTACTGAACCAGATGCATATGATAAACTACTTGATACAAAATTTATTTTATTATTATAAAATTCAATTAATTCAACTTTATATAAAAAGTTTTTAACTCTTTCTTCTGCTGATGAGTATTTTACAAAGTTAGACCACGCATAAGTTGAACCACTTTCATATTGAATATTTAAATTCTCTAATGAAAATTCACTTGAACTTACATATGAGTTAATTAAATCAGTAGAGGTATTAGAACCACTAGAAATTAAATCATCTAATATTTGATATCCAATTTCATCACCAATTGTTACATTAAAATTTGGTTTTAATGGAGTACACTCACTTTTTAATTCATCAATAATAGTAACTTGTTCTATTATAGGAATTGATTGAATTTTAGATATCCATAATTGTTGGTTAGGTTGTATCTCACGAGGAAGTGGTTCGTATAACTTTAAAACTAATGATTTTTGTTCTTTAGTTTTTGTACGATTACCAGTTTCTGCATCGGTTTTATATTCAGAAAAAGTTTCAGTATCAACTCCCCAAGTTGCAATTAATTTATTATCACCATCACCTAAGTGTAAATAGTGAGTTAAAAATTTAGAAATTTCTTCTTCTAATATTTTTTGGTCTAAGTTAATTTCAAACGCACTTCTAATATCGGCAATTACACTACCTCTTCGTAATTTTAAATCTCCTTTATCAAATAAAATGGAAATTCTTTCAATCTTACCTTCGGTTAATTCATCACCTTCTGCATTAAACGGAACTAATAAAATTTCAAATTGAACCTTATCAGTATCTTCATTAAATTGATTTTGTGCTTTTCTTAAAACCTCTTCTACATTTAATGTAATTAAACCGGAAGGTGATAGTTTACCAAGTGCATATTGTTTATCATACTTTGAGACATACATCTCAATGTAGTTTGTATTAATTGATTGCCAACTAATATCAAAATCAACATTAAATCCTTTAAAATCCGCACCTTTAATATTCTGCGGATAATTAATATGTGTAATATCTGGCCCTGGTAAATAGTATTTATTAACTACATTAATTGTAATCTTTGTAGTTTGACCACTACCTGCTCTATCCGAACGAGGTTGTAAATAAACTACATAGTTACCAACTCCATTATAAAAATCATTTTTAGATAAAACAATCGAACCATTTGGGGATAGTGTACGTTGGGTAGAACCTAATGAATAGATAATCTCCGATGCGTTAACACTATTATATGGTATGTTTAAATTATTATCACCTGCTATATTAAATTCAAAGGATATACCTTCAGTTCGTAATGTAGGTGCATCTGCAACGGGTATATTATCATTTGATTTTTTAGATACCGAAACATTAACTATTACATTATCAATTCCTGGTTCTAATTTAAAATCTAATCTATCATACTTAACACTATTTCCCCTTGTAATTACTTCATATACAACTGCATGAGTTTGAGATGATAATCCATTTGAAGTAAATTGAATATAATTACCACCACTTAAATCAAACTCATTTCTACCAGATGTAACATTTCCAGTTACACCATTTGATGCACGATATGATATTAAATCATTTTGATAAACATCACCATTTATTTGTATCCTTGCAACCGCTTCGGGAAGTGGGTCAATTGGTACTGGAAATGTTTTTAAATCAAATTTTAATGTAGTACTTAATACAGCATCAGTTTCAGTACTTGCTTCTAATATATTTTGTTGAATAAAATTACCATCAATTAATTTTTCAACTATCAATTGATAATAAGTAAAGTATACTAAACTTTCATATACCTTTGGTCTTTCTTCCCTTTTTCTAATTACTGCGTTTGGATTTTGTGGGTCTGATTCGAATGTATAACCAACCACATCATCAAATGGAATTTCTACCGGGATTTGTTTTCTATTTTCTTTTTTTAAAGTATAAACTTTATAAACATCTGAAGATTCTACTCCTGATTTTTGAAGTGTTATCTGTTTAGGAGTAAGTAACTCTTTTTGATTAAAGGTTAATTCAGTAGGGGTTGATTTTACATTTTGTATTACACCATCTACCAATACTATTCCATCTTGTGGATTAGATTGTATTCCTATTTCAACTACTAAATTTTGTGTATTGTATACGTTAGTTGGTGCATAGGTACATGAACCATCATTATATGTAGCAGATGCATCATAATTACTAGCACGCGGGTCAGTACAACCAAATCTTGGTGAGATTGGATTTCCTCCACCACCACCGGAAATATCACCACCTCCTCCACCTCCACCAAAGTTGTCATTCATTGCACCCAATGAACCACCATCTGGATTCATATTCCCTGAGGTATCGTATAGTAATAATTCTTTATTTGCCGGTGCTGCCATTTATTATAATCCTTGTTTGTATAAATATGATTTTATCTATTACTTATGTAAAATTTTGTAATGATTGAGTATCGAACTGTCCTCCACCGCCGCCACCACCGAAACTACCATCATATCCTGCTCCACCACCGAATGTATTTCCACCACCGCCGCCACCGCCTGATATAGGAGTGCTTGGAGTAGTAGGTGTAGTTACCCCACCGCATGAACCTATAAATGTAACTCGTATATTCGGTCCTTCAGATATAGTATTTTCAACTGCACATATTTCTACTGATTGGCCGGGTAGTAATGAATGTATTGTTGCTGGTGCGCCTGATGAATCTTTATAAAATATAGGAACAGATGTTCCATTATTATAATTATATCCATTATTATTATAGTATTGGTATCCATTATAGCCAGTTCCACCATACGAATCATATCCATTATATCCATATGGATTATAGGTATAATATGAATCATTTAAAACCCTATATAATCCCGTTGTTAACACTTCTCTAATTTTTGGTACTTCTCTTACATCTCCACTAAATGAATCTATTATTTGATATGTAATTGTCAATGATTCATATTCTCTACCAAATACATTAGTTTGTTTATTACCATCGGCATCAGTAAATAGGATTCCACCTTCAGATGACCAAACATAGAATGTTTTTGTAAATGTTTTTGGTTTAGAAACATCTGCATAGGTACATGAACCATCATCCATAACTGCAAATTTATTATAATTTAAAGCGGATGAATCCATACAACCTTTAATCTTTTCAATTGGAGTTGCATCTGGTATTGGATTGTATTGGCATGAACCATCTGATTCAGTTGCCAATGGATTATAGTTCTTAGCGTTTCTATCAGTACACCCTCTAACTACTCCTTGTTTATTACCTATACCATTAGTCTCATTTGTATTAGAACTAATTATTGATTTTAAAATCTCTTTAGTAGCATCTAATGTAATTTGTTCTTCTTTTGTTAATATATTATCTTCTTGTATATCTTGTTTAGGTAAATAAAAACTTATAATTTGAATAAGTGAACTAATTATAAATTCTTTTATTTTAACTATTGATAATTCTATTGGTTTTGCACTAGGAAGTGGTTTACCATAGTTAAGAGAAGTTATATTAGTATCTCTATTACCAATAAAATGTTTGGTAGTTTCAATTAATTTTTCTCTGATTGTATTTATAAAATTTTCCCAATTTTGAATTTTAAATTCGGTTTGAATTAATTTTCTATATTGTTCTCCTTCTGCAATCGTTCCCTTTTGCATTAAGAATGATTTCAGAATATTTTCTACTTTTAATGATTGTATAAATGGTTCTACAAAATAAATTGTATCATCTTTAAATTGCCCATCTTTTAATAAAATATTTAATCTGATATCTAAATCTTCAATTGTATTTTCATTAACATCTTTTAATGGTAAAACTCTGATTTCAGTACGAGATGGTGAAATTTCATGTATCCATAATTTATCCTTATCAACTGTTTCAGAACCAACTCTCCTATTTAATAGAGTTGTCTGAGTTTTAAATATACCATTAGAATATCCAGAATCTCTTACTAATTTTTCAGTATCAATAATATATTCTCTGGCACCATTTGTTTTTACATTAGATTTATTTTCACTAAAAATAAAATATTTTGTAATATTTACATCATCTAAAAAAATGTATCTAACCAAATCTCCGTGCTCACCTTGTGGCAATAAATTATCACTAGAATCATACAATATAAATTCAATAGTATCGGCATCACCTAACCCAAAGTAAGATTTGGCAACTTCTTTTTCAAAAATTGCTCTATCTTTACTATCAACTTTGTAGCCTTTTTTATCTACTATTTCTTTGAATTGATTTATTGCCATGCTAGTATTTTTCTTTTACTCATTTGTTTATTATAAACATAATAACAATATTGTTTACCAAATTTATGAATTAACTTTCCTATCCAATTATCGTTAGGTAGGATTCCAACTTCGTATGCCATATGTTCTGTCCACGGCTTTACCATTGTATAAATCCATTTTGTATATTGTGGTTTTGCTTTCATAAAGTTAACCACATTCTTAGCCCACATCATATATCCTAAAACTAATGATGGGTCTTTCTTATACATCATTTCACCATATAATTCATCCGCGTTCCAAATATGTTGAGGTAAGAACCCTTGTTTGTAAAGTTCATTACAAATAATCTTTTTCTTTTTGGTATTGGCAAGTTGTGCTTGGGTGGCTGATGCACTTGCGGTTGCAGCAGCTGCTTGAGCCTGTGATGCTGTAATTTGAGCTTGTGCTAATAATTGTTGTGCGTTTGTAACTTGATTTTGTAATTCAATTGCCCTTGCATTTGCAGCTTCTAATTGTGCAGTTAAATTCTTTTGTAATTCATCAAAGGTTTGTTTCTCGGCCTGTAATCCTCTAAGTTGTGCTTCTAATGAAACCCTCTCAATACCTTCTTTAATACCCTTTGAAAGTGCATTCTGAAAATCTTGAATTAGTGAAACATATTTATTATTTGTAATTTGTGATTCGTTCTCTGCAGATGCTCTTAATAATCTCTCTACATCTATTTGAGTAGCCAATGCCTCATTTGCAGTATTTAGAGTTTCAATCTCAGCCAGGGCATCACTTAATTGTTTACTTAAATCAGTATTTTTTCCTAATGATTCATTATATAATGCTTCTAATCTATCGTATGTTTTTTGAGGAACAACTTTTGGTTGTGGTTTCGCAGGTGCTGCTATTAATTCATCAACAACTACATTAACCGCCTTTTTTAATTGCTCTTCATTATATTTAGGTCTTTCAACATATCCAGATGTTTCACCATCAAAATCTTCAGCAGTGGGTTTGACATAAAAAGTATGATTACCTTGTTCGTTTTGAGAGGTAATCACAGCAGAACCACTTGATATTAATTCTGAAACTCTAAATTCGTTTTGTAATGACATATCTTATTTCTCTATTGTAAACGTTAAATCTTTATCTGAAAAATATTCTATTACACCACTTCTATCTATTTTTATTTCAACATAATAACTTCTATTAGTTTCCCAATTCGTTAAATTTAATTTAAAATAATTTCCGTTACTATTACAACTTACTTTTGTATAATCACTAAATGGAACAATAACCTCATCAGTAATCACATCTTTAATTTGATAATAAGTTGTAGATGGTAAGTATTTTATATCGTTATATGCAAATGAATTTGAATAAGTTTTAAGTGGGTATTTTTCTCTAGCAAAAACTCCAATTTCAGGAGTACTTCCTACTTTATATTTTGTTTTTAATTTTTTAAATGTTACATGAATATCGTCAGATGTTAATTGAGTTAACGAACCTGTTACAAACGATTGGTCATTCCAACCAATTCTAACCTTTGGTTGATATATAGTGTTTGTTTCTTTTGCAAAGAATTTTAATTGGCCATAATCTTCCGTATCATTTTCTAATACACTTGAATGTCTTAAAATTATACCCTCATTTGGTAAAGAACCTGATATCCAAGAAGTAAACATAGTTTTTACATTCATATTAATATCTGCACTTTGATAACTAAATGATTGTGATGTTGCCGAACCCGTCCACCACACGCCACCTTTACCATTATACGAGCCAGTTACACTACCTGTAATATATAATGCGTTTGTAATCCAATCTATCCCAGTTGTTCTATGATTCCATGTAACACCGTCAGTTGATATATCATCAAAACGAGTACCGATTCCCATATCCCAACTTTGTGTAATTGGATTTGCATAGATTACATAATCCATTGGTATTTCATTTGCTTCACATTCTCTAAGAATTAATTCTGCAGAACTCATAGTAACCGCCCCACTAGCAAGAGATGCAGAAAGAGCAGTTGTTTCAAACTTTATTAGAGTATGAGCAACATCTTTTGAATTTCCATAATAAGTTTTAGAAATTTCTAATATTTCATCCAAACCAGTGTTTTGTGTTGGTTGTTGTAAATAGATTGTTGCATCTTTTGATGCTGTTAAAAAAGTATACATTAAACAACCCTCCCTTTAATATCTTTTGCTGGAAACTTAACTTCAAATATTGATGGGTCTAATGATGGGTATACCATTTTACCTTTTGTTGCTTCTGCAATGTTATATGAATTACTTGAATATTGACCTAAACATTTATTTACTATTTCACATTTTGGAACTGATTGAACTCCTTCTATTCCTGCAATTAATAATTCTAATTCACTTAGGTTAATTGCCATATTAAATGTCCAATCATCTATATTAAAGTAATTTGTAATTTCATCAATACATCTTACCAATACTTCTCTTTTATTATATCCACTATAAGTTCTGATTTCAAAATCAACGCCAATGTTTATAATATACCCATCCATTAAATTCACACCATCTGTCAACAAACGATATTCATTTAAATAAGTTTTAAGATTTTCTTTTAGTGCTTGGTTTGTTCCAATTTGTACTAAATTCTTATTAGAATTATATCCTAAAATATATAAGTTAATTGCAAATGGATTATTCTTTTCGTTTGTATTATTTTTCTTCCCTACTAAAAATTTGTTAACCGCATCTTTAATTTCCATTTCACTCTTACCTTGTAAACTTGTTACAATACCTGTAAATTCGCTTAGGGTATCTGGATTTGCAAGAATAGATGATGGTGAGTTATTATCCAATTCTCCATCCGGTGCACAATATGCTTTAGCAATACCACCATACTTTGCAGGTAGTGATAGGGCTCTTACTTGATAATCTTTACGAGTTACTGCTCGGTTTTGAGAACCAAATGTTGCCAGGGCGTTTTCTCTGATTTCATCAATAGTTTCTGCACCTCTTGCTCCATTTGCTGCTGTTTCGTTTTCAACTGCGATTGAACCCTTAGCTACTCTATATACTGCCAATTCGTCTCCACTAAGTGAAATTGTATCTTCATCAAAGGAAACGTTTGTTATTCTATTTATTTCACCTTTTGGAGTATTTGCCGAAATACCACCACCTACTAAATACGAAACTGTAATAGTAGTATTAGCAGGTGCCTGACCATAACTTTTTGTCTTTAAAAAGTTTGCAGGGTCAAATGATGCACCTAAATTATCTATTGATGAATTTAATCCCAATCCTACATTTTTGAAATTTGGTATAATGCTTTCATCAGATGAGGTAGAATTACCGCCCCCAAATACAATTGTTGTAGTATTATCTGGATTTACTTTTGTTACAAACCTACGAGAAGTTTTTATTAATTTTAAAACGTTTGCAACTGAATCTTTAAACTGAACTAAATCCTTATCGGTTTGGTTTGATATAGGATAATCAACAAATACCATCTCTTGTGCAAGATATGGGACTTCATACCATTTATTTCCATTACCATCTCTTACATCATATATTTGAATTATATTTGTTTCTGCTAAATCTATTTTTGAAAATTCTTGAGCACTTCCAAATGTAATATCTATTGTCTTTAATTCTGCGGAGATTGCATTAACATATTTTTTAACTAAATAAAAGGTAGGTTCACCATCATCATTTTTTCTATATATGGTAATCTCTCTCTCATCTTCAACACTAAAATCTAATAATTCAGTTGTTCTAAATAGTGTAGCCGTTGTATTTGCCTCCACTACCATTCCCTCTTTAATTCTAAGAAAATAATCAGAATCAGGTCTATTATTCGGTCCTTGACCGGTTGCACGAACTAATTGATAAACTGATAATCTTACTAATGCGGGTGATGTTACTTTTGGTTTGTATCCTAAATATTGTGCAAGTGCGATAACATTTTCTTTATCCTCTGCATATAACATTAAGGATTCTTTTAATGTATCATCTATATAATACCCCAAAACATCTCCAATATACGATGCCATTTCAATGAACATCATACCGGGTGAGGTTTCGTTAAAATCTGAATATGTTTGTGGGAAATAAGTTTTTGCGTACTCAATTAAGTTTTGACGGAAACCGGCAAAATCTTTATTAAGATATTTTATATCTCTACCTTGATTACTTTTTCTTGTTATACTATTTAATGCCATTATTATTATCCCCTAACTGTAAAAGTTATTTCTTGTGTTTCAATTGTATTTCCGACCGTAAACTGAATTGTCATATGTGCTGTGTGGTTATCCTTCATAGCATCAGTCATTTCTACATCAATTTCTTCAATATTAATATATGGTAACCAATAACTGACAGTTTGGGTAATTACATCTTGTAATTGTGATTCAAACGTATCATCCATTGGTTCAAACAAAAGTGATTGTAACCCCGTACCAAACTCTGGTTGCATTACTCTTTCACCTTTTGCCGTTAATAGTAAATTTTTTAAATTTGCTTTTGCTTGTTCGAAAGATGTAAAGGCTTGTTCAAAATAACCAGTATTACCTCTTTTAATAGGTAAAGTTATTCCATACGCGTAAGAATCAAATTCTTGCGTATCCTTTACAATTTTACTACCAAGTACATAAGCCATATTATTTCTTAAACCTCTTAACTAATTCCGAATTATCTCTATTTAAAATTCTGTCTAATCCTGCTAATCCAGTCGTAACACCTAACCCACCTTTTTTAATACCACTTCCTCCCATATCACCATATCCCATTTTAGAAGCCATTTGACTTCTCATTGTTTCAATCCCACCTTGTGCTCCACCTCCGTATGATATTGTTTCATCTATATCAGGTTCCGCATCCATATAATTTGGAATGTGTGAATTTGAGTAACCTTCATTTATTGGTTGTTCCATTTGGTAATTATCTAAAATAGATGAACCACCTCCCACTTGTCCCGCACTTCTTTGTGCAGAAGTAAATGGTTTTGTTTGATTTAGTATTTCATTTATAGTTGAATTTCTACTCAATTGTTTTACCGGTTGAACTTGTCTTACTTCTTCTTTAATAGTAGTAGTAGTTGTTCTATCTTTTTCCAATAATAGAGTTGCTAATTCAAACGGGTCAACTTCTTCCAAAATATCCTTTTTAGGTTTTGGAGTACTCGTTTCGTTTAATAACTTACTAACTTCCTCCTTAATCATTTTAGGAAGCTGTTTCTTAATTTCTTGTTCTACAACTAATTTAATTAGTTGTGCTAATTTTTTAGAATCCATTTTAAAAATATTTGTTAACTTACTATAAATATATGTTTTGAGTATTTTGCATTTTTATAAAGGGTGTAACCCTAATTTATCTTATGCTTTTTTATTTTTTTGAGATGCGACTGCAGCTTTACCATTTTCATTTAATCTCCACATAGCAATGGTTGTATTATCAACATGGTTTGCTTGAATGACATTTTGAGAAAAATCACTAACCCATTTCCATCCAGTCCAAACTTGAATATGACCATATAATTTACCACCTAAATACCCCATAACAACTATATCACCCACTTGCCATTGTGCAGGATTTTTGGTATAGACTGAATTTATTTTTACTTTTTCGTTGTAATAAACTTTACCACCTATGTTTCCTGCAAAAGATGCCCTACCACCACCGGTAGATGGGTCTTTGAATGAAAACCAATCTGCATTACCACTTATTCTACCTAATCCACTTACACCCGTTAATGCAACTACAACCGATTGTGTACCTTGTGGACATAATCCATGTACACCTTTGATATAACCACTTCTTAAATTTCCATAATTAACTCTTGGATTTTTACCCAACTTAGGTGCCCATGCACCTGCAATTTTTAATAACTCATCTAAATTTTTATATCCACTCTTCAAATCCGTATCAGGTTCAAGTGGTTTAAGAATTCCCTGGTCATAAAGTGCTTGGTCTATTTTTTCTGCTTTAGAATTATCTAACTGAGAAACCCTTGCACTACCACCTTCTAAATCATCTTCTACATACGGGTCTTCAAAAATCTTTTTACTAATTTTTTTAACATCTGGATTTATTATCTCTTGTACTTCGGGGTCATCTTTGTCCAATCCAATTTTAGACCAATCCAATTTATCATATGCAGTTTTATTATCAGCAATTTGTTCTTCTGCATTAATCGGTGGGTTTGGTGGACTTGGCGATGCCGGTGGAATAGTATATCCAACAAACGGAACTGCACCTGGCCCTGGTGTTAATAAGGGTGGATATAGAGATGTAGTTAAAAACATTCCTTGAATTGTAGGCAAGTGAGTTTGAATCGATGCAATCAATTGGTCTAAAAATACTGCCGAATCATCTGTTGGTTTTGCCATTTTGTTTAACTATATTATAATTTTATTTTTTATCCACACAAGTTGGGGGAATTACAAATCCAGAAATAGTTGATACTCTTGGAGTTTTTACAAAACATCCACATCCATTTCTATTGAATCCGCCACCACCGGTATTTCCTTCTATTGTAGTTATCTTACCATCTTTTGATATTGCTGCTACAACTCCAATGTGATGTTCCTTACCTTCCGGCCCATATAACGCTGCAGCTCCTATTTTTGGAGTTTTACTATATGTTCCATTTTTTTTACCCCACGTCGCCCAATTCTTGCATGATGCAGCACCAGGAGGAGTTTTTAACCCCGCAGACTTCCACCAAGCAGTTACCGCAGCAGCACACCAGTAATATCCCTCACCTGTTGCTCGGACCTGTCCCTGATTATCTAAACCCGCTAATTGAACCATTATATCAATACGGCCAGGTTTACCCGGTGGGGTTTCTCCTCCCGCTTGATTTCCCCCATAGTTCAACCCCGCACCTTTATTTGCCTTTGTACCAGTTTCTAATATACCAACATCTTTTTTAGCAAATTCAACCACCTTTAATCCAATAGGACATGAAGTATCAACATTACCATCAATTTTAACAGGTGTTGAATTTATAGGTTCTTTTGATTCTATTGAATTGGCTTGTTTTGTGTCAATTTCTTTTTGTGTTTTATCAACATATTCTCTAGCACCATCACGTTGTTCTTCTGTGGCGTTGGGGTTATTGATTGTTTCCGAGGCCCGTTTAACTTCTTCTTTTTTTACCTCAATATCTTCTTCAGATAATTCATAAGGTTCTTCAAATACTTTGTTAGATGATGTAGGAGCAACATCCTCTATTGGGGTTATTAACGCCGGTTCTAAACTTTGTATATCAGTTGGTTGCCAAGTTCCTGGATTTGTAATCATACTACTAACTGTCGCAATATTTACAACTGCACCGGGAGATGGTATAATTGGAGGTGGGACTGCAGACATTGTAGCACCAGTCCAATATGATATAAACGCAGGCCCCATATTGGTAATGATAGGATGTTCACCCGATGGTTGTTGAAATGCGGTTGCAAGAATTCCGTTTAAGGTTGCCTCCATTAATTCAGTATTACCCTTTGCAACTGTAATACTATTGACGGTATCAAATCCTCTTTTAACTGCCATATCATATTCTAATGTAAGTTTTTTTGCAAAATCACCATAGGAACTAATTCCTGCTTGGTTTTGCATATAACTCAACATATTTTGTTTGAATATTTCTAATGACATCTTATTCAGTAAAATTTAAAGTTGATTTGAATTTTTCCAATCTACCTTTAATATCGTTAAATGTACCTCTATTTTCAGGACCAGTTGCAGTTGGACCAGACGGGGTTTTAAATATTTGTGCATTAATAGCATCAATAAGTTCCTCTAATAATCCTTGAAGAGTATCACCTCTTACTAATGGTTCAGCATCACTTTCGGTATTAAGATATATTTGTCCTTTACCACCTAAGATGTAAGTATTGTTATCATTTGTTGTAATTCTAACATCACCATTAAAATCTAAATCTGCACCAGCTTTACCATTATCAATTGACATTTTACCATCTGATATAAATCCGTAATTTCCTTTTGAATAGAAAATCAGTTCTTTAGATTTAGCAGAGATTATAATTCTTTCAGAATTTACTAATAATTGGTCACTACCTTTTAATTCCGATGGATATGCTTCAAAATGAGTTGGTTTGGTTTCAAAATTTGAAGAACCACCATCATCTATAATACCTGGTTGAAAATTTAATTTGTAATCACCTGATGTAATTGCAATAATTGTACCATCTTTATTTACATCTTCTTCCGTTAAAGACCCTTTTTTTAGTTTGTTAAGTGATTCACTATTTTGTCTATTTCTTAAAATAATAGTTGGTGCAAATTTTCTATCTTCACCATCACCATTATTATATCCACTAAAGCGAATTGATTGACCAAATCGTGATTGTATTACTTTATCACCTTCATATAATTTTAAGGGATTAACTTGTTGTTCTTTAAAATATTTACCTATTTCAGTTTTTCTATCATCAGTACCACTCCCTCCACTTGGCGTACCGGTAGCACTTACAGTACTAAGTTCATTAGTACCGCTTCCAGCTGGTTGAGTATGTGGATATGTTTTAATATCTACATCTTTTCTAGCGTTACCTATATTAATATTTCCAGTGACCGTTCTTTTATAATGTAATTTACCTGCTACATCTATAAGTTGAACCGTCTCACCTACTAATGGAATACCTTCCTCTGGATTAAATGGTGGATATGCTTTGTTTTGTTTAGTAGCAGATGTAGCATCTTTTACTGGTCTTATTGCGGCGTATCCAATAGTAGATGTATTTTTTTGTTCTACTTCACTAAAATCATATTTAAGTAATAACTCACTTGTATCATCTAATATAATATCTACTACAATACCTACTGTGTTACTTGCACTTCCTGCTGTAGATGTTGAGTTGGGATTGAATCCACTATTTGATATACTTAATCTACTATTAGCCATTACTTCTTAATTTTTTGTTTTATCTCTTCTACTTCATTTGTTAACTCATCAACCTTAGCATCTTGTTCATCTTTTACCTCTAAGACAGTTATTTCAATTTCTCTTAATAATTGCTCCTTCTCTGCATCAGATAAAAATCCAACATCTCCTTCAGATTTTGAATTCGCACTAATTATTCTTTGTGCAATTGCTGCTAATTTTATTAGAGAATCATCGTTCCTAACCGATACATCGACTAGGTCTTTTATGATTGGGCCGATAACTGCCATATCACCCGCGTGACGAATAATATTTTTCATTTCTGCTATTAACTCAGAAATTCTTTTTCTTTTGTTTTGTTGGTTATCGTAGATGTCTTTAAACAATCCACTTAAATCCTTACCAGGAAATAACTCAAAATTTATACTCATATTTTTATAATTAAGTTCACTATATAAATATAAGGAATAAAAAAACCCCATTTTAGTGGGGTTTTTCTCAATTATGATTTCTTTTTATAATTTCCTTTTTTCTGCTGTTCTGATACTGTCTTTTTAGCAATTTTCTTTCGGTTCTTTTCTTTTACTTCTTTTTTTGTGGTTGCCATTGCATTATTCCTTTTCTAGTTTGTTTATAATAATTTTTATTTTAGGGGTATATCCTTTAGGTAGTTTATTGATAATTCCTTTAAACGATTTGATTTTATGGTCGTAATAGTTTACCTCTAATATAGTTTCGGTTAAGTTCATTATAGTTTGAGATGATGTCCACATTTTAGGAGTATCCTTTCTCATATTCAATACACTATCTTTTTTAAAGAATTGTTTTCTTAATGCAATACCTACTTGTTTCCAATTTGTAATTTTATCAATTATCTTTTCAGCACTTAATTTTCTCATTTTAGAACTTAAATACTTTTTACCATCCGAATAACCTGTGCCAACATAAACATGTCCGTGATTTGTTCTAACAACTGGACTCTCCGTATTTTGTAATTCTAATTGAGGTTTAAGGTTTGGTATATTTTCAACACTTACCATTTGTTTAGGAGTAGAAATAAATGTATGACCACTTAATCCCTTTTTCTTATTACCCTTCCAAACTATTGTTGCTTTGATTGCTTCTTTAAGAGTTTTCTTTGAGAATATACTTCTCATCTTAGCACCATCCTCACCATATCCTCTCATATTTTGAATCAACTTTCCTTCCGCCTCATCGTATCCAACTAAAAGTGCTGAATTAACTACTCCTAATCCATATTCGTTCATCCCCTCACTCCAATCAGTTACCTCATCGTGTAAATACGCAACTTCAACTCCATCAATTAATTCGTGGATTACTTCTAATTTAGGATGATATCCTCTATCGCGATTCTTTGCTAAAATAAACTTATCATCTATTTCTTTAGAAACTATAATACATTCTTGTATGATATTCATTTTAGGTGTTCGTATGAGTTGGTTACAAATCTCTATAATAAATATAGTTATAAATAAAAAAAGGAGATAAACTCCTTTCTTATTAATTGTATTCTATTTTATTTTTTTCTTAACGATATAGTTGTTAAGAACTAACGTATCCATATCACAATCTAAAAACGTATCTATTGCATCTTTAGGGGTGTTTACAATGGTCTTATCTTTAACATTGAATGATGTATTCAAAACGATTGGATACCCATTATCTTGTTCTAATTGCATAAGCAAGGAATATACTCTACGATGTTGTTTAAAATTTAAAGTTTGTATTCTTGCAGAACCATCTATATGTGTAATAGCAGGTAGATTTTTTATATGTTCCTCTTTTACTTGAACTACCTGATTCATATAAGGAACTAATGGTTTGTAATCAAAGTATTTTAACCTGTCTTCCTCTTTTACAATCGGAGCGAATGGTCTAAATCCTTCTCTTTTTTTAATTACCTTATTTACCCTTGCTTTCATTTGAGGGTCTCGCGGGTTAGCAAATATAGAACGATTACCGAGTGCTCTTGAACCAAATTCCATTCTACCCTCGTACCAACCGATAACGTTACCATTTGTAATTTCTCTAGAAATAGTTTTAACAATCTGCGAATGATTCTTAAATTCATACCATACTTCATTTTCATAGTTTTTTAATTCAGTTTCAATTTCATCATTAGTATTAAACGTACCTAAATACGGATTTGTATTTGCAACTCTAACGGCAGATTCGTTATGGGTATAATAGTAATGTAATGCACACCCAATAGCAGAACCTGCATCAGATGGAGCAGGTGGAATCCACAATTGCTTATAACCAGTATTTTTTAGAATCTTACCATTTGCAGTTCCGTTATATGCACAGCCACCACTTAGGCACAAATTATTTGTTGCCCTAATAGCAAACATTTTATTTAATAATCTAAAAAATAGAAATTCGTATTGATGTTGAATTGTTGCTGCTAAATCTTTATGTTCTTGTGTTAATTCATCCTCTGGTAATCTATTCGGAAGTTCAAACAACTCCGCTAATTTTTCATTAAACATTGAATTGTTTGAATAATCATATGTAAAATAATTCATATTGATTTCAAACCCACCATCTTCCGTTAATTTATATAATTGCTTAAATTTATTTAAATACGTTTCTGACTTGCCATATGGTGCTAATCCCATTACTTTATACTCACCTTCATTTGGTTTAAATCCTAAGAAAGCGGTCATTGCAGAGTATAACATTCCTAATGAATGTGGGAATTTAATATTTTGTAATTTTGTAATATTCTTACCTTCTGCAAATGCTAAAACAGTAGTTTCCCATTCACCCACCCCATCTACTGATAATATGGTTGCCCTTTCAAATGGAGATGTATAATAAGAATATGCTATATGTGATAGATGATGGTCACCATATGCTAAGATTATATTTGGATTTGTAATCTCATATATTTTAGATTCAATTTCTTTGGCTTGTGCTTTATTTGAATCAATAATAGATTTTCGTTTAAAGAAATTAACCAATCCACCTCGTTTAGTAGATTCTTCAATTCTCTCTAATTTTAATTTAGGGTTTTCGTAAAAGGTAACAACTGATATATCATTACCTGTTATTTTATTATCCTTATACAACCAATTAATAGCATTAGTTGGAAACGTAGCATCGTGTTTTACTCCTGTAAAACGTTCTTCCTCCATTGCACCGATAACTACTCCATCTAATATTAATGCTGCTGAGGAATCGTGATAACCACATGCTATACCTAAAATATATTTTTTATTCATCATCTATATCGTCTTCGGTTAAATCAATTTTTGAAATATCAACCCAAAATGGTTCACTTCTAACTGTGAAATCTCCGGTTTCTAAATAATCATTTAACATTTTTTTCTGATGTTGTTTCATCACATTTACAACCTTTGTAATATAATGAGTCTTACAATCTGTCATCTCTCTTATAAGTAGATATAAATGTTTCTTATTAAAATTTTCTATAAATTCACTTCTACGGAATAATTCTAATACTGCATCTGCAATTTGTATATCTCTTTTTTTATTAAAAATAGTAGTAAGATGTTTATCCCAATACAATAACATTAGGTCTTTGAATTCTCTAAACTCACTACCTTCCTCTACTTCATAAAAATCATTCTCCGGATTCCAACTTTCTGGCATATCGGATATCAATGCATTTTGTTTCCAACGTTTGTAGTTACCATTATTTTTTAAAATCAAATGATTCTTTGCAATAATAGTAAAATATGAAAATGCTCTTCCCTTACCTTCTTGAAACATATGCATTTTCTCTACTAATGTAGATACAACTTCAGTTTGAATATCTTTTTTAGGAACATCAAAATATGAAAATTTAAAAGTGTTAATTACATTTTCTGCTAATTTCTCAAAAGGTGCTTTAATTTTTTCTTCGTAAAGTTTACTACGTTTTACGGGGTCTTTCAATTTATTATACTCTACGATTGCATCTTGTGCAGGTGTACCGAAATATATTTTTGATTTTGGTTTTCTTTGTTTTGCCATTTTGGTAATTATAATATTTCGTTTAGATTTTCAACAATTGTTTTTAATTCGGTAAAAGTTGCACCAACTTCATCATCAGATTCAAATGAACCGCGAGTATCGATGTTCTTTAAATTCTCTAATGCATTAGATACTTTAAATTTAACTTCTAATGTAGTTTCTACGAGAGTGTCTTCTAATTCCTCATTTTGTCTCAGCAAATTGAATATACCGATAGTAAATGTTATATTTAACACTACTGAAATCAGTAAAATGATGTAAATGTATGTCATAGGTTGTTTTTATGCTTCTCCCATTGGTCCGTAATAGATTCCTAACTTAGAATCATCATCAGATGTTTGAGTATTTGCTTTTTTTATATTGTTTTCTAATTGTTTTACTTTTAATTGAACTTTTTCATACCATTCTTTTTCTGATAATATACCTTTATCTATTAAAAGATTTACAAGGGTATCGATTACAATACTATGATTTAAAGTGTGTTGTTCTATCTGTTGAAGAATCAATTTCTTCTGCTCCTTTTTGGTTAATTTCATTTATTAAATCTTTTATAGTAAAATTATTAGTTTCATCTAAGTTACCAAATGCTTTTTTAATTGATTCTTCATGATAACCCAATGCAGCTGCTAATCTTGCACATATAGTTTTAAATTCAAAAATATTCAATTCATCTGGTATTGTAAATTCTATTTCGGATGCTTCTCTTGCATGTTCAATGTAATCATCATCGGTGTACTTAAATATTAGTTTGGCCATATTGTTGTTTTTAGTTTCTATTTATTTTTTTTGTAATATCTCTTGTATAATTGTTATCGTGAAAAAATTCATCAAATAGTGAATCATTTTTTATATACCCATCCTTACACATTAAATCAAACATATAATCTGGTAATGTCTTAGAAATCCAATCATTTGATACATCATTAGAATCAAACATATCTAACACAAATTTTTTAATTCCATTTACTATTTCAATTTTTTTATCAAAATAAATTTGATTCTCACTTGGGTCTTCATTTATAAACTCACCATTAATAATATCAATATAGGTGCCAACTTTATCAGTTAATACTGATTCTAAAAATATTATATTATCTTTTAATTTATGAGTTTCAAAATCATAAAATCCTTTAACATCTTCTAATAAGGGATTTCCTTTATAAGTAATATACCTACCTTTAAATTTTAATCCATATGCTTTTTCTATATTGTATTGTGTTGTTCCTTGATAACCAGTATCAACCATCAATACATTTTTAGAATCTCCAATAACTTCCGTTATATATTTTTTATACTCATCTCGTGTTATTTTAGATTTTTGTATTATTTCTTTTAAATACAAATCTAAATTTGGTAATGTCTCATTACTATCTACTATTACATCGTTTTCAATAATTGGACTTATGCCAAATCTACGTTTTAATAAATTAGATAGTTTTCCATTATATCGATGTAAATCAAAAGTTCTAAATATATCAGTAGTATTAAAAATTGAAACTATTGTTGATAATGTACGAGATGTTTTAAAATATACTGATTGTGGTAAATTATATTTCTCTCTAAATAATTCGTAGATTTCTTGTAAAAATAATCCTTCTCTTGAATTAAAAAGAATTTTGTCAGAATCACCTATTTCGGTTTTTAACCAATCAAAATAATTGAATAACAATGGGCCGTAGTAAATGTATCCTAAATCTTCTAATGAGGTTATACTTATCCAATCTCCTCTATCTAATAATAATTTAGTTTGATGGCTTATCATTGTATTCCTATTACTTTAAATGATGGTATACCTAATTCAACCCACATATCTATTATTCGCTCATCATCATCATACGCACAAAAAACGTTTTCTTTAATTTCAGTTTCATATATTTTTCTTTTAAAATCAGGTGCTTTTAAAAAATTATTTTCCCAACTTCTCATATATAATTTATCATATGATATATCGTACTTTTGTAACCACTCTTTAGTAACCTTTCTAGTGGATTCAGGTCGACCTGTTAATATAATAACTTCAACCCCATTTTCTTTATAGTTCTTTGCCAATTCAATCATTGGTAAATTAGGTTCATCCATTATCATAGTTTTAGATGAATGGACAATATCCCAATCTAATTTTCCGTTTTCTTTCTTTGCTAATTCAAATCGTTTATTACTTAAAGACAAAGTATTATCTATATCAATTATTACTATCATAATTCTCTTAAACCTTGTTTTTCATAACTTACAGGTACTTTGATTCCGGTATTACATCCATTACAATTATCACAAAATGTAATATATCCTAAATCGGTATAACCTAAATCAAATTTAATTAACTCTTCATTTGATATTTCATTTAAAGTAACAAAATCATTATCACTTAAAGGGAATAAGTTTGTTCTTACTGCTGAGGTATTAAGATGACAATAATAAAACTTACCATCATTCAATCCTCTAAATGGTGCAGTACAACTATCAAAGTGTTTAATTAGTTTATCTATTTCTAAATTCTTTTTAACTCTTAAATCTCCAAAATCATACCATTCTATTTCATTTCTAACATAATGTTTAATGTCATAATTTTTATATTCCTCAATAGTACGCATAACTTTATTTTTAAGTTTAGGTAATTTATCTGAATAATTACTTATACTTAAAATAACATCACTATCTTTTAATAATTCTAGAGTACTTTCTTTTGGAATAACTGTACCATTAGTAGTGATTATAAATTTATCTAATTTATCTATATGATTTAATAAAATATGTTGGATTATATTTTCAATATCTGGATGTAGGAATGGTTCTCCGCCAACTAAATGAAACACACTTACAAAATCTACAACTTTAAAATATGAATCTATATCAGTTATAATAGTTGATAAATTTCTATGATTTGGGTTATCATAATGTGGTATAAACATATTACAATGTGAACACGCTAAGTTACATCTTTCAGTTACCAATACATCCGTTTGAAATATATGAACTAAATTCTTATGCATTAACGGCCAAATTCCTGCTATGTGTTTGTATGTAGTATGGGTTACATTACATTCATCCAAATACTTTGTATATCGTTGTCTATATTCATCCGTTGTAATAATAACCTTTTCATCGCCTTTAAATTCATCAATATGAATTAATTTTATATTCCTTCTATCACTTTTATAATATTTGGCTTCTCGATAATAAGAACTTATTTCATTTAAATTATTTATAATCGTACTATTTTTTACATCGTGGTCAACAATATATTTTATTTTTAATGCACCACTCCCAAACAAAAAATCTATACTTCTAATAAATTGGACACACTCTTTACTTGCACCAAATAAAACATATTCAGTTTCGATATCCCAATTAGATATAAATTGTTTAAAATTATGTAATTCTGGATTATAAATCATAATTTACTTATAGGATTTTTCCTCCTTGTTCAATTAAACTTTGTGCTTTTTTATACTTTACAAATTCAGTAGTACCATCTTTTAATTGTACCATCACCATCTCATTTCTACCATAAGTTTTTGGTGCAATATAAGTTGTTGAATATCTACGATTTGGATTTGTAATTAGAATTCCATTTAGGTGGTCAATTTCATGTTGTGCAACAACACATTCCATTAATCCTAAATCATTAAAAAATTCTTCGGAATCTTTCCAATCACCTAATTCATTATCAGGAGAAAATACAACCGTCCCTAAATTATCACATTCGACTGTAATCTTCTTTGCACGGATTGTTTTAACAGGACTCTTCATTGTTTTATCAATTGACAAACATTGTTCTACATACGCAACTGAATCCTGTGAGTATTCTACAATTTTTGGGTTGATTAATACTAATGGGTCTTTTACATTAATTATACATGCTCTAACATCTAATCCTAATTGATTAGCGGATAAACCAATACCACCGAACTTAACTAATCCACTTGCTAATATAGTGGAAATTGATTCAATATCGGCAGGTGTGAATTTTGTTTCACTAATTGGTTTTGATAATTTTAATTTGTCTTTTACTATGTTCATTTTAATTATTTTCTTAATGGATGATATGGATTTATATAATTTGGTTTAAAATATTCATCAGTATATTCTAACTCATCTGGAAATATGGATAATTGTTTACCATATTCATTTTTAGGTTCTACTAATTTGTTTGCTAACTTTCTAACTTTCTCACCCAATTCATAATTATTTGGTGTTTCGTTTATTAATGAAAGTGGAATTTCAATCGTTAATTTATTCATACTATTTATTTTAAAATATTATCTTACAAAGATACAACATTTTTTTGATAAAACCAAATAATTTTCATTATTTGAATTTAGATAATGTTTTTTCGTTACTTTTTGTCTTTGCTTTCTTTGCTTCTTTGGTTTGGGTCTGTATTAATTTCATTCGTTGTGTCCACGCAGGTTTGTATTTAAATTCAACTGATATTGGACCATTAGCAAATTTAGTTTTATCATATTTCCAAATAGAAATACATTCATCATCTTCATAGACGTGTTCAAATTTTAATGGTTTATCTTTTACGGATGGTTCTGGTTTCTTTGCCATATAATAAATTTAAAATGAAAAAAATTGATTTACCTTTTCGGTATCTACTCTATTCCCTAATCGTAGTTCACCAATAGGTTTTAATAATTCTTCATACCCAACAATACTCTCACCTGTATACTCATGACAATATGATGCTCTTTGTTTTATTGTTTTATATACATCTGAATGGTCATTGTTATTAATTCTAACCTTTCCATTGAATAAGGTTGGTTTCCAATTATCAGTATGATGATTTCTATAAATTCCTAATGCAGGATTGATAGTTTTGGTATAAAATTTACCACCAATACTTTTTAATATACCACCACAAAATTCTGATATTTTACTTCCAATACCCATACCTTGATAATCTGGGTGTACTACGATTCTACTTTCTCTAAACACTTTAAATCCACCATTCTTTCCTAAGTGTCTACCTATAACGTTTATCCCAATAGGTTTATTGTTCCACTCAAACAAAAGAAATATATAAGTGCGATTTACACTCTCCGTTAGATAATGATGTTTTTTGAAGAAGTCAAAAGTTTGAGGTTCGACCCTACTAACTTGTAAAGAGATTTCAGGTCTTCCGAGCCGAAGATAGTCAGGCCTTTCGAGCCCGCCTCCTTTTAATGGGGTATAAATCCAATCCGGCATTATCCATTCCATAATATCAAAATGACAAGATGCTAGTATAACCTTTTTCTTTTCTCTACGAATATATTTTTGTAATGCTAAACTCATTGCCTTAGCAACATCTCTATCCACTACTGATGTATATTCATCTACTAAAATAGTTTCACCCTCTTTTGATGATGCAACTAAATACGCAAGATACGCACGATATTGTTCTCCGTTACTTAATAAACGAAAAGGTCTTAACCATGTCGGAACTGATGATAATCCAATTGATGTTAGGACTCTACTTGCCTCCTCTGGTTCTAACCAATCAAAATTTGAAATAAGGGGTTTATCTACATCAAACTCAATAGTTTTAATACCACCTAATTCTTTTAAGATTGTGGATTTACCACTGCCACTTCCGCCATATATCACACCTATATTCCATTCAAACGAATTAAGACCATCGATATCCATTGGTATGGTTACGCTGGTCTCTTCTCTATTTTGAATATCAAACGCATCATACACATATTCGGTGTACTTATCATTTTGTATTTTTGATGTAAGTGTAATATTCATATTAAATAAATTTATTTATCAATCCCAATAGTATGTACGATAGTTTATATCCTACAAATGCACCTATTGCTGATGGAAATGGAAATATTATTAGTTTTCCAAAATCAGTTACATATTTAGGTCTATTTACAATTCTACCCATAAAGGTATAATACGTTATGTACCCTATTAGTACTGCAATATCTGCTCGAGTTGCAATGAATACAACTAACATTGCACCTAAAAATCCAAAAATGAAATTATCTCTTACACCTTCCCATATTTCTTGTGTAGTACAATCTTTCCATTCTTTAATTATCTTATCTATTTTAGCTCTTTGCTTTCCCATTCTATTTAATTACTTAGGGGTGCTTTAATTTTTGGATGTGATTCATATCCTATTAATTCAAAACAATCAGGTCTATAACTTTTAAGTTTTTCATCTAAAGTTTTTTCACCCAATCTTTCTTTAACCAACTGATGTTGATACCAATTCCTTTCCGTTATTTGAATTTTCGGTAAGTTATACGGGGTTCTACTGATTTGTTCTTTTGCCTGTTCAATATGGTTTTTATATAAATGAACATCTCCTAAGTTTCCAATCAATTCATCTGGCACCATATTAACTTCCTTTGCAATAATCTCCAATAGTAATCCATAAGAAGCAATATTAAATGGTAATCCTAAAAATGTATCAACACTTCTTTGATTCCACATTAAAGATATAGACCTCTTTGGGGTTGGTGTATAATATGAATTATCAAAATCAGGTAGTTTGTTCGGGTCAAAGAATCTTTCCATACCTGTTTCATAATTGTTATTGAACCAAATATTATATCGTCTCTCATCACTCAATTCACTTGTATAAACTTGGAATCCATAATGACAAGGTGGTAGTACCATTTGGTCTAACTCACCCACATTCCAAGCAGATACCATCAATCTTCTACTATCAGGATTTGTTTTGAGTTCGTTGATTAGGTTTTGGATTTGGTCAATCGTTTCGGATTGGAGATAAAATCCATCAGTTCCATCCGTATTTCCTTCTACCCAAGTATCACCTTTCCAACTTCTCCATTGTTTTCCATAGATTGGTCCTAAATCTCCCCATTGTTTAGCAAACTCATTATTGGTTTTGACCTCTTTGATAAATTCTTCTTTTGTAAGTTGTCCTCCTACATCCATTGATGTTTTGGCTGCATAATTTTTATATGCATCACCATCCCAAATATGACAATCGTAATCCAATAAGAACTTGATGTTAGTATCACCTCTTAAAAACCATAGGAGTTCGGTTACGATAGAGTTCCAATGCATCTTCTTTGTAGTAAGTAAAGGAAATCCTTCACTCATCTTATGACGTATCTGATGACCAAATTCTGATATAGTACCAGTTCCGGTTCTATCTTTTTTCTCTACACCAAACGCAATGATATCACTAAGTAATTGTTGATACTTTTTATCTAATGTATTCATTAAGCAATTGCTTTTACTTTTGTAAAATTAAAACTTCTCCAACCTGTTTTTTCTACATCCCAAACTGTAATTAAATCTGATTCAACTACGTTTCCATTTTCATCTAACTTAACAACCTTATCAGTTTTAGGATGAAACTCTTGTGGGATTTTACTAATTAGTTTTGTACATAACATCGTCCTATCAGTACCATCTGCTTTTGTAAAGGTTACCGATACTACTTCCGTTTGTAATTTTTCTACTAATTCATGTTTTGTAATAATTAATTCCATTTTTCCTTTATTTTTATTGTTTTTAAATCGTTTCGTTGTTTAAATTCTCTTTCGGTTTCTCTATCATAGCGTTCTTTGAATTGTGAAATTCTAACAAACTCTTCGTATGCTTCTCTATGATAATGTTTGATATGTTCTATTCCTAGTTCATATCTGAATATGGTTTCTTCATATCTTAATTCTTTATAATCGAACCCATCTCCTTGAACTTTTATTTCAAGTTGTAATGAATCAATTGTACGTTGTAATGAATCTATATTATTATAACTAATTGTAGTAATTTGCTTTTCCGATGAATTTCTACTCAATCCATATGCAATTATTATAATTATTATTACTAATATTATAGCTAATATATTTGTAGTTCTCATATTATTTTATTTGTATATATTCTGAACGTTTATACTCTTTTTTTAGTTGGTAATCCAATTTCCAATTTTTAATAATTTCTTCTGCTTGAAATTTATTTTGAAATGGATAATCACCCGATACCCATACTTTAAAAGGCAATGTACCCATACTTGTTCTGAACCACACTTTTTGTTGTGGTTGGTACATTCGGGTTCCGTTGACAACAAAAGTTTCTATTCTATACTTTGGTTTTGCTTCTAATGTTACCACTCCCAATAACATTAGTACTATTAATAGTTTTTTCATATCAAAAGCTAAGATACGAAAAAAATCTTAGAATACCTAATTATTTTCTAAGATTTTCTAAACGAAGAATTTCATCTTTAATTTTCTGATTATATGGATTCCATTTTATATTATCCAATAACCACTTACGATAGTAGGGTGGAATGGATGCTACCGGTTTGTTTGAATACTTACCAAATGTCATATAAATCTTTTGTATCTCCCCCTCTTCATTTCGTTGTTCTGATAAATTGATACCACCCTCTAAATGGATTCCAATTTCATGCATTGGGATACCTGTAAGTTTCTTTTTATTTTCACCATACAATTCCCATATACCATCCTCATCTTCTTTATAGTAAAGAGATTCTACCTTACCGAACTTATCAACTGCTCCAACAAAATCCACAACTAAACAATTTTGTTTATTATCGTGAATACGAGTTCCTCTCCCCACAAACTGATACCACCACGAAATTGATGCAGTAGGTCGACCTGTGATTAAACAATCTAATTCTGGATAATCAAATCCAACGGTCAATACATTCACCTGAACAATAACTCTAATTTTTTGATTACGAAATTCTTCAATGATTCGATTACGTTCTCCGGTTGGAGTTTCTCCATGTACTACTGCTGCAGATGGAATCTTTCCTGCTAATTGGGTTGCTTGTTCAATGGTTGGTACTGCAATTAATATTGATTTTCTATCTTGTAGTTCTCTAACTTTCTTTACAATTTTATCTTGTAGGTTTTGATTCTCATATGCACGTGCAATGGAATCATTTGTATATTCAGCACCAGATGAATTATATACTAATGCTCCGGTATCAAAATCATACGATTGATATTCTAATGGAGTCCAAAACCCCATCTTTACAATTTCTTCAATTTGAGAAACGTGAATGATATGTTTAAAAAATGTTCCGTGTTTAGACCGATTCGTTAACATTACCAATTTAGAATATGGACCAGTCTCACCCATATTGGTTTGTAGTTTAAGTGGAGTTGCAGTTAAACCCAATACGTGAGTTGCCTTCATTCCATCTATAAACTTTCTTAGTTGACCATTCTTATCTCTTGGATATCTATCACACTCATCTATAATAACTTTGGTAATTCCTAATTCTCTGAACTTCCAAGCAATGTTTATGATAGAACCGATTGTTGCATAAGTAATATCACCAATCTCTTTCTCACCCATTGATGCAGAATAGATTGATGCCTTACCACCTAAGTTAATAAGTTTATTGTAGTTTTGTTCTAATAATTCTTTTGAAGGTTGAATAACCAATACCTTTTCGTTAATACCCTTTGCGATATAGGCAATAACAATTGACTTACCGAATGCAGTAGGTGCAACGATAATTGATGGTGCCATTTTTGGTGTATTAAAAAACTCAATACCAATAGCAACTGGTTCTAACTGATAATCTCTTAATTTCATCTAAAAAAATAATTCAGTCAAAATTATACCCAATAGAGTAAGGATTCCTCCAACTACTGCTATTGATGTGAAATTTTCTGAATCTTCAACCTGTTGTTTTGTTTTTCCTTGATTTTCCATATTATTTTATAAAAGGTAATATTGCTAATTCTTTTGCTTTGGCCTCAACCATAATATCTACATTGTTACCATATGTGTTAGGTAATGAATTAATATAAAGTGAATGGGCTTGTGGTTTTTCTTTTGGGTTATTTTCGTGTAATGCTTTTGATTCTGAGTAATGTACTACCGGGGTAATATCCTTTGGCCAAGTTGTGATTGCTAACTCTAACGCTTGTTGTTCTGATAAATCACCAGTACAAAATTGGTGGTGGTGATAATCAAAAACAATAGGAATACCGATTGCATTATGGACATACATAAGGTCTTTAACCGAATACATAGATGTCTTGTCATCATTCTCAATTGTTAACCGCTTACGAACCGATGGGGAGAGTCTTTTGAAGTTAGTGATAAATCTATCTAATGCAGATTTTTTATCTCCGTAAACACCATTACAATGGATATTAATCTTATTATAAGGAGTTTTAGATAATCCCATCATATCGAATATCTTACCATGCAATTCTAAATCAGCAAGTGTTTTTAATACAACTGATTCGTTGGGTGAAACCAATACGTTGAATGGACCAGGATGTGATGTAATACGCATATTATGGAATTTAGCAAAAAGACCAGCTTTTTTTAATTCCCACTTAATCTCTTTGTAATCTTTTAATTGAGTGATATCAATATGGTCGCCCCACGGGATAAGAGCAGATGATAAACGAAATAATTTAATTCCGTTCATTCTATTCCATTCTAAAATCTTAATAATATCTTTGGAGTTAAGTAGAGCTAGTTCGGAAACATAATCCATACCTTTGGCTTGGAATGTCCGGTTAACCATACTTCGGTTAGTGGTTACTTTCTTACCCATACTCATATTAATACAAGCATATCCTAAATTCATCATTCTAATACAATTTGTTGTTATACAAATATACGAAATATATCTGATAATACCAAATTATTTATCATATAATTTATTTATTATATGGGTTGAGCTGAAGCCTTCCATCTTAGGGAAATATACGATTTCACCTACATATTCACTTCCTACAATTCGTTTACTCCTATATTCTTCTCCAATAACCATAATGGCCGGTCTCATTGTTTTAAGGTGGGTTTCTAATTGTTCATCGGAATCAAATATTACAACTCTATCAACATATTTAATAGCTTCTAATAAGGTGATTCTACTTACAATATTATTTATAGGTCGTTGTTCTCCTTTTAATTCAGTAACCCTCTTATCACCATCAACCCCAACAACTAGGAAATCACCTAATTCAGCTGCCCTCTTTAATAGTTGAATATGTCCTAAATGAACAATATCAAACGTACCATTTACCCAAACTTTTATCATAACAAATCATTTGGTGTTTTTCTATAAATTCGATATGAATCCGAATCAAAGTGTTCCGTACTTACCTCATATACAACTCCCTTTTCTTGTAAGGAAGTAAGTTGGTGAGGTGTTCCCTTTTCAATATAAACTGAATCACCTTCATTTAGGATTTCTTTTTTTATTATACCGATTTTGGTATCAATCCATTGGAACTCAAATCTTCCGTCTTGAATATACCACGATTCGTTTTTAAGCATATGATAGTGCATTGAAAACTTATCACCCTTTTCTGCAAACACTAAGAGTTTGCCACAATATTGTGCATCGTTATGAACCCATAGTTCGTATCCCCACGACTTTTGTACTTTTGTTGGTCTTGTTATTATCATACTGCGAAAGATTCTCCACATCCACATGTACGGGATGCATTTGGGTTTATAAATTCAAATCCCTTACCATTCAATCCATCTGAGAAATTTAATTCTGTTCCGAAAAGATATAATAATGATTTGTTGTCTACTAAAATTTTTACTCCTTTATCTTCGGCCAGAGTATCACCTGTGTGTTGGTCGGTATCAAATGAAAGGTCATATGCTAATCCACTACATCCACCCCCCTTAACGGATACTCTGACGTAGGGAGTTTTAAATCCACTTTCTTCAATAAGTGAACTTAGTTTCTTAGCTGCTGTTTCTGATACTGTTACCATTGTTAATAAGTTTTAGTTTCGAAATCAGTTGGATATTGAGATGGTTTTATATATTTAATCCAATAGTTAACTGCGTTTTGGTCATTTATCCATTTTGATTTATCAACCCAATCAAACCCAATTACTGCGTAGTAAGGTTTATAATCTCTAATTATTTGTGCTCTATTTGGATGGGCAACGACTTCATCTATCAACCCATCTCCATCCGTATCATATCCATCTACTTTACCATCACCATCGTAATCAATTGGTCTCTTTGAATAATCAGGTTGTAAATTAGATAATTCATCATTAGAGTTATCTACCAATGGATTATCAAATGGTGGTTCATATAATCCTGTTTGTTGATTATTTTCCACCATATCACCTAAAATATCTTCCTTTGTAGAATTTTTTCCACTATCTTTGTATATTTTATAATTTTTTTCTACTAAGGGTTCTTTCTCGCCATACATATTTTTCTTACCAATCAATCCGTTGAATGCAATGATAAGTGCAACTGCAAGTGGGTCAAACACAAATACTATAATGAATATAAAAAATTTAACAACGGAGTTAAGTGGTACGTTAAACGCTTCTGCCACAAAACGAAATCCACCAACTTCTTTTTCTAATTCAATATTATTGTTTTTAATAACATTTATAGAATCTAACGCTGCGTTATTTTTTATAGTTAATTCATCAATTCGTTTTGATATAGAAGTAATTTCTTTATCTGCAGAACGAATCATCTGAGATACTCTAGATGTAGATGTGTTCTTATCAATTTGTTTAGATAAGTTACTTTCTTGTGAATTACGGATATTTTGTTGATTAGTTAATTGAGTGGTGTATCGTAATATCTCCCCATCATTCTTAGTGATTTGAGTTTGATAGACCGCAATATCCCTGTCTACTTTTTGTAATCCTAAATTTTGTTGTTGGAAAGCATTAGAAAGATATCCAAAAATACCGGCAGAGGTAATCAACATAAGTATACCTACGGCACTTGTTAGATACCATTTATTAAACCCACTAATATCTTCCCACTTTTGTTTTAGATAAGTAGCAGCAACCAATTTAGCAAATTCTAATGAACCCGCCATTACCATTACTGCCGTTGATGCTCCAGCAAATAAAACACCCAATCCCGTTACTGAAAAGTACGCAGCACATCCAGCAACGATTACTGCTGATAATCCGACTAAATACTTTAACCAATTCATTTTACGATAAATCTACGATGTTTGTTGTTAGTTCTACTAATTTTTCAATTTCATTTGATAACTTAACGGCTTCTGCTTGATTAGCAGGGCGTTCACCCTTTAACATTTCTGCGATAACTTTAGCTCTTTTAGTAATTGCTTCTAAATTTTCTTGAGCTCTCATTTTGTATTCTGGTTTCATAATTTGTATTTAAATGTACACCTATAAATATGTCGGATATAAAAAAGAGGTAATTTTATATATTTATATATTACTAAATTGGTTATATTAGGGATTTTGAAAATGGAATGGTATTACTTTCATTTTTAATAAATTCTGAGTAGGGTTTCCAATCTATTCCCCTTTGAATGTATTGTAACTCTGCATTACATCTACTTTCAATATCAACATTACTTATATCTATTGTTTTAGAATAGTGTCCGGTCATCCACCAAAAATTACCAGAGTACATTATATTTGTAGGATTACTTACTGTTTCTAATAAAACACCATAGGTATTAAACGTATTGCTATTTAAAACATTAAATACATTATCAATATACTGAATATTGTATAATTGCATCACATTTCTCCATCGGATGGATTCGGAATCCATTTGTTTGGTTACTCCCTTTGTGTGTAGGTAAAAAATATAATCATTATTATTAAATGATTGTTTATCTTTTTCTATTAAATTTAATGTTACAAATTCATTACCCATTAATTTAATATCACCAATTATAATTTTTGAATCATATTCATAAATTAATTTGATTATATCATCTACTGAATTATTATTTTCTGATATTGAGATACCAATAGTTAATGAGTATGGTTGATTAATATATTTTTTTATTAATGCAAGTTGTTCATGTATTATAGATTCAACCCCCTCTATTGCATAGATGTGATAATATATCCGTATCATATTAAATTCGTATGGGTAGTATCAATAAATTCGTATAGGTTATGAAATAGATTTGTATTTCTACCTATCTTATTAAATTCTTTTTTAAATAATTCATGTTCTGGGTGATTAGAATCCCAAACTTGTTTTAATTTAAATTCCGCTTCAGAAAATGTTCCCCAATTAGTTATTTTACCAAAAAAAACATTTACCTTTTTGCCAAAAATAGAATACATTATATTATAAAAGGTTTCCATTTCCATATAGTTACTATCTTGAACAACAAACGAAGTTTTTACCCATTGTAGTGTTTTTATTGTAGAAATAAAATTTAAATTATTTATTAAGGTATCCCATTTACCACCCAATCTTGTTTTGTTTTCATATGTATCACGTGTTCCCGCATCTATTGATATTTCGCAACTTGTTACATACTTATGAACATTTGGCATACTATCCCACATTTCCTTTGTCCACATTGAGGCATTAGTATGTAAATGTATTCTTGTTAGTTTTGGATATTTTTTTGGATTAAAATTTTTTAAATAATTTCTAAACCCAACCGAAACGAATGGGTCACCCGTACCTGTAATATATAAAGTTTTTACGTTTGCTGAATAATGGGTATCAATTTCATCTATTGTTTTTTCAATTCGTTCTATGCCTTTACTACTTTCAACAATTAAATCTACCCTACACGATGGACATTTATAATTACAAGTCCTATCAAAATTCATTAAAATTCTGGTCGGTGTAGTCGGTTCAACAATTGGAGTTGTATACTTTGAATTTGATTTTAATGTAATTGGACCGGATACATCTCCATATTTTAATAATCTACTTAAATATGGACACAATTCTTTGTTACAATATTTAAACGAACCATCTAAAATAGAATTTCTAATATCTAAAATAGGTTCACTATTAAAAGCATCTTTTAATGGAATTTCATTAAGTTTAATTTCGTTTGGTAACCACGATGGACAACAAACAAAACCAACATTATTATGTATTTCTAATGATGTAAACGGAACACTACAACTATATTGTTTTAAATCTATCACTATATCAATCCATTTATTTTTTTATCTAATCTTACTTTTTTGTAAGGCGAATTAATCCATTCATCAATACAAAATTGATTATATTTTATCTTACAATATTCATTTAAACGTTTTATCGTTTCAATATCTTTATCAACAAATATATCTTCATAATAAAATAATGGGTATCCTTTATTCGAGATAGATTTCAGAATCAGAGATTGGGATTCTAAATGACTAGTTAATCCTACTATATGATGTTCATCTAATTCATTTAAATCATAATACTTAGGTTTATGCCAGTATGGAGAAACTGTTCTATTTTTTGATAATCTAATATGATAAACCAACGATTCGGCTTGTAATCGTTTATCCTTTCTTTCTAATACTATTATTTTATCAAAAAAAGAATAGAACCAATCCCAATATTCTTCTACATTTTTAAAAGATTCATATGGATAATTATCACTATCTATAAATGTTTTTAATAATACATTTTTTTTATTTGTTATAGTATCATATGTTTTTAGTTTGTCGTCTCTATCCGGATTTATAAAATTAAATGGTTCAAAAAAAGTATTATATTTTTTGTGTTCTTTAGTTAAACAACAATTTAAATAATAAAATATTGAGGTGGAGCCACTCCTACCATTACACACAATTGCAATCCTCATATAATATTAAATTTTGACTGTTTTTTTGAAAACCATATAACTAAAACATCTCTCTTACCTGATGTTACTTTTTTAATTTCATGTATATCTTTTCCACCATTAAATACAACATAATCTCCTTCATTTTTTAACGATACGCTTTCATCATTTATATACATTTCGCCACCTGTAAAATCGGATGACAATAAAATACTGACGGTCTTGTGTGTTGTAAATCTATCTTTATGTTTTTTAGCATAACCATTTTCACCATATATTAATCTATGCATTATGTATAAATTATCAATAGGTTCTTCAAATTTATTACAAATAAATTTATTTAAATTTTTATTTTCTAAAGTATAAACCCAACTATTATCTGGAAAAAGAGAGACACCATCATCTTTTTTAAGATGTGTGGCAAAATATAATTGAGGATGGGATGCTTTTATATATGCTAAATCATCTTCATTCATTATTCGGGTAGTATCTAATTCAGATTTTAAAAAACCTAAATCATCGATTGATAGTTTCATATGATTTTATTTATTTTATTCTTAAATTCTACAATTGGTTCATCTACATTTAAAAATTTATGTAATTTAATATAAAAATCATAACAACCTCGTGCACCAGGATGCCAATCTATTACATCGCCACCTTCATCTGCAATAGAAGTTACTTTTATTAATTCTACAAACTTTTTTGTTTTTTCATAAAAATCATCGTTCCAGGTCACAAAAATTGGTTCATATTTTTTATAAAAATATTTTAATTTTTTAATAAATAATATTTCAGAATCCCTATCCCCATTATACCAATGTTCAGTTTCTTTGACCCTTAGTTCTAATAGTTTTTTAGCAAACGATTTATCACTATACCATTCCCAATTTAAATATTTTAAGTTGTGATTTGTATCTCTTTCCCCAAAATATCTTCGTGGGAATCTACCGGGTGCAGTAAAGACTATAACTAATCTATCACCTTCTACATAATTTGGTATATTTCCAGTTTGATATAATATAGAATTATTATCAGACCCAAATTTTCCCAATTTAATAATATTATAATGATTAGATAAATAGTCTGTCCAGTGTGTTTCTGGTAAATCCCAATCTACAAAACTATCACCACAAATGTATATGTTATTTTTTTTGGTTAACATTATATAATAGTTTTATTTGATTTTAATTTAGGATAATCAAAATCAGTTTCTGTCATCCAAATATTTAATGCGTACCTTATCCCGTTGGTTACCGGTAAAACCCCATGGTATGTATCAGACCCATTAAATGAAATACTATCACCTAATTTTAAATCACACAATGTCAGACCAGTTAGTGTTTCAAAATCATAAGGAGGATTCACATCTTCAGTTAAAGCAAATTGTCCACCGATAAAATTATCAGAAAGAACAATTACTGTAGTTAATTCGCTTGATTTATCCTTATGTAGATTAAGATATCTACCATCATAATATGAAGTTAGACTGATATTAAAATTCTTTAAATTAAATGATAGGTAATCAAACCATAATTTAAAGTTTCCGTTTTTATAATTATCGGTTAATAAATTAATTATTCTTTTTTTAAATTCTTCATCATACATTCTTCTACAATCCCAATGTTCGGTTGAACTATATGAAAAGGGTTCACCAAATTTAAGACAAAAATTAATTATATCGTTGGCGGTTTCTCTATTACAAAAATTATTATTTATGGTATAATTCATAATAGATGTGATTTTTTTGGTTTATTATATACTAATAAATTGCCGTTATTTATAAATTTATATAATTCATCGGCAATTAATTTATATCCATTATTGCTTGGATGTTTACCTGCTGTAGTACTTATCCAATTATTACCATCCTCCCATACATCTTTTCTATTAGTATCAATTAATAAGTTTGCCATTGTTTTATTTTGATAACCCCAATATTTATCACTCTCTATTAAATCGGTTTTATCAACTAACTTATGGATATTTCTATTAATCATTATATCAAACGCGTCACAAAAAAGATATCTGATTCCTAATTCTTTAAATATAAATTGAAGATGTAAAATATAGTTTTGATTCACTATATCATAGTAAGTATCATTGAATAAATTACCTATGTAATAATCTCTAAAATTTTTCTCCGCCCTATTATAGTTTATATTATCACTATTAACTCCATCAAAAATATATTTTAAAAGGTGTTCTTTACTTTTATATCGTTTGCCCCAAATAAAAAAATCATCTTCAGTAGGGAAAAAAGGTAATGAATCCCGTAAAGATGATGACCACATAATAACAACAAAATCATCTTGAGTGATGATTTCGTTTTTTAATTGATACGATACTGCGTTAAATATTGCATTATTTGAAAATGCCCCAACTCCATTATTTTTAACTTCACATTTTAATAGTTCTGATAAGTGTTTAGGCCAACAATATTTTTGTCTTATTAGTGTTCTTTGTTCAAAATCATCCGTACTATATTCATCTTCAACATTTCCACCAACCCCCTCAGTCCAACTATCTCCAAATGTAAACAATTTCATAATGCATAATATTAAAGATGTGTTTCTTTAATTTTAGCTACAAGTTCTTGAAATGCAGTTGATATTTTTGTTTTTACAACGGTCGATAATGGAGCAATAACTGTCTTAATAACTGTTAATGGTCTTTCTTCTCTAATTTTTGGTGTCTTTGCCATAATATTTTTTTATTTTAATTTAAATTATATACTAATTATAGTTTGGGTGGTGGTATTCCCTGGTCACAGGTTGGACAAAAAGGAGCACAACCATACCCACCACAATAATAAGAACCACAACCCCAACAACTATTATGCATTACACTAAATATTCCATCTCCAATATCCACTAAGAATAAATCGCCGGGTGCAAAATCTAATGAATATATTGTTTTGTATTCAAACACCATTTCTAAATTTGTAATTGTAATTGTTGTTAATTCATTTGTATTTATATCAGTTACAACTAATTTATCTCCAACATATAAACTATTTACTTTTTCAAATCTAGTTGCGGTTGAATCTTTTTCTTCAATATAATATGTACATCCAGGTGCATCTGTCCAAGTTTTACCATCTTCTAATGTTATTTTTATCATAATCACTTCTGCCGATTGCGATACCATACCTATTAATTCAGATTGTAATGATGTTAATGTATCATTTGATTGTTGTAACGTACTATCCCAACCATATGTCACAATTTCATTTGTAAAAGATTTAGCTTCATTTTCATTTGAATCTACAAAATTTATAGAACGAATATAATCGCCTAATTGTATGGTGGTAACATTTGTTAATGTACCATCGTAGTTTAAGATATTTGAATCATCATCGGTATGATAATCACTCTCAGTTTTACCTATTTCTTTTGTAATATATTTATATCTTGTTTTTTGATTTAATTTTTTGGTGCCAGTAACAAATTCATCAGCGGTAAACGAAATCGGTATTATTGAAGATTGTGTGTATCCACCCATATTAATAATATCTAAATTTGAACCATATATAATATCAATTCCTCTTATAATTGAGTATCTACCGTCTACCAAATTATCTTCTGAAAATATAAATTCTTGAATTAAATAATTACTTTCAGCTGAGTTTATTGTATCATTTAATTCAGTATTATTTGAAACTGTATATAATGCGGGGTATTGTGTTCCATCATATTGGGGATAACGATACTTTATTAATAGGTTTGGATTTGTAGTAGTGGTATAATCTACTTCATCTAATGTATTTAAATTTAACGTATCAGATGTATACTTTGTTTTTGGAATATACTCTGAATCTTTCATTAAATTAAAAAATTCAAATTTATCAGCACAATACGTTTCATCTACTAATGCAGTTGTATCAAATGCTTGTCTTAAAATAAATTTAGTATCAGTATCTTCTATAAATGGTACAGTAACCGAACCCGCTGGTACAATATGGCCAGTATACGTTATATTATTTTCTGCACATTTTTCTTGTAATATTTGTAGAAATCTATGTGGTTGATTTAATGGTTTGAACGCATCACCTTCCGTCCATATATAATGGAACTCAGTAATATTATTAGCATTTAACATATCAAATAACGTAGTGTAATCTAATAAATCAGCACCCTCATTATAAATTGTGGTATTTGTATTTATTTCTAAAAACTTAACCGAACCATTTTTTTGTAGATAATCACTACCAATTATTGTTGCTTTCATAAATGTTTATTTTTTTCTGGATGTACCTATAAATATATTAAAATTGAATTTAAGACCATTTTAAATAATACTAGGATTTTTTTTAATTTCAAGTGGTTCTAAATAATTAGAATCAACTTCATTCCATTTTTTTAATCCACATGCATTATAAGTTGTTGAAAATACTTTTTTATTCAATGGACACCCACATTCACCACAATACGCACTCCATTTTAATCCTTTTATTACTTCTTTTCTATAATCACACCCTAAACAAACATCAAGTCTTAATTTAGCTAATTCCTCTTGTTTTGGTGTGGGGTTTAAAGAAATTTTCCAAGCATCAAATATTTCTTTATAATTAATTATAGGTTTAGGTATCATATTATATTAATGTTTTATTATTTTTTTGAATATCGTAATAATCATAAATATCATTATATTTTTTGATGAAATCATCATTCATTTTTAAATTACAATCAAAATGTTGACTTCCATTTAAGTTTTCCATTTTAAATGGTTTATCTGTTTTATTAGATACCCATTCCTCTAATTCTGTAAAATTTCCAAATTCAAACCATTTTATTTTTGGGTTATTATTATGCCAAAATGATATTGGCCTGAATAATATTAATAACATATTTTCCAGATAATCGTCCAAATACTTTTGAATTCCATTTCTTTTTGCAAATTCTTTAATTACTAAAATTTGAGAAGTTAGTGATATTAAATCTAAATCTTTAAAAAATAATATATCATCCATATTTAATTTTTTTAGTATATTTACTAATTCGTTTGGATATTTTAGATGTTCCATTTCGACCATATCAATTATATGTTTCCATAATGAAATAAATCGTTCATATCTATTTCGTTTAATTGTTATGATATCATACTCATTCCCAAATTTTAATAGTAATAAATCTAATCTTTCGTGAAGATGTACCATATTATCTGCGAGCGATTCATTACTCAAAGTTAAATTAATGGGTATATGGTAATTATCTACAAATGATTGGTCAAAATGTTCAATTTTAAATCCACTTCTTAAACATGATATATAAAATGAAGTGGATGCACATCTTGGTAATGATATAAATAAAAATTTATTCTCTACTAACACTATATTAACGATTTTTGGTTTTTAATAAAATCAAATCCAACATTACCTGCCATAACAATTCTATCTAAGGTTGATTCCGATGCACTATGTGGTGAATGGGGCATATCTGCCTCCATTATAATTAAATCATCTTCTTCCGGCATTATCCAATATTCCGTATTATCTTTTCCTTTAAAACATAATACCCCATCATCACCATTCATTACATCTGGCATTTGAATATAATAAACGTATGTATAATGTGGAATAAAGTCTTTATTTTTTTTATTAATTTCAGTATGTATATGATATTTTTCATCATTATAAAACTCTTCTTGTACTGGATTTTTAGAACGAACAACGTTGACCCAAGCATCTGTATTAATCTTATTATAATTTATACCGGTTTCATTATAAATTTCTTTACATTTATTAATACCAATTTGAATTATTTCATCTAATTTTGTTTCTACCTTAATATCACCAATAAAATTTAAATGTTCATTCCATTCTTTTTTATAACCAAACCCATCAGTTTTAACATTAGGCTGGGATTCTATAATAGAATATGCCTCTTTTAAAAACAATTGTTTATCACTTATTCGATTTAATTTTACTTTCCAAATATAAGTTGTCTCATCAAAAAATATCTTTTCCATAATTTTTTATATTAAAGTAGTTTGGGTTTTAAGGTATTTTTTATTTATATCTAAAAAATAAAAATTAGAACAAAACACAATCCGTTCAGTATTTGAGTTTATATTAGTTTCTGCACGATGTAACAAATTTGCATCAAATATTAATAAATCACCTACGTTTGGTAAGATTGAAAATTCTTCGCCATTTTCATCTTTAAATATTAAATGTCCTTCTTTGTCATTTAAATTATTTGGCATTTTACTATAATAAGTTAATGTATAATCTGGTGTTTGTTTTATAAAACTTGTTGATATTTTTGAATTATGTCTATGAAAACCGGAATAACTATTATTATTTTTACTAATAAAAATCCATTCATTTGTATTATAAAAAAATGGTTTGTTAACTAAGTAAAACATAGAGTCTATGATATTCTGTCTAACAATATTTATATTTTTAGAATTTACTTGCACATACGATTGTATACCAGGTGTTTCTGGGGTTGGGTGACTTACATTCTGACTAATTTCAATAGAATACCATAATTCTTTTGATAATTGTTCATTATCTATTCCTTCTATGCGTTTTCTATATATAATTATATTTTCACCTAATTTTATTTCCTCTAACATATTATATTAATTTAGTTTTTTATAAAATATATCAGCTAATTCTTTATGACCTACTTCAGAAAAATGGGCATCGTTAATTACGCCATTAGTTTCATCTTGTAATCTATTTAATAAAGTTCCCACATACCAATCTGTTGGTAGTAATTGTTTTTTAAGATGAACATCAGTACATAAAGCAAAGGGTGACCAAAAAATAACTTTAATGCCTTTTAATTTAAATATAGTACTAAGTAATTTAGACCAATTAACTATTTCATCCCAATATAACCTACTCATTCTATTAATCCGAATTTGCTCTAATGTATTGATATCGATAAATTTATACGATTCTAACTCTGAAACTGAATTTCTGATAGTACTCCATTTATTATTTTTTTCTAACCTAAAACGAGATGGTTCTGTCCAACCTATAATAACAATATCTCTAGTATTGATAGAATCTATGTTAGTAATGATAGACTCAAAGATAGTATTATTATCAACACCCCCATTACCACATTGGTTAACTTCCATATCTAGCATTGTAGATAGGTAGTGAGAAAATATTTTTGGTTGATATCCTTTGTATTCTTTATATTTAATACCCAATCCATACATCTTTTCCCATGTTGTAGAAAACGAATCACCAAATACCCAAATCATAAAAGATTTTGTTTTGTTGAATTTGTTTTAACTAATGACACCCAATTTACTAATGAATACCTAATCCCATTCACTACTGGCGTTACTCTATGCAGTAATCTTGAATTAAAAATATATAATGTCCCAATTTTATTTTCTATTGGTACAATCTCACCTTTAATGTTTTTTATTTCTAATAGACCGCCTTCGTATGCATTGTTTAACTGAATTACTATTGATGTAAATCTATTTCTATATATGGTACCAGTACTATCGGTATGCCAATCAAAGTACTCACCTTCTTTATACTCAGTAAATTGAAATGGTCCAAGTCCCGTAACTTCCATACCATTTATATTAAAGGTTTTTCTTAATTTATTTGTTAATCTGTCATTTAAAAATTCTAAATTAGATATCCAGCCAATCGATGATTTTCTATTTGTTTTATTATGTGGAGTATTAGAATCATCACCATATACTTTAGCATCTGATAATGATAATTCATTTTTACATTTGTTTAAAAGCAACTCACACTCTTCGGGTGATAGGAAATTTTCAAATATGTCTATATTGTCAATCATATATATAAATATATAAATAATAAAAAAAAGGGTCACCGAAATTGATGACCCTTATCATTTTTTTAAATTAGATTATCCAATTTTGATTTGAACTTTCTTTGGTTTTGCTTCATCGTATTTGTCAGTTGTAATGATTAATAAACCATTATCAAATTTAGCTTCCGATTTAGTTCCATCATAATCCTTACCAAGTGTAAAAGTTAAATCAATATCCGTAACTAATGAAGAACTGGTTTCTTCTTTTTTTGATTTAATTAGCATCTGAGTTTCAGTAACTTCCAATTTAATGTTCTTTGGATTGTGGCCCAATACATTTAGAGTTAATTGATACTTCCCATCTTCCAATACCTTACCCTCATATCTATTGAAAGATGAATAGGTTGATGTAGAATTCCAAGTTGGTAATTCGGATTCAAATAAATCCAATAAGTTTGTAATGTTTGCTGTGTACATAATTTTTTTATTTTAGTTAAACAATACCTTTAATATTACAATTGTTATACCAAAGGGTACTTTATGACATATTGTCAGTATTTTAAAATCTTATTTGACAACTTGTCAGTTAGAAAGGTTTAGTATCTTCCCATTGTTTGTTCTCCTGTCTACAACTCATATGGTCAGCCCAATGTAGAATGTATGGTAGGTCGGTTTTTAACCTCATCTCGGGACGGAAACTGATAAAGTAAGGTTTAGTACCTTCGTTGTATAATCCGTCTGCTAACATAATCCCAATCATCTCCTTTTCGGAATAGGTAATACCATATTGGTTAAGTAACCACAACGCCCTATGTGTTACATCCATATAATGATTCTCTCCATTAATCTTAAACAATGCACCTTGGTTCTTTTTATGCCAATCAGACCCCTCCTCTACATAATGAGGTTGACCCTTCACTCCTAACTTACCCAAATCATGATGGAAGGCTGCGAAGAATAATTCCTCATCGGTAAAATCTACTTTGATTCCACCCTCCTCATAAATCTTTTTCATCTTATACGCGTTTCGGGCAACGTTCATCACGTGGTCTAAATATCCACCAACATAAGCAGAGTGATAATGTTCTTTACTACTTGCAGGGGCCAGAACTAATTCAGTTCCTAATTCCTCTTGTGAATACATGAACTTTAATTTCTCTAAACGTTCACCACTAAATACTTTACTCAATGCCTCAATGAATTTATCATAATTCTTTTGTAGGTCTTCTGCTGAATAGTTTTTCATAATTTATATTTTAATCTTCAATTTCTTGTCCTGTTAATGCCCTATATAGAATTTCTAATTGTTCTTCACTCTCACAATATCCCAACCCAACCGCATCTCCAATTTCAACTATATAACTTCCCTTTGGTAATTCCATATGTTTCCATTCATCGTTTATAGATGATATTAAACAAGGTGCATCTTCGGATGGATTATCCTTCGGTAGTGGTAATACATAATAGTACATTCCACTTGGAGCAGATTCTTCATCATCACCCTCTTCTGCCATTTCATCTACCTTTTCCCATCCCTGTCTTTCAAATGTATCTTCAGTTATAGGTGTTTCTGGAAATTCTATTGGGGTTTCTTCTATACTCATTCTAAAACTATTTTAGTATATAAAATTATTTTTGATTCATAATGATATGTTTTTAATACTAATGTATCACCAATCATATTACCGGTTGGTGATATTATTGTATTTATTTCACCTGTCCTATCATCACTATAAGATGCTGGATTTGTGGTTGGAACTAATGCAGTTACATTTGATATTAATGCTGGTAAATTTACAATAGTATATTGACCTGTAAAATAGTTTATATATGATTTTGTTATTGTTGCAATTGTATCACCTTTATTAAGATGCCAATACAAATTACTTTCCCATTCTATTTTTTCTACTGGTTTATTTGGTATTTTACCATTTAATAAAATTCTACCGGTAACTCTATATGATTGTTGCTGAGGATTTGGTATTAATTTTATATGATAGTAACCTTTTGTATCCTTTGCAACTGAACGTAATCCATCTCTTGTTAATACAGAATCTATTGATATTGTGTATTTATTAACTATTATTGGTGTGGTATTTGTTTTTGTTTGAACCTCTGGCCCCCATTGTGAAATAGGAGTGGGTATATCATCTTTACTGCAAGCAGTAAATAGTAAAGAACTTAATACTAACCATTTGATTCTCATAACAATTTGTTTAAGATTGATTCCCAAGTCGGATATTCATTCCATTCCTTTGTTTCATATGCCCAACCAAATTTAAGTAACTCACCTTTGAACTCTCCGGCCCCATTCTTAATTCGGTCATCAATTAGGTAATCACCTGTCAATAAGTCTTTTCGGTGGGTAACCATCATTTTTTTATGAAAGAGATTTCCAAAGTGGTACTCAATCCAATATCGTTTGTCAGTTGAAGCATCAGGGTTTCCCCACGGTGCTGCGGTTGCGATGAACATTTCATACTTTCCACTCTCGGCCAATTTCTTAACAGCCTCAATTGCTCCTTCGTATGGAGGTGGGTTTCTGAATATACCAGGAATATGGTCAGGACATTTTTTGTATTTATCAACTAAGTGTGGGTGGAGTTCAAACCACTTATCAAACTCGGCTTTTAAATCTACTAAAACGCCATCCATGTCTATGTAAAGAATCTTTTTGTTGTTGTTCATAATGTTAATTGTTGTTATTATCTCTCTTTCTTATACAATAAAGATACGAAGAATAATTGAATTTTCCAAATTTTAGGTAAGTTATTTCCAAACTAATTTTAAGTATAATGTATAACTCATTGATTATCAATTGAAAGAGTATTTAACCCAGCTCCCACCTATTTTCTTATATCCATTTATTTGAGAGTCGTGGAAATTCTCAGCCACTATATCTAATACCCCGTCCTTATCTACATCATCTACTTTAAAGGTACTCCAACCATATTTGTCCGATTGACCATACACACCCCCACCATCTAATGAATCGTTGAAATATGAGGGGTCTAATGAGTAACCATTCGTGGTCTTTATATAAGTAACTAACTTAGTTTGTATTTGGTCTTTATCCGCCCTAAGTTCTACTATATCCAAATCGCCATCTGAATCTAAATCTATAAACTCAACATCAACACAAAATGGAAATTCGGTATGTTTTTTGAATTGTATAGTTTTAGAATTTACAAACGTATTATTATTAAAAATAAGTGTAGTATTTCCATACACATCATTCCCACCTATTAATATATCATCTTTACCATCTTTGTCTATATCTAATATTTCATAGACCAAAATTGCCGATGTATAATTATTTAATTCAATATTTGATTTTATAAAATTTCCTTTACCATCCCCATACCAAACAAATGTTGCAGTAACAACATCTACATTTCCATCCCCATTTAAATCACCTGTGGCACCATTATGAAACCAATATTTATTTGGGTTTGGTATAGTGAGGTATTCAAATTTGTTTGTGGGGGTTGATAATAGTACATTAAAGTTTCCAGTATAATCACCAATAACTCGTTCATCCACTCCTAATATTACAAAATCAGGTTTACCATCTTTATTAATATCAGTTTTTAAAACTTTATGTGCAGTACTTCCAAATGTATTACCATTAATATAAGTTGTATCTGAATAGAAGTTTTTATTATCTCCTTTATTTACATACCATCGTATTCCTTTATAACCAGATAACCCATTACTATATGAGGTAAGAATATCTATAAACCCATCACCATTAATATCAGAATAGGATTGTCCTGCACCATAATCACCCTTCTCATCGTTGTTTAATATTTTTTTAGCAGAATTTAATTCAATGTTATAATACCACATAAAAAATATCCCAGATTTTTGATTAAGATATGATTGTGAATATAGGGTATCTACTTTTTTGACAACAATAGGGGGTTCTATTGGTTTTGGTTGTGGTATATCCTCTTTGCTACAACTAGCTAAAATTAGGAGGGGTAGTAGTAAAATAGGTAAGTAGTGCTTCAGATTTTTCTTTTTCAAATTGTTTTTCATTTATTTTAAGGTTTAATTTTTTTGCAATTTCCATTCCGCGATTCCACGCATCTAATTCATTTAAGAACTGACCCATCATAAATTCTTTTGGGTGGTCGGTATCATCAATGTTTTTATATGCATTACATCCAATATTAGTTGCCGGTTGTAGGACGTGACCACATTCATGCAATAGGGCATATAAACCATTATTATTTAAATCATAATTATGGTGTATTGTTATACGACGTGTAAAGTGTCCCATAAACAAAGTAGAATCACTCAATATAACATCAACTCCCTTTGTATCAGAAATCCAATCAACTACTTTTTGAAATTGTATTGGAAACTTACGATTTTTAAATTTATATTTACCCATAGTGTATTTTAATATTTTATTCCGTGTCTTTCTTCAAACTTATCTTTAACCATTTGTGCAGATTTTATATAACCTTTATCATCTAACATTTGGTATGCTAATCTATCTGCCTCAACCTCTTCTTCTGCAGAATTATTCTTTGTTAATCCATGCCCCAATATGAAGTGGGCAACTTCGTGTGCTTCAATCCATTTTAGAATATGTTTATTTAATTTTTGTTCACCATCAATTAACATCAATTTTTCAGATATATTAGCGGGTATCATAAACCCAAATCCATATGATTCAAATAATGGTTTAACAACTGAATAACGAAAATCATCAGAGCCAATTATATTGACAATGATATCATTACCAAATTCACTTCTAAATTGTTTCGTTTTCATAAAATAAGTTATATTCGTTTTCCTTTGCATAAGCAATAACTTCATATGGGTGAGTGTGATAATCACATCCCATATTATAGTATCGTGTCATCCAAGCCGGAGATTGTAAATAATGTTGATATTCGTGAATAAGAGTACGAACTAAATCCTCGATAGATTTGATATTTTTCCAATATACAATCAATTCATTTTCATCAGAACAATACTCACCGATTAAATCAGGTTCGTCTGCATCTGAGTAAGGGGAATCCTCAATTGATAAGTACGGAAATGATTCTTGATATTTAGAATACCCATAGTGTTTACATATCTTATCATAGTAAACATTAACTATATTTGTAATATCTTTCTTAGTCATATAAAGCTAATATACGAACAATTATTGGTATTACCAAATATTTTTTGATGTTTTTTCGAACCAATTGATAATCAATTAGTTAGCGAGTAGGGTTACTTTTTTCCTTAAATTCTTCGTATGCATCTAATAGGGCATCTACAACTGGGTGACGGTGGTTTGTAAGTAGAGTCTGAGAATCCATATCCTTAATTTTCTTTGCTGCGGTTACTAAGAATTTGAATCCACTATCTCCTCTATATTTTAAATCTACTTGTTGTGAATCGCCACATACTACCATCTTGCTCCTCAATCCCAAGCGAGATGTAATCATTTCCATTTGGTCATTAGTGCAGTTTTGTGCTTCATCTACAATAATGAATGCATCTAAGAAAGTTCTACCTCTCATAAATGCAAGGGGTACAATTTCAACTTCACCACTTTCTAATATTTTATCAATCTTTTCTTTATTGTATAATTGATAAAAATTGGAATAGATTGGTTGCATCCACGGCTCCATCTTTTCTCTAAGGTCACCGGGTAAGAAACCGATTTCCTCCTTACTAACTGTCGGACGAGTAATGATAATTTTGTTTATGGATTTTTTAAAAAGTAAATCTAAAGCTACCTGGCATGCCAAAAGTGTCTTACCACTTCCAGCCTTACCACTTAAAATGGTAATTGCATTATTTAGGATTTTATCTTTAGCTTCTTTTTGTTCTTCGTTAAGAGTTAATTGAAATTTTATTGGACTCTTAGGTCTTTGTTTTAGGTCTTTGATATTTTCTGTAATCTCTTTATGCTTTGATGATGAATTATCCGCCATAAGTTTTTTGTTATAAAAGTTAAATTAATTTTCTTACCTCTTTTTTTTTCTGAATAGGTTTTCTTGTATTTTGGATGTCTTCTTTATATTTGACTATCTTTGCACATATTTCATATTCTTCCTTTTCTTGAAACCAATTTTTACAATGGTCTAATGCTTCAATAAAATCACTCTTAGGTACGATTGAAATTGCACTAGCATTTGGATGAACTAATATAGCAACTTCACTCAATCCTTTTTTTGCTGCCCTATAAATATTTGTTGAAACTTGATTCATCACTTCGAACCCACGTTTTTCTAAAAAACGAGCAACCCTTATATTGTTATTAGGGTCTAAATATTTTTTCCAATCAAGTGTAGTAAAAGTTCTGCTTTTCATGATGAAATTATTAGATTACTATTAAATATCAGTTACTAAAAGTTTTAGATTATCGTATGTTATAATAATCATTTCGAAATTGTATTTGTGAATTATGTCCATCGTTATAATATCCTGGCCCATAGTAATCAGTTGGGTAATATACTCCACCATTTCTATATCCGCCATATGAATAATCGGGTGTATAGTTAGAAGGGGTGTATGGTGGTGATGGTGGTTCTGGTGGCGATGGTTCTGATTGAGGTGGTGGTATGATATTCAAACTCTTATCTGATGGTCTTGTTATAATTATTTCTTTAGGTTTAAGAGTATCAGATGTTATTGCAATTGCAAATTCTTTATCATTAAGTGTTTGTTTTAGGTAATCACTCCACCCCATACCAAAAGTTCCTTGTGGGTCATGAGTAGTTATATAAGTACCAATCCCGTCAATTGGATATATAGGGTCACTAATTATTTTACCTGATTCAGTATTTCTAAATCCATCAGTAAAGACTACCAACCATTGAATATGTAACAACATTTCTTCAATTGTTGCAATCGTTTTTATAACTTTTGTTTCTGAATAAAGTTCTCCTATTGATAATTTATTTATCCTGTGATGGTTTTTTAATTCACCATAATCCATTGGTATTATTGGAACTGTAAATTTATTAAAATATGGGTTACCATCTTCTTTTGCTTTTAATAATTTTTCTTTAAAAGGGTCGGATGTCCATTCTTCTACAAACCCTTCTTCCTCATCGTAAAATTGAACAATAAAATTAAAATCAACATATGGATATAGATTAGGGTCTAATACATTTAATTTATCAAGTGGATATGTTTTAAAATCAAGATAATTAGTTGTTCTATCTTTTCCATATTTACGCACGTATCCTTCCTCCTTTGAATAAAATGTTTTTATATTATTCAAATCGGTGGTTGTTTGTGCCGGATAAGTGTTTCGTAAATTTTCTAATCGAGTATAATCCATATCTATAAATATGGATATATCAAAAATATTATTGTGGAGGGTCTTCTACTATTTCTGCTTCTTCGATTGTTCTGCAGAAAATATAGGTAGCATTTTTTGTTCTAAACGCGGAATCACAATTTAACCATTCCTTTATTGGGGCAACATCAGGTATTCGCTCGATTGGGTATTCTGCTACAACTTGATATAGATTATCATTTATTTTTTGTATGGGAAAGGGTATTCCTGAGTTACGCATTATTTATTGTATTCTTTGAATCCAACGATAACAACCATTACCAACATCAATGCACCAAATATTTCTAATAGAGATGCTTGATTAGTTGGGTGGAGGTGTCCATCATATACATATACTGCTAGGGTTAGCAATAGTATAGTAAGGATTCCTTTTAAGTAATTTGAAAATGATTCGTTCATAATTTATAATTTTAATGTGAATCTTCTACATTATGTTTTTCTGCAAAGATTAAATAATCTGGGTTAATAACTTTTGCAATCTTTTGTCTTTCGCCGGTTTGGTGTTTGATTACAATTCCTTCCTCTGGTACTTTTGTATTTGGAATAAAATTATTGAATGTGTATTTATCTTGTACTTCTTGTGACCAACTTCCGTAGTGTAAAATTTCTACATAAGGTAATTCCAAAATATCTTTAATCAGTAACCTAGCATTAATAACACTTAAATACTCACTATTCTCTTTTACATCGAATCCTACGAACTTAATCTCCGTTAACCCATAATCATATCCCTTTTGGATTCCCGCTCCGTAAATCTCACCATATAAGGTAATACCATCACCAATCTCCGGCTCCATTGTATTACTCTTAACATAATCCCACAACTTATTTTTGATATCGTATTTCCTTTCAATATCATACCAAACATTGGTATCATAGAATCCTTGAGAATCAGAGCCTTTCTCTACATTATGTGAACCAACTACAAATTCATATTCAGTCCATTTGTTACCAAACAACTTTTTAATTCTATCTAATATAGATAATTTAGTTTTCTTAACAATACCATAACGAGCATTTGTTCCGTGAATCTTACGAGTAATTTCCACAGTGTCATCTTCAGTAAACATTCCCGGTACATTTTTTAAGTTAGGAAACTTATAGTAGACATGAAAGTGTGGGTTATCTTGATAACGAATCTTTCTACCACTTGCTAATTGAACCATTTTAACTGGTGGTTCATATTTGTAAATACCTAAATAATCCATCATATCATCACCTTCACTAACGATTGGTGTTAACGTATATGGAATAATTAAAGATTCACTATAAACTCCTCTTAACTTAACAGTTCTAACCCTACCACCATTACGAAGATAATTGGTTACTCCTAATTTTTCGGATAAATCAAATGGAATTACCGCATCGGTTGTTGCACATATTACTAACTCACCAACATTATGAGCATCTTTTTTTACTATACAATTCCAACCACCAACTACTGCTAATTCAATATTATCAGCTCCTTCGATTGGTTTGATTTCATTTATTGTTGCAACGTAGCAAACTGAATTATTATTTTCCATCTTCTTATAATTTTACTTCAAATCTATTTTTCATTTGTTCTAACTTTTCAGCAGGAACTCCATGTTGATTTACTCCACCATGTCTATTCTCTACAATAATAGTAAATACCATATAACCATACTTTTCAGCTAACTTAAAATATTCTTCCATCTCCCATTCTTGAGTAAATGTATTTGATACTACAATCTCTGGATAGAATTGTGGATTGACTTCGTTATCTTTCATACGAATTTCGACTTGTTCTTTACACCACTTATGTGCATCTTTTATTTTAGAACCATCAAAATTATAGTTTCCTTCTTTATTATAAAAGAATTTATCTGCTTCACAAATTGCATATTCGTTCCAAATGAAACCTGCTAATGTTGATTTACCACTTCCCGGCAAACCCCTTACTAATGTTAATATTTTTGGTATCATATATTTTATTTCTTGTTTATCAATAAACTCTTTTATAGCTTGTCGTTTTTCATCATTGAATACATCTTCCAATTTAATTTCTTGTTTAGTTTCCATACCATTTTATCTATAATTTTCAACTATTTCGTGGTGGTCAAATGTAAACATACTTTTGATTGGTTGTTTATTCATCAATCTTAATATCTCACTCATTTCAATTGGATACAATTCGTTTCCATCACATCCCACATCCATCATTTTACCCGAACCAATTCGTTTATCAGCCGGAAAGTGAACGTGTCCATGCAAATGGATAGCTCCCCTAGCCATATTATCCCAACTTGCTATTGGAAAGTGCATTAGAGCGAATCTTTGTTCTCCCATTAAAGGAGTCCCTACATTCCACTTAACAACTAAGTTTAAGTATTTGTTTACGGAACTAAATAACTTTTGACAACCTTCTTTATCACTTTCAATGTGATGGTCGTGGTTACCGGTAATGATGTGAACATTTTTACAAAAAATGCTATCTCTGAATTTTTGTATTTGTTCGAATCCTCCAAAACTCCAATCACCTAAATGGAAAAGGATATCATCCTGTTCAACCTTTTCGTTGATGTTAGCAATAAGGTGTGAGTTCATTTGTTCCAATGATATGAATTCTCTACACGTTACGGGGTCTGACCATTGGGTTGTAGATGAGCATATATTAGCATGGTTGTAGTGGGTATCACTTGTGAACCATAACCTTTGTCCTTTGTTTAGATTTAATTTCATAACCTTTTCTTATAACCAAATATACAAAAAAAACCTCACATTACCAAATAATTTATGAGGTTTTTTATAGTGGACCAGATAGGATTCGAACCTATGACCTCAACATTATGAGTGTTTTGCTCTAACCAACTGAGCTACAAGTCCATTATCGTTTAATCTAACGATAAAATCTGATATCGTTTCTTTCAACGATAAAAAATAAGCAGGTGTGGAATCACCTACTTATATAGTGAATGAGAAACATATGAATCTCTTGCGGCTATATCACCAAAGCCCATAAGGTGCCGGAGGAAGGATTGGTTACCTACACGATTTCCTTACGGAGTAATCAACTTTTTACAAAGTCACGTCTCAAGGTTTACTACCCAAAGGGAATGCTCTTTCCGCCACTCCGGCATATATCTTTTTTTTGTGGAGGATATCGGAGTCGAACCGATGACCCTCTGCGTGCAAGGCAGATGCTCTAGCCAACTGAGCTAACCCCCCATAAAATTTAACGTACCAGAGGTGGGAGTCGAACCCACACGAGCGATTTATGCTCAATAGATTTTAAGTCTATCGTGTCTACCATTCCACCACTCCGGCATTTATTCTAATTATCCTAATTTAGTTTACTTAATATTACCCCATTAAGTTTAGTATGATTATCATCTGGATTTATTAATATATCGATTTTATTTTTCCATCGCGGATTCATTAAATCCCTAACGTAGTAAACTCCATTGTATTTTCCAGCATTTGACACTCTTACTTTTTCACCAAATTTAAATTTCTTTTTTATATCTCTACTTACTGCAATCACTCTATGTTTTTTAGGATTATCCTCATCTAATTCAAAGCCACTAGCCGTTTCTAACGGAGTATCATCAGTTTGTAAAGGGTCAATTGTATATGTAGTCATCGTAACAACAAATTTCTTAATTTCCTTAACAACCTCTTCCTTTACCATAGTTTCGATTTTGAATGGATTGGGTGGGGTTACATTTGATGGTAGGATTACCGCAGTAATTAATAATATCAATATTAATCTTTTCATAATTTACATTTATGGTTAATAATAACTATTACACTTTTGTGATTCGGAAAGGATTCGAACCTTTGGCCTATTCATTAGAAGTGAATTGCTCTATCCAACTGAGCTACCGAACCATTGCGGACTGTACGGGACTCGAACCCGTGAACTCCACCGTGACAGGGTGGCATGATAACCAACTTCACCAACAATCCAAATTTTCGGAACTTATGGATTTTCGCCACCAAAATCTCTTTTCTCAATTGGCCTCATTGAGTGAGTGTTATCGCGTAATTCGTCATTCCTAATCTAAGGTAATTAATCTTAGATTTGAGCCTCCTATCGGAATCGAACCAATGACCTACTGATTACAAATCAGTTGCTCTACCTGCTGAGCTAAGGAGGCTTATGTTTGTACTCCCAACGGGATTCGAACCCGTATTACTACCGTGAAAGGGTAGTGACCTAACCATTAGTCGATAGGAGCATATAATTTTATAACAATGTAAAGATACGAAGAATATTCCACATATCCAAATTTAATTGTGTATTTTTACTAAGTGGTCAGCAGCATAAGTTGCTATTGGCCCTAATGATTTATATCTTACTGAATACCCCATACCTTCAACCATACCCACTGCTTGTCTAAACACTTCGTTAGATTTAAAGCGTGGGTCTGGGTTCAAGTCAATATCAATCCACTTAGGTTTTGGAATACCAGCCTCGCGTAATTCTTCGGCAGTTTCAATTGCAAACCAAACTTCTTGTAATAATCTAACTGAACGGATTCTTTCTCTTTCACTATTCCATCTTCTATACAATACATGTGCACCCTTTCCTTTTCTATATAAGGCAACTACGATTGCATAAATAGTTTTGTTACCTGAATTTTGTGAATCACAACCAATTAAGATTTCTGCATCGGTATTCGTAATCATATATTCTTTGATATATGAAATCAATTCCACTTCTTCTGCCGTATACAATTTTTTATAAACCATAATTTTACCTTTTTATTTTGTACCCATAGTAGGACTCGAACCTACAATTGTGTGGTGTCTAAAGCCACTGCGTATTCCAATTCCGCCATACGGGTATATTTCAGCAGAGAGTGAGGGGCTCGAACCCTCGCGGCTTTAACACCCTAACGATTTAGCAAACCGTCCCCTTCACCAACTTGGGTAACTCTCTATTGGGGTGATTAATGGGATTCGAACCCATACTATCAGTACCACAAACTGACGTGCTGACCATTAACACTATAAACACCATATGTTGCGTGTTTGAGGTTTGAACTCAATTGGTCATCCTTATGAGAGATAACTCTTTTCCACTAAGCCACGCAATGTGAGGCGGGTATTGGATTCGAACCAATGTTAAAGGTTTTGCAGACCTCCTCCTAACCACTCGAGACAACTCGCCATTATTTGTTGTTCACTTTTTTTGTTTGTTCACCGATAGTGAACACTCTAAATTTGTGAACATTGTAGTTCCATAAGGACTCGAACCCTAACTTTTTCATCCGTAGTGAAAGGTGCTATCCAATTACACCATAGAACTATTTTGCACCCCCTGAAAGATTCGAACTTTCATCTGCGGTTTTGGAGACCGATATGCTACCATTGCACCAAAGAGATAATTAATCAAGAAGATAGCCAGAAATTAGTGACGTCAAATCTCTTTAAGCTATATGAACTATCTTCTTGTTAGGATTGGTTAATTACTCCAATCTTCGTTGGTAATGCGGGATTCGAACCTGCCACCTTCTCGGTATCAGCGAGATGCTCTAACCAAATGAGCTAATTACCAATTTTCCTCACTTCTCCGGCTTATTGGACCGGATGCCATATAGGGAGTGTGAGGAAACTCCGTAGGGTAAGCAGGATTCGAACCTGCGTGCTCTTCGTCCCAAACGAAGCGAGATAAACCGGACTCCTCTATTACCCTATGTTGTGAACCCGAATGGACTCGAACCATTGACTCCCTCATTAAAAGTGAGGTGCTCTAACCAACTGAGCTACGGATTCAATTGTGGGACCTAATGGAATCGAACCATTTCCTTTGGATTTTCAGTCCAACGTACGCACCAGCTATACCAAAGCCCCTAATTGTGAGAGTAGAAGGACTCGAACCTCCGAACTCGAATGAGAACTGATTTACAGTCAGTTGCAATTGCCGCTATGCGATACTCCCAATTGTAGAAGATATAGGATTCGAACCTATGACCCTTTGGATGTAAACCAAATGCTCTAACCAACTGAGCTAATCTTCTATGTGTTACTCGAATAGGATTCGAACCTATACTACATCAGTCAAAGTGAGGTATGCTAACCATTACACCATCGAGCAATTTATGAGCGGATGATAGGAATCGAACCTACGTCTCCTACTTGGAAGGAAGGAGTAATAACCATTATACGACATCCGCATGTCAAAGAACCAATTGAGGGAAGGGAGAATTTCGAAATCTCGACCTGATGATTAACAGTCATCTGCTCTGCCTCTGAGCTACCATCCCATAAACGAAAAAACCCTTAACTTTTTTATCAGTTAAGGGTTCTTAAAATATTGTTATAAAATTTTTACATTCTATCCACGTTTTACATCCCTTAACTTACTTCTATCCTCAATCATATTGAAGACACGATTGCCACCCCAAGCACATTTCTGTGTCGGTAGATAACTAAGCGTATGTATTGTTAAAGTTGCCATTGTGTATAAGTATATTAAAAACTAATTTATGTTTGTTTTTGTGTTAATAAAATAAAAAAAAGTAACTCATCTTCAATATGCACCATCCATGTCATGCACTGGTTGACAAAAGCCTCGATAAATTACTTAATATTTTTTAAAAAAAAATCTGGATGAGAATACTCCATCTTGTGAACCAGCTTTATAAGGGTTATTGGTTACCTTAATTTCCACTACCTTTTGAGTAGTACCGATTCAATGTGGGTAAGTAATGCCTACCAATCATAAAGTTACAACCTACTCTCTTTTTACTCCGCCACTTCGAATCTGCCGACCCGATTCACACCTCGCGATGCTAGAAGTTTTTCGAAAGAATCACATTTACCTTGAGAGTATTTGTGGCAGTGAACGACTCACTACTATGTACACACCTTTCACTTGCAACTGGTAACCACTTTTTCTTTTATTTTTATTTGATTTTCACCATTGAAAGTAAAAGTTTTGGTTTGTAGAAGAATTCAAGTAGTGGATTACCACTAGCTCCGTTCCATTTTGAAGAACGGAATACTATACTACTCGATACGATATCCCTATCGTCATATTTTAAGTCCACTTCATATCTAAACCTTTGGTAAGGTAAAGATAAGGATAATAACAACACCACTTGTACATCATCTTACCTTTCGATTTTAAGTAAACTTTCATATTGAATCACGCAATGATATGGAGAGATTAAGTCCGTACTTCTTGCAATAACTCTATGGATTATTCTTATTGGTGTCCCCACCTCAACTGAACTTCTACCTAGCCCAGTCATTAAACCATTTCACTACGGAGTTACCCTCACTAATCAGGTCTAATGATATTCCACTTGCATACTCAAGCTCCATTCCTTTCGGTCTGAAACCGCAAATTAATTAACCAACTAATTCACTTTATCCTACTTTCGTAGTTTATTTAACCACCATATGCGGCGGGTATGTACTATGTACCACAAGGATACTATGTACAATATGTTTCGATAATTTAAAGAACTTTTTTTTGTTAAGTCAAAGATACGAAATCTTTTTCACTTTTCCAAATTTATTTTAAACTTTTTTTTGTTATGTCTAATACCGAGTATCTTTCATCGCCTTTAAGTTTAGAACTAACTTTGTAAAGATACGAAAACATTTTCACATTTCCAAATCTTTTTTTAATTATTTTTTGTGATATTATATATAAGTATATAAAAATATACCAAACGTAAAATAATCATTGTAGCGGGTGAAGGATTCGAACCTCCGACCTATAGGTTATGAGCCTACCGAGCTACCACTGCTCTAACCCGCAATATAATTTTAAAGAACATAAAACAAAGTAAGATAATGATATCCGGCGTTATAGTTTACCACTTATGGTTGGACTTCACACATTCGGTTTTATTAGATGTTGGCTTCAACCACTATCTTATTTTGTTAAGTCAAAGATACGAAAACATTTTCATATTTCCAAATCTTTTTTAATATTTATTTTACTTTGTAAGATAATCCCAATCCTAATGTAAAATCATCACCAATTAAATTACCAATTCCCCATAAATTTATAACACTACTTGGTCTTAGTGGATTGTACATTATAAGAAAATTTGGTTTATTACCATTAAGTGTAGGTTGTAATCCAAACCCAATAATCGCCTTATCCTCTTTTACTTGTCTAAGAACACCAAACTTCATATTATCAGATACATTTCCTGTTTTGGTATTAACTCCCGGAGGAATTACAATTCCACCATTTTGTCCACCATATTCACCATACGGAAGTCCCGCATAAAATCCCCATCCTTTTTTCATAAATCCACCTGTAATATATCCATCAGATGGTCCACCCTTGCGGGTAGCGGTTATAAACCACTCTTGCCCTTTTGCAGTAATACTTATTCCGAGTATTAAAGCCATCACTAATAATTTTTTCATAGTGCCTTTACGCTCTTTGTTTTTTCAAGAGAATCCTCTCTTGCCCATTTTTGTTTTAAAATATCTATTTTTTTAATTGTTAGGATTTTACCTTTAAGTGAGGCAATCTCCTTCGAAACCTTTTCGGTCCGAACCGTGCGTGCAGCGAAATCATCTTCGGTGATTTCAATCAATTCTTTTTTTCGATTAAGAACTGATATTTCCTTTTGGATTTTTTCTACCGCTTTACCATCATTAATCAATGAAGGGTCGATAGAATTACCAATACTATTAAAAAATAATAATATGGGTAAGGTAAGTTTTTCTAACATTTGTAATCAATAGTTAAAAGTGTAACACATATAAATACATTATTATATATTTTTAATTAAATATATAACAATAATTTATTAAGTGGTGGAGGTGGAGGGAGTCGAACCCTCGTCCAAATACGGATTTAATAAACTTCATTCACAAGCTTAGTTAGTTTTTCTTAACTAACAAAATATTCGGTTGGTTCTTCACCATCGGCAACCGATAAACAATAGGTGATTCGATTTTGGGTTCAATCACTTTTCTACCTTTGTACACATTCTTTTTAAAGTCCCACGATGTGTGCGGGAGGGATTAGGCTGCTATAGCGTAATCAGCACCAACGAAAGACATTACATCTTCGAAGGTCATTGTAGATAATTCTACGTCGTTTATTGTTCGATAGGTATTTACGGATTTCCATCTAACCCGGCTTGCAACTTACCAACTCATCGTACCTGTCAAAACCAGGCACCCCCATTTATTTTTTATTCAAAGAACGTTTAATTAAATTCTGAACCTTTTCATTTCTCAAATCAATATACAACATTATAGTTGCCCGATATTCATTTGAGTAATTATACACATTATGATAATGATATGAATTAAAATAATATGCTTTACCTACTTCTAATCTTTTTCTAAATATATTCTTAAACCAATCGGGTCTATGAAATCTCTTCCACCATTTAAACTCTGCGGAATCTACTACACAATATTCAAACTTTTCTGGTACTATAATTGGAATTTGAATTGTCAGTTCCCACTCCTCTTGCCCGTGTTCTAATACATGCGAGTGCCAAACTAAAGATTGTTTAGGTGCGATTCGCATCACCCTAGCTCTACTATCTAATTGGTTACCACTAATGTTTGCACATATCTCATACATATAAGGTACTATCGATTTCAATTCAGTTTTCTGAAAGTCGTATTGTTCCGTACCATCTTCGTACATATCTTTATACAAACTTCCATCGGAACTAATCAATGATATCCCACTCCATGCTTTACGATACTTTCTTCGTACTTGCCAAAAGTTAGTTCTATAATCTTTGAATTTGTATTTGTTTTTTAACAACCCATATTCATCAATTAATTTATCTAAATCAATATCAATGTCCAATTCTAAAAATGGAATACTTTTTAGTTGTTGTATAAGTTCATTCATATTAATTAATTGCTGTAAGAGATGGATTCGAACCACCACGATGCGATTCAGTAAGTAACACTTTCTCCGGCCGGATGGTGGTCTACCCCATATTACTTACCTATCTCGTTCTCACCACCCCCGAGACAGGAGGGCTTGTCTGCCAATTTCAACACCTTACAATTTTGAACTAACTCACTGGAAACCTTATAATTGAATTTAATCAACTTATGGGTTAAGTACTCCGTTTATGTTAGTTCCTCGTACTCCAAGTTTGCAGAGAGTTAGGGATTCGAACCCCAGATACCTTTCAGTATGCCAGTTTTCAAGACTGGTGCCATCAACCACTCGGCCAACTCTCTGTTTAATATTATTGAATATGAGTTTCTTCGTTTCGAAGTGCTCTCACATCTAATGTAATATTTGATTGTCTTCTTCTTGCTTCTTCAGCTTCTTTGTACCAACGAATCCAAGTTAAGGATACATCGATTGGTGCAAGAACCCACGCCATTACCACTACCATAATAGTATCCAATTCAGGAGAACCACCAGTAGGGTCATTGCTGTATCTTTTATCTAAATTTTTAAATAATTGATAGAAACAATAAAGAACACAAATAATGTAATACGTTAAAAACATATATTAAATTTTAATTAAACGCCTGAAGTTTTTACATCAACTAAAAAATGTTTTAATCTTTCTAATTTTTCAATTGTTGTAGTAGTCCCTGCGATTGGATTTAGTTCCAAAATAATATCATCTAATGATGCTGCCGTTACTAAAAGGGCATCGTCTTTAGAATTTAAAAAGTTGTCTGAAATCCTGTACTTTTTGCAAATTTCCTGTAAGTTCATAATGTTTGGGTTTTATATTATATATGTATATATATATTAAGTTATTTTATTTTGAGTATTCTTCTAATTCTTCTTCGTACCAACCATTATACATTTCTCTAATTTCTAATGGAACTCCTTTTCCAAAGTCATTACTTTCCCAACCATATTGTAAGTACGCTTGAATCTCATCTTTAATAACTGATTCGGTATATCCCATTTCTAATAAATTCTTTTCAAATATATTATAATTTTCTTTATGTATTAATGCAGTAACGGCATCTGCAGTTGCTTTATAATTAGGATTGGTATAATATAATCCATGACAAACTTCGTGTTTAAATGTATCCCCTTCGGTATTACCTGCCCCAATAATATATCCATCGGCATCTTCACCATTTAAATCGTATAACTTATGAATGATAGATTCCATCACATCATCGTAATCAGTATACCTATCAGTTAGAGTATCATAACAAGTATATGCAATTTCTAATGGTACATTAAATCCACTCCAATCACTTCCATATGTAAACCCTTTACCATATTCGTTGGTATACCATTTCATATATTCAGAAAAACTAAAATCCTTATTACCTCTAAATGCTGGGTTTGGTGATTCGTAGAATTCTTGTATTCTTAAAAAGGTCATTGCCCTATCATATGAATCTTCAATGATAACTGCAAAGATTTTTGGTTTAACCTTTTCTATTTTATAGTTTATATCTATCATTTATTATCTTTTAAATTTTATTTGATGTAGCAATCCCATTGGAACGATTGCCCATGCTAATAACATTGATGGGAAAATCTTAGCAATAACTTCCATTAAAGTAAAATCTTCTTTATCTTCAAATCTTGATGGATGGGCTATTAACCAATACACTCCATATATTGTTGTTAGCATCCAATACGCAATTAATATGTTTATCATAGTTTAAATTTTGTAAAGCTAAATTACGATAAATTAGTGAGATTTCCAAATTTATTTTATTGTATTTCTGGAGGATTGATTATCAACATATTATGAATATTCAAAATGTTAATAACTTTTTTAAAAAAACCTTGTTAAATTTTCTGAAAAGCTTATAATTATAAAAGAGCTTTAAAACTAGAAGCTGATATAGTTAAGAAAAGAGTATAAGTAAGAGTTTATAGCTAATTAGCTTTTCCACTTACCTCCATCTTTAATCCATTCATTTCTTAATTTTTTTAAGAGTTCTTGTTCATCACTCGCTTCTCGATACCATCCCTTTTCATGTAGATGTGCTAAAAAAGTTCTAGCGGCCATTATAGTATCAACATCCATTATAGGGGTTGTTGACTCCATCATTTCATCTCGCAACCATTCATCAATTAAATTAATTAATTTTAATTGGTCTTTATCTAAATAGATTACACTACCTTTCATATCGATTTTGAGCGGGCAAGGTTAATGAGAAAATGGGTTTCCATATATTGAGGTGTAAATACCTACAATACCCACAATTAACCAAAAGAAATTCAATAGGATATATGGTTTATTATTACGTTGCCATGCAGCGTAAGTTAAGATAACGGCATCAACTGAATTCCATATCCACATCCAAAGAAATGGAGTATCTGGTCCCATTATTGAAAGAGTTCCAAACGCTATAATTCTCATTATAACACCAATACCCTCTAATAACTCAATCCTCTTTTCATTCTTTATTGATTTCATATTAACTCTAGTTTTTCATTAATTAATAAATTATAAAATTTATTTGCTTTATCCATATCTTTTACTAATTCATCCCACAACTCAGGTATACTTTCTTTAATCCAATTTGATAATTTTTGTTTACTTGTAAATGCATATTTAAACCGTCCTTTAAGTGCAGGAATTCCATAATCAAATTTATCATGTGGAATATCAACATTACACTTTTCTTTTAAGAATGATGTTAAATCAGATAAGTGAATAACTTTAATTGTATTGGTATTATCTTTCCAAAAGTTATATAAGATTTCATAATAATTAATATCCCAATGAGTAGTACCACGAGTATTTGTATCAGTAGTAATAAAGTTTTTAATTAATGGAATTGCGGTTTCAATTGATAATGATTCCTTATTAAGATAATACCACATAAAAATTTCAGTATGTAATGCCGATTGTAAATGTTCAAATGGTTCTCGTATTACAATAGTAGATATGTTTTTCATATCATATACTCCATTATTTTCCCATATTGAATAATCCTCTGAACTATAATTAGCATCTTTAATATCATTTGGATATACTATTTCCAAATAAGTACTACCACATTTAAGTGGAGTTAATATTTGATTATTAAATATTTTAAAAGTCATTTATATAATTGTTTTATCTTATTTACTTAATTCCAACTGTCTTTGTAATAATTCTGCTGCTTCCTTTTCTTTCATTTGTTCTTCGTGTAATTCTTGATATAAGCCTCTATTGTAAATAGAATATGGAATACCTATTTTTTTAAATGATGCTTCAATCTTTTCTAATCTATCTAATCTATCTTTTGGTGTATTATATTTAGTTGAAAAATTTACACCATTTATATATTCAATCCATTCTTTCTCAGTATCTCTCCATCTAATTAATAAAGGTTGATGTATTAAAAATGCAGAACACGTTAAAATTTCAGACATAACATCATGATATTCCTCTACAAAATCTACGGTCTGCTGGAAATCTTCTTCAGTCTCATTTAGGTATCCAATAATTAATTGCATTGCAAACATTAGAGGATATTCGTTTTCTTTATTAATTTGTCTAACATTTTCAAAAATTTGTCTTACCCCATCCATATCGGTATACTTCTTCATATGTTCTAATACCGGCTCAGAAGCAGATTCAAATCCTGTAATCATTTTCATTAATCCGGCTTGACGATATAATCGCATCGTATCGATATCTCGCATAATAGATTGTAATCTCATATTACCACCCCAAGTGATTCCACCTAATCCACCCCAACCTTTTTCAATAATTCTTTCACAAAAAGTTCTTAACCATTTTGCATTACCATTAATAATACTATCATGACAAAAGAAATTTGTTCTGCCTTTATTAATCCAATATTCAATTTCATCAATTACGTTTTCAATATTACGATAACGGAATTCTGGTATGAAATCTGGTACTGAACAAAATGAACATCTATAAGGACAACCCCTACTCATTACTAATGGCACATTATGTTGATATACCGATTTATAATAATAGTTATCTTCTAAGGATGAGTAATCAGGGAATGGTAGTAAATTCATATCCACATTTGCACGAGTAGAGTTATGGATAAGAACTCCATTTAATCTCCAAACAATTCCTTTTATTTTTAAAAGTGATTCCTCACTCATATCAGATTTTAGAATTTCAACAAACGTTACTTCACCATCACCTCTAGATATTATATCTATGAAATGATAATCATGTGTTTTATAATTTGAATTTGGTAATTTACCAAAATCTAATACTTCTACCCCATTACCACCTAAAAGAATTTTAACGTGTGGATATTTTTCTTTAACCAATCTTGCTATAGCTAATGAGGCATCTATATTACCATCAATGATACTAAATCCGATAAACGCCGGATTTGCTTTTTCAATATACCTACCCACATATCCATACGCCATATCATAAATTTCTTTATGATTATATAGGAGTTCATATTGCCCTTGTTTTGAATAAGTGTTAAATAGATTAAAAAACTCACTTCCTTTATCAGGGGGATTCAAAAAGAAATAATCTATAATAGGGTCTATGATTGCGACTCTTAAATCTGGATGAAATTTATCTATATATGATTTCAATCCAACAATACCGGAGTAATAACCTGATTCATTTATATTTGGTACTTGCAATAATAAACAATCTTGTTCCTCAATATCTTCAAATAAAAATTTATGTTGAACTTCGATATGACTATTAACTGCAATGTTTTGTTGACGGATGTATTGTAAAAGGTCAACCTTTACATCCATAACAGCCTTACCACTTTCTATTTGTTCTTTTAACCGCTTTTCGGTTTTTTTTATCTCCTCTTCAGACATATATATTTTATAATTACCATTTACCAATTGGACATTGAGAACCGCGAGATAGTGTTTTTGCTGATATGTTACAACCACAACCAAACTTTCGTTCACCGGTTGTTATATGGATTCCCCATTTGTTTGGGTCACACGAATTACCTGTTCTAATTAAACATTTATCACAATGTAATAAACGATTAGATGCTAAGTCCTGAGTATCAGAATCTAAGATATCAAATTGCTGTCTAACATAATTACCCCAACCCTCTAAGATATGTATAATGTTAGCCATTTACTTTTTTATTTTTTTAGTTAAATCTTTTTTTGCTATTCTAGCTAACCAAACAAAAAATGCACCTGCTATGAATGCACCTCCTGCGTTTACTATTTGATTTATATCCATATAATTTTATTTTATCCAATCATCGTATGCGTATTGATATGAATCAACCGCTGAGTGACCTTCTGATAAATATCCTTCTGCAGAAATTTCCACTTCCGCTCTAAGACCCCATGCAGATGCTTCTAATAAAATCATTTCGATTTCTTGTAAATCACCAATTGTAAGGTTTTCTTTTTCAGTTTTCATTTATGTTTATTTTTTGTAATCAAATCGTTTATAATCCTTATAGACCAATAAAGCCATAATTCCTATTATACCAAATAATACTATTAATTCAATAGTTGCTAAGGTGTAATCCACCCATGTATATATATGTTCCATAAATATTTATATGTTTAAATAAAACAATTCTTACTACACATTGCCAATAAGAAAATGTTATTTTTACAATCGGTATCTGCTCTACTAAGTGATAGATATAAATTGTTGGCAACTACTGCTTCTACAAACCCACCACCTGCATAAGATGATTTATCACGGGTACACATAATCGATACCATAATATCTAAGATGTGTTCACTTACGTTATCACAATTCCACTCTTTAGCGAATTGAATCGCACGTTCTTTACATTGTTCTCTGATGTCCATATTTTATATTTTAAAGTTTACTAATTAATTATCTAACTACCTCACCACGATTTAACCAGAATATATCATTCCTTCTGGCATTCAATTCCCATTTAGCAAGGTCAAACATTTCATCACTAATCAATCCCCTCTCAAAAAAATAATCCATATTCAAATCAAATGGAGAAACACGCAAATGCATTGCACGATTCACTACAAAATCACAATACTCATTAACACTCATACCACGTATATCTAACAATTCCATAATATTATTGTTTAGGTTTGAAACAAATTTCGGTTTTAGGAAGGTGGTCAACCTCAATAGCGGTAACACGTAATCGACAAGGATGGTCGGTTACCATTAAGAACACAATCAAAGCAATCAATCTCTCTCTCATTACAAAGCTAAACTACAAAATAAAGCTGATATTTCCAAATTTTTTATCATTTATTTTTGGATAAAGTTAATAGTATATTGAATTCGGTTAATGATATTAGTAGGTAATCCTAATTGTTTAGCGGATTCTAACATCTCGGTATAAAGGTAACCATCCCATACACCACATAACATATTGTAAACTTCGTTGAACCACGACTCATTTTGGTTCATATGGAAATCCTCAACCATTCGTAGGGTGGTACTATGATAGTTCATCATTTCTTTGGTGAACAATTGGTGGCGGTTAAATCTTAGAGTATTCATATCTTATCGTTTTATTACATAGCTAAACTACAAAATAAAGCTCACATTTCCAAATTTTTCATCATTTATTTTTAATTAAATATTTATAGGTATGATACGATTACGAGATTTGCTAACTGAACGACCAATAGATATCCCAAAGAATACGTGGACTCCCATTATGCGTTCTGAACTACCAGATTTCAAGCAACAAATATACGATTTAATTGCCACTGCCTATGCTCCAATTGGTGGTCATTCTAATGTGAAGGATAAAGAAGACCTACCTGGTGAGGGTGATTTCTTTGATGTAATAGATGTGGACGGTGATGATGAAATTGATGCAGCAACTGTAGCTAAATATAAATCGGCTGGTAAAAAGTTTATTGCATTAGGGCACGATGGTTCTTCATCAGGTAAATCAGCAGCGGTGAATCATCAAGTGGATAAACTAAAGAAGGGTGGATATTATGTAGAGGTATCCGGTAAGATGCGAGATATATTTATAGGTAAAGGATTAGAACCTGTTACCGATGAAGAGTCAGTTCGTAGGGCGTTAAAAGGAAAAGATATTAAATGGAATGGAGATGGTTCATACGATAGAAAAATTGGTGGTGCTATTCACACTAAAATGATGTTTGGAAAAGTAAGATAATGATAAAGTTAAAAGATATATTAAAAGAGGAAGTAGTCGAAGATATTGATTTTGTAAATAACAGAATGAATGGAGCTGCAAAAATAACTCAAACTGCAAAAGAGAAAGGTGGAGATGCACTATTAACATACCATCACTTTGTTGTAAAGTTACCATACTATGAGAAGGCAAAAAATGGTGAATTAGATATTGATGTTGCTAAAAAAGAATTCATAGAAACATTAGGTAAAATATCCTTAGATATGGACCAGACTACTTTTCAAACCGAAGTAGGTAGATTAGAAGTGTTAGGTGAATTATTTATAAATAATAAATAAATGATTAAGTTACTAGAGATATTACAAGAATTTGAAATACCATCAGGTCAATGGGTTAACTACGATTTACAAAAAGTAGATAAAGATGGTATGGATATCATTTGGGATATGTATAAATCATCTTACCTTAAACAAGGAATGGATTTATCTGCTAACTCAGCAGGGGAGATGCAATCCAAATATAAAGCAGTTCGTTTAAAGGATATCGATAATGATAATGTACCCGATGAGTTTATCATATATAAGGTAACTAAGTTTGGTAATAAGATTGCACTACTTGCAACTAATGGTAAACCCGAAGCAAAAAGAGATTTAGTTAAGCAAACTATTAAGTTAACTAAAACTGCAGGATGGTTTATTGAGGCTAGTTTAAAGATGGAGGAAATTCTATCTTCAGCTGGTGCACCATTTGTTACTGATGAGAATAAAATAATTGATATCATAGGTAAGGATAAAGAACCACAGTTTATTGGTAATGGATATTATACTCGCTCACTATCTAAGGTGAGTAAAAGAATTACAAAAAGAATATACGGCAAACCTCGCTAAATACAAAAAACCCCAATTGGGGTTCTTCGGCACGGCATGCAAGATTTTTAAATAGCTCCTTCGGTATGAGCCTTATTATCATCCCAATCATCCCAACCATCACGGCCAGTTAGATTATTGATGACAGATTCATTAAGTGATTTGTTAACCGGTCTTGTGTAACGATTCTCTCTATCGTGTAACCAAGTCTCTAATTCAAAATCGATATCACATAATGTGATATCATTTCTTTTTTTGGAAAACAAACCAGATTTACCTTTGGATGCTAAACTTGTCTTTAGAAGTTTGAACAACATGGTAGGTGGAATTGGGTTTAGGTAAAAGTATATATTCGTATATAAATATAAATATTATTTCCAAAAAAGCTGTATTGATAATATACTAAGTGCCAACATTAAACAAACCAAAGTTTTCAATGAAACTGGCTCTTTAAATAATATGACACTAAGTGCTATAAATACTACTATACCAATCCCAAACCCAATCAATCTACTCGGCCATAACTGACCATTAAATAGTAATACTAATGCTTCTACCGATTTTAAATAAAACCACGATGCCGGAATTGATGCTAATAGGGTTAGCATTGGGTAATCTTTATACCATCCATATTTTACACTCCCTTGCAATTGCATGAAAGATAATATCTGTCCCATAATTCCATATAGGATTCCGTAGAATAGATTAGGATTCATTATTCCGTTTCGTGATTTAAATAATCATCAAACTCTTTTGCAGCTGATGGGTTTACTTCATATAGATGTTCTAACGCTAGTTCATATCTACCATTAGTAGATTGTAAATTAAATAATTCACTATTCAATGAATCAATGATATTTGCTTTTTGTATATCACCACCTTGTATAAATTGTTGATTCTTCAATTCCTTAATCTGAGAGCGTTGTTGTGCTGTTAATAATAGTAATATACATGCTCCACCGATTGTAAAATACTTTTGATTGTTTTTAATAAAGTTAATCATTTTCATTTTCTTTTTTTATTTCGTTATCAAATATTCCAAATAAATCATCACCCGTATAATCTGGGTGATTCTCTTTCATATAGTCTATACCAACTACCCATCTCCAAGAGATAAATCCGATAATCACTATCATTATACCAACCACACCTAAGTACCCCATATTATGTTTGTTTTCTTTTTATAATTTTCAATTACTATATCTTCTTGAGTTTTTAATCTTCCGTATCCACGAATCATTTGTTTGTAACGAGGTTCATCTATACTACTAATCTTTACACCTTCGTATTTATTTGCAGCATGTATAAAATAACTATTACCAATATATGTACCAGTATGCCAACCCGATGGAGATGCTTTACTTCTAAAAAATATCAAATCTCCTATAACCAAACTATCTTTTTTTATTCTTTGAGTTTGTGCCCATTGTTTATACGCTACTTCTGCTAATGTTTTATTATAAACATCTTTATATAAACGTTTGTTGAATTGTGAGCAATCGATTCCTCTTTCACTATTCCCTCCCAACTTATATGGTTTACCTATCCAATATAACATAAACTTATTTAATAAGGAATCTGATGTTAGAATTTCATCACTAATAGCAGGTTTAGTAAAATCAGTATATTTGTTTTTTACTTGTGACATTGAGGTCATACCCAGCACGACCAAAATGGATGTAATTATAAGTTGTTTCATTTTATCAATCCCACCATGTTCTCATATCTGAACCATCAGACCATTTCCATTGTGCCTCAAATTTTCCTTCAGTATTTAATTTAGTATAATCTTCAGTTTTAATATAATCTTTCCAATGTTCATCCGTCTGAAGTCCACTAATGATTGCCCATATTTCTACCCATTCGGTTTTCTCTAATTTTCGAGCATGGGCAAAAACCTTTTTCATATGTTTTTTTTCTGCTGGGGTATCGTTATCTACTAATCGATGCGAATCAGTTCCTTCTATATCCTCCCACTCAAATGGTTTCCATGCGATTTCGCCTAATACCTTTTGTGCCCTTTCTATATAATCATCATCTAATTTATGCTTAAGTAATTCTAATACCCTACGAAGATTTTTTAATTTCTTATCTCTACTTTCAGGTACTTCCATTCCATCTTTAGACAATCCCTTTTCTAAAATAGTTAGGGAACGATATAATATTTCTAAGGTATATCGATAATCCCACCATTGGTGTGAATATAATTCTTTACGGAAACGCCATATATTCTTAAAGAACAATGGAATATCAATAGTAATAGTTTCCCATACTTTCCAAAGTTTAGTATCATACCAAACCATTTTTTCTACACTCTCAAAGAATGAGTCTTTAAATTCTACTTTCATAATATTAATAGGTGGTTATCTTCCATACCCCATAGATTCGGCGTATTTTGCTAATTGGATGCGTTCAATTAAATTCCGTTTTTCCGGTGTATCTGCAAACCACATACTTGAAACTCTATATTTCTTAGCCCAATGATTAAATTCTAACTTAGATACGTTAATTGTTGATTGTGTTTTTGCGTGTGTTTTCATTTTTTATCTTATTGTTTATACTCAAATATACGAATAAAAATCGGTATTTCCAAATTTAAAATTAACTGATTGATTATCAATTACTTAATGAATCCATGAGGAGTAGGTTTACCATCCTTATCCACTACTACGAATACTATCTTGTCTACCTTAACAATTGTTTGTTGTGTGTTCTTATTACGAACCTCACATGCAAAGGTGATTGAGGTTGTACCAAAACCTATTAACCCACACCCGATTTCGATTATATCACCCTGTTTAGCAGTATTAACAAAATCAATTTCTGATATAATTTTTGTTACTATACTATTAGTATGTGGTGTATTTGCTGAGGTTGTTAATTGACATATAGCAAAGATTGCTGCTTCCTCATCTATCCACTTTAATAACTGACCACCGAATAAAGTACCCCTTGCGTTTAGGTCTACTGGTTTAATTAATTTTCTAGTTTTATATTTTATTTCCATATTATTCAGAACCGCCTAATTCAAATTCGGCTTCGTTTTGTTTTACACTTTTTGGTTTTCTTTTTTTAGAAATGACTGGGGTGTGTTCCCTTGCATAATCAGTTTGTGTTTTTGGTTTAGTACCAATTGAACCCATAATCTCATTAGAGATAGTTTCAGTATTAATTCGGATATCCTCTCTTGCAATATCTGCCATCTTTTGTTTACCCTCATTGGATACTCTACTTAATGGAATTTGTGCTAGTGGGTCATTATCGTTGCCAAAGTTTGTATTGATTGTAGTTATCTTTGTGGTCTTCACTGGTATTGATTGGTCTGGTTCAGGAAACCCATCCTTACTCCACTTATCTGCCAACTCTTTTAATAAATCAGTATTAGTAGTATCTGCAGATTTTGGTATTCCAATTCCTGCTAATTTTTTAAATGCATCCTTATCAACAAACACATCTTCGTTTTTTGTTGGTGTTTGTTTTTTAAACAAATCACTAAACTTCTTTTCTGGTCGTAGAGTTGTCCAACTACCATCTTCATTTTCCCTCATAAGAGGTGAGGCCCAACCTGAGTATCCCATCCATAATACAAATACGATACCTGCGATAATACATAATGTTATCATAACTTTCTTTTTTTTTTAAATTATATGTTCAATTTTAACTCTGATACAAGTTTGTGGTAATCTACAATTTTTTAAATAGTTGTTTACATACCCCATAATATTTGCAGAACCAATTGGATTGGCTGAATGGGTGTATATTTGTGGTAATGGTATTTTACTATTCATACTTTCAGCCACCAACCATTTAGCACAATCTAATCCAGTTTTTTCCAATATGTTATTGTAATCCAATTGGTAATTAGGTGATACATTATTAAAATATTCCTTTTGTGCTGTATCTCCTAAATCGTGGTCTAAACTGATTACTTCATATTTATCTAATCCATTTAATCTGATGTGTGATACCAACTCATCATAATTTCTTACTACATGCCAATCATCACTATTTGGTGTTCTTATATCATCCAAATATAATTGTATTTTATTAGTTATCATCATCTATAAAATCTATTTCTCTTGTTGTAAAATTGTAATCAAATGTTATTGGATTGTTAATGGGGTCATATGTTAAATCACAAGTAGACCCATTAAACGTATACCCCCAATTGGTTTCTTTATATCCATACCCTTCGTGGATATGACCTGCAAAGTGTAAGTGAGGGGATACTTCATTTAATCTATAATACAATTCATTACAACCTACACTTTCATTGGTTCTATATGTTCTATCACAATATCCATAAATTGGACTATGTGTAATAACAATATCAATATCATTGGGTATACCATCCCATACTTTATTTATTTCATGTCCTCTGTCTTTATTGAACCCCCAACCATAACCAAATGTAGGACTGATGGGTGAACCCCATATCTTAATATCATCTAACATTACAAAGCTATTCTCTAAATAGAATACGTTTGGATTTAATCCAGATATAAGTAAATTATCTAACCACTCTGGCTTACCTTCAGCACATTCGGTATCATATTCAGTTCTACCTTCAAAGTGTGCCAATTTATCTCTCAATAATTGTTCTCTATCAAATGTCATATCGTGGTTACCGGCAATAAAGATTTTATTAGTATAGTTGTCTATACCATTAAACCATTTAACAAATCTTACAACCTCATCTTTTCTACCTAATGACGTAATGTCTCCACTATGAATTAATAAGTCACCACCGGGTAATTTACCATTCAGTTGATTGTGTTTGTTGTGTGTGTCACTAATGTGTGTTATTCTCATCTTCATAACTATCTTCTTTATTTCCTACTAATTGATACGCATCCCATAATTGTCCTACTGCATATTCTATTTGAAACTTTATATCTTTATCTGATTGTGTTAATGGGTGGTCTATACAATGGTCATTAAGTGTACACATTACAATATGTAATCTATCCATTAATTCAAGGTAATGACCTTTATTTATCGAATTCTTTTTTTGTTTCTTTGATGACATCTGATACTGATTTAGTCGGGTTGGCCTGTGCGTTTCTAGCAACTCTAATAATGAATTCTGCCAGTAGATGTTTCTTATCTATTTTTTTAATTAGGTCGATAAGGGTTTCTAAGTCTTCGTAAAACTTTCCCATATTATTTTATTATAAATCTCTTATATTGTTTCTCAGCCCTCTTAGATGCTAATTCATATGGATGAGTTTTATAAGTATGACCCATCTTATAATATCGTGTCATCCATTTAGGTGATTGTAGGTAATGTTGATATTCATGTAATAAAGTTTTTATAAAATCGATTTTTGAATCTATATTATCAACAACTAATACAATGATATTAGGTTCGGGGTCAAACCACCCTTCCATATTTTTAATATCCTTTTTTTTCAAAGGACCATCTGCAAACTCTTGTTTAATTATATTTTTTGATTTAATAAATTGAAGTTTAGGAGTACGGGTATAATGACTACTTTTACCATATCGTTTTTTAATCAACTCAAAACTGCTCTTTACCTCTTTTATTAATTTTTTAGTTTTACCCATATTGATTTACTTTATAAGTAAAGATACGAAATAACTTTGGTAATACCAAATTTATTATAGTATATTATTTTTTTTAGTTATATGTTTAACAAACCACCATAAATGTATCAACATTATTAAACAATTTACTAATATGATTGGGGTATCCCATTGTATAATGCCGTATAGTATCCATAGTATACAGCCAAATGTATTAGTAACACGCAATCGAAACATATCCGTAATCAGAAACGAAGCCATTGTTACCAACGTTGCAAGGTATCCTAATAGATTTACCATGTTATAAGTTCTTCGTTTTTAACTTCCTTATAATACTGAGTCCTTAAATCATTTAATACTTCCTGCTGTGATACATTATATTTCCCATAGGTAAGAATATACTTTAAAATATCAGTTGAATCAGTAATATTTATTTTTGGACTACTTGTAGTTGGTAACCATCCCAATAGTATTAATAATCCTTTTGTTTGTTCTGCTGTTAATTTAAACAATTTTTCTTTCATATTAATATTTTATTTGTTGCCATTCATTGTTTATAAACTTCCAATGTTGTATGTGATTAATCCCCACTTCAAATGGTATACTGATAAAGGATGCTTGAATATCGGTATAACCTTTTTTCTTTAATCCTTCCCACACTACTCTATTGTTCTTATAGTGTTCTATTATTCGATATGGATACCACAATAACTCAGTTGTAGAGTTATCACTAAATTGAATATAATCTACTTTCCAATCTCCGTAATCGCCGGTATCATTCCAATAACGTAACTTACGTGCAGGTAATCTAAATATACCCTCTGATTTAAATTGTTCGTAGTGGTTGTATTTATTCATCTCAACATCACATCCTCTTTTATATTGTGGAGCGATTAAATCTAAATCCCAATATCCACCATACTCAATACCATACCAACCCCTATCTTCTAAAAACGCCTTAGCAACAATCCTATCGTATGTATCATCGTGATTTAGTGCTGCGGGTTTGGTTACTACATTATTCATTAGTTAAGATTTATACTTGATTCGAATTTACTCCTTTCAATTGGTTCATATGAATAGGGGGATTCCTTAATTTGTTTAATCATTTTATACAATACCGCACATTCCTCATACCACTCCACCTCCGTTGCCCATTCTAACATTTCAGTTATATCTGATATCTTTTCATCCATTGATATTGAGGTATCAGACATCAACTCAGTTCGGAATCTCACATCCATTAACATATGGATAGAATGTTCAAATAATTTATCGCGTAGGGAATTAAGAGCTTCAAAGTTTTTATCTCCGGTTACCCATTCATTACTTTCGTGTTCATCTGAATTAAACATATCATCCCAAGCCATAATCTATTGTGTTTTAAGTTTCTTTTTATATTTCTTTGCTGCCTTTATTAATTCCTTATTTAGTGGTTGTGTTTCTACCGAAACCATTACTACTGCACTGCTATCTAATGCGGATAATTTTTCCTCAAATTCATCAGCCATACCTTCGTAATCATATACCCTATTACCCACATCATCAGTATAAAAGTTTACAGGGACCGTAAAGAATACAGCACCGGTATCTTGTTTATATGGGTTACCATCAAACCCACCATCAATGGAATCTATATCAAATCCCTCTTCGTGTGCATTATGTTCTGCAATTGCAGCATCTACTGAATCCTCAGTATACTCGCGTGTCTGCCATTCATCATCATATAATCCCAACTGCTCATCATATTCCATCATTTCTGTCAGACGGGTTCTAACTGATTCCTTTACATCGCTATGAAAGACAGCGTTTGCAACCTCATCATCTTGCCATTCGGTTAACTTTTCTTTTAACTCTTCGTTATCAGTTTCCCTATACTCATCTGCTCTATCTAATACCCAATTCTTAAATGATGTTTGATGATATCCTAATCCTACAATGAGGGTTTGGAACGCATCCATCAATTCATCTAAATCAGTATCGCTATGGTCTATCTCAACCGATACCTTTGTACCATATTGTTGAGCCGTAATGATTGTGGGCTTTATAAAGTCCGTTATACTTTTGTTATTCATATTATTTGTTTTTAATTGTTTTCATCTAAATCCCAATCGGCCTCGTTGTTATCCCCAATGGTGTTACCCATCTTTACCATCATATAGGTAAATCCTATAACTCCACTAAACCATACTACCATTATTATTATTTCCGTTTCCATCTTCTTATATTGTTGAACAGTAATTTACTCTCCATAACCCATCAGACCCCTTTACTAAATATCTCCCACATCTCCTTTTAGCATCTTGTCGCTTCAAATTATGTAGGTGATGTATAAATGAACCTCCCCTTTCTTTGTCGCTAAAACCTCTTATTTTCAATTGATAGTAGTTCTGCATATCAGTAAATCGAACCCCATTCCCCAATACACCACCAGAGTTGCATTCCACAAAGTCCAGTAGCTCTTGTGCCACCCATCCCCATTCGCCCTTCACTAGTTTCTCACCACCAGTTATCCGATAGTAATCCGACCTTACCCTATTAAGGAAGTCCGAATAAGTGTTCCAATACTTACCGGCAGTGATTATCATATCTAATTCACGCCAGATAACGAAACGGTCTTCAGTCGTGTATCGGGTATTCATCATAACCCAATCACGAAGCCTTAATAGACCCGTAGTATATTCCGGTGTCAGTTCAGCATATGATATGTAGTAGGGTTCTATACTCGCTAACTCCTCTCTCGTACTCCGTGCTGGGGTATAGGTAGGTGTAGGGTATTGTAGTGTACTACTTAGTATACTATGTAGTGTAGGAGTATTAAGGCTTGTAGGGTTCATATACGCAACGTCGTTTAAGGTTTAAATGTTTTTCTTCTTTGTTCTTCGAACCACTTATGTAGTTCTTCGTTTCTCTTACGCGGGAATCTTTTATCCTCTTCGGGAAAGTACTTCTCCCATAGAACCAATGCCCACATAATAATGCCAAAGGATACTAAGGTTATACCTGTTAGTAAATCTGCACGTTCCATTATTCTAAAATGTTTATATTGGTTAACAATGGTTTTAGGTGGAGGTTTTCTTTAAGGTAATCCATATGAATATAGTAGTGTTCAAATTGAACGGCCTTTATATCACTTGAAAAGGGTGAACCTTCATATACCCATTCTTTATATGGACTCTTATATAATTGTCCTGCATAAGGATTAAACTTTAATAACCCACTATTAGATATCTTTAAATAATCTAAATAAGGATTTTTTATTTTTAAATAAGGTTGGTCATTAAATAACATCGGTGCGTGATAAATCTCATTTGATTCAAAGTTTATCAAGTTAATTTTATATTTTTTGTTTTCCTTAAAGTATTGTTTGATTATATCTAACTCACATCCTTCAGTATCTATTGATACCCAATCAATTACCTCCGGTGTTTTGTACTTATCGAATAGAGAACATAGTGTAAGTGTATTAACATCAAACTCACCTACTACCTCCGACATCCTTGCATCGTTTATCGAACTCTTTAATCCTGAATATGATGGTATCTCCCTACATTCAAATACTGCAGTTCCGTTTGAATCTGATATTGCTTCGGTACTGATATTACAATTTCTATGTAACTTCAATTCTTCTTTCCAAGTAGGATTTGGTTCTACTACAATACCATTCCACCCCAATGTTCTTTCAAATAAAAATGATTGAGACATTCTAATTCCATCCAAAGCACCTACCTCTACAAAATAACCATTTCGTTTATTTCCAAATACCACATCTTTATAAAAGATATCGTTATACAAATCATGATAAAATGGTTCGTATATATACTCACCTAATTCGGTATGAGTTTGTCGGTTACTATCTATATCTGATGCGTGTTCCATTATTTCTTTTTTGGGTTTGGTTTGGTCACATCCCTTAACATCTCCCAATCTTCTTTGGATATGGGTTTAGCAAGGAATATAGATTGTCGTATAAATGGGGATTGTGCTATGTGCATGAAATCTGACCTCTTCCTTTCAAATACTTCAACGAACTCATCATACGTCTTTGTTCCTGTTATAATATCTATTGACATGGTGGTTATTATTTAAAGCTAAGATACGAATAAAAATCCGTATTTCCAAATTTATTTTAAGTTTTTAAGTAGTTCTCCTCTATCAGATGCTTAAAGTAATCCTCTATGGACTTCATAAACTCATTAGGGGTTTTCATATTTTTAGGACTAAACCCAAATGTTGGATAGGTGAATGGTGGAAATACTGCATTAGGGCCGGAGGTATCATCCATCAATTGTAAGGTATAGAATTCACCAACGAAATTATGTTCTAATACCCTATTTAATACCAACCTCATATAATGGTTATAGGTATCCGATTTAATGGCCATATGATAGGATTCCGGTATGGGGGTAGTAACCCTAGTGATATGATAATCAGTCCCTATTATATGGGTGTTATTAATTTTTTCTATGTTTCGTATTGTTAACATATTGTTTTATTTTATATACAACCATTACACTCAGTATTAGGATATTGAATGCGTAGTTAAAAAGGAGTGGCATATCTCTTAATGGTATAATGTATATAAACATAAACACTTCACCCAAATACCACATCATAAGGAATGGCCAACCTAAGTGGCATCTCCCATCTTTAATTGTTCTTATCATTTCAGGGAACGCACATACTCCTAAGAATATTGCCCCTAAGTAACCCAGTATTTCCATATTATCGTTTTTGTAGTTTTTCTATTTCCTCATCCAGTGAGGTAGGCTGTTTATCATATTATATAGTTGTGCTGATATAGAGAATGCTGATGATATCGGCGATATCGGCATTGATAGGTTTTCTAAATCTATTAACCTCTCTACCAATAATTCCCAATTCTGTCTGAACCCACTTATTGTCCGAATCGCATCGGTTTGGACTTGTATTTGAGTATGTAGTTTATTTTTAGGATTACCCAACCAGATGATATGCTCATGTGGATTTGGATTATTAATATGTAAGGATAACTCCCACTTCGGTTTCTGTGGTAAGTTTAGATTCAATACATCTGCAAGGTATTCCGTTTCATACGCATTGTGTATTGGGTTAACTATACAATAACCTCTATATGTAATACCACTCAATTTCTCCCACCCTTTTATTTTTACTCCCATTAGATTAAACTTTTAGGTTTAGTTACATTACCAATCTCATAAAGCCTATCTATGAAAAGGTCTTTACATATTTGTTTACGATACTCTGAATTAAAGTATAACTCCTGATTGTATCTGCAGATGGTTCTCACCTCAGGCGAATCCCATACTCTTGCCAATTCTACGGCACTATCTATAATTTTAGTTATCTTCTCTCCACCACCCATATCGTCATAATCCTCATTGATTACGGAATTGAATGTTTTGAATCCCATATCCCTTAGGGCTTTGAGATGTCCTTTCGATGCTGATATAACAAATGGTCTTCCTAAGTATATTGCCTTAAATGTTTTTTCCGTTAGGTGTATTGCATCATCATCTAATATCGTTTCGGTTATAATATCTACTTTACTTCGATAATACCATTCTGGGTTTATGGTGAATAGGAATTCATCGTGGTACGATAATCTACTACCATACATCACATCCCCTTCCAATTGGATACCATCAAACTCATCTATGTTTATATTCAGTTCGGATATTAGTTTCTTACTTATCTTATTAGCGGGTACAAAGTTATCTACCCACGTGAAACGAGTATCTCCTAGCAATCCCCTATTAAACAACTCTTCTATGATTCGGTATTTGTGATGATACATCCTTCGGTTTAAACATAAGAACTCCTTATCCGGTTGGATAGTGGGGTTCATACCTAACTCACCAATATCACCCTTCATATGATTATAGGTTGATAAGAAAAAATGTGGGAAATAGAAAGTATTCAAGGTGTGGTTATTATATCGTATTTTATGTATCCCAATTCTTGATGAATCATTCTTCACCACAATCAAGCGATTGATATCAATTCCCTTTAATTTTAACGCATTCAAAAAGGATACACTCAATTTATCTACCCTCTGATGTGCCTCTCTAGAGAAATCCCCCATAAAGTAAAAGTTCTGATGTTGTATCCTATCCAATAGGTTTAGGAACTCATCTGATATAGTATTGGTTGTATATGGAAGCTTGGGACTGGTTTCCCATACAAAGACTAAGAAGTTTAGTTTGCTCGGGTCTATGATATCGGTATTCACATTCTTAAAACGAATACCTATATCCATTCTTTCAAGCATTTCCCTAACACCAGAACCTTCCATTATATCGGTATACCAAAAATCTATTTCCATTATACTGCTGATTTCTGAAATGATATCATCTTACTTAATAATTTATCCCTATCCTTTAAATTCGGAATCGTAATGATTTGATTCGTATTTGATTTCTTCTTTCTATCCTCAAACGAAATTAGGACACCCCTTCTATTGGTGTAATCCTTATATATCATTATCTCATTGTAATCAGTACTATGTGACCACGCTATATGGTATAGGTAGTATTCAGTATTCTCACCCCTATACGCAATTTGTACACTACTACCATCAAGTAGTATATGTCTAGCTGTTAGCTTATTGGGGTCGTCTAACCGGATTTTTCTACTCATTATTCAATCGTTACATTTAATCCCCTCAATACTAAGGCATCTTTGTATTTAACCAAATCCTCATATGAACCCCTTTTGACAGAACACTTACCGGTATTGTGAATAATCATTGCACATTGTTCCGCTTGTGTCGCCTCATGCCCTAATAAAGTAATAAGACAAAGGATGACCCATTCAAAGGTATTGTAATCATCGTTCCAAATAATGAGGTTAGATTCTAATCCTGTCCCAATTACCTCATCCAATTCTATTTCATCTAATTCAATCATATTACATTTGCTTTATCCCATTCCTTTTTAAGATACCATCGGTACTTAACTTGTGAATCCTCATTAAACTCTTCTAAGATATAAGTAAGAAGCCCTTTGGTGGATGCATCATATACCCCCGACGTATAAGTCCAAGCTAATTGTTGGCGATGGTTATGCGCCTGAACCTTAGTTCGAATCATCCAATCCCATTCATCTTTTATCAACCAACCCAACCATTCCTTTTGTATTGGTTTTAATACTTCATGTTTCATATCAATTCGTTTTGCGTAACACTAATACTACAAATGACTCATCCTCCCATAGTAGTAAGGATAAGAACTAAGTAATTACTCAATCCCCATAAGAGAAAGAGTATACCTAAGCCAACCCCTATAAGGAAACCTATACTACCAATAACTCTCTCTACCCACTTACTCACCTACCAACTCCAACATATCCCTCCAAGCAAGAGAACACTCATTACTCTCCGAACCACCCTCCTCAATCTCAGATACAGCAAGGTGATATAAATCCCTTAACTCATCTGCCTGTTTGGGATACATATCTATTAATCTCAGTACCTCCAATCTCAACTCTCTTAAACCTATCATATCGTATTCCTATTTATTGTTTCGTTTGTCGGTAATACATAATGGATATCTAATTCACTTAGGACACTTTGTATCATTGAATCACCTATTCCACTATTGGTTTTTGTATGTTCTAAGTAGTGGTCTATATACATTTGTGCCGTTACTACCTTACCATCCTTTGTGACTTCTATCTTAATGATACCACTTTCATTTGTTATTTCGTTACTCATATTATTAATTATTTATACCAAAGATACGAAAAGTATTCCATATTTCCAAATCTAAAAAAGAAGTACCCACCCTTAACTTCCCATTTGAAGCCTATCATTGGAATAACACTCCCGAATCCCATTAAGGATATCCCTACCATCTTCCCCATAGACCTCGAAATCTAAGACTCCCCCTAAATGTTTGACAATCGCTGAACCATTTAGGGTAATCAAATGGGGTGTATGACCATCTTCTAGAAACCCTATATGGACTTCGAATCCCTTGCCAAAGTTATGTAAGGAATCAAAATGCCAAATCATCTTTTCAATACCTGCCTTATGGCGTTCGGTTAATCGGTAGTTTCCGTTTGGAGTACGTGTTCCTGTTGGACCACTAGTAACTGTTACTATTGGTATTGTATTTCCACTACTCATTACCTTTTTAATAATTCCTAATGTATTTGCTGTATTCATACTCATATTGACTCATTTATTCTTTGATATACTATATCACCCCATAGGGGTAACCAACCTATTTTTTCCTAGAGTGAAAAAGCTCGCCTCGATAAAAAAACGTATCCGAGCCCCTTCGGGCCTCTTCGCCTTTTCTTGAGTTACAAGAAACCTCAAGGGGGCGGGGTCAGCGTGAGCTCCCCTCCCTCGTGATACATATTGTTACATACTTAGCCTAAGAGGTCTACTTGTGGGTTTGCCGCAATTTCCTCCGGAGTCATAGAACTTGAGAGACCTAACTCTTGAAGTTCGCGAATCGCTTCCCTCTTTCCTCCCCTAATAAGATTCTCTGCTCCCTGTACATCTACCGCGATAATTGCTTTATCTAAAGTGATGTATCTTCTATCTATGATAGATTTCATTTTTGCTGGTCCCTTCTCTATCCATACCATATCGGGATACTTCTCTGATGGGGTATATAGAATCTTTACGTTCTTATACTTCCATACTCCCTCTTCCATTTCTTTTAATCCGTTCATACTATTGTGTGTTTTATTTATTTGAGTCATTTTAATTATTAGTGTTACGCAACCTTTAAGTAAGGTAAGGCTTTCTCGATAGTGGCATCGGTTACTTTGTAACTCTTAACCTTCTCAATCGCCTTCTCTAAGGATATCGGTCCCCAAACGTACTTACCGGCAATCATATCGGTCAACATACGAATCACATCAGGATATGTTCCGAAAGGCGCCTTATTACCAACATGAACATATTTCACACCTGCCTCTATATCCATACCCTTCTCAGTCTTCATACCACTTACTTCGTATGAATCGTAACAATCTGTCCAACCATTAAACTTACCATACTCAAATGAGTTGGCGATAGTTCTAATATCAGCGTATATCGCTGGTGATACTTCCGAACCATCTGGCATACACATATCCACATCTAAGGAGTTACCATTAGCGAAGGATGATGATTTACACCATATCAGGATATTAGGGTATTTGGACTTGGTATATGATTTAACTATCTTACCCGCGATTACTGGACTACCATATACATAGGGGGTAACACCATCATTTCTCATTCTGATGACCTCTGCAGGTAACTCAACTTTAACTCCATTTACTACGATTGCGATTTTCTTACTTTTCATGTTTTATATTTTAATTGTTTATCTCTTATTACAAAGCTAACATACGAAGAATAATCGGTATTACCAAATGTTTTACCAATTATTTTTCAGAAAGTTATCAACATTTTATGCCGCCTTAGGGGTATTGTAAACGAAGGACTTACAACTATGGAACTTCGTGTTCATTCTCTTCCATATGTTCCAGTCAACCATCTTAGGGAACGCACCATGCATATCACCTACTGTCAGTGCCTCTAAGAGGTTCATATCTATACTACACCATTTACCACCCTTAGTAGTCAGAACGTGAAACCAATTGGATTTACCATTGGTAACCCTCTCTACCTCCACCACTGTGGTGTTCTTAGATAGGTAATAGGGTAATGACTCCACCTTACACTCTACATCACATATCATAGGGAATCCGGCTCTTGCCTTCGCAGTGTATCTGAATCGGTGTTCCTTACCGGGTTCAGTTAACTTACTAACGATAACATTCGCTCCATTAATACGGATGTTACCATAGAACACATCCCCACCCATTGTACCTTTGTTTACTTCGATTAAATTTGTCATATCTCTCATTGTTTATAAAGCTAATCTACAACTAATAATCCACATTTCCAAATATTTAACCATTTATTTTTGAACTATTTTAGGCAAAAAATAACCCATCCCGCGGAGGCTAATCTCGAGATGGGTAGTTCAGAATGAACATTTCAGGATAGGAGAGAATGAGAGGCCTCCCTTTAACTACTTCATAACTAACCCCTTAGCTATGAGTAGGGTAATAGACACCCGTGTGGTAATACCCGCGGGATTTACAACTATATCTTCCGGCATCCTAGAGTACACTCAATCGGATGACCTATTCTTATAAAGCTAAGATACGAATAAAAATCCGTATTTCCAAATTTAATGTGTAAAAAAATGGGACCTATTACAGTCCCATTTGTTATTACCTAACCATTAGATGCTAATTAAGCAGCCAATAATTCTTTTCTAGCGATACGTGCCTTATTCAAAGACTTCGTAGATACTGAAAATTTCTCACCCTCAACAGCTACACGTACTCTGTAACTTACGTTACCAGTAGGGCTAGTGATTTTTTGGATGTTTGATTGAACTGACTCATACTGAGTTTTTCTCTTTGCAGATGCCTTCTTTGAAGTTGTCCCTGCTTTCTTTGAGATTTTTGTCATAGTGTTTATGATTTAATGGCCTGTGTTGAATAGGGGTCCCAAGCCTTTACCCCATTTATTAATGTTGTTTACTTAGTAAAGATACGACAATTATTTGATACTACCAAATATTTGGGTAACTATTTTTTGGATTACTTCCCATAGGGTAGGTTGTTCCATTGTTATTACGTCCACATAGGACTGAATACGTCTACTCATATTATCGGTTTTCGTTTAAGGTGAATAGGGATTTGGGTAGTGGAGTATGTGATTCAATGACACCCAATAGATATCCAGCTCTTTCAGCTATTCTATTTATCTCACTCTCTTCACGGTCTCTAATCCATGTATCACTATTGAACATTTCGGATAATGCTATCTTAAGCACCTCCACGTGTTCGGGGGTTAAATTCAATTTCATATTAATCGTTTATAAATTTACCATCTATGAAGAGGATGTTGGTATCATCTTCCAATAGGATGTTATAGTACCCATCGTTGAAATTGGTTAAACATACATCCAACCATTCATAGTTGATATTGTTGGTATCCAACCACTTATCGAATTTAACGGCATCTATGCCTTTACTATTGGCTTTCTGAATAATCTCTTGAGTTGTCATATTACTTGTGTTTAATGTGTTGTAAGGTGGTTTTAAAAAAGGCGTATCCAACGATGGTTACTACTGCGATTAATACCGCTTCTAAAATTGTAATGTGTGTGTTCATATCTCTCATTGTTATAAAGCTAAGATACGGCAGTTTTTCCGTATTTCCAAATTATCCACCTGGTTTTTTAAAAGTTCTTGATTGAGTATCAATGGGTTAGCTAAGTGGTTGACTACCAATGGGTTAATTAGTTATTACGACCGGTTGACCATTCATTGCGTACGCACATCGGTAACCATATTCAGGTAGAGTGACGTGGTATATCCCTTTATTAAAATCAGTAGGGGATGTGACCAACGAAACTGTTTGTATTCCTGCCAGTTCGCAGTACGCTTGAAATTCATTAGGTTTCATACCCGGTCCACCTTCGGTGATATTGACTAGGTTCATTAGGGATTTCAGACGGCTCATAGTGTTAGGGGTTATGTTCATAGGATTAGGGGTTAGGGGTTTCTCTCTCATTACAAAGCTAATATACAAATAATATCTGATACTACCAAATTTATTTGAAATCAATCTCTCTGACTATCAGTTAGTTAGAGTTTCGGTAATTAGAACGATATTTCTTATTGACTCTATGTCCCACCTTATTATAGATTTCATAAGATATCATACCAGATGATGTATTCATATAGAACCAATCCCACGTCTCATCAGAATAGAACCTATCCCAATTAGGACCTTTCTCTAACATCTTTTCAGTAGGGTTATATACAATCACCCCAATCTCTTTCAGACTCTTATATACACAAGAGTAGTATCCGGGAGAACTCTCACCCATCTCGTGGATAACATTCGTCCACTTCGGTTTAGATAGAAACTCTACTACGTTCACTAGGGGATGGTACACTCTGAGTAAGTATCTTTTATTTACTTCGCTCCAGTAGGTACTATATAACTTATCTTCAAATAGGTCATTACTAATTTTATCAAAAATTAATGTACTTCGGTTTAAACTATTCATTGTATAGGGGTTTATTTGTTTGTAAAAAGTTTATCAATAGTAGAAGGAGAGTAATCAGATAGTGAAAGGAAGTTCACTAGGTTACATACACTATCGTAACTCAACCTCGTCCAATTGACTTCGGTTCTTAACTCATCCAGTACCATACTGATGGTATAAGGAAAAGAAGGTTCAGTACTTAATAGATACTCCAGATGATTTGGATTCAATCGGTAGTAAAGGGAATTAGGGTTGTATTTCATATCTCTCATTGTTATAAAGCTAATCTACACATAATATTCCACATTTCCAAATATTTTGCCATTTATTTTACTGACAATTTGTCTTCCAGTGCTAAGCGATTGAGAATCAACCGCTTTATTTTCCCAAAATAATCCAACCTGGTTAACATAATGCAAATTATATAACAAATAAATCCCCCTAAAATACAAATGATATAACGCACTGACGATCAAGGAGTTATGCAGTCACGAAGGAAAGTGAACTGGGTCGTTACAGTCAAACGCACTCCGCCCACCCACCCTATAAAGGTACGGAAAAAAATCCACATTTCCAAATAAAAGAGATGACAATGTGTCCGATTTGAGCGATTTGCAATATCATCAAGGAATCCCCCAATGCGTTGACTCGATTGCAATCCGGAGTGAAATGGCACTATGACATAATGTCCGAATCACAAATGTGGATAACTCGTATACAAATGTGAATAACGTGTGTAAAAATAAGCGATAGAAAATTTTTTTATGTGCAAACAAAGGTGTAGTGGCCTCTCCCTTAATACAATATAGTGTCATAGGGTGGGAGGTTGTGGGAAAATGTGTCATAAATTATTATGATTGGCGGTGCATTGTGCAACTACTTAACTAATGGAGAAGCCGTAGGATAGTGATAAGACCCGCTTAACTCCTTATAGAGAGGTTAATTCCAATGGGGTGGTATAATTTCACCGCATGGGCATGGAATCCCCTTAAAACCCCTCGATATCCTCACCTCTCAGCACTCTCGAGTACCCCCAGCAGTGTGAGCTAAATACCATGAGTGAATCCCTCGTGAGTGACGGGTTGGTACTCTTTTCTTTGTACTATCTCGACTATATAGACTATGGTGTGTATCCGTACTGGGTGTGTTATCGTATGGACATAAAAAAAGGATATCCTCATTTCATCTGAGTGTATCCTTTGTACTGTCTTATTGATTACTCTCCCCTATACTATGGTATGAGTCATTATCCTCTTTAGTGTTACGCAATTCCTTATTTATTTGACCTCTCCCAACACGTCGGACATTCCCCTTCCACTTTTATGAGTGTCCCACATATCGTACATAGTTCGTTTTGTTTACCCATGTGTATTCCTATTCCTTTTACGTGTCGTTAATTCCTTTGCATCCCTTCCCATTGCGGAGTACATAAATCTTACCCATGCAAGGGGATATCGAAGGAGGTATTGGATTCGAGGCGTTCCTCTCATAAATTGATTACTCCTCTCTACGAACCATAAGTGATTCTCTACAAATTTTACTAGCCATTTCATAACCTTATTATTTATTTTGTTCTTTTAGATTTATGATTAGGTGGTTTATTAACTCATCCCAACTTTCCGCTTTATCCATTACTATTCTATTGTATTCACTTAGTACCTTATGGAGTTGCTCCTCACTTAATAGGATACCATGTTGTACTCCTATTTCTTTAATATCGTTTATACTTACATTCATATTACTATCAAAAAAATCCTAGTTGACGACTCCGGCCGAACCATACGACCAAAGTCGATGTTACGGATTGAGTGGGGTTAATATCATTATAAGGAGTGATATTAGTATTACTGCTACCACCACCTCCGTCATATATTCTATATTCCCTTTGGATTCGTTTTTATTCTTTATCATAACGGTCTTTGGTTACGGCCTTCGTATTAGTTTGGCCAATTGGGGTTTAATCTAAATACTCAATTGATTCCGTTACGATGGTTGCAAGACAATAAAATATGATTGCCGGAAATGGGGTGAATACACTTGCTAGAAATAATACCCTCCAAATTGCAACATCACTATTAGTGTATCTTGCTAATCCACTACATACTCCCCATATCTTTTTATCCAATTCACTTCTATAATATTTTTTCATATTACCATCGTTGTTTTTTGTTAACTCCTATCCATGTATCTCGTTTCTTATCGTTTACCTCTTTGATTTTTGGACGGGGTTTTAATTTTATTTTTACGGGAGTTTCAATATTCTCCCACTTCTCTATATTGTTGGGGTCGATTCGTGCCATATCGGTTACAATAAAAATTCAGTATCGTCACCGGTTGAATAAGGTATATATTGAGAAACAAATTCTTGATGGTTTCTCCACCTTTCTGCATCTTCTCTTAGTTGACGAATCTCATCTCTCAATTCTACTGCTTCTGCATGTAATTGTTGAATCTCTGCTTTTAATCTTTCATTATCTCCTTGTATATTAAGGATTTGCAATTGGTAAACTCTATTGTTACCATCTTCATATACTCCCATGTGTTTGTCTATGTTTTGTGTGTAGGTTGTTCCATCACTCAATGGAAAGGTTTTCGTTAAATAATCCTCACGATTCATTTACTTCGTTTCTAATTTATTTATCCAAAGATTTAGTTGTTCACATATTTTTGGATAGTTACCAGTCGATGCAAAGTAAGCCCAAATCTTATATAGTATTGCTATTGTTAATTTTTTCATAGTATTGTGTGTTATATTATTAAATATCACCCTAATTCATTTATTAAAAAATTTCCCCATTCTACGTGTGCTTCTGCAGTTGGGTGGTTACGTGGTAATAATTCTACATGTCCTTGTTTGAAATTATAATCATACATTGTATGTTTTTTAAAATCAGTAGGTAATCCATCCCATAATACTTCCAAATCCAGTTGATAATTAAATCTACTAAACTTATCAATTTTAGTTAGGGGTTCGGTTGGTAATTCATACTGATAAAAAGTATTAAAGAAATAGTAAGGGATTTTATGTTTAGATAAAAATGCAGATAAGGCAGTAATCTGATTAAAGGTTTTTATATATGATGGTATAATATGGGTTTGATTTAGGACAAACTCATCTTCAGTTGTCTTATCCCTATCATTCTCACCCCATTTATCATATCCTACCCATAATCGCTCTTGTTGATATTCCGTACCATTCCACCATTCAAATCGGGTTGGTGCAGTCCATCCTATTACTATTATCAATTCATCAGATTTTACCCAACCAGTTTCTTCACTCCATATAGTTTTATCGGATAACCAACGGGATACATCTCTAATTGTTTGACGATAGATATAATCATTTGAAACTCCGGCAGTTGCATTGTTGCAATCTATCCATCCATAATGTTTTGCAATATGATGTGAAAATCGTTGGGTTTCTTTATCCTCTAACTCTGCACCCCATACTACGGAATCACCATGTGTGTATAGTACTTTACTCATTACTGATATATTTTTTGTGTGCTCAAATCATTATACAACCAACTACCACCACAATGTGGATTATTTGAATGTATCTTTGATGAATGAAATATTTCTAATCCTCTCTGTGCTTGTTCTGGTGACATGTACATATGCCAACCTATACAATCAAACTCATCCTCTTTATATAATTTGTATTTATGTCTGCCATCGTATATCATCGGTCTTGCCCACTCATTGAATTTTTCATCATCAGTAAGTATCATACCACCTTGTCCAATATTTAGGATTTTCTTAATGTGAAACGATAATATCATATAATTTTCACCATCGTACATTCCTTGATGAAATGCAGTTGCTGCATCTACTATTGGTGCACCATCGAATTTATATAAACCATCCCATTCGTAATCTTCGAATACCGGTTTGTTACCAGATAGGATAATTTGGTTTGGTACGGATACATAAGTTCGTGCAGGTATTCCAATTTCTTGACCGGTTATACCCAAATAGTGTAATACCAAGCGAATTGCATTAGAATTTGAATCACATGCGATACCATACTTTGAACCACAATAATCTGCTATTTCATTTTCAAAGTGGGTAACCCAATCCCAACTATCATTTATTGTATAATCTCTCATATTCATTTAATATTAATTTTGCAAAATAATTTGATGCGTATTCATTCGGATGACCACCATTACCTTGTGTATATTTGTTATATTTTAAAGGGTCTAATAACATATGTACAGCCATTGTGTTTCCATAAAACGATATCCATCGTTCATCGTTAAATATCTTATCAATTACTTCTTGATTTAAAATACACGACATATGACTTGACCGGATTATTGGTTCATTTAAATGTATATCGACGTGAGTATTTTTTAATATAATTTTATCATTATTAATAACTACTTTACTATCAGCAATTGCATCAAAAAATAAATAAGGAATTTTATGTAATTCTAAAAAGTTTTTTAAATTTAACATTGCTACATATGTTTCATATACAGCATAATTCCAAGTTGAAAATAAGGGTGATAAGATATCTCGATGTTCCATAACATAACCATGATATGAATCAATTCCACGAGATTTCCAATCACCTTTCTGGCCATCATGGATAAAATCTTGAGGACGGATTGTTATTATTTCATGATAATCATTTTTATGCAAAAACGTACCCAACATTCTAGTAATTTCTGACCATGCAACTACTACTATTGAATTTGATATTAGTTCTGGATTAGTGGTTAGATATCCAATTATGCTAGTTGATATATAAGAATTACCCGCACCACCCTGTGCACGATTATGTAATTTCAACCCCATCATTTCACTTAAATAAGTTGCCCAACTACCTTTTGCTTCTAAGGTATGACCTTTTGTGAATGAACACCCGGATACTATTAAGTTTGTTTTATCCATATATTAATGGCATTAATTCTTCTTTAACAAATTTTTCCATCATTTGAGGTGATGGATGACCCCAACCATTAGGTTGCTCTTTTAAATATTCCTCAAATGAAATATCCTTTGTTTCTTGAAATGGATTTATATCTTCGTAATTATCAAGTGTCCATTCTAATAATCCACAATAATTTTTATAGTGCCAGTGGTTTGGGGTATTTATTGGTAATGAATCGATATAAGGTTTCAGAACTTCATACTCATTAAACCATAATGATTTAGTTGTTGCATCGGAATCATTATCAGGTGCACCGAAATGACATTGATATGCTTCCTTTGAATATGGATTTCGCATACTCATATAGTAAGTTTGAATTCCCAACTCTTTACATTCCTTTTCTAATAATGTCCATAATTCTAACCAATGCATTGTTTGGTTTATGATATTATTCCAATTGATATCCAATTCCCAATATTTTATTGCATTGGGTATATTAAAATATTCAATAGCAGAATCAGGTCCATCAGGTGGACAATATCCACCAGTTAAAAAAAAGACACCATTTTCAGTTTCCCATTTTGGAGTGTATACCAATGTATGGCCTAAATGATGTTGTTCTTTTGTAAATTTTTTAGTTAAATAGATTGATTGTCTTGTAGGGTCAGACCATTGAGTTATTAGAGTTATATCTGTTGGATTAACTCCATCTGATATCAATCGTTTTAAATGATATAATTGAATCCTACACATTGATACGTTATCATTAGTTGCACCACCATAATTTAGAACTTCATATTCTCTACCCAATTCTTTACCTAAAAAGTATGGCCAAGATAGACGATTTTCGTCAAGATTTGATTTTGGATTATTCGGGTCTAATCTTAGATTATTAGTAAATGAACAGCCAGTTGTTATAACATATTTCATATAATATTTTTAATTATCCAAGTACACTAATTATCTTATCACTAATACCATAAGTATCTGAAAAGCTGGTATATACAATCTCATTTGGATGTAATCCATACCACAAATTACCACGTTCTATTGGATTTTCATTATATAAAAATTCATTTCCTTTGAATTTATCTATTGAATATTCATCAATTCCTCCGTAATTATTACCAGGTGTTTTATGAAAAACAAAATTATCTAAATCAATAATATTCCATAAATAGTTACAATAATCGGACATATCTTTAATATTCAATGTATCAGTTAAATCGGGAGTATTTGGGCCGATGGTTGATGAGTAAAGATGTTTAAAATCAGCATACCAACCTTCAAATACATTATTCATCATAAATAAAGTATGACCTATTTTATGCGTTTTTAAAAATGATTGAAGAATTACAACATTTTCTAAATAAATTTCAAAATTTTGAATTGGTAATCTACTATTATTTATATTAGATATTTGATTTTTTTCCCAATCCATAATAGTTTTTTCCATATGGATTAATGAAGTTACCACATGATTTCCTATTTTATAACGAGTCTTATATTCATCGGATAAATCAGATAAAAGATAATCAGGGCATTTTACAAATTTTCTTCCAATTTGTGTTAAATTAGTTAATACATAAATTTGAGATGAGCTAACCCCCTTATTTAATAACTCACCAATTTTATGTATTATAGATTCTTTAATATATTCAATTGATACTGCTGCAATACCAACCCAATGAACTTCATATCTATTATCAAATATAGGAAGTGTGTGATTAGGAAATTCGGTAGGGTTATGTTTCCAATGATAACTACACCCACCAACTATTAAATGTTTCATTTTAAATATGTGAGGATGGTAATATATTTTTAGGACTATACCCATAATCTTCACCACCTTTACCAACAAAATGTCCACTCCATTCGGCATCTTCATGCAGTTTATGGTGTGAGTAATCATTTGTAGTATAGGTACTTCTATGTGGTGGATTTTCTTTATCTGGTTCGGATGTTGAAATGTAATAAAAGAAACGTATCGCACATCTACCATATACATCATCGGGGCAATCAACTTTACTTACTGAATGAACTGGTCCTTTTGGAACATTTTCAGAAATAATAAAACGATTAAAAAGTGGTGCAATAGATTCAACTATTTTTGCATTAGGGTCTAATTCAGGATTAGTAGTCCATTGTACATTATGCCCACCCCATTCTGATTTCCAATCCGGTGTGATATATAATATGCCTGTAAGTTTTCTATGTAATCTTAATCTATCATTCCAATTGAAATCAAAGTGTGGAGATAGTATCGTTCCCTTTCTTAAAATAGAATATCCTGCACCAACTAAGTGTGGGTCAGGTAATAATCCTACAATTCCTGTCATATTTTCAAGTTGATATAAAAACTCACCTGAATGCATTATATCGTATGTAACTCTATGTGCGGTTGGTAATGAAATTAGGTCATTAAACTCCTCCATACGAGAACCGGCACGGGTGAATACCGTCCATCCACCTTTGGGTGCATTCATACACTCCTCATAAAGTTTCATGCAGGTTTCCTGGTCTAAAAAGTTATCAATTGTAACTCTAGGAAATCCTTCCTCTTTGTTTCTATCCCATTCTACTTTTTTGTTAATCATATTTTTAATTTTGGGGTTACCAACTAATTTCCCAGTCTTTAAAATCAGATGCCAAACAATCTATCTTATAATCTTTTCTACCACCTACCACTTCTTGTATCTTATTCTTTGCAGTATTTCTGATTCCGTTTAATCCATGAGTTAAAGTTAATGCGTTTGCACCAGATACTCCGTTTCGTACATTGGATTCATTGTGCCAGATATGTAAATTCATTTGTGCAAGAACTACGATTGCCCTTACCTGTTCTCCTGTAAGTCTACCATCAGTTTGGTTTAAAATCATTTCAATATCATGTACGATTTCATCAATTTCCTTTGCATATTCCAATTTATGGTCTGCTATGAATACTTCTTTTAATTGTGAAATTGATAACCTATCTATCAATTCTGCTAATGTGGGTAAATACTTTCTTTCTGACATAATTTATATAGTTGATACGCCTCTCTTTTGTACTACAAGAGTTGCTTTTTGATTTGCAAATTCTATTGATTCCGATACATCTAATGTTTCTACATATTTGAATACAAATGATGACATCCATGTATCACCTGCTCCACTTAAATCACGTACTTCAATTGAATTATCAACTGAGTATCTCTTTCGTTGATACATACAACCTCTTTCAGACATGGTAACTATTAATTTACTTTCCCACTCATCATATACTGCACCATGTTTCAAGCAGTTTTCCCACTCTACTTCATTCATTTTAACGAATGTGTAATTTTCAAAGTAATTATGTTCTATTACTTTTTTAGTATCAATGAATGATAACTTTGCTCTTTCTGAAATATCTTGAATATCTTTTAGGGTTAGGAATCCCTTATCATAATCCGCAACTACTACTGCATCATACGAATCAAAATCTACTTTCTTTACATCAAAGGTGTTTCTAACTTTATCATTAGAATCCACTCTTAAAAGCATTTGATTTGATTTTTCTTCTACATATCGAGTCTTTGTAATTTGTTCGTGGTTAGATATTAATTCAACTTTTTCCACTCCCAACTTGCGTAGATTTGCAACTACGTTTCCTGCCATTCCATCGTTGGTAATAGTCTTTGAGGGTTCAAAGACAGGTATTGGTGCTTCCGGACTTAATCGATGACAACGACCATAAATAAACACATCCGTGCAATTATCGCCTATAACTAAAATCTTCATAACAATATAAATTAAATGTATCTTATATCTTTAAATATTAAAAATATATTTTTTGCCACATTATATATTATGAAAATAGGACGAATTAATCAATTCTTTGTAATATGAATATTCTTTTTTTAATAAATGAGAGATTGCCTCCATTTTATGGATTTCTCCATTGTGGATTTTAACTAAAAAATCATATATATGAGAATTTGATTGCTTAGATTTTATTATTTTACTATAATCCGTACTATAAATAAAATCATTTGTAAATGTATCAAAAAATTCAAATGCACTTTTTGTATTACATTGATTTAAATCTACTATTTTATTTTTACTATCATCAATTTCAATTAATAGAGATTTTATATTATCTAAATAAGTTTCAGTATGTACATCTTGCATTAATAAATCCCATTTATATTCAAGAACATATAATAGTATTTTTACGAATGGTTCAATACCTTCAATTGTATCATGCCCCCAATCTAATCGTTGATTAAAATTCTCAGCAAAAAACTTATCTGAATTATTACAAATAATTTCAAATTCCTCATCAGATATATCAATTATTTTTTGTATTTTAATTTGCTCATTTCTATCGTTGATGATTTCTTTACAAAAACTTGTTAATATTTGAGTTGCACCTGAGAAAAAGCGTTCTACTGGGTTTCTTACAATAAAAATAAATGGTTTTTTGTTTTTCTTAAAGAAATCAGTTATATTATCAACCTCATTATAATTTAAAAAACTTTCAACGTCTTTCCATTTACCATGATAGTGGTCAAAATCAAATTCAATAAGATAATTTGTAAGTTTTGTTTTGAAAATTTGATTATATTTTTCAGTTGGAACAATGCCGTCTATTTTAACAAATTTTATATCTATTTGTTTTGAGTTATTAAATATCTCATTTGAAGTTGAGGGTAGTTCTGCTAATACATGAAAAAATCTTGTACCAACTTTTTTATAATTAACAACTATAACGTTATCAAAAATAGTAAGAGTTGGTTCAAATACTATATGACTCAGGGAATTAACCCTATCCTCAATTGTATTGTTTATTGAATTAGAATTCATTTATTTTTTTATTTGTATAGTTTTTTAATTCAGTAACTCGCTGACACATTTCATATTCTTCATTTTCTAATGCCCATTCCATTATTTTATCTAATGTTTCATCATACCCATCTTTATAAATTGAAAAATCATATGCCATATGTTTCCCTCTTACAAATGCTTCAACTCTTAGGCATTTAACCTCATTTAACTCATTATATAATAATTCTTCACACCCAATCAATAATTCAGACATTAATACTGATTTACCTCTATCAGTTGCCCATTCAAAAATATCAGAATTACCTATATAAATTGTTAATATTTCTTTTGGTTCATCCATTAGTGTTTTAAATCTAGCAATTCATTATACGCATCTAATTCGTGCACTAGAAATGCTTGAATACTATCAATTAACGTATCTATGTTAAATTTGTTTTCATTAATTAACCAATTATTTAAATATTTTTTATTCGATGGTTGAAGTATTACTGGAAATACTGACATATCCTCTTTATTATCTAAATCTATTATTTTTATTTTAGATTCTAATCTATATTTTTTTACAAATTTGCTTAAAAAAATATGCCAACCTGATGCATGTTCATCTCTAACCAAATCTGGACCAGTTGTTAATGCATACTCATTCAAAATTTTGTTAATACTTTCAGTTGATAATTGATTAAAATTATACCCATTAGAAGGTGTAATTATTATTTGAAAATATTTTTGGAAAATATCTCTTGAAAAAGGATGTATCATTGAATTTGAAAAATATGCATCACAATTTTCTATAAAAGCAGTTAATGTGCGTTTAATCGGTTCTCTTACAATAGCAACTAATTGCCATTGATTTAATACATCATCACTTATTATCTCTGATATTTTTTTTATTTTTAATTTTGAGAAAAATGAATCAACGGTTAAATATGATTTTGACGATACATCAAAATAATAATTATCAAAAATTAATCTAGAATCAAAATTAGGGTCTGTTTTTTGACTATCAGTATATCTTAAAATTTTAAATTCTATTGTAGTAGGATTATCTGTTCCTTGATTTGGTTTTGTAATATCTTCAAAATATCTACTACCTATTTTTTTTGTTGTAAAAATCATTTGACTTGCAAATAACGATATACACAATATAGGTAATTCTGAGCCTTCTTTAAAAAGAATGTCTCTTTTTATTTCATCAATATTTTGTTGATTCATATAACTTTACTTTTTTAAGTCTTTTTTTTTATTACGGAAATAATATTCTATGACATCCTTACGAGTTTCTCCAAATTGTTTATAATACAAATCTATATATTTTCTAGTTGCATCTATTTGTAATATATTAGACATTGAATTTATCACTTTTAGTAGTTTTTTCATATCAGTTTGATTATATCATATTCCTATAATATATATCTAACATTTAATTTTTACACTAAAATAGGTGTGATAAACCTCGTGTGTTAGCCCTTTTGAATTGGATATCTATTTCAGATTTAGTGGTTGCCTCTTTAACCTGTTTCTTATACCAATAGTATAAATTTTCTAATGTACCCTTACCTCTCTGACGTTCTAATGATTTTTCCCAAAGGTCTTTACCAAACTCTTGTGTTAATTCTTTTCGTAATTTCCAAAGGATTCTATTTTCATCTGCAAAGGCTTCTAATTCTAATTTAATAGCCTTAATTCGCTTCATCCTTCCAGCCTCCAAAGAAGCCTCATTACGATTTTTGATATCCGTACCCCCATAATTATTATAAGCATCCTCACTAGCTTTCTTGGCACTCTCTTTAACTTCCCTAGCTTCACTAAACATATAAGAATAATCAAAGTCACCATTTCGTATCTTTAATAAAAGTGGGGCATCTGAATGAAGTGGTTTATTTGGTCTTCCCTTCGTATACCATCTGAATTTATTGTAACTCATCTATTTAATTTTTTAACACATTCATCAATCTTATCTCTCAATTTACCACCATTACCCCAATCACCACTAACTTGTACGTGATGAAATTGTGCGATACCTAATGATTTGTAACCATAATTTAATTGCATATCATCAATAGAAATCCAATTAGTAGGTTTGAATGATTTAACCCATGTCTCAATCTCACACGCCCTATCCCATTGATTTGATGAACTCATTTTCTTTTTAGGATTGAAATGGGTTGTAGTATCCATTACATTCCATCTACCAATACCATAATGTTCAAATATCATAGCCAACTGAAGAATACCGAAATGTTTTTTCCAATCGGATGATACTACTAAACTGGCATCGGTTTGTTTTATGATTTCACTCAACGCATCACAATCTTCTTTAACCCACGGGTATGGTATTGTGAATTCGGTTGGAGTTCCTTCCATTATTTTGACTTTACCTTCATCCCAAGTCCCCCATGCCAAAGGGCCATCAACATCTATAAAAATTACTTTGCCTGACATGGATTATAATTTTTCAACGCGTTCCATTACATCGGTTACATCCTCTGGCCTTAGGTAACCAATGACATCATCCGTAATAGGAGTGTCATAACATATATCACCATCTTTGAAAATAGCCAATTCGTACAATCCCTTAGCACCACCATATGAATGTGGGCTTTTTACTACGGATACTTCATACCCATTATCGAATTGAGTTCTACTTACAATTCCATATTCAGAACCCATTGGGTTTATTTTGAATTGGATATCTTTAAATGTTTTCATAACTTTTTAGTTTAAATTTTAAAAATTTGAGTGGAGTAGGGATTCGAACCCTACACTCCTAAAGCTCCACTTAATTACTTCACTGCTGAAGTAGAATCAACTACTGGTGTAGATGTAGAATCAACTGCTACTGCAGAAGAATCGGTTACTACTGTCGTTGAATCAGTTGTAGCTTCAGTCGAAGCGTTACCACCACATGCAGTTAAACCTGCTGCGATGAAAAGTGCAAATAGTACTTTTTTCATATTGTTGTTTTTTTTAGTCCCTTTGATTAACAATTATTCAAACTTAATTATGGCGGGACGTGAACCACAATCTCATTTGATGTTTTTATTTATATGTAAATATACGAAATTATTTTTAATCTACCAAATATTTATTCAATTCTTTTATAAATAGTTCAGCCCCTAAGTGGTGGTTCTCCTCCCAATCATCTGGATTACCATCATCTGAGATAAATTTATAGGATACAAAATTATACCCATATATCTTACAAACCTTTGCCAGGGCATATGCTTCCATATCAAATACCCCATTTTTAGGGTTTTGTTCAAAGTGGTCTTGTGTATGACAGAGATACCCACCTGCCCCAAATATAATCGGTTCATCGCCTATTTGTGGATACATTTCCTTATCAAATGGTGTAGTTTTTAGGGGTGAAAATGGTCTACCATCCATATCCTCTTGAATAAATACCTTACACTCTACCAAAGAATGGGTTGGTGTGGATTTTGAGCCGGCAGAACCATAGTTTAACACTATTGTATTAGTATTGTATACTTGATATGCAGGTGATAGGACTTCGGTTGCTTTTATTGCAGCATTAACCTTTCCCACTCCGGTATAAAATACCTCCACTCCTTCTGGTATCAGTTCTTTTGGTAATTCACTCTCTAATGCAACGAATAACTTAATCTTCATAGTATATTAAACTTTTAACATCTGGTCTATCTACGATACCAATATCCACCAAACATAATTTACCGATAACTTTCAACCCCTCTGCCTTACATAATAATTCGGCAGTATCAATTGTACCACCGGTTGCAAGGACATCATCTACAATAACTGCGGTTGAACCATCGTTACCAAACTTAGACATTTCTAACATATCAGTGCCATATTCCAAATTGTATGGTAATCCCCAATTATCTTTAGTTGGCAATTTCCCTTTCTTGCGTATCATTCGGATACCACCACCAAACTTATAAGATAGTGCAGATGCAAAAAGAAATCCTCTTGCTTCTACTGCCACCCAATAATCAGGTATCTCTACCAATGTACCCATTCGTTTGATTGCCTCTTTAAATACATTTTGATTAGCAAGTAATGGTTGGATATCTCTATACATAATTCCTTCCTTTGGAAAATCAGGAATTGTTTGTATGTAATCCTTAAAATTTATCATAACGAATTTTATTTAAATGTTCTTCTACTTTTTCAATGAATAAAATATCGTATACATCTTTACCAATATCAGTTGGCTCTACGTTGATTGCAGATTTAGCCCAATCACATGCATTTTTTATATCTTCAGTTGAAAATACTGGTTTAGTTTCTGCTAATTGTTCATTTACAAAATGGATATATTCAGCTGAATTAATCCATTCTTGATATCGTTGTTCTTCATCACTCATTTCTTGTAGTGTGTAGAAGTCATCTTCACTAAGATTGTTTACTAGGTTTTCCTTTATCTTTCCCATTTTGGATAATTTTTATTTGTGATTCGGTTAGAATCTTGTTTGATTTAATTTCTTCTTGTTTTGGTACGTGGTAATTTTTTACCAACTTTTCTAGCCAGTTTTCGTTTATAGGTTTACTCATTTATTATATTGTTTTTGAATTTTTAAATCTTGCAGTTTCGATTTTGTTTTTAAAATTAGCATATTAAGGTTAGCAATTTTAAATTTTTTAAATAGTTTACCAAACCAATTGGTTGGGTTAGTTGATTCTATTTTTTGTAATGCTAATTGTAATTTTTTTAAATCTTTTTTAAGAGGCATTGTTAATGATATTTTGGGTTTGGGTGATTGTTTCATCTGCAGTATTTACTTTTGCTCTATACATCATACGAATAATCGTACCCAATTCTTCATCAGTAGTATCGTCATCCATTATGATTTCTTTTCTAACTAATAAAGATTCTTTACCTTCTCTTGCAAGTTTAATGATTTGTTTTAAATAATGGGTATTCATATAATTGTTTTTTAATAGCCAACCATGTCCTCTAATAATTCTGGTACATACCCATCTCGTACTAAATCTGGATATTCTCCATTCAACCAATAGTTTTCAGAATTCTCAATTCCTAATATAGTTTCATCATATATATCATCAATCTCATATCCACTACCATATCCATGTGCAACTACTGCCTTAGAAATTTCTCTTAATGATTTCTCATCATCTTCACTATATGCTTTTATCAAAGCCTTTTTAATATTGGTTTTCATTATCTCACCAATCTTTTCGTTATGAGTATACATATCCTGATTCCAGGGCTTTGTAATATTAATTCCGTATTTAGTTCCTAATGTTTTCATATTGATTTATAATTTAAATAAACGTCTCTAATTGCATTTAATCTAAGTTGAACATCATCGCCATAAAATCCAAGTGAGTGGTCATATAAATCATATAAAAATTGATAATCCGCTTTACTAATATGATTTAGTCCATCTACCCAATACCAAGCTATTAATGTTTGTAATGCTTGTTTTCGTTCTTCGGTCATTTCATTCTTCACCATAATCTAGTTATTTTAAGGTTAAATAAAAGAAGGAGGGGAGAAACTCCCCCCATTCAGTTGTAATAATGATTAACCCTAAAACTGTGGAATCTCATCCACATTATCTTCAGTCTTCGCTTCGAAAAGCGGAGAACCATTTTCATCCTTTTCGTACTTTTGAACTAATTGCTTAACATAAGTTCTTTCAGAATCAACCCCACCATCGTTAGAGAAGAAAGGAAAGATTGAAATCTCTGCAGCTTCAAACAAATTGAATCCATCATAAACCAAACTCGCCATTTCAACCGATGCTCTGGTAGAAACCATTGAGGATAACTTTCCACTATCACTCATTGATTGAGTTCTTGTGTGGTGAGAAATCTCGGAGATTGCTTTCAAATCATCTTCAGCAACTTCTGGGAACATATATTTAAGTAATTCAAATTCCTGTACATCATTCAACACATCCATTTCAATTGTTACGAAACGGTCTAACATTGCTCGGTCAATAACACGAGTAGAGGTATATTCAGAACCAATATTGGCAGTTGCGATAAAGGTAACCCCGTCTGCAACATTTACAATTGGTGAACCTTCTGCCTCGTCCAATCGTAAGTATCTTTGACCTTGGTCTAAAACACTCATTAAGATATTCCAAGCATCTGGGTGAGCTCTACTTAACTCATCCAATAAGATAACTGCGTTTGGTGTCTTAATGGCTTTAACGAAAGCCGATTCTGAGAAGAACGTTCCCTTGCCTTGGTCAAAGTGAGTATTACCAATTAAGGTCGCTCTCGGGTCTTGAGTTGCACCTAAGTTGAAATAATAATCAGGTCTCTCTAATGATTTAACCAACGCCTTTGCGGCTAATGTTTTACCACAACCAGCAGGGCCGGTCATCATAATATTCTTAGCACGAACTGCTGAACGAATTAAGTATTTCCACTTAAGGTCTGTCATCACCAACTCACGTGGTTTTAATGATACCGAACCCTTATGGATGAAATCCTTAACTGCATTGTGGTCTGCGGATTCCTCAATTTGGATACCACCATCTGCAGTATTCATTGGGATAATCATCGCGTTATATACACCCATATCTACTTTACGATAGGTTTTTTTACCTGTCTTATCTACATATGCTTGAACCGCTTTACCTTCGTTGAAGGCTTGTTTACGGGTTAAGGATGTACCTAATGTACCAACCTTGTTACCGGCAGTGTCAATCATTTTGAAAGTACTACCAAATTTTTCTACTTTGTAGATTTCGTTAGCAACGAACCCTACCACATTTAAATCGAGATTTTTTTTCATTGTTTTAAGTTTTAATGTTATCAATTATTACAAAGCTAATATACGACCTTTTATTGAGATTTCCAAATATATTGCCATTTATTTTTAAAGTTTTTTTATGAATAAAAACAAGCCATTGAAACCCAATGGCTTATATATTATTTAGAAAGAAAGAGTGAATTCATTGTTTTGGTGATTTGTGAAACGTTTGTCACATCAATACATTCAGCACCCTTACCATACATCGTTTTAAACCCGTGACTAACTCTACCTGAACTACTTTCCTCAACAAAGTAAGAAAGTGTTTTAATACCCATTCCTTCTATTTGCTTAACCATCTTTTGAGTATGTTTATAAGCAGGTCCACCTTGATATTCAAATTTACTGCAGTTAAAGAAAGGTTCACCATCTGATATGTTTAAGAAATAAGAATCCATATCGTTATTAGATGGAACTAACAATTTCATAATTGCTTCGTAACATAATCCTTCCGGTGTAGTACCCCCTGCGTTTAAGCCAGGGAATAAACTTTTCACTTTTGAAATCTTATCAACTCGTGAATCATAAGCAATAACTACATAAGGTTTTGAATCGGTTGTGGTTCTGATTGAAATCTGAATTGAAAGATTTTGAATCATATCAACTGCCTTACATAAAGCGGTTACGTTGGTAAGAGTTTCCACCCATTTTCTACCACTCATTGAACCAGATGCATCAATCGAAACGTGCAAGTTAGCCTTTTTGTATGAATCAATCTCAGTAAATTGGAAAACGTTTTCGTTTCCGAATCCTAATGATGAAATCATTCTCTTATCAATACGACCAACTTTTTGTCTATTAAAGACCGTCGTTCTATCTTCACCTCGTACCTGTAATCTCTTACCTAACAAAGTTCCGATACGAATTCCGTTGTCAATTGCAGCCTGATTATATTTGTGAAATTCCTTAGTTTCCCAATTTACATAACTAAGAGGGAACGTGTCGGTATTCATCAATGCCGTAGTTAATTTATTAACCACAATACATTCAACACCTCGTTGTGGAGTACCCCAACCATTTGGCATATCCACACCCACCGATTTAATTTCAGAACCAGATTCTTCAATTGAGTTAAGGTCGGTCAATTCTCTATTACTAATACCCTTCTTATGGATATTACCACGTAAGAAATCCTTTTGTTTTTCTATTTTCTTTTTTAATAACTTTTTCTGAGTTTCTGATAATTCGGTAGCCGATTTTGAACTACCCTCTGAATCAGATGTAGATGGCTTACCACCTTCCATTGGAGATGATGCAGACATCGATGAACCTCCCATTGAATTTTCATCTTCATCGCCAACCATTTCAGTTTTACCATTTTCAGAATCAGAATCAGATTCATCCGATTCATCATTTGATTGACCAGAACCACCACCACCTTCACCTTCTTCGTCTCCATTTTCTCCCTCACCGGTTTCACCTTGTGTAGAATTAGATTGGTCTTGTGCTTTAGTTGCGATAGGTAAGTTAGTTAAAATCTCTTCAAAGATACTCAATGCAACATCAAACGCATCTTTTGTAGATTGTAAACGGCTGATATTACCCAACCCAACCAATTTGTAAATGGCTTTAAGACCATTCAACTTATTAAGGTCAGCGTTTTTATTATGAAGATTGATAATTCTGAACATATATGATTCAATAGTTTCCTCATTATATTCATCACTTTTCAATGCCTTATCAATTAAAGGGTCATTAAAGTACTTATCATACATTGAACGATAATACTCTCTATAACCAGGTGCCTGATTAAATACATACCAGTCAATTCGTCTATCTTCAACATAGTTCCAAATATCCTTTACGATTGATATCGGATTCATAATCCCTTTTTTAATTGCGGAATCAGAAACCGAAGCGGGAATCATTGAATGAATATCTCTCAATAATTCAAAGTTAGATAATTTAATGTGAGAACCCTCGTGTAACGCCAATCCAACTGCCACGTCAAAATCCTTTGGTTCAACTACATTAGAACCAATTACCACTGCTTTACCATCAGTATAGGAATTACCCTTACCGGAGAATTTCACAGGGATTGATTTGTTAGTAACAATGTTTACGAAGTTTGAAATCGCCCTCTTTGCAGTGGCTAATTTATAAAGGTCATGTGATTTACGCTCAACATCATTCATGTTGGTAACTAAGATGTCATCATCTTCCCAATCGCGTAACCAGTAAGAGGCGTGGGGTTTATAAGAATATTTACTCATATGTTTATGTTTTAATGTTATCAATTACTACAAAGCTAAACTACTAATAAAAATCGGTATTTCCAAATTTTTACCCATTTATTTTTAAATTATTTTGGGTCGTATTATTAGGGGTGTTGTCTCTCATTGTTATAAAGCTAAACTACACATTATTTACCACATTTCCAAATATTTTACCAATTATTTTAAAAAAAAATAACCTATTGGTTATCAATAGGTTATATATAATTTTTTTAAGATGAGTATAAATTGTATTATACGAGGAAGTTACGTCAACTTATTAGGAAAATCCTATTTTTGTTAGTTTTTTACTATTATGAGTGATAGTTATATAAAAATAACACAACAAACTCAATTATTATGCTTAACTTATTTATAGGATTATTCTTATTATGTGCCTCTTTAGGGGTAGGAATTTCTAAAACTACCAAAGATTATGGGGTTAAAAAACAAAGAGAACACAAAGAACCACTTAGGTTAGATTAATGTAAACTTTCTTCAAATACCAATTGTTCTAATCCTTGCTTTTGTCTATAATCATTTATTGCAGATTTAATAGCATCTTCTGCCAATACTGAACAATGTATCTTAACTGGTGGTAATGATAGTTCCTCTACCAATTCCATATTATCCATTTTGATTGCATCATCTATTGACATTCCCTTCAACCATTCAGTTGCTAGGGATGATGCTGCTATTGCAGAACCACATCCAAAGGTTTTAAATTTAGCATCAGTAATGATATTATCATTAACTTCTATTTGTAATCTCATTACATCACCACATTCGGGTGCACCCACTAATCCCGTACCTACATTGGATTTACTTTTATCCAAAGTACCTACGTTACGTGGGTTATTGAAATGGTCTATTACTTTATCGCCGTATGCCATAATTTATTTTTTATTTAAGTATCTCGTAAGAAATATATACACCAACCAAAAAGAGCCTGAAATTGAGTAGAAGATAACGTCTGCTCCCCAATACGAACCTGTCAGTTCCATCATTAGTTTGAATAGTGCATCGTAACCAAGTGGTAGAAAGAACATCGCTAACATTAGTGATGTATCTTTGTAAAACATCAATCGATGTTCCTTTTCCTTTAATTTGTTTAGTTTTTTTACTATCACCTTCGTTCATTTATAAGTTAGTTTCGTGAATAATGCGTAACCTTTTATATAAGTATCATTCTAATCAATATAAACAAAATCCAAATATTTATCAGATTTTAATTTTTGGCGAATTCTTTCATCTGAACATTTGAAATGATTTGCTGCTTCTAACAACGAATAAAACTCCATACCTTCACAACTAATTATCGGCACTTCTATACGAATTGTGCCGTTCCATAGTTTTTCCATTTCATCATATGTAATATCCCATTCATCAGTTTTTTTCCAATGACGGTATTTTAAGTTACCAGAATCTATAAAATTACGAGCTCGTTGTTCACTAAAATCTCCACCAATTAGTTCTGATATTTGTTTAGGGGTTTCAAATGGAATACCATCCACCTCATATCGAATTGTGGGTTTAGTTTCTGCTCCTACTATTTGCCAATCTTTGTATTTTGATTTAGTAGATTTGCATCTACGTTCTATCTCCGTTGCAACTAATTCATTTGGGTCTATTGATATTGCTGCTTCTCTGAATGATTTATATCTAATCCCATCTACAATACATTTATACGAACCATCCCAATTAATATCTTCAGTTGCTAAATCAGGATTACCCTTTACAAATACTAATATGTTTTGATGAACCGATGCTATTTTTCGATTTCTATCAAAATATGTTTTGGATATTTTAGATGCCTGATGTTGTGAATTAAATAACACCATATCGTTATAAAAACTAAAACCAATTTCCTCACATCCCATTATTGTTTTAGCAACTAAGTTTCGATACTTACCGATTTTATAATTCCCTGTCTTAGATACCTCACGGGTTTCTGATAGAACTATACAAAAGAATCTATTATCTTTTAGTTTAGAATAGGACTCAGTTAAAATGTGTGCATATGCATCATCAAAATCCTCATCATCCATATTTGATAAATCGTTTTCATTATCAGAATATATTTCTAAATCGTAGTAAGGTGGACATGTAAATACAAAATCATAGGTTTCATCATCAAGTGTTTCCAATATCTCTGCACTATCACCTACTATCCAATTTGGTTTTTCAGATTGTTTTTGATTTGCAAGGATTTGAGTTTCCGATATATCAATGCCGGTGTAATTGTATCCCATTTCTGATGCAACTATACCTCTAACACTGCCTCCTGCAAATGGGTCTAATATAGTTCCGCCTTTGGGACAAAACCATTCATACATCAATTCACATAATGTAGCATCAAATATTGATACGGAAGGTTCTTCAGTATCCCAAAAATTTGTTTTGGAAATAGTTTGTTCTCTACCTAATTCAGATTGAATTTTATAGGTATTAATCCACCATCTCTTTCTATCTTGCCACTCTTTTGTACGAGTGTCTAAAATAGAGAAAGGTTTAATCATTTTGTTTTGATTTGTAATATTCCTCTATCTTCATATCAAGATAATCAATAGAGCCAGTATGTGTACTAGAAAACCCTTCATACTTTAAATACCTTTTAATCGCATCAGAATTTTCTTCTAATTCCGATTTTAATTTTTTTAATTCCGGTAGGTGTGCAGTAATATAGGTCATAACTTATTTATTTTTATTAATATTCGCCAGAATCGAATCCATTAGATTTTCTTTCTAAGTCTTCGTATAGAGCATCCATCTCCTTTAAGACAAGTTTTACCTGTCTCCAATCTTGCTCATCTATTGCATCTTCTAAAATATTACAATATTTTCCAATAAGTGTTGTTAAATCATCCATAATTATTTCGTTGGTTTATTTATAAATTAAATATACCTTATTTAAAAAAAAGTTAGTTTTCCATATATTCAATAATAGAATCTGCTATATATTGATGTTGTAATAGGGTTGGGTGGCCATTTTCAGTATTTGGAAATTCATATTGAATACGTGAGTAAGGAAATGTATTTTCCCATTCCTTCCATTTTTTATAATACTTACCATCATATCCTTTTAATGGAATTAAATACTTTTCTATCATTGGATGTGATGCTAATATTTCAGAAGTCAATCCATCCCAAGAATCTATTAAATATACATTAGTAGTTTCCAACCATTTTTTTAAATGTTTATCTATAAAAACATCCAAATTTCGTTTAAACATTTCAATGAATAAATGATATATGTGTTCAATGTTAATTATATGTTGCGTTCCTATAATTGGAATATTTTCATATTTTTCTAACCAATTTAAAAAAAACATATCTCTTTCTGATAGTGGAATATTTTCTAATTGTTTATTCATGCACTCTAAATAAAACATAATTGGTCTAATATTTCCATATTTAGTCTTACAAAATTCACAAGGACACTCATCATCATAGTGTAAAAGCATTCTATCAAATATTGTAAATTGATATACAACTGCTTTAGGATTTTTATCTAAATTATCAGTAATTAATTCAGCAGGGGCATTAAACCCACCACCATTGTAATCTAATGTTATTTGATTACAGTTAAATTTACTAGAAACAATACCAGCAAATCTATTAGATTCTCTAAATATAATACCATCTAACGTTTGCTTTGGTTCTAATTCATTCCATCCATTTAAATTATGTCTTTCATTAATCCAAAATGGGGTATCTAAATATAATTCTAACCCCTCACCCCAAGTGAAAGAATCGCCACCAAAAACCATTATATTCTTATTTTCCATCTAAATGTGTTATTATTGATTTTGCCAAATATTGGTGTTGTAACAGAGTTGGGTGACCATTCCATGTTTCTGGAAATTCGTTTATAATTCGTTTATGTGGAAATGTAGTTTCCCATTCCAAATAATTTGTATAATAGGTGTTATCAAACCCCAATAAAGGAATCATTCTTTTACTAAATTCAGGTAGTTCGTTAATTACATTAGATGAATTTTCATCCCAAGAATCTATGAAATATACTGGTGCTATAGTTTCCCATTTAGATACATAGTCTTTCATGAACAAATTTAAATTTCGTATAAACAGTGGTTTAAACCAATTATCAATTTGTTGAAATAAAGTACTATAATCTAAATTTTTATAAGGAATATTTTCATTTTTTTCCAACCATCTTAAAGCCCAATAATCAGTATCAGTTATAACATCATTATTAATATGTTTATGTATGTATTTGGTATAGATATTCCATGGTTTTTCAAATCCTGTTGTAACACAAAATTTACATTTACAATCTTTATCTAAATGTAATGACATTCTTTGAATAGTTGTAAATTGTAAAATTATACATTTTATTTTATTAGGTCTGAACCCTACATCATTTTGTATATTTCTTTCAATATGTACAATTGGAGTTTCAAACTGACCTCCATTGAATTCAAAAACCCGCGGGTCAACATTAAAATAATTTGATACTATGGCTGGAAATCGATTTGATTCTCTAAATTTTTGAGATTCATAATCTTGTTTTTGATATAATTGAGTCCAACCATTTATTTTGGTTCGCTCATCAATCCATTTTGGGGTATCTAAATATAATTCTAGACCTTCACCCCACGTAAAGGAATCTCCACCAAAAATGATTACATCATTTGTATTACTCATTTGTAACCAATTTAATTAAATTTATCTACCTTGACCACGATAATTCTTTTCTTTCCTATCGTGTCTATTAGTAGTTTTAGATGCCTTACCGGATTTTCGTTTTCCGAATGTTACTTTTGATGTAGTTAAGGATTTTCCTTTTGCCATTATTTGATAAACCCTGCGGATTTCAATGCCCTAGCATTTAATACCCACTGTTTTCCTATTGGGTTGTAAATAGGTTTGCGTAAAAATTGGTCAATAGATGTTTGAATGTTTCGTGCGATGGGTTTATCAGATGTTACAACCTTTCCGGCTTTTTTATCCTTAAAACTATAAATGTTTTTACTATAATTAGTATTATCAACAATTACAAAATTTCCACCAAACATACCTTGAAATGCACCTAAATTATTTTGACAATCCTTCCAGATTTTATTTACTAAATCATCGGATAATGTCCTATCTCTTTCTGCATTTCTCTTTAACGCAACCTCCAGCGAAGTATTTACGAATACCATATAACAATCGTATCCTAAACTTTCTGCATGTTCTTTCTTTTTCTTTATTTTAGTAACCTCATCACCAGTACCATCGATAACCATACCCAATCTACCTGCTTCATAAAAAGCTCTTTGTTTATTGGTTAAGTTTTTTGCATGGTTTCTAATTGAGTTTTTATTATCCTCTCCTGCAATCATATCCCAAAGTTCAGGATTTTCTTTTTCAATCGTACCTAAATCTTTTGAATTGATTCCGTTATCCTTTAATCCCTTTTCAAATAGACTATCAGAGTTAACTAATTTTAATCCCCCAGCAGATACTGCTGACATTGTTTTATGCGATACCCCAAAAATCTCATTTGCAATGAAAGATTTACCACTACCTGGTCCACCTGCCATAAATACACATTTTAGGATGCCGGGGTCATCTACACCTTCAAGTATTAAATGTTCAATAATAGATTCCTTTATGGACATCATTTCAGATTCCATATCAAACATATTATCAACTATAACTGCTTCTGCAATTAATTTCTTAATACTCATAAGTTCTCCTTATTTCTTAGTAGCAGTTTTTTTAGCCTTTACTGATTTAGCAACTGTCTCTACTACATTAATTGCAGTTTCGTTTTGAGTAGCAATTTCTTGTCCTTGTTTAGTTACTTTTTTTGCTTTAGCAATTCCAGTTTTAACTTTATCAGTTACTTTCTTTGCTTCCGGTGCAATTACTTCCACTTCGTTTACAAATTTTTCAACTGAATTTTCAATCTGTTCTGCTTTAGAGAAAAGATTCTTAATGAATGCGAATAATCCCATAATTTTTGGTTTTTGGTTTGTTAATAAATATAAATATAAAATTTTAAAAGTTATTCTTCACCATATAATGACCATTTTTTCTCTGGTTCTGGTTGTATAACTCTCTCTTCGGTATCTATAATGTACGTGAATCCTTCTCTAGCATCCATATAGAACTGCGTATTACCGGTCTTTTGGTAAACATACTCCAATACTTCAGTTAGGGATTGTAGTGTGACTTGAGGGTTGTCAAGAGGTTGCCACCTATCTCCAGGTGGAACTCTCTTAGCAATTTTTGTTTTAACCTCTTCTTGTATGATTTCTAATTGTTTTCCCATACTATTCAATTACTCTTAGTACTCTACTTTCTTTAGCACCACTTACTTTGTAATCAATTTGAACACCTGCTTTTTCAAAATCCTTAACAACTCTTGCTTCCGCTTCGGTTACTGATTGTGCATCTACTAAATAAATTTCTTTATTTTTCTTTTCTTTACCATTTTTAAGTGTGGCAACCACCACTTCAACTGCAACTTCAAAATACTTGTTCATACGTTTTTTTGTTTAAATTATTAATTATAAGTCCAAAGATACGAAATCTTTTTCAATTTTCCAAATTTATTTTATAGGTTTTTTCCAAGTCATACCATAAAACCCATAATTTATTTGAATAGATTCTTCATCCCCCAATGCTACAGCTTCTCTTTCATCTCTATAAATTGCATCCACAGGACATTCAGGTACACATGCACCACAATCTATACATTCAGCTGGGTTGATGTATAATTGTTTACCTACCTTTTCTTCATCAGTTAATGATAAGGCATCTTGTCCTCTATCATCAATTCTAAATGGTCCGTTGATTACATCTACGGGACATACTGTTACACACGCTCCATCTATACAACTTATACACGCTTTACCTATTATATAACTCATTAATATTCGTATTCTTTTTTCGGACCAGTTAAGTTACCATTTAATAAGAATGAACAATTAAAACATAGCATTCTTAAATTATCATATTTGTGATTACATCTATTACCATCTGCGAAATCTAATACCAATGGAACTTTACCATCAGTAATTCTTTTTTCCTCAAACCCACAACTATTACATTTTTCTAACATATAACCATTTAGTAGTAATCTTTGTTTTAATTTCCAAATTGGATAATCTGGATATTTACCTGCTACAATATCATCTAATGAAAATTTACCTCTTTTGATATTAAATCCTTTACGAATTCCTTTACCATCGGGATTCTTTAGATTTTCAAAAATACCATATTGTCTTGCGTATTTTTTATAGGTGTTATATGATATACCTAACACCCTTGCTGCTTCCATTGCAGAACGAGCCTTTGATTGTGCATCTTTGATTTCGGATTCCATTATAGGTTTAGCACCCAATCCTCTTTTCATTCTCCTACTATTACCAGCCAAAGAAAGATTCTTAGTTGGGTCAAAGTTAGGGAATATCTTTTCCTCATTATTTTCCATAGTAACTATATTTTATTATAAGTATAGTGTAGAATAATTTTTGTATGAAAATGAGTAAAATATATTATAATAGTATTGTTTTGTGAAATTTATTTAGCATATCAAAACCTTTATTTGATATTTCATATGCTAATAATGAATTGTGTAATAATCTATTTTTATTTTGATTTCTGAATTCTAAAATATCTAATTCTGATACTCGTTTTAATTCCTTGCACATTTCTTTTAAACGTTGATGTGGATTTACTATATTTTCATATGAGTTATGATTTATAAAATCATCAAATAAATCAAACCCAAAATTTCTCAATATAGTATTCAATCCTTTTAGTCCATATATCATAGGAAGTTGATAAGCAAGAAATGGTTTTATTGTTTTTTCAGTAAAGGTTATTAATCCATATTCAGAATTATCGCCCTTTACTAATCCAGTTACATTTTCCGTAATAAAATTTAAAGGTAAATTATAACTATTATCTATTTTATTTTGAATCCATATTGGTTCACTTGAATCGTAATCTAATATCTTTGGAACTTGTTCTTTTTTTAATATTGTATAATCTGATTCAGTTATATAATTATTTTCTAATAATTCAATTAACATTTCATCATATACTTTTTTATTAAATTGATATCCACCTGTTGGATTACTCGTATAAAATAAAAATGATGTGTGGGCGTTATTGATATTATGTTTTTTCATTTCTAAAAAAAATAATATTCTTTGCATTCTAAGACTTCCATTAAATGACATAAACCCATTTTTCATTTTATTCTCTTGATGATTTTTTTCAACTTTTATATATGAATCAGATGATGTATTCATGAATCCATAAAACGTCAATTCATGTCCATAAATACATTCATATTTAACATTAACTTTATTTAAATAATTAGATAAATCACTATCTACAAATAGATAAAATTTATTAGGAATGGAATCCGTTAGTTCTTTAAAATAATCTAAAAATATTTGTAAGTTACCACTTTCAGTAGTTATATCAACTACAAATTTAGTAGTATCTTTCGTGTATTTTTTTATATTTTCAAAATTATCCTGCACACCTTCTCTATGTAAATGAATAATATCATATTGACCGGTGGCAGTATCAATATCATCATAATCAATATAAAATCGTGCAAATATTCGATTTAGTTGATTGTTTACATCTAATATTCTTATATCTGAATTAGTTATCATCTCTAACAACATCTAATGTTACGCAATGTGGTCCACCACTAAACGTTCTAGCATGTCTCATTTTTACAGGGATTGATTCAATACCCCATTTTTTTAATTCCCTCATTAATAATGCTTGGTTTTCTTCAACCATACATAATCTATCATTAATAGGTAATATATTCATACCCAACCACGGGGAAGCAGGACACCAATCTTCCATTACTTGAGTTGCGTATGGTTCTGGTGCCCAAATTTTATCAAAATCATTTAACATCTGAGGACAGTTTGTCCAATTCACCCTTGATGGGTTAAGCATCACTAATCCTTCTCTTAGGAATACAAAAGTTGTATCAATATGAATGTATGCATAAACATTTTCAGCAGTATGAACTTTATATTCATTACCAAATGTTTCTTTACAATAATTTTCTAACCAAATTGCACCATCTTTATTTCCAGTATTACTTACTAAATATAATAAATCATTATTGTGTTTAATAACGTTTGCTGCATCAAAGACGGGTTCACCATTTAATAGAGTGGGTATTTTTAAATTATCTCTCTGATAAATAGAATCTAATAATTTTGGTTTAGGTGCTTCCACCCAATGATTCGGGTCAAATAATCTTTTACAAGTTTCTGCTTCATTTGAACGATGACGGAGTGTCATAGGAGTTGCGATTACTTTATCATTAATAACCAACATTGAATCGCGAGGACAATAATTATAGTAACCATCCACTTCCCAATCATCGGTCTTAATTGGTTGTGAGAAATCTCTTTCATCTGGTCTATGTACTTTTATACCAAGTGATTGTAAAGTTCTTGCTATTTCATTTAAATCCTGCTCGGTTTCCTCCATTATTTTTTCAGGATATGGACCAGAGGGTCTTTTAGCAAATTCTTCATTCGATAAATGTGCATAATCTATACTATGTAAACATTTATCACCAATTGTTGGTACTTGTGCACCAATTGGACTACCTACGATGATTTCACGTAATTGACCCCATTCGTTTCGTACTTGTGGCTTTATCATATTATTTTAGTTTTTAGTTTAAAATCTTTTAATTCTTTCCAATTTATATCTATCTTTTCTAAATTAATCAATCCTAACTCAATTAAAGTATTATAAATAGTCATTGCAACAATTTTATTACTTACATATCCATTATGTAAATCCCCATCAATTCCATCGGTTTCACATTTTATTGATAAATTATTATAAGCTGAAAATTGATTAAAATCATTTGATTTTTTAAAATATTCACCATCTCCAAATATAAAGTTTTTACCAATATTTCCTTCAAACACATCACTAACGTAAAAATAATTCAATTGGTGTAGTTTTAAATAACTAGAAAAGAATTCAATATTTTGAAAAAGTAATTTATGTTCCTTTTGTAAATCTAATGTATGTTGAAAAAATTCTAAAAACATTGATTTATAGTTTTTTAGATTATTTTCCACTTCAAAGGTTTCATAACCATATGAATTAGCTAAATTAACTTCATCTTTAAGTTTACCAGTATTCCAATCAAACCAATAATTTAATACTATATAATCTTGTATTGGGTTAAACCAATATTCGGTTCTACCTAATCCAGCGTATTCAATTATAAAAATATGTTCATCTTTGTTAAAATCTGGAGTGTTAATTATTTGATAAATTTGTCTGAATGTTCTATCATTTCCATATCCATTTTTAGCATAGTTAATAACTTTAATATCCTTATTTAATATTTTTTTAAGTTGACCAGGATATGAAAAATTAAATTGAGTTAATGGGGTTTCTAATCCTTCATATAAATTATTACGTGGATTTTTATGGCCATCAAATTCAAACCCACCACCTGCGGTGAATGATGTACCAAAACAATTGATATATTTAATTTTTGACATTGGTTTTTTTCAATCCGTATTTAATCCAACGATACCAAATTCTTTCGTGTATATAATATTGGATGGGTTTATAAATCAATTCTGCCACTCCAAATGCAGTTCCAATTTTAATTGAACCACTTATCCACCACATCAACAAGAACCCAATTAAGGTACTTAAAATTCGATATGAGATGGTTTTAGCAATGTGTCTTCTTTTATCTACGGTCATAACTTACCATCTGTTTTCAATTGTTCTCTGATAGCAGTTGCAGATATTTCCTTTATCTCATCCGGAGGACAATGTTCTATCACATCATATCCAACTCCTCTGCCAATATTGATTGATTCAATATCAGGTATGATAATAATTTTAACTTTACCTTCTTGAATTATATCTAATAATTCATGTGTAAGATTTTGTAATACTTCTAATGGAGTCCACGGGTTTTTCTCATCTGGTTCTACATCTCTAATACAAATTAGAACTTTCTTACCCTCATTCAATCTTTGGTCGATTAACCAACGATGTCCTGCATGCCAGGGTTGCCATCTACCAATGTACATTGAATACTTTACATCATTTGATGATGATTTAAACGCTGCTTGTGCTAGATACTTTTTCATTGTAATTTATTTTTTATTTTATTATATATTTCTACGGCTATCGATTCGTGCCCTTTAATATTTGGATGATAATCATTTGAATCTTTTATAATATCAATTATACGTTCATTTTTATTTGATACAAATGATGATAACCCATGTTGTTGACCATAATTTACCTTACTATTATTTTTTGTCATAAAGATAGAATTATCAATAATAACAGGTTCATCATAAATACCCATCCAAAATGGATTTTCAAGATAAATAACCATAAAATTAATTTTTTTGTACAATAATTTATATAATAAATTTACAAATTGTTTATCTCTACTAATTAAAAAATCTTTTTCATTAAAATGAGTTTCTAAAAATTTCTCCCACAACTTAAATTCGATTGGTTCTAACTGCATACCATATGTGTAATCAGTTGTCATCATTACTGAGTATCCTTCATTCTTTGGGTCTTTCCCATCAGTTGGACCCCAATTAGTTACGATGTATTGATTTCTAGTAGAATCCCATAATTCAGTTCTACCCCAACCTGAATACTCTAATATAAGTAATTTATCAGAAACATCTTCATTTTCGATTATTTCTTCAACATTGCGAATTAGGTAATCAATGCCACTCCCACACTTACCTAAATTTCTAACTATTGTATTTGATATTTTATTTAAATGAGATGGCCAAGATACCTCCGATTGTTTATCGTATATTATATTTTGTTTTTTATAATATTCTTTTACTAATGGGTCGTATAACCCACCGCCTTCAGTATATGATGTACCAATACAAATAATTTCCTTCATTATAAATAAATTATAATTTATTAATTTTATTGAGATTATTTATTAATTTTGAAAATGAGGTATCCGGTGAATCCTTTGTAGTATTAATATCAATAAAGTTCACTTGTGGTTGTTCGTAGTTAGAAACGTGAAAATGGTCTCTTTCTCTTGCTTCGGTAGTATGTACAAATATTTCAACAATATCTTTACCGATTTTATCTTTGAATTCTTCTCTTAAATCTAAATATGGAGCTACTAATGATACTACCACATCACATTCGCATGTATGTAAGTATTCTACTAATGCTTGTGCATTTTTAATATTAGTACGTCTACCTTGCTCTGAATAATCTTTATTTTGGTAGATTTCCCTTAGATGGTCACCATCAACATGGAAAACTGATTTTCTCCAATTACGTTTTTCAGTTTGTAAAAACTTATGTAACTTACCACCTAAAACTGTCTTTCCTGCTGCAGGTTGACCTGTAAACCAATATATCATAACTTATTCTCTCTTTTTATTTTATATCCTTTTATGTGATATGCTTTATCATGTGATTCACACACAATATAATTACCATCAAAAAATTCATGTACTGCTTTAACAACACCAACGTGAATTTTAGTATCGCCAAAAAGATAAGTATCATTTTTTAACATTTCTTCAGTTGTATTTTTCATATCATATTGTTCATACGAATCCATACCCCCACTAAAATCATCAAAAATCATTATACCACCATCTTTTAATTTATTATATCCGTTTTCTACATCAGATTTAACAATATCATACTCGTGACCACCGTCAATGAATACAATATCATAATAATTGTTTTCAACATTATGAATTTGTTCTCTTGAATCTCCTTCAAATACTGTAATGATATCATCTACTTTGAATTTTCTTGCTTCTGACCATAGATGTGCTTTCCATGTTTCTGGGTTACTCTCATCGTATGCCCATTCTTCTTCAATATCGACGGTGAGATTACCTTTAAACCAATCAATGATATGAAGTTCTCCATTAATCATTGGTAATTTTAATATCTTTGCATTCTCAACTGCATCCCATCCTTGAGCACATCCAATTTGTAATACTCTTGGTTTGTTGTATGTATTATTATCATCTACTCCCCAAAATTTAGCAACTAAATGGGTATAGATAAACGCAGAAATCCACGGAAGTGGTAAGTTCCAATCATTAGGATGAAAGGTTTTTCGTTCATTTGCAGTAACAAAATACTCACTCATATCTAATGGTGGTATTGTTTTAAATCTTGACATAACTTATTTTATTTATCTATGATAGTAGCGAATAATATTCTTTAAAGTGTTTTATTCTGTCTGGTAATCCAATTGTACCACCATTTACTCTTTTAGTAATTTTTGTTACTACTGCATCACTAGCTCCTTCATCTGCAATCTTATGTAATCCATTTTTAGAAAAGAACCATGCTGCTGATGCAAGTGCATATTGTGATGCAACTAACTCTGGATTAGCACACACATCTACTCCGATTGATTTACCAAATGCAGTATAGTTTTCTTTTCCTGTTAATTGAATGTATCCTCTACCACAAAACTTTGCACCTTCACCACTTGCTTCCGTTCCATTACCCATTCTATTTGAGTAAACTTTGTTTGCAATCTTTGCAGGTTGTCTTTCGTATGCTTTAGCTAGGGCTTCAGTTGGGAAATACTTTTTGAATATACCCATTAATCCCTTTGCAGAATAGTTTAGATTTTCTTTTGTTAAACGGAATCCACCGCTCTCATGTCCACATTGTGCAAGAAAGTGTGCTACTCTTAATGGAGTATTAATACTAAACTTAGTTGCCACTTCTGGAATTGAATCAATTACTGATTGAGGAACGTGTCCTTTAAGTTTATCTAATTTCAATCCACTTGTAGATGGAGTTGATATCGGAGTTGATACTACTGGTTTTGGTGTTACTTCAACACTCTCACCCATAATCATTTTCCATGTCTTATCACCAACTATACCATCGGGTGTCAATCCATTTTTTGTTTGAAATGCTTTTACTGCCTCTTCGGTTTTAGGACCAAAATTGGTAACTGCTGGAGATATCCCCAACTTTTCTTGCATTAATTTTACATTTTCGTTATTGTCACCTTTTTTTAATAACATACATATCTCCTATTCTTTAATCTAAGTTTGATTTTAATTTACTACTAATTCTACCTAATTCCATTTTATCAATACCCAATCCATCAATTATTTTTGCCAATAATTTAATTTTTTGATTATAAGATAATTCTTTACCATTCATTAATTCTAATGCTTTCTCAAATTTTATTTTGATTGCTGCCGGAATTACTGCTGTGTTTATTTCATCAGCACCTTCCATAATTTTTTTTAGTTTCATAATTTTACTTTCTCCATATTGTTCATCTTCATCATCTAACCCCATAGCAACAGCTGCAGGTTGTACATGATGGTTTGGTAACATTAAACCATATTCGGTTTTTAATTTATTAAGAATTTCTTTTTTAATATGATTTGGTAACCCTTTATGCGATGTGGATGCAAAATCCTTGGCATCTTTATCAGTCATATCCTTTGCCACCTTTGCAACTTCTGGACTTGCAGGTTTCTCGCCTTTTTGTGTAGCGTGAACCATACCCATAAATCGTTGTTGTGCTTTAGATACTGATGGCATATTTCTTCCTTATTTAGTATAAATATAGAATTTTAATGTTTTATATGTTGAACTCTCCACTTAACGTTCTTAGTTCTCAACATTTGTTTTGCTGCTGATACATTTTTCTCCGAATCATCTACAAAGTAAATATCATCATAACCTTCATTATCAATCATATTTTCAATCCAATCTGCTTTATCTTTTGGATTATTAGATGCAAGTGCAACCACATAAATTTTTTTAGAATTTATACCTATATCACTTAAATATTTTTTGATTGGTTGGTATGATGCTCGTGCTGTAAGGATATACACCACCTCTTTACTTTTTTGAACGATACCTCTAAGGATTTTAGTTATCTTTTGTATCTCTTGTGGTTCTTTTACCTGTTCAAAATCTTTAAAATCATAAACATCGCCAGGTTTTTCAGTATACACTGCATATTGGCCGGGTGTCAGTTTACTCTTCATTCCATTATTATGGGTGACGTAGATATAAGAGTTTGTTTTGACAAGAGTATCATCAAAATCAAATATTCGTAAATTTTTACTTTCAGTAAATAAATTTCTTGAAATCATAGATGTATATAAATATTACTAACCTTTTTAATGAGTAAAGATACGAAAAAAAGCTTAGATTTCCAAATTTATTTATACTAACTATTTAAGAAATTGGATAAGAAACCAGATAAACGATTAGCCCTTTCCATAAAGAACCCCTTCTCTTCGTTTGTAAGTTTTTTTGGTTTGATATAATCAATTCCAACTATACCAATACATGCTTCAGTTTTTATATCAAAAAGTGCTATACAATAAGCTGCTTTTGTACCACCTACTTCTGCTCCTGGTTTTAATCCGAATGTTGCTATGGTTGGGTCCTCAAAATTAGGAATAAAAATATAACCAGTTTTAAGTATTTCATCAATTGATTTTGCAAATAGAGAAAGGGGTATATTTGTAAATGTATGTGCTATTTTAGCAACTCCTGGTCTTTCTACTTCATGTACTATTGAAAATTTTTGAATAGATTTATTGGTATGTAGATAGTTCCCTCCATTATGAAACATTGATATCCAAACTCTATCACCTTTAAGTTCTTCTCTGATGTTTTCGATTTCCTCTTCAATAACAAGTCCTTGTTGACATCCTTTTTTAATAGGGTCTTCTTTGTCTTTCTTAGATAATTTAATCTTAACCCATTCTAATACGATTGGACCGATTACTGCTGTTATCAAAGCAATTATAATTGTAGCAAATATTTCCATTTGGTGTGACATTACTTTTGAACCTTTAATTTATTATTGTTCCTTGTCAAACCCGTAGTTGGCTTGGTTGATGTAATTTTGGGATTTTGAGATATGGTCTTGTATCCATGCGGCTACATTAAATTCACTATCACCCATTTTTTGTTTTAATTCTGTTGCAGACTTGATTATATCATCTAATTGTTTTTGTGCCATAGATACTTCATAATCGGAATCCTCACCCTCTTTAAGAGGTTTAAATGCATTTGCGTAAGGATTACTATACACCTTACCCAACTCCACCTTACGACCGTTCCAGTCCATTCCAGTCATTATATTTTTTAAACTTATCATATGATTATCCTATATAGCAGTTTAATTCGTATTTGGTTTTCATTCCATATACTTGGATTTGTAGCATTTTTCGTTGAACCTTACCATCTTTAGATAATTCAATACTAAATCTATTAGTCTTACCTTCCGATGGTTTTTTTGGACCCATTCCTATTTTTGTGAATGAATCATCATCGTTAATAGTATATCCTTGCTTCTCTGCATATTCTTTAGCTGCGGTGATAGCTGAAGTATATGAGTTATGGTATACTTCATACTTTGCTTCGTTTATTTTTGATTCACTAAAAGCTTTGATAATACCTTGTGCGTATTTATTATTAGCTTTACCTACAATAGCAGTCGAAATATCCATTCTATTACTCAATGTATGCGGGCCTTTCATTTTAAGAAATGCAAATAATTTTCTAGCATGAATATTATTATCATCAATAAACTTTTGAACCGCATCTCCTCTAAGACCTGTTAGTGCTGCAATTCCCATTGCTTCTACACTTGCAGCTTCGTTTACTGATTCGTTATTTATTTTTTTGATTCCCAATCCACTCTTTATTTTAGTAAGGGTTTGTAGAGCGTTTTTTAATCTTTGTTGGATTAGATTTTTTTGAGTTGATGATTTGGTTGAATTCATCTTATCTCTCAATGCTTTAATTCTATCATTAAGTTTTTGTATTCTATCACCCTCTACTGATTCTTGTATGTTTAATTCGTCTTGATATTGTGTTATTTGATTATAATCTGAATCTAATAATTCCTCTTCAATATCACGTCTTGATGCTTTTGAATTTCTACATACTATAACTGCTACTTTCTTTTTTGTGAATGAACCACCTCTATCATACATTTTCATTATTTCTTTAAAATGTACATCGTTTCTACTCATTTCATTTACTGATTCACCAAACTCACCTCTACCATCTTTTTCTGCTGCTCTCATTGCACTACTGCTATTTCTCATATCAGGAGATGCGTTTTTAAGATATTTAATAACTTGAATTTGTTTTGCTAATAAATCTTTATATATTTTAGCGTATTCTTCTTTAGAAACTAAACCATTTTTTAATAAGAATAATACAAGTGCAGGTTGTTTACCCCTAGTCTTTACATCTGATTGGGTAGTACCAGTTAATTTAGCTAAATCATTTGCTACATATATTCTATGTCCTAATGTTTTACCTACTAATTTTGTTATGGGTTCATTAACATAAGCCATTGCTAAATCCAAAATTTCGGTTGGTGTCATATTTTTATCGGTATATTGTTTTTTACCGAAATCATATGTTGCTTCTGATATTGATTGGTGGAAATTTTCACGAATCAATTTTGCAATTACCTTTTTTAAATCATCCATTTTCATACTTCTATTATTTTAATATATCAATAAATATTGAATTATTTTTTTAATCGGATTTTCCAATAAACTCCTGCACCAACATATGGTTTAAATTCACCATTTACTCCATCGATTGTTGAGTTTGTAACTCCTAAATTAACTTGATATATCTTATCTTTTTTAGTTTTTAATATTACTCCAGTACTAAGACCATTAATAAAATCAGCCTTATTAAATTGACCACCGAATCCAAAATAAAGTTGATTCTTAGGTAATTCTTTTACTATTGTAGTTTCTTTAATAACTCTTTGTTTAACATTTGCATTAAAAGTTCTGCCAAATATTTTGTTTTGTGAAATTGTATCAGTTACTGCAACTGTTCCTAATGAATCAGGTAATACTAATACATCTTTGTATAATACTTTTGTATAGTATTCTTTTAGGATTGCGTTAGTATCTACGTTTGCAGGTACTCTAACCTCTTTTTCAACGATTGTCTCGTGGTAAATATCTTCACCTTTTTTAGTTACTACTTTTGTCTTAACTACTTCAATTGTATCAATTTCATGTTTAATAAGTTCATACTTTTTACCATCTACTTTTACAATTTCACCCGTTCCTTTTTTGTTTCCACCACATTGTTGGAATACAACAATTACAATTAATAATAATAATGCAATGTTTTTGATGTTTAATAATTTTTTCATAAAATTTTGTTGTTTGTATTACTATAAGTATTAGAATGTCATTTTAGAACCAATTTGGAAGTTATGTAATAAACTAAATTCGGGTACGAACGCTATGTTTGCTTTATATCCAAAGTTAAATCCAAATCTTTTACTAATTCTATAATCAATAGCAGTTCCTAATAATGCACCCGGTGTTCTACTTACAGCAGTTCCACCAGTCACTGTGTTATATGCAATGGGTGCTGACATTACAAACACCTGTGGTGAAATTGTAAGTTTTTTTGAGTATTGATATGGTTTAGTCCAAAATACTACTACTGAGGTTGAAAGTGATGTATTATATTTCATTTCAGTACCTTGCATCATTAAGGTAATTACACCTAAGTTATATCCAAACGTACCTAATGTTGGGTGCGGTTTAATCCAAGTATATCCCAATAACCCCATCAACGTACCTTTAAGATATGCGGTGGTGAACGAGTAACTATTAAGTGCTTTTAATTTACCATCCTCAATTACCATTTTAGTAACTCCAGTTGATAGTGCGAATTGGTCAAATGTAGACCATATCAACGCAGATGCTGAATAAGATTTATCACCCATTAAGGATGATTTAGATACTCCTACTGACATCATTGCTGCATACTCACCATCTGCACTTTCAGTTCCTGCTAAATCAGATGATAGCATCATTGGATTTGTAACTGCAGCTTTTTTCTTTTCTTTCTTTTCCTCTTTCTTCTCTTCCTTTTTTTCTTCTTTCTTTTCCTCTTTGGACTCTTCCTTTTTTTCTTCTTTCTTTTCTTCCGATTTACTTTCCTCTTTCTTTTCCTCTTTACTTTCAGATTTAGTTTCCTCTTTCTTTTCCTCTGATTTAGTTTCGGTTTTCTTTTCTTCAGTTTTTGATTCGGTTTTAGCTTCAGTCTTACTTTCCGTTTTAGTTTCGGTCTTACTCTCCGTAGATGAAGATGATGAAGAACTACTCGATGAAGATGAAGATGAAGAACTACTACTTGATGATGAAGAACTACTTGCAGGTGGAGGTGTTGAACTACTACTTGCAGGTGGAGGTGTTGATGCAGGTGGTGGAGTTGCTACCGATGAAGTTGCTGCTGTTGCAGATGAACTTGCTGCGGATGATGCGGATGATGATGCGGCACCACTCGCGGATGAACTTGCTGCTTTTGCTGCTGCTTCTGCTGCTGCTTTCGCTGCTGCATCGGATGCTGCTTTTGCTGCTGCATCTGCTGCTGCTTGTGCGGCGGCGGATGCTGCTGCGGCTGCTGCTTGTGCTGCAGCCTGACTTACTGCTTGTTGGACGGTTTGTTGAACTACTACATTAGTTGGACATCCTAATGTGGAATATGCTAAATAGGTAGTTTGTAACCATGCATTTAATATACCACTTTGTACTTCTAAAGGAGTGAATGTTCGAACTTGATTATAAAATGAAACTACTGCATTACCACCTACATAAGTGGTGGATGCAATTTTTATTTCACCAGTACATTTATCTATGAATGTTTGCGTGAATACTTGAGCATTTACTTTTTGTGCAAATAGAAAAATACAAATTATTATAAAGTTTACTATCCATTTTTTCATTACTTATTATTCAATCCGATTGAAATTTGAGAATACCCTCTAATTGGGTCAGTTTCTAATTTTAATGTAACGAATTTGAAATCTTTTATAATACCAACTTTAAATGTAGTGAATGAGGAATTTGATTTTGGAAATGAAATACCACCTAAGTCATCTTTACCTTGCCATCTGATAACTTCATTGCCAAATCCTATCATACCATGTATACCTATTTTACCAATTCGTTTACCACCACCTACATATAAAGTTGATTCTTTTTTCCAATCTTCTTTACTAAGTGGAAAGTCAACATTATTAATTTGACCATATGGATAGTATTGGTTTTGGTCTATTGCATAAGTCATTACATAATCCATAATGAAATATGATTTTTTACCACCAACGATTCCCCAAAATGCTGCTTGTTTATTAGTAGTATGCCCAAATCCAAATGAGGTATAAACTCTTTCTTTTCTAATAGTATCTCTTTTACCACTTTCGTATACATGAATTACACTTCTTTGTCTCCAGCCATAATCATCATACCAAATGTAAGGCATTGGTTGATACCATCCCCAATTACCCCAATAATAACCAAACTGATTATTTCTATTCCAATTTTGGAATCCACCTCTACCACGTGGTGGCAATGGTTGTGATTCTTGTGGTGGATTGTTTCTCCAACTACTCACATTATTTTGTTGTGGTATAGATGGTTGAACTCTTGTTTGAGTTGATTGTGATGTTTGTGATGATGATGGAACACTTCCACCAGTTTGTCTCCAAGTTGATACTTGTGAAAATGCTAACGTTGGTAATAATACCAATAAGGTTATTATACTTTTCATAGGACTATCTTTTATATAAATATAACATTCCATTTCCATCAACACAAATTGCACTCATATTCTCAATCCAATCACCACTATTTAAATATCTCTTATCGTTTATCATTCTGTCTTCCGGTTGGTGGATATGCCCACATATAACTCCATCACATCCTTTTTTAGTTGCCATTGATAATGCAGTAGTTTCAAAATCATTTACATAATTTGTTGCAACCTTAACTGAATTTTTAATCTTTTGTGAAATGGATATGTAAGGTAGTTTTCTCCACTTACGATATGTGTTGTAAACTCTATTTAACCAAAGTGCAAAATCATATCCCACTGCACCTATCTTTGATAACCATTTATATTTTGTAATGAATACATCGATGACATCTCCATGAAAACAATAGTATTTTTTTTCGTTCACATTTAGGATATAATCCTCTCTTATTTCAATTGACCCAATGTGATTATTCATAAATTCTTGAATAAATTCATCGTGGTTTCCTCTAATCCAAATAATACGAGTTTTATTAGAAATCTTTAATAACTTACTGATTACTTTGGTATGCGATTTTCTCCATTTAGAACCTCTATTCAATGCCCAACCATCGATTATATCTCCATTAAGAATTAATAATTCCGTAGGATGTGATTCTATAAATTCTATGAATTCATCAGTTTTAGAATCTTTTATACCTAAGTGTAAATCTGATACTATGATTGCTTGATATTTCATGTCCAATAGTTGTGGTGGTGTTTAAAGAAGTTAGGATTATTTCGGTTTATATAACTTAGTATCATTATCTTAAACATCCATAATACTCCTTTATTTTTAAATCGCCTTGCAGATGTCCACACTCCTTTTGTTTTATGAATCCAAAATTTCTTTGGATTTATTTTTGATGAAAGAGAGTAATCTTCTGCAAATAATTCTTCAGGATTATATCCACCAATTTCCCAATAGGTTTTAGTATTAAAAATCTGAAACCCACCTACTGCAAATGGAGTGCCTAATAATGTACTTAATCTTTGAAATTTATCAAAGATACGGAAAACCCAATTCCATCCCGTTTCTGTCTGAAATGGAGTGGTTACTAAATCTACTTCATAGTATGCAAGTGAAGTTTCCCATATATTTTTTAATAGATTTTTATTTCTTAACATCACATCCGCATCTAAGAATAGAACGTATGGTGTTTTTACCAATTGTGAACCATTTAGACGGGCTTTAGCAGGATATCCACCATTGATGGTATGAATTACTATGGAGAACCCAAAATCGATTCTTGCCCTGCTTAACCAATAAAGTGAATCCGCATCATCGGAACTATCTGCAATTACTACATTAGTTCCTTCTATATCAGATTGTTTACAAATTAAACCTAAACAATCGTAAATGTTAATACCTTCATTTTTACAAGGTATAACGATAGTAAGTATATCTTTTAGCATATAGGTATAAATAAAAAATCCCCATTTTTATTGGGGGACTTATGTATTATTAAATTATTAATATTAATTTTTTTCTTTTAAACAAATTCGATTAAATTCTTCTTCTCTTAATGCTATAGTTTGTTCAACGTGTCCTTGTTTTGAAACCAGATTGATAACATATAACCCCCATTGTTTTTTTTGTATCTCTATATCCTGACCTGTTATAAAACCAAATTCCATTAATTTAAGTCTCATGCAAGGAACACAATTTTCACAAGGGTCGTTTTGTGGAACATCTATTACTTCATATATCATATGTATAAATATAAAAAAAGGGAGAATAAATCTCCCTTTTGATATTAATTACCTTTTGTTGGGAATCTAGTCCAACCACTAATCCATATTGGTTTGGATAATATTTCCATTTCAGCTTTTGTATAAGATACTTGTTTGTTACCATCTGATAAAGCTTTTATCTTTATATCAGTTGTAGTAAATATAGTTGATGTTGATTTGAAGTTTAATAATGGGTCATACGCCTGAATCTCATTATTTTGGAACTTGCTTACACCATCTTTATATGCTTGTGCAGTTTCATTACTTTCCAGTGAGAAACTACCTTTTTGATATCCAACAATCTTTGAGTTAGTAATTGTGAATTGAGTTGCTCTCCTCCATCTTAAACCTAAATTGTGGTTTGCTAATGCGGTTACATCAAATGGTCCAACTAAAATCATATTATCTAATTTAGGATGTGTGAATGGTTGTGCGGATGTACCCGTTCCATCGTTATCACACTCTACACCATTTCCAGCATCACCGGCATCTACAAATAATGGGTCTCTCTTTGATACTGAATAAGATACTGAACCTCTATATCCAAAATCAAAATCGTAATCATCATCCGCAGTTGCATAAGCGTATAAGTTCTTTGCATTTACAGTTCCACCAAAGAATTCAAATGCATCATCGTTAGCGTAAATAGTTTGAACATTCTCAATGATTGTTCCACTACCAACACCACCCAATGTTAGGGCGTTGATTTCAGAGTTTGGCATTGCTGCGATACCAGCGTATTCAATTCTTACATATTTTAGAATACCACTATTATCTATATCGTTAGTGCCACCATATGGTCTACCAATACCACCTTCAATAGTTGGTTCGGAAGTTCTATTAGTAGTTGCCCTACCTAATAATACCACACCACCCCAATCACCAGGAGTTCTTTCACCTACTGCTTTGCCTGATGTAAATACAATTGGTTTTGCCGAAGTTCCTTCTGCTAAAAGTTGTGCACCTCTTTCAATAATTAATGCACCTTTCTCTGCAATATCAGAAATAATTGTTGTACCCGGTTGGATAATAAGTTTAGCACCATCAGTTACATAAACATATCCTTTTAATGTCCATACTTTGTCTGATGTCAAAGTTGTTGTTGTGTTAATGTTACCACTCAAAGTTGTTGAAGTTGGAACATTGATAGGAGTTATATCACCACCTAATTCTTTTTGGCAACTGAATAATCCTAATACCAAAATAATACCTAATAATTTTTTCATAATGTTAAATTTAATGTTAAAGAAATTGTTTGTTCATTGTTTGTTTTTATCAAATTTCGGTTTTGTAATTTTTGATAATAGATTGATTGTTGGCCAAACAAATCACCTATTGCCAATTTTATTTCACCTTTATTTAATTTATGTAAAAGGGTCACATCCAATACATCTCTACTATTTTCAAAAATGTCTGGATAACCTTGAAATCCTATTGCTGATATTCTATAGCCTACTCTATTGTAAGTTACGTTAAGTGTGTTTTTGTTTTTGTGGATATTAACCCCACCATTTAATACATAATTTGATTGTCCTTGTAATTGTCTTTTAATTCCTTTCACGTTTACTTCCGAATTCATCACCGAAGCGTTTGTATAAAAATCAAACCATTCAGTTACCTTTTTACGAAACTCTAATTCAACACCATAAAGATACGCGTTATCAGGGTTTGCGTAAGTTAATAATAAGTTAGATGGAACTGAACCATCTGCTACTACTTGTTCAATTGGTTTTATGAAGTTCTTACCAAATAGGGATACTGAAATATTCTCTCCTACTTTTGGATATAATTCCCATTTCAAATCTAAATTATATATGTCAGATTTTTCTAATTTAGGATTACCCAATAATTGTGCATTTCTTACAAAATCATAATAAGCAAAATTAGCTACTTCTCTAAACTCAGGTCTTGCTAATGTTTTACTTAATGAAAATCTATACTTTATTTTTTCTAAATTGTATGAAAGATTTAGAGATGGTAATACATCTAAATACTCTCTATTAACTTTAACTTTACTTCCACTAAAATCTGCAGTAGATACATCAAATAAATTATATTCGGTTCTAACACCTGTATTTAATTTCCATAAACCAAATTCTTTATCCCACATTACATACCCACTACCTAAATCAAAATCAGCAGTGTATTTGTCTGTATTGTTTGTTATCTCATCTAACATATCAGTTGAAAGATAACGGAATATTCTTGCATTAAATCCTCTAATCTTTTTTAAGTAGCCACCACCAATCTTAATATCACCAAATGATTTGTTAATGTTACCACTAAAAGAGTTTTCATCCATCACACTCCAAAAACGATATGTATCTCTCCACGCCGTAGTATATGGTTCGTTTACTCCTAATGATTTTGTAATTGGATTAACTCTATAATCAGGTTGTTCTCTTAAAATTAAATTATACCCTAAATTAAAATCCCATGTTTTAAGTTTACCATCGAATTGAGAATTAACTACAATATTATTTATGTGGTTAGATGAATTACTATGAACATTCTGAACATTATCATAGTTCTCACCATTTCTATTCATATAAGAATCATCCGTTTGATAGTTCACTAATGTTTTCCAACTATATCGGTTCTCACCTAAATAAGTTAAATTCAATAAACCATTTGCGGAAAATCTTTTTGTATACAATGTATCTCTATAATCGTATGCTAATTCGGTTGAGGATTGGTAATCGATTCTATCTATGTAATTTATTCCATATGTGTTTCTAAGGGTTGAACTGAATAGAGCGTTGAATTTATTTTTCTTTACACCAAATGATATCCCACCATTTAAGTTTGGAGATGATGTAACCCCATCTAGTATTGGATTATTAAATTGCTTTGTGTATAATCTTTTATCACCATTACTACTAACTCTATATCCGTATGTAGAGGGGAATGTGGAAGGGAATTCAGTAGCTTGAACTAACTTAAAATCCTTTAAAGTTGAAACTAAACCCCAACCACTTCCCAATGAGATATTAAAAAAGTTATCAGAAACTTCTTTTGTTGTAATCTGAACCAATCCACCACTCCAATCACCTGGCTGATTTGCCGATGCTGATTTAGCAACTATAATATTATCAATTAATGCTGTTGGAATTATATCAAATGAAAATGCTCTCCTATCAGGTTCGGTTGATGGTAGTAGGGTTTTGTTTAAGATAGCTGAATTGTATCTATCCGCCAATCCTCTTACTAATACAAACTTATCGTTTTGGATTGTTACACCACTTACTCTTTTAAGAGCATCACCAACATTTCTATCAGGTGTTTTTTTAATGAATTCTATGGATACTCCATCGGATACTACATTACTATTTCGGATTGTTCTAACTACTGCTACATCAGTTACTTTTTGATTTGCTGCTCTAACAACGACTTCTGATAATTGCTTTGTATCATCCAACAATATAATATCAAATGTAGTATCTGATATTAAGTTTATTTGTGTTGTATAGGTAGTATAACCAACATAAGATGCTTTGATTTTATATACACCTAATTTTAGATTGATTTTGTATTCAGCGTTTTCATTAGAAATTGTAGAAAACTTATTACCATTCACATCTTCAAATGTAATATGTGAAAAATATATTTTTTCGGTTTTGGATTTTGTTTCTCCACTTAATTGGGAGGTTTGAGAAAATGCTACAAATGGAAATAGTAACAAAATAAAAAAGAAACGGGCCATAAATTATTTAAGTTAGTTCCTCAATAATTATGCTCTCGCTTCTTTTAATAGGTTAATTCAATATTAACAAATTATTATCATATTACCACTTTCTACAAGACCAATAATTTGCTTTTGTTCTTGGTCCTGGTGAATCACAATTCATTCTTGCTCTAAATGATTTTCTAGCAGCAGGATTATCTTTCTTAATTACCATTCCCTTTTGGCCAAAGTTTACTTTAATAACTTTACCTGTCTTAGGATTCTTTACATACACTTTGAATTTCTTAACATCACCTTGCATTGGTTTGCCTAACTTAACTTCTCTACCTTTGTATTCTGCTTCATAAACACAATTACAATTTGCTTCTTTTAGTTCGGTTTTATATCCTTTTAAGTAATTTAAGAAATCCTCCTCATCATCATCCTCTACATCCAATTCATCGTACTCATCTGAATTATCGTATCCACATTTATGACAAGTATACGGGTCTTCTCCCCCATCTTCTAAATCCCAATCCCAACCACACTCTGCACATTTTATTGTATCAGTTTCTACACCTTCTTTAATGCTTCTTTTTTGTTGAATTATTTGTTGTATTTGTGAGAATATACTTTGTATATCTTTGTCTAATTGTTTTTCATCCGCACTCATTGGGGATTCTATATCCATATTAGAATATAGTTTTTTCTTTTTAGCAATTAAAACATCTACTTTTTTAATTAAATCGTGTCTTACCTTATCTAAATCTTTTATAATATCAGATGCAGTTGCTTCGTTTAATATTTTCTTTAACTTTATCATATTATTTTATTTTTCAAATACACCTTTTTTAATCATTCTGCCTAAAATTCTTGCACAAGCAATATCCAATGCTTTCTTTGTAGATGTTCCAATTGTTGATTGGTTAAATTTAACTTCATCAACAGTTGCATCTGAAAGGAGTGATAATTCTCTTGTTGTAACCGCTTCACCCAATCCACTTGCTGCTATAATTTCTCCTGTCTCTGCATTTGTAAATCTAACTTGTAAACCCAAACGAGTTACTACTTTATTCTTAACGCCATTACTTAAATTTACGGTCTCATCTTCGGATACTGAAAAATCATACACTTCAATTTCTACAAAATAATGTGCTAATCTAATCTTTCCTCTGCCATCTAACTTATCTTGTGAAATACCAGATTGAGAAGCTTGAAACTGCTTTACCATGCGGTTCTTAATTTCTGTCTTATCCTCCGTAAACGTAAACCTGTTAAGATTCTCCAAATATTCCATCGTGATATTAGCCACACCCAAACCCACTTTCTTTTCTTTGAGTTCAGGATACTGCTCATAAACTTCATCACCAATACCACATTTGAGAATCTGTATTGGGATTTGTTTACCTTCATAATCTAAGAATTGACTAATGTCTACTTTTGTTTCGAAACTTGCTTTGTAATTTTCTGTCTTTGTTGTTCCCACAGTTTGGGCAATGGCAACATTGCTTAGTAAAACACCAAGCAAGAATATTAATAATTGTTTCATATATTTTTTTTATGGATTCCATTTATTTAATGCACTTATATAATTACTTGTCATATGGTCTTTTGCTGTCTTACCAGTGAAAACTGCTTTAAGGTATTCACCTACTCTTTGCCAATCAACCATCCATTCTTTTATTTTACCCTCATCATCAATCCTTAATTCGGTATTAACATGATGATATCCAATATTTGGTGCACGAGTAACAACATCTAAATTATGAACTATTCTTAGGGATTCTATCGGTGATTTATCAAAGTTTTGTTTAAATATTTTATTTCCAACTCTTGGACTACCAATGGTACAGCATATAATTTTATTTGATTTGTAAATCGAATAAATCTCATATGCAGATAAGGTTGAAACTGCAGCACCCAAACTATGACCACACACAATAATATTATCTATTGAATGTTCTTGACCTAAGTTTTTAAGTGCAACATCTAACGCCTGATATGTTTTATCTTTAACTGCTTCCCACGATGATTTGAATCCAATATGAACTTTTTCACCTTCTTCAATGAAAGGAACTTTATCAATTGATGCATCATTTTGGAAATCCTTTTTAGATGAACTCCCTCTCCAAACAATATAAATTGATTTATCTTTTGTTGCAACGAATCCCTGAGTATCGGATTTTTTATCCTCAACCCATTTAACTAATTTTAAACCCAATGATTTAAAATCAATATCTTTTTGGTAAGAATAAACTTTTTCAGTTAAACCAACATTATATAATATTTCATCCTTTGTCATAGTATTTTTTATTTTATATTATGCACCGAATGCTTTAGTAAATCCTTCAGGACAAGTTTTTGTACATATCAAATCTGCAATAACAGGTGCAAATGCTGCTCCAATCGCAATACCAACTCCAGCCGGTGTTGCCCATAACTCTGCAGAATCTAAACTTTTACCTAAACAATTTGAAATTATATTTTTTAATAGCGTGTGGTCAATACTATCACTAACGTATGGTATTGCTAAAAATCCTTCTGTTATAATTTCACTCATCGCCATTACTACCACCACTTTAGCTGCCTTATCCGCAACATAAAGAATTGGTTGTGCCATAAGCGATAGAGTGGTTGATGTTGCAGCTCCCGCTGGTTGTTCTGGCGCAAATGCTGCCACACACCCCAACCCAATTGCTGCGGTTACTCCTATATTACAAGCATTTTTATCGGCCCATTGATATGCATCAATTACCCCTTCTTTTACTTCTTCGTAACCTTCTTTGATTACAGACTCTATTTCATTTCCAATATTAATGAGTACCGGTACTACTTCTTCTTCCCACTCTCTACCAGTTACATCTTCAATTCTATGATTTATTTCAGGATGGTCGTGTATGTACCTTATTGCTTTATCGGTAAGTCCCCATGATTCACATGTTGAACAAGGGCCGTCACCACCAAATCCATACCATCTTACATTGTTATCTCCGCAATCTGAGCGATGATAAACTATTCCGTCTCCGTTTCTGTCTGCCATAATTTTTTTCTTTTTTGTTTATTTTATATAAATATAAAAAAAGGGAGAAATCATCTCCCTTTTAAATTTATCCCAATTCTTCTTCCTTTGGTTCTTCTTTTTTATTAAAGATTTTACCCACTTCAGCGATACCAAAAGCACCTAATGTTATGTACATAAATGAATTGTAAATAAATTCATTTACAAGTAATTCTTTTCCTAAATAACCAGTTACCAAATCAGTAACTGCAAATGCAGTCATTACAATAAATGATGCAAACCCTACGATTGTTTTCTCATTCAAATCATTTGAATCTTTGAAAATATCAGTAAATTTAGCCATAGTCTTTTTTCCTTTTTTTTAATTATGAAACTATGTAACCTTTATTTTATCCTACTTGTTCGGCATCTTCATCTCTGATTTTGCCACATTTTAAACATTCTTCTTCACCATCACCATCCAAATCTCCCCATACGTGCTCACATTGTCTATGTGCAAAGTACATATCGATTTTACCATCACCATCAAAATCTATACCATCCATTGTACCATCACCATCTTCATCCACTTCAATACCTGTTCTTGGTTTTGTGGTTGGTACTTGTTCAAATGTATCGTTTACCTTTTCTATTTTTGAGTTTTCAATAGCGGTTTGAAACGCCTCTGGTATGATTGGTGTGTTGTTTGGTGGAGTTACCGGCATATCAGCAGTGTTGCTCATTGCCGTACCATCTTCCTCATCCATCTTTTGAACTAACATCTTATCCTTATCCGTATCACTAAACCAATAGTCAATGATTTTACCATAAGAACCAATGAAAGCTCCTAATAATAAAAGTAAAAGTTCTTTCCACTCACCTTCTATTGCTGATTTATTTAATATGGCGAAGAACATTCCACCTATAATAAACATAAATCCACCCAATACCAATGCGGTGATGTACCATCTTCTGGCCATCATATTACTTAATAAATCTTTAAAACCACTTGGGGGTTGATTATTTTCTGACATTTTACTTATTCTCTTTTTTTAAGTTACGGCCTATGTGGCCATTTCCAACCTTTTTTTCTACTTCTTATTACTAAATAACTGCTACCTCCAATAAAAGATGTTAAAAACATCAATGGAGAATTAAATACAAACATAGCTATCGTACACAATACAATTACCACTATAAAACTTAACCCCTGTTCCATATTACCACTTAGGTGCTTCTTCTTTAAATTCATCACCTTCTTTTTTCTTTGGTTTTGGTGCCGGTGCTGGTTTAGCACTACCATCTCCACCCTTATTGATGATTATAGTTTTAGTACCGCCTGATACTTGTTGAGGTGCTGCTTGATTGATGTTGATTACTGGTGCTGATTGTTGAACCGGTGCTTCATCTTTTTCACCCGTAATAATTTTTGTGACATACGCCGCAATACCTAATGATATTGTACTTACAACTGTGATTAGAATACCTTTAAAAGATTTTCCCGTTGATTCCTCTTGTTCTTCTGCCATTGTTAATTCTCCTATTTATAGTTTGTTAAAATCCGTTATTCCTAATTGGTTACCCTTTGCATCAAATAATCCTACTCTATATGCAGATGATGGTAAAGCAGTTGTATATACTTTTAGTATATTATCACCAACTTTTACATCACTTGTTGATTTAGATACTACTCTATTAGCAATATCAAAAATCTTTATAGTTACAGTTTGTGCTACATCACTTTTTACATTCATAGATACTTCCGATGTTACGAATGGTGATTGTAATTTAATACCAACCGCATTAGCTATTTTTAAATTATCAGTAGCCTCAGGTCTGATTGGTTCTATAATATCATCTTTATAACAACCGGTTAATAATACTGATAATGCAATTATTGAAATTAATTTTTTCATATGGTTTCCCTTATTTGGTTATTATTGTTGTTTTACCTATTTCTTTTTTAGTAACATCTTCTAATAACAAATATAAATATTGAGATTGTATTGAATTCGTATAAATCTTCTTTATATTTTCACCACTTTGACCGGCGAATCGTTCCCTACTTACAACTTGTCCACTTTCTTTATCAATTAAAGTTAAAGTATATACCCCAGTTGATGGTAAATCAAAGTAAATAGATTGTCCGTTTACTACTCTACTTTCCTTTACACCAAATATCTTTTCAATAGGTATAATTGGGGTTGGTAGTTCTGGTTTGGTACACCCTACTAATAAAATTACAAATATAAATAATATCTTTTTCATCAAAATTGAAAGTTTGTTCCTATCATAAATAGGATTGGGTTACTCTTTTTATATCCAACTGACTCACTTAATTTATCCCAAGTTGTGTTATATCTGATATTAGTGTTTAATATAAATCTTTTGGTTATTTTCCAATCCATAGATGTACCATAATATAAATCCAAATTGAAATCATCTACATATGCTAAATCCGATGCAGTACCATCTTTGAATACCTTGTAGATATCACTCATTGCGAATATTTGTGGTGAGATGTTTACTCTTTTTGTTTTCAATGTATATGTGTACATCACCATACCCCTATAACTTATTTCACTTGATGCCGGCACCATTGGATATATTAAATCTTTAAAATCACCATTTGCATCTACTATATATTTTCCTTCCCACTCACCCTGATAAGTTCCCCAAAATGATTTTGAAGCAATTAAACTATATCCAAATGTCCCAAATTTTTTAGTTCTGAATACATCGATGAATGATAGTGTAATATCTTTTTGAAAATCAAAATCGGTTGAATAGAATGATTGTAATGTAGTAGTTCTTTTTTCAGTATTTTTACTTAAACCATACCCCACACCATAATAGTTCCATATAGGATTTATTGATGCTGCGAATGTATGTCCCCACTGCCCATTCATAGATGATTTATTATAACCCAAATTAAGAGTTGTTGATATCTGCTTTCCAATTATACCAACTGATAAGTTTGAAGATGAAAGTACATCTTTTGAAAAATTAACATAGGATTGTAATATACCCACATCGTTCCAATCATCACTTTCTCCAAATAGTTCCTTTGGTGATAGTTGTAATGTATCAGGTTTTTGTATTTGTGCATTTGATACAAATCCAATTAAAACTAATGATATGATTAATAATAGTTTTTTCATTAGTTTACTTTCACTTTTAATTGTGTTCCATTTTTGTTAACGGCATCGGTTGTTGATATTGAAGTCAATCCCAATACTCCACCCAATTCAATTTTTGGTACAAATGTTATTTTATATTCTGTTGTTTTATCTAATAGACTTGACCCATCAGTTATTAATGAACCCAATGTAATATAATTACCTCTATCACTTCCAAAATTGATTGGGTTTCCCTTAGTTGTAAACTCCACCTTCTCAAAACTTAACGAGGTATTATCATAGTTTAATTGAAATTGAGTTCCCACCAATTCATGTTGTAATGGGTCTAAGGATATAGTAACTATAACTTTATTACCTACATTTTCTCCCATAATTAAAGCGTTTACTTCATTTGAAACTGAATTAGTACTCAAACTCATAGTTCTAATAGAATTATTAGCAACACCACTTGCACTTTGTTGTGCGGAATGTGATAGGTTTACATCACCTTTCCAAGTAACATTTACATTGTATGTATTATTAAGTGTGCCTGTGTTTAAACTAAACGGAAATAAACTTCTTGTTGAATTGAATTTGGTATTCCAATTGGATTTACTAATCCCATCATAATCTGATTTACTATAAAGTTTCATCAGATATGTCAATGCTGAATATTCTGTAAGAGGTTGAACTCCTGTCAAATGTTGTAATAATTTGTATGTATCTCCTTCATTGAATATACCATTACCATCTACATCCGCGTTCAAAAATTGAATACCTGATGTGAATTCATTTCCACTTTCATTTCCAAATATCCCACCATTTGATAATTCTTTGAATGCAATAAACACATCCGATACGGTCACAACACTATTGTATAAAGTGTTTAAATCCGTTTGATTGGTATATGTTAATTCAATCCCATGTTGTTTATAACTTTGAATTGGTGAGAAAGTAAATTCAGCTCTCGTTCCATACCAACCATCTTGTAATCTTAATTGAGCTTGAAATGTAGACGAAGTTATTTTGGTTGTCAAATTACCTGGCATTACATATGTTTTCCACCAACCACTTACACTATTAACAGTAACAGGTCCATCGTATATATCAAATAATTTAATTGATGTTATATCATTTGGAGATACTCCCGTTCCATCAAATTCTCTTTCATCTATTAACAATTGATGTCCACCTAAATTTGCATCATATGGATTTATTATTGCCCATTCAACTTGTCCGGCGGATGTTGTTGCTTTAGTACCAACCCCACTTACCTTTGCGGTATCCAAATCATTTGTAATATCAACCTTACC